TACAATTAATGATGATGACATTGCTTTTCGCTTTATTACTTTTTACTTTCAATTACTTTTTCCACATTTACTCCTTTCAATTCAATTTTTTTTACTCATTAACCTTTTTTTCCATTCACTTAAAATTCCACCTTTCAAAAGGTGGAGCCAAACCCTATATTATAAAGTATGCTATCATTGATACTTTTATTTTTATATTATACAGTGGAATTTGTTGTAGCAGGTGATACTGTGGAATTTGTTGTAGCAGGAGATACTGTGACTACAGCGGAATTTGTTGTAGCAGGTGATACTGTGACTACAGCGGAATTTGTTGTAGCAGGTGATACTGTGGAATTCTTCTTTCACTACGAAGTAGTCTCTTTAAGTTGTTTTATTATATATTATTCGGAGACCAGGTTTCTCTCAATGATTCAATTTCTAAACCGTAAATAAAACAAAATAAATAAAATTGATATAATTTATTGTATAATAATAAACAATAAATAACAAGTAATAATAAATGAATACTAATCCTAAGTTTGCCATATTTGCATTTGACAAGTTTTATCCTGATGGTGGTTGTAATGATTTATATTATACAACATATACGTTGCAAGAATCTGTTCAAATAGCAAAAGAAGCCGTTACAACCGGTTCAAAAAAACAGAGATATGATTCTTACGGAGATCAACCAACTAAACGACCATATTATTACGCACAAGTTTTATGTTTGACTACATGTAAAGTGGTATTAAATATTGATAAATATTGGACTAATACTGATATTGACTCACAAGTTTTTAAATATTGTGTTAATGACCAATATTAACAATTTGTTTCATTGCATTTTTAAAATCTTTACGATTTCCTTTTGGGTTTGGTTTCGGTAGTTGTTGTATCACTGTATTCATTCGATTTATCCGATGCACTTGTTTAGTTAATAATTCATTTTTTGCTTCATCGTGTTGTATCCTATCAGACGCCGAAATGGGTTGTCCTTGTATTAACTTATATGCTATTTCAGCCCGTTTCAAAACACATGCTTTACATATACATCCATCATCCATATAATGGTTTGATTGAACATAATCTATGTGACAGTTCTCAATAGTTAGTTCGTTATATACAAAATATTGATCGCTTGTGAACGCATTAAAATATCCACATGATAGTTGCATCCATTTGTTATAATATTCATTTTTTTCGCTTGGTGACAAATAATAATTTAAATATTTACATTCCATTATTTCATCTAATAAATTTGTTGGGATTCTATAAGTTGCTTTAAAATTTGAATATAGGTCTCTAATAGGTTTATTTGAGCTTTCATAATCTTTAACAATACAAATCTTAATATCAAAAATACGTGTTAAAATGTCACCCCAAATATTAGAATCCTTTAAACGCAATTTAATATATTTGACTCCATTCTGTTCAATCAATAAATATTTATTAACAAAATCAAATTGCTTTGGATAATTTATGTTATATTTATCTATAAAGTGGTCACCATGAGACAAATGAGGTAATATTCTATTAAACCTATTTATTACCTTATGAATATTATAAGTATTTACAATTGAATCCACGTTATTAAAATGATAAGCTCCTATTTTTTCAAAATATGCCGAAATTTTTCTCTCAATAGGTTCCCGATAAATATCAATTACATACACATCCCTTCCCAAATGTTTATTATATAATATAATTTCATTAATAGTTACCCCCTTTATATTGGTTAATGTATATAACATTTCTTCATCATGAACATGTATTATGCTTATTTTGTCTAATGCAAAAATACGCATAGAGCTAATAATAGAAGTAGAACCTACTTTTGGTGCACTATACACAAAAACCAATTTATTATTTGGATATTTGTTAATATTAAGTTTTTCATTTACCAAAGTTAATAATCCAATTTTCTCTGTATTATTAATAAAATCAAATACATTTTGCGTTATCTCCATAAACTATTCATATATTTATATTTTACGTTTTAACCATATAAAATATAAATGTTGTATTGTCTTATTATGTTATTATATTATTCAAATTGACGACTCATTTTCAGTTGATGTCTCGTTTAACTTGGGTTTGTTTGAAATAAAGTGTTTGTTCATGTATTTCTGAATATTAAAAAAAGTTAATTCATTTGTCTCAACTGTGTCTAAACCTAATAGATTTTTTAATTTATCATCAGGATTTATTTTATTTTTTGATTCAACCGTTTGCTCTTGTAAATTATTTGACTTGATGTATTGCACCAGTGTGCGTGTGACTTCAGTTCTTGCTATTTCGGATCCCTCTGGTTTATTCATAAACTCGCATAATTCTTTGGTAACCTTGCTCGGCTTTGCAAACCCAGATGGTGCTTTTTTTGCCTTTGGCTTGCTATTATTTACCTGATTTTTTTTCGCCGTTTTTAATTCCTTGCAAACACGTTTTTCAACCACTTTCACCTGCTGCTGCAATGTGCTTAACTGCATTTTAAATAACGTTATCGTATCAGTTATAGTGTTAAATGATTCAATAATAGATGTTAATGAATCGGTTGTTGTGTCTTCTGTAATAGTTGTCATATTCTATACTACATTATATGTAGGTAACTTTATATTGTTTTGCTCGTTAATTATTTTTATCAGTTAAAACGAATAATAGTATAAATAATAATAAAATTGATTTAATAATTTGTAATTATAATATAACTAAAAAATGACAGACAATAATTACAAATATAATTCTGAAAATTATCAGGATAATAAGGATGTTAAAGTAGTTCGTGATGAAGGATTAGACAAATTTTATACAATACCGTCTTATGCGAAGCACTGTATTGATAAAGTATTTGAATTATATGATATTAGCAGTTGGGATTTGATTGTTGAGCCAAGTGCAGGAAATGGAAGCTTCCTGAATCAAATAGAAAGCATTAATAAAATTGGATTGGATATTTCGCCTGAAAATGAAACCATAATTAACCAAGATTTCTTTACATATAGTCCACCGACAACCAATAAATCAAATATTTTAGTCATTGGCAATCCACCATTTGGTAAAGTTAGTTCATTAGCGATAAAATTCTTTAATCATGCAGCACAGTGGGCAAATGTAATTGCGTTTATAATTCCAAGGACATTCAGACGAACAAGTGTTCAAAATAGGTTGGATGAAATGTTTCAACTCGTATACGATGAAGAAGTTACAAATAAACCATGTTGCTTTTCGCCGCCAATGATGGTCAAATGTTGTTTTCAGATTTGGGAGAAAAAAGAGACAAAACGGTCTCTCGTTAAATTATCAACAAAGCACAGTGATTGGCAGTTTCTCTCATTCGGTCCAATTGATGACAAAGGGCAACCCACACCGCCAACAGGTGCGGATATAGCTATGCGTGCATATGGTGGTAAAATCGGTGAAATAAAAAAAGTTGGTTTAAGTGAATTACGACCTAAAAGTTGGCATTGGATAAAATCAAATATTGATATTGATGAACTTATAAATAGGTTTCAGCAGTTGGATTATTCAAATAGTTTAAATACAGCAAGACAAAATTCAATGGGGCGAGGTGAATTAGTCAGTCTATATAGCGATTTCATCAATTCTAAATTGTAATAATTCGTTCCAGCATTTATCGCCATATTTGGGTCTAAATGCATATTCTTTATCATTTGAAATGTCGTCCAAGTCCGATTGTGTAATTTGACCCAATTTATGAATTGTTCCGTGTGCGTAACCTCCGTATTTTAAAATAATGCCTTTTAATTCATTTTTATTCAACCGAAATACAAATAATTCACCTAATTCCATATAATTATGTTCATCAACGTAATATGCAGTTAACAGGTATTCGCAACTATGATTCATTCGGAACTGAACAAAATTGAATTTGTTTCCATCTTTGCCGCCAAATGAACTCTTAATTTCATAATTTGTTCCAGTATGATGTAAATCGCCAGTACATTCAGATGCAGAATTTTTACTCATGTTATATTTATGTCCAATATAGTATTCAATTGCCGGTCCTGCGGATTGCCCTGATAAATTATTAAGTTTACAATAAATATGAGCATACTTCAGTGTCTCCTCTTTCAAAATCTCTGTCTTGTGATTTACTTTTGTATTATCAAATAATACCTTTAATCTTTGCCGTATTACAAAATCTTTTGCCAACGATTCATCATTGACTTGATTATTGGGAATATGGGTTTCGGTTATGTTTGCCATTTTTGCAATTTCTATTATTATAATACTTTTATGTTTAATGTTTAAGTATTACAATAAAAGTATTCAATTTTTTTATTATATTTGTTTCCCTTTGCTGCCAGACCATCCAGACGATAACTCTCTGTTTTTACGATTATTATTTCTGTGTCGCTGCATATTATGGTCTCGTTGTAAATGCAGAGAAAATGTCTGGCATGGGTGGGTAGCTGAAAAAAACACTGTTTTTCCAAAAGTATTTCCGTTTTTCAAAAATGGACATTTATAAATGTCCAAATTTCATTTCCCTTTTTACTCTTGGGAAAAAAAAAGACGAACTATTTGCAAAAACACTTTTAGAGCATAATGCTCTCATTCCAGAAAAAATAATTTACGTGTTGTTACGATACTTTTTTTTCGTAAAAATATAAAAATAAAAATGTCTGATTATTCTATAGAACGCTTTTAGAACATGAGTGAAAATATGTTCAATCCAACTTTAAGTATTTTTTTGTCAAAAAAACAATGTGACGATAACTGCAATAAAAAGTGTTGCTTGAAAAATCGTATTTCCACACGTAAAAATGACAGTAGAACAAATGTAAACATTTATAGAACAAAATTGAACAAAAATAGAACAAAATTGAACATTATAGAACAAGACGATAAAATGGTGCTAAAAATGGATTTTATATGTGAAAAATGCAAAATTTGTTATTCAGCGAGAAATAGTTTATGGTATCATAGTAAAAAATGTAACGGTGAAATAAATAAAGATGATATTAATGAGAAAAATGAATTAACTTTAGGAAATAATTTAGACGATGAAAATCAAGGCGTTCTAAGCATTCAACAAAATGTTACACCTTTAGAACAAAATGTTACACCCTGTAAACAAAATGTTACACCCTTAGAACAAAAAGTTTTTGTATGTAATAGTTGTAATAAAAATTATGCTTCAAGGAACAGTTTATGGTTTCACCGTAAAAAATGTGTGACAAAAGTAGCAGAAACAGTCTCACCAAATGAATTAAGTTTAGAGAAGCAAATTAAAATAAATGAGCAAGATATTTCAGTATGTAAACCAAGTATAGTAAACCCAAAACCAATAACATTAGAACAAAAAATATTTGCATGTGAACACTGTAATAAAACATATACAGTAAGGAACAGTTTATGGTATCATCGTAAAAAATGTTTAAATAATGCGAGTATAGGAGGTAAAGATGAAACAATTAATCTACATTTAGGAAACAGTATATGTGAATCAAATAATCAAATAGATACAAATACACAAAATTTTTCAGAATTGTTGACAAAATTGGTATCACAAAATAACGAATTTATGCAGCAAATTGTTGAATTACAGAAAAATAGTGGCAACAATAATAGTAACAATAATATTAATGTGACTAATAATAATAATAATTTCAATCTGAATGTTTTTCTTAATGAAACGTGTAAAGATGCGATAAATTTAACAGATTTTGTGGATTCATTAGTTTTAGGAATAAATGATTTAGAAGAGACTTCAAGGTTAGGATATGCAAAAGGTATTTCAAAAATATTTATAAACGGACTCAATAAATTGGATGTTTGTAAGAGACCGCTTCACTGTAGTGATTTAAAGCGTAATACGATATATATAAAGGATGATAACCAATGGACAAAGGAAAACAATGATAAGCAATCATTAACCAAGGCGATAAAACAAGTGTCACATAAAAACATAAAAAATATATTTGAATGGCAAAAGATGAATCCAAGTTATAATGATTCCAATTCAAAACAAAACGATAGATATAATAAAATTATTTGTGAGTCAATGTCAGGTTCATCAAAAGAAGAACAAATGGATAATTATGATAAAATAATAAAAAATATAACAAAGGAAATTGTTATTGATAAGATTGCTTGATAAGTTTTTGAATTCTAAACTATAAATAAAATATTATTATGTATTTTATTTATTCATATATATTTCTAAGATGTATTATGATAATTTATGCCTTTGATGCGGTACCTCTGCCACGCCCTCCTCTACCACTTGCGGGCCCTGAAGTTCTGCCAGCTGAGGCAGGACCACGCCCAGCAGATCCTCTACCACCTGCAGGTCCAGAGGTTCTACTCATAATCTTAACGGGAGATGCAGGACGCTGCTTTTTAGCGGGAACCCACGTGCCCTCGTTTGCTCCACTCGCATCAGCAGCAGCAGCCGTAGCTCCAGTAGTAGTGGGCGGCGACGACTCCCTATGTTGACTTCTGGTTGAGCGAAGCTCATTTCTGGTCTCACACATGAGTTTGCCGCCCTTGATGCCACTTACATCACCGGCCTGATACTCATGACTTGTTGACGTGACTTCCGTCAAATTAAAATCAACATACTCTCCTTGTACCAAATATTTGTATTGCTCAGTATCAATTTTAATTGAACTGTGGTGCACAAAAATATCACTTCCTGCCTTTGAACCATCAGTTACGGTAATAAAACCATAACCGGCCTTGTTATTAAACCACTTGACACGCCCAGTATATCTCTCAGTATCAGTCATTGTATTATAATATTATAAGGCGGTTTGTCTCTAAATTGTTTTTTACAGAATATAATATTTGGGGAATGAATTTAATTGTAAAAAAAATAATATTTTATATAGGGGCAAATATTTATTTTTAAATGGGCGTTGCAAATATTTATTTTTAAATGGGCGTTGCAAATATTTAGGAATAAATGGGCGTTGCAAATATTTAAAAATATCTTCGGAGGCATTGCAAATATTTAGGAATAAATTGGCGACATTTATTTTTCATCATTTAGCAAATGGCGAAATAACGCACATTCCGCTTTAACGTCTCCTATTTCTTTTAATGTGGTCGTCATGAATTCATTTATTTCTACAAACGACAACTTTATCTCCTCGTATTCATCGGGGTTTCCGAATACCTTGGTTTGCTTCTCGTTAAACTCTTCTGGAGTAACAGTTGTAGTCCATGAATACAAATGGATTTCTTCATCGCAACCGCCCGGCGACGGATAAATTGAACCTAAGGAAACAAGTTCACTTACATGTTTGATGTCAAATCCGGTTTCTTCTTTTACTTCCTTTAGCACAACGGATGCAATATTTCCCTCAGCATCAGTCATTCCAGCACATATTTCCCGTTTTCTTTCTCCAACTGGTAACCGCATTTGCTCACACAATAATACATATTCGGTTTCCTTTTCTGAAGCGCTTGATTTACCTCTTCTTTTAACTGGATTCGCAATTTTTACGATGATTAAAATAGCAACCGAGTTGCCTCTAATGAATGCGATATTTGACACTATTTTCTTATTGCTATTCACGTCAATTGCATCTACGGTACATTTAACAAAGCCCAGCTTAATAGGATCAGGTTTAGCCGAGAACCAATTTATGTCTGTTATGGTTACTGAATTCACTTTGATTTGTTGAGGATTAAATTTGTTGAGCCAATTAACAAATTTTGGAGCGATAATTAGTGAATCCATTGAACACTCAATGTGTTGATGAGCTGGAATAATTTCAATTGTCTTTGTCTTGATACGTGCGAACCATTTTTTTGCTGGAGCCCATTTTCTTGTTGGAAAATTACTAATTTGATAAATATGATAAATAATTACAACACTTAATAAGAACATAACGTATAATAAATTATATAAAGCTAATAAGATTTTTTCCCTTGAATTGATATCGGCGTTATTGCATTGATTCATGTTTGTTACTGTTTTGTTGCTAATTTGCTGTAATTTATTTGAAAACTTTTTATTTCAATTTTTTCTTTAAATTGTTTTACAATATATATTATTTTCTTTCACTACGAAGAAATTGTTTTACAATATATATTATTTTCTTTAAGTTGTTTCACATAATATATTATTTAAATAAGCATAATTCGGCGTCGCTTCAAATGCTAATTGTCTAATATAAGTGATCATATCTTTAATAAATGTTGGTAATTTTGTATCTGATAATATATTTTCCTTTAATTGTGCAACTGAATCGGGTCTTATACATGTTTCCCATTCTAACTGACCAAATAACATATAAATCAGTATGTATACACATGACTCTAAGTCGTCTCTCCTGCTGGGCTCTATTCCATTATGAACATGTATGCTTGCATAATTAGCGGTTCCTATTAAACTGGTTATACTTTTTTGCGAAATATGTTTCCCATCGTAGTCATATCGTTTACATAAACCGAAATCAATTAAATATATTTTATTTTTTGCATCTAATAAAAAATTATCGGGTTTGATATCACGGTGCAAGAGACATTTGGAATGAAGCGCCTGTATTCTCTCAATCATTTGTGTTCCAAAGAAGACAACTGTTTTTAAATTTAATGTTTTATATCTCTTAACTGCTGCATTGAGAGAAAATAAATATAGGTCAATGGCTAAGTAATTAAATGACGCATCTGTTCCAAACCATTTAAGTCGGGGAAACCCTTTTAAATTATTTAAATACTGATATATTTTGGCTTCAGACATTAAAGTTTTAATACCTTCATTACTTTTTGTCTCAACCTTCATGGCAACAAACTCCCCTGTTCTAATATTTTCTGCTTTGTACACTGAACCAAATGAACCTTGACTTATCTTTTCTATTAACTTATATTTATTTGCAATCATAATATAATTATTTACTAATTATATGATGTTGTATTTATTATTTTATTTTACAGTTATTTTTAATGGTTATTCTATTTATTATTTTATTTTACCTTTTGAAAAAGATACAATGAGAGAAAAAGTAATAGAAATAAAGAATAAAAAAGGGGTTTCCCCCAATTTTATTATATATACTTACCTTGTCTTACCTTATTGTCCGGCTCCTCGCTCCTTAAACCTATAAACAAACGTTAGTCAATTGAATACATAAGCAACCTATCATTTTAATATTTTTCAATATTATTTTATTTATATTTATTTCTATTTATATTTATTTAATAGTTTCCGCAAAAGTCTCTGGATATTTCAGCTCGTTTACTGTCTTCAAACGAAACTGGGCTGTTGTTTGACGAACTGAATGCGCTTGAGTTTTTTGAACTGCAATTCAAGCGCTCCGCCATGTCGGTTGACTGCGAGTACATTGTCTCCCTTCTAAGCGGTCTTGAAAACAAACAGTCGTCCTCATCCGAAATGATAAGGTCTTCTGATTCTACAACCGACTTTGTCCTGCTTAACGCTGGTGGCGCAGCTAATCCGGTCGTCATGGTTCGTCTTAACGCTGGTGGCGGAGTCATTGGATTAAAATCCTCACAAATCCGGACTGTTCTGGTTAACGGCTCAGGAGGCGGGACGTAGTCGTAAAAGGCTGCGTTTACTCTGGTTAACGGCGGAGGCGGAGGTAAAGCGGTAACGACTTCTGGAACAGGCTCTTCGTCCGATTCTGCAGTAACCCTCGTTTTACTCTGGAACTGGAGCTGGTGGATCAGGTGCATCATGTCATCAAGCCTTGCATCTGTCACATCCTTTTCCATAAGGAGTTTGAATTGCAGGCTTTCAATAATTGCGCTCTGCCTGACTGTCAACTCTTTCAGTTCCTTGATTTCGGCAGCCATGGCTTCCTGTTGCTCAAACAACTTATCCGTGGATGCCGCCAACTGAGACACATTGACTTTTGTGCGGGGCAGCGGAGTTTTATTCGGCAACAGCAACCAAAACCTCTCTCCTAAATCACTTCCGAAACCTTGGAGCTCCATCTTGTAGGTCTTGGTGTTTTGGAATATGTCTCCTACGTTTAGGATTGGTCCCCAATATTTCAGCTTAACAAACGCACTGAAGTACTGGAGCTCCTTTCTATCGGGATGTTTCGTCGCCACTATGTCAGCATACTCAACATGCCCAATGTACAATTGCCAGAACAACTGCTTGATTTTCTCCTCTGTCGTCAGTGCACTGATTCTCGGAATATATAAATCCAAGTTATTGTAATTATTGTCGGTCACTTTGCTTGATTCGGTAGCGCTAATCATTTTTATGAATATTTTGTTATAATTGTAATACCATCTATACAGATGGAAAGTATTTCAATTTTTTTTAATTTATAAGAGAAGTTCGGGTCACTTAAAATTCTACCTTTTCCACCTTTCAAAAGGTGGAGCCAAACCAATATATTCTACTGTATGTTTGTTACTTCTTATTCTACTGTAGAGCTTCTTATTCTACTGTAGAGCTTCTTATTCTACTGTAGAGCTTCTTATTCTACTGTAGAGCTTCTTATTCTACTGTATGTTTGGCTCCACATTTTAAAGGTGAAAAAAATATAATATTGCTTACCTTTGAAAAGGTGGAATAATTCTACTGTATGTTTGGCTCCACCTTTTGAAAGGTGGAAAAATATAATATTGCTTACCTTTATCCAGCTATCCAGTTATTTTAATCCAGCTATCCTACAAATAAACGTTAGTAATTAATTATTTATTCTTACCTTAGATATCCAGTATCTGTCTTGCCAACTTTACTCCTGACGAAAGTTTTTTTTGAACTTTGATATTTCGGATTGAGTTGAGCTCTTCAATCAGCGGAAGATTTTGAAAGAGTATATGAATCTCTTCGTCTTCTGAATCTGTCATAATAACTGTGGACGCTAACGATTCACAGTCAGTATCTTGTACTTTTGTGACAGTCTTCTTCTTCTTCTTCTGATTAATAGCTTTTGATGCCTTGTCTTGCTCCTTCATTTTGTTCCTTTCAAAAAGTTCGTTAGCTTTTTTAGCTTTTTCAAACTCTTTGCGGCGAATAGCTTCAGCTTTTTCAAACTCCTTTATTTCTGCCTTTTGAGCCTTTTGAGCCTCTTTCACTCGTAGTTTTTCGGCCTTTTCCAACTCTTTGGATCGTTTTTTCTCCTCTTTATTTGGAATCTGAGGAAGAATGTTGCCATTTGAGTCCAGTTTAGCTAAGGCTTCATTTGCTGAAAATCCGTACATAGTTGCACATGAATTAACCGTAGTTCTAATAAGTCTCCTTAACTCCGACTCAATATTTTCATGAGCACACTCTTGAGCTTTCATCATCTCTCTCATAAACACTTCAAACTCTCTGCTGATACTTTCAAGTGCCATGCTATTGCTTTGCTTTATTCGCTTTGCTTTGCTTTGCGGTTGTTTTATATTAAATATATGTTATTATAATTGTAATACCATCCATACAGATGAGAAGTATTTCAATTTTTTTAAATTTATAAAGAAAAATGAAAACACTTAAAATCCACCTTTGAAAAGGTGGAGCCAAACCATCAACCTTTTGAAAGGTGGATAATTCTACTGTAGGGCTGATTATAATTCTACTGTATGGCTGATTATAATTCTACTGTAGGGCTGATTATAATTCTACTGTATGGCTGATTATAATTCTACTGTAGTTTGGCTCCACCTTTTGAAAGGTGTAAAAAGGTCGGAAAAGGTGTGATAATTCTACAGTGGTTTGGCTCCACCTTTTAAAAGGTGAAAAAGGTGGAAGATTTTAAGTGATACCAGATTACACTATATAAATTAAAAAAATTGAAATACTTATGAATTCTATAGTTGGTAGTATAGCTATAACAAACCATATTTAATATCAAACAATCATACAATCAAATCCAAGCGAAGCGAATCAAATCAATAAGCCAATAAAATGCCCTGTCAAATTTGCAAAGCTGTGGGCCATACCTTATCCAAATGCACATCCGACAAAGTTGATATTGTGGTAGGAAAGACCATCGGCATGATTACAAGCAACCCATTTGACCTGATGCACCAGATTAGAGAGCTCAGACGCCTCACCAAGGTTGAGTTGTCAATCGTTTGCAACTCATTAGATCAGCATACTGGAGGACAGAATAAAGACGTGCTCATCAACCGCATAACTGGCGTGCTATTCACCGGACACACATCAGACCTAAATACAGTAACGAATGAAGACATTCACAAAATCAACCTTTCATACGACGAAGCCCGTAATTTGGCACCGAACTTATCACGGGAAACAATACGTTTCAACAGCGTTGCCCACTGCGTTCACGCAATTGAGGTGTTTTACCTAAGACGCTTTGGGATAGTGCGCAATGGGATGTCGCTTCCAGTATATTACGGACGAGTTAATCACATGTTAGAAGCACAAGCACGTGGCGAAAACATGTATATGTACTTTGAGCAATTTGACGAACCGTTACAGCAAATACAAGAGCAAATACATTTGCCGCCGTTACATATCGCAGTTACGGTAGATGCATCGTTAACAGTTCAAGAGTGCCGCATTTGTTATGACAACAAACAGATGGCAAAACTCGGATGCAATCATAGTTATTGCACTGACTGCATTATTGGCTCCGCAAAAAAAAGATACAAGCCATTCATCACGTGTGCCATGTGCCGAGCAGAAATCACCGAAGTCGCAGTCATAGACGATGCTAACAAGACAGAGATGGAGTCCAGAACTGGAGCCTGTTAGATAGTATAGATAGTATAGATAGTATAGTTTATAGTTTAAAGTAGTTTATAGTTTAAAAATAAAAATAAAAATAAAAAAAAGGTTGCATATGTAAAACTCCAAAGGAGTAATCCTTTTTTCTCTCATACATAAATATGAAATGTATATAAACAAATAATATAAATAAAACTTTACAATATTATATAAACAGTCATAACATTAAATTATGGTAAACTTTTGCTCATTAACATATCCTGCTGAAACACAATATAATCAATATCATGAACAATATACTCATGAACTTCACGACTTTCAGAAATGGGCTATAGAGGGTATCGTTACTGGAAACCATGTATTAGTAACTGCCCCAACCGGCAGCGGAAAAAGCTTACCCGCTGAGTTTGCATTAGATTTTTTTCATTCCAAGGGTAAAAAAACAATTTATTGCAGTCCAATTAAAAGTTTGTCTAATCAAAAATACTACGATTTCAGTAAAAAATATCCTCATATTAGCATAGGAATTATCACAGGAGACATTAAATTCAATCCGGATGCAAGCGTGTTAATCATGACAACAGAGATACTTTTAAACAAATTATATCAGCTTAAAAGTACAAATGCAGATGTGAAACCCGTTCATTCCACATCATTTGATATGGACATTGAAAACGAGTTGGGATGCGTTGTTTTTGACGAAATTCATATGATTGGTGACCCAGGACGGGGACATGTATGGGAAAATTCTATTATGATGTTACCAAGACACATTCAAATGATTGGATTATCGGCAACATTAGACAATCCAGAAAAGTTTGCCACATGGTTAGAGACACGTGGTGAGGTAAACGTAACCAGTGATAAAATTGTTTATTTAACCAAAAAACTTGTTCGCCCTGTGCCGTTAAATCATTACAATTTTATCACTGTAAATAGCGGTATTTTCAAGGCCATCAAAGACAAGTCAGTGCATGCAGAAATACGATCACTTATTGATAAACCATTTATTATCCAAGACGACAAAGGCGTATTTAATGAACAAACACGTCAAAATACGAATAAAATGATACAATTATTTAAATCCCAAGAAATACGGGTAAGTCGCACACACGTTCTAAACCAGGTATCAAAATATCTCGTAGAAAATGAAATGTTACCTGCATTATGCTATGTATTTTCTATCAAACAATTAGAAAAGTGTGCACAAGAATTAACGACACCCTTGTTAGAATTTGATTCCAAAATACCATATACAATAGACTATGAGTGCGAGCAAATTATTCGTAAATTGCCAAATTATCAAGAGTATTTACATTTGCCGGAATATACGACGTTAGTCGCACTTTTGCGTAAAGGAATTGGAACACATCATTCAAAAATGATGCCCGTGTTAAGAGAAATAGTGGAAATGTTGTTTGCAAGAGGAATGATTAAAATGTTATTTTGCACCACATCGGTTGCAATTGGTCTGAACTTGCCCGTAAAAACATGCATTTTTACCGATATTTATAAACACGATGGGGAGCATTTAACGATTTTACAAGGACATGAATATGTTCAGGCGGCGGGGCGCAGCGGGCGTCTCGGATTAGACACGGTGGGGCATGTAATACATTTAAATAATTTATTTGGTAACGTAGATACAGTTAGTTATAAAATCATGTTAAAAGGTGTACCGCAAAAGTTGGTATCTAAATTCAAGATATCATATAATTTGATACTGAATTTGATAGATATAGGTGATTATAATTTCACACAGTTTGCAAAAAAGAGTATGATACAAGGTGAAATTGAAAGTGAACTTAAAAATTATACAAAAGATTTGGTTATGATTAATGATGAATTAGAGAAAAGTAAACTAATTGTCTCCAGTTGTAAAACTCCGATAAATATTATTATTGAATATATTGATTTAAAGAAAAACCAAATGAAGTGCTTTAATAAAAAAAGAAAGGATGTTGACAGAGCATTGCAGACAATAAGCGATAAATATTATAATATTGAAAAGGATGTAGAGATTTACACGAAACATGATGCAAAGTGTAGCGAGCGAGAACTAATAAATAATAAAATAACATACACTGAAAACTCAATGGATAACAGTGTTAGATTAGTGTTGGACTTGTTAGAGAAATGGAATGTGATTAATCAAACCAATCCAAATCAAAATGATAAATCATATATTTTAACTTTAAACGGTCATATTGCAAAACAGTTGAGAGAAGTGCATTGTATTATTTTTGCTGAACTGGTAACTAATAATTTGTTTAAACCTTTGACTACAGTAGAATTAATTGGACTCTTGAGTTGTTTTACGAATATCTCAGTATCAGATGAACAAAAAGCGCAATTCCCTGTATCCACGAATACCGGTGTCAAACAATGTATTACCAAAATATACGAAATGTATAATGCATACAAAGACATTGAAGTAAAAAATAATATAGATACAGGAATAGATTATTACATGCATTTTGATTTAACGGATTATATTATTAAATGGTGTGATTGTGATACCGAGGCAGAGTGTAAGCTCTTGTTACAGACAATATTTTTAGAAAAGGGTATATTTTTGGGTGAATTTATAAAAGCTATATTGAAAATAAACAATATTAGTTCTGAATTAGAGAAAATAGCGGAAACAATTTGTGACATGGAGTTTCTTGATAAGTTGAAGCGAATACCGGAATTAACAATGAAGTTTGTTGCAACAAATCAATCGCTGTATGTATAAATCCACCTTTCAAAAGGTGGATCCAAACTTTTCTACCTTTCCACCTTTTCCCTACGGGTAAGGTGGAGCCAAACCATTTTATTTATATTTAAAGTTGTAACAAATAAAAATAAAAAAGGGATTATTCTTACGAATTTTACGAATCATTAGCAACCCTTTTTATTTATTTTAACTATATAACTCTATCTATAAACTAACTATAAACTAACTACAATCTATCTATTTAGTCTGACCCAGGTTCGCTGTCCATGCCATACCGCATCGTCTCGTTCTCCTTCGCTGTAAAACTCGGTGATTTCAATCATGTTGTGTCTTGTTTCCGTCGCATGTGGGCTGTTGCCAATATTGCAGCTGTGTCTGAATGAACGGAATGTTTCGTCCACAAACACATTGCTCCTAACGATTCCCTTCGCTACTATTTTGCCTGAATATTCCACAATGAACGTATCTCCTTCCTTGGGACAATTTTCCGGTTTCAGTTTACATCCAAGTGATTGAGAAATCATTCGGCTTTCTGGAAACAATACAATTTGGGCTCCAAACTTTCGTAAGTCCCACCACTTTTTGCTCCACATCAATCTAAACGTTGGTTCAGACATTTTCCTTGCTTTGTATTCACTTTGTATTCACTTTGTAATCACGTCTTTATTATATTTTGAAATTATTCGCTTTTGTTTTTAAATTGCATTACTTAAGTAAGCTTATTAGTTTTTCAATTTTTTTATTTTTATATAAAAAATTGAAAACACTTAAAATCTACCTTTTTCCACCTTTGAAAAGGTGGAGCCAAACCTATCTTATCTATCTTTTCTACCTTTGTAGAAGGCCGTTAGGTATTCGGTAAAGGTGGAGCCAAACTACTTATATTTTTCTACATACCCGTATGGAAAGGTGGAGCCAAACAATGTTATCCTTGTAGAAGGCCGTTATGAGTTTGGTAAAGATAGAATGTTTGGCTCCACCTTTTGAAAGGTGGAATTATAATTAAAGTTCTAACAAATAAAAAATAAATATATTATATTTCCACCTTTTAAACGGTGGAGCCAAATCACTTAAAGTTTACATAATATTTGTTACAAACTCTATATTATGTTTCGCACAATGTGCTTGTAAACTGGCGACCGGTTTGCATCCATTGTGTCCGTTTATCACAAATAATTTCCAAGCATCACTATATGTGCCATTTAACTGTGTCTGATCTACATCAAACTCAAAACTGGTGTAATTATTGCATTTCAGTAACTCGGTTAACAGTCTATTATGAAATACTGGTGCATATCTACCTTTTATAACAATATTATATCCACTTTTAAAAGTCAAAATGTGTATTATTGCATACATTAAATTTTCTAATTGTCTATTAGGGCCGCCATATTCGCTGTTATTTTGTATATCATAACCAATGTTAATTATTAACCGTTTAACATTTGTAAACTGACGAAGAAATCCTAATGTGTTTTCTCCTGTTATTTGAGTTGGTTTACCCTTTTTACTTGGCTGTCTTAATGTTTGCAACTCATAATTAATATTATAATTTATCAAACTATCAATGTCTCCTAAACATATGTTATCTAAATACAGTGTGGCAGGTGATATTTGATAAGTATTGAACACTGCTTGGTCTAATTCATTATATATTGAAATCTCTTCGCATGATAAATTTAATAATTTATTGTAAAACGGTATCACGGTAATTGAGTTATTATGCTCTTCTTGTCTCTTATGCTCTTCTTGTCTCTTATGCTCTTCTTGTCTCTTATGCTCTTCTTGTCTCTTATGCTCTTCCTGTCTCTTATGTTCTTCTTGTCTTTCTTGTTTCTTTTGTCTCTTGTTCATTTCATTTAACCTTGTTTCTAATAGAACAAATTTGTCTTCCAGTAGTTTGACGTAAGCCTTTGTTTGCAATAATTCTGATTCTAAACGACTGCATTTATCTGAATTATCGTTACTATCTTTAGTATTAGTTGGTTTACTATTATTACTTGGCATAAAGTCGTCAAACGGATTAGCACAATTATTAGCAAAAGGATTATTCATTATATTTGTTTTTGATTTATTTATTCAACAAATAAATCAAAATATATTTTTCAATTTTTTATAAAAAATAAAATTGAAATTAAAAACTTTTAAATAAATAACTGTAAATTAAACAAAACAATCATAAATCAATAATAATAAAATGTCGCAATACGAAGATGAAGAAATAGTTATGACTCAAGAGGAATTCATTGAATTCTTACAAAAAAAAGGTATTAAGTATATATATTCTCCCGATGATATACATCAGAATAAGTATTGGATTACAGCGAACACAACACACATGGAATATATAATGAGCCGATATAAAAACGAGTTAAAAGGATATAACTATAGAATGCTGATAGAAGTCAATTCATTAATAAGATACGAATCTCGTGACTACAAGTGCATCATTAATTATTTCAGAGAAAATGTTGAAGAATACACAAATAGTACGTATAAAAGGATATGCATATATTATTTGTTTGACAAGTAAATCAAACAATATATACCTAATATACTTCTCAATTATTTATATATTTTTTTTATAAATATATAAAAATCTCTATTAATTCATTTTCGGTATTAAGTGTAATACATAATACGTCATCACAGAATTAATAGAAACCAGAATTAATAGAAACCAGAATTAATAGAAACAGAATTTATTTGAAACAATAATTTAAACTTGAATTGCATCAACTCAGCCACCATACATTGTTTGCGCTTCATTAGACGCTGCCTTTTTTTGTGCAAACATAGAAGACATTGGTAACTGTAAACCTCATCCGCCTTTCATAACACGTTTATAAGTTTTACGATGATAAGTTTTACGATGATAAGTTTTACGATGACCTTTACAACTCTTTCGTCGTTTCATATTGTTTTTTGTTCGCTTCCCATTTGTTCTGGTGCATCGTTTTTTTAGCGTCAAGTGCTTCATATATTCCATAAATATTTTATAAATATTTGATAAAAATATTCATAAAATACAATAAAATACAATAAAATTACAATAAAATTTTAGTTATACCTAAAGTAGTCTCATATTTGATAATTCTTTTAAATATCGTTTGCTGCACGATTCTACCAATAAACCATTTGCATAAACGCCATAATTCTTTATATAAAATTCGTTTTCTAAAGCGATGTGATAAATATTAAATTTACCAGCACAATTATATGGTTCAGCACGATCGTCCAAATTAGCATTCAAACGATATTTACCTTCCGTTACATATATATCTTTCATTTGTTTCATGATTTTTTCTCTTTGCACTGCAGTAATATCATCTACTAATATAGAATGGCATCCGGTAATAATTAAATCTTCATTTAATTCGGGGTATTTCTCTTTTTTGCAAATATATAATCTATCGGTAAATCGCTCATTTGTTCCAGGGTTATACATTTGACTGGTTCCAATCATGCAAACAGGTTTGTAACCACTTCTTAATGTTTTAACAAGGACGCCATTACGAATATTTTGAATTAATAGTTCTTTTTCTTGACCATCCACGAGACACATTATTTTGGTATTTTCATTAAAACATACTACATTTAATCCGGCTACTCTTAATTGTGAAGGAGTAAATCCTTGGACCATATATAAATTGTTATAACCTTCTGCTGATATGTTTGTACCTAATAAGGAGTTTGATCCTAATGGCGTACCTATTGGAGGATTAATAAGTGAATAACTATTCATAAAAAATAAACGCAAACTAGTACATCCACTAAATGTATTTGCTTGTATTTGTGAAATATTTGACCCAAGTGTTATACTGGTTACACTTGTATTATTGTTATTTAGTGAAGATTTAAACGTAAATCCCGGGGTAATATTATATGTAAAGTTTTTTAATTCAGTTAATGTATTAAAATTTGATATTTGGTTTTCCACACTACATGAGTTTTTAGCACCACTTGTTTTAATAAATGTATTTCCTGTAATAAATTCACCACTCGTAGCGGAATTAGTAGTTCCGGTGGCGCTATTTGTAGTACCAGTTAGCTCACTTATAGGAAATGTGTTGTCTGAAGAGGTTGCTGTATAATTGGCTACTGGATTATATATATTACTAATACTTAAATTCTGGTTGCCAGAAAAAATGACACCATCAATAGTTGTAACAGGTTCTGCATAATAAGTATAATATATAGAAGTATTACTGTTAATTTTACCTCGTCTCATCAATAGACGAGATGTATTACATGTTATAATGAGCGTAGTACATGCTACGTTAATAATTTTTTTATCAGCGGCTGACCCTTGTGCAGCGGTACCATCTAATAAATCCTGATTGCAACCTAAAGTCAGTGTTGAGTTTTTGATATTTCCTAACCCGTCCCCCAGCCTCTCATAGGTATTAATATGAGCTGGCAACAGTAAACTGTTAATTTGTGCCGAAAAAGACCCATATAAATGGGTATATGCCGGAAGATAAGTAGTGTTTATAATATTAGTTCCGTTACCACTTGCCACATCGGGGAGGCCGATAGGTCCGCCATTATAGTCTAAATCAATTACAAGTTGCTGGATATTTCCTGCAATTGCATTTACCCATAATCCAACGTTTGTCCCCCCCGGAATTCCAGCCCCAATCTTAGTACCCGCCCAATATCGCAATGAAGTACAAGAACCAATAAAGTTAAATCTTATATCTGGATTCCCATTAGTTATAACATCACTGCCAGCAGTTATTAAATTCGTACCATTTCCTGACATTCCCATAAAATTTAACAAGAAATAACTACTATTAGTGTAAAATGTTGTAGGAGTAATATCTATAATGGGGGATGGGTTTTTAATTGAACTTATAGTGCCACTTCCCATTATAGTATTATCAGTTGTATTAAATACATCGTACCTGATGAAATAACTATTGCCATTTGTTATTGAAACCTGAGTAAACTGTTTTAGACATGATTGCGATAATAACGTAGTGGGCCATGATCTCAATCCACCACCACCGTAAATATATGTTATATTACTTGTTGTTGCTATAAGTGTTGATGATGTTGATGGATCGGCATACATTTTTAGATCTGAAGAAATACCGGTAATTAAATAATATCTACTTAGTGTAGTTATTGCTCCTGTTACTGTTGTGAAAAATCCATCGGGTATAAACAGTTGATTAGCTTCATCAACTCCGTATATTGCGAATATTTCGGCGAAATATGCACTACTTGAATTTTGAAGTACATTTGGACTGGTTCCATCACCCGTACTGCCGGATATTTGTCTAACTGCTAATGTAGCAATGTTTGTACCTATTGTATTGGGATTCACAGTCTGGTCTAATTTGTAATATAAATAAAAAACCGACATCTTATATTAATATTATACACAAATAAAATAATTAATAATTTTAATTAATAATTTTAATTAATAATTTAAAAAACATATTAAATCAATTGCAACCTAATTTTTGTCCTAAATCTTTCTTCATTTTTAAATAAAAATAATTTATACATTCTCTTTTCAAAATTCTCCATGTTTTCTCTGGTTGTTATTCTGGATGCAATTTTAAGTTCCGGTAGAAACACAATGAACTGATAAAGCCCATCATTTCTTGTAAGTTTATCAAAACAGTATCCTTCATATTTTAATTCAAGTATTTCCGGTTTATTATAGCATTTATCCAGCAATAAGCAATCTGTCTGTACCTTCCTAATAGCTCTCATCGTGACATTGATATAATCAATTTGTGAAATCCATTTATCATAAAAATGCAATGCATTGTCAGATAAATTAATTAAACTGGTTACATGTTGTAATTGAATAATGTTCAATAAATCAACCAACCGGCGAATCGGCGAGGTAATATGAACATAAGCGTCCATTTCAAGCAGTTCATGTTTTAAATTTGCATCGGAATTAATATCAGAATCCAATGTTGTACCAATATTAATATATTGCCCACAAGAACTGTTCCATATTTTGATAAATTTGCTAACATCTTCATTTAAAACGGCATTTATTCTTGACGAATCATATGACGTTCCAGAGACAACAGTCGTCCTAAAAATCCCGACACGTTTAGCAAGTAATTCTTTTGCGCAATGAAAGTTCATAAAAACCATTAAATACGAAACCAGTTCATGACTGTTGCGAACCGATGGAATATAACGATACTGTTTAATCAATTGTTTGCTTGTATCCAGTAGAAAATTATAATCGGCATTTTTAATTAATGCAGGTTCTTCATAAACAAAATTCCTAAATACTTTGATGATACAATTGGAATAACTTGTAGAAATGACTTTATAAGAATCAGTAGTAGTATCAATCAAAATATCCATAACAAATGCGACACGAGTTGCGTTTGACTGCAAAGAGCATAAGCAGTCGGATAAAATAGTGGGCAACATGGGGCGTTTTTGATCGGGAAGATAAATCGTGCTGATGCGTTGGGAAAAGCTGGACCAGAGATTTAGGAAATCCATCCAAATAGTAACGTTGGCGATATAGATGCTGACAAGCACAGTATTATGGCTAACATTCTTAATGCTGAATGCGTCGTCATAATCTAAGCTGCCACGTGGGTCAATGGTAAATATTCGCCATTCGTCAAAGTTGGTTCTGTTTTCAATTTGAGGGTGTTTTTTGCATATTTTTTCAATAAAGTCGTCGTGTTTAGAATTAATTGTATCATTTACACCCGTATTAGAATCAGTCAAGTGCGAATCAATACGACACGAATCAGTCCGACACAAATCAATCGCTTTATTTGTCTCCTTGGTAAATTTTTGAATAGAAGAGTTGAGACTTTTGCAGTATAATTGATATTCATAATAGTTGTCAAGAATGTCAATTGAACCGATATTTTGTGAAATAGTGGCTATAGGGTGTTTATTAGTCCATTCAGTGAACCGAATGGTTACGTACAAATTAGTAAAAACCTTAGAGAACCCTATTTGTTTGATTTCATACGGAACTAAAAACGCAGGGATGCGCATGTCATCGGGGATACATTTATACAGTAGTTTCCCTTTTAGACCATTTTTGCGGCCATATGTTTTATTATTGGTTAGAATAAGAACCGCAGGAATATTATCAATAGTTCTTATGGAAGAATGAATAATATTAGTTTCAACAGTTTCGCCAGTTTTACAAGTAATACCATTAGAAATGGTAAAAATATCACCGGTGAATAAGTGTTGGTCGCATGGACTAAAATCAAACTCAAACGAAACCGGTTCTAATGAATCAGCCGTAAATACAGTCCAAGACGAGTAATTACGATCATTAATATTTATTTTATAAAGGGTTGTACAAGGTATAGTAGACATTATATAAATATATCATGATATTTTTAATACATTTTACATAATAATTATAACGCAGACGCAAATGAAGAAGTAGAAGAAGTGCTTGGTTGAAACATGGTAGAATCTAATAAAATAGGTGGAATTTCATTAATATCAGTTGTTTCATTGATATCTTGAATATCAGTTGTCTCAGAAACATCGTGAATAATAGTAGTATCAGAAATAGCATCCACAGTTCCATTAGCATTAGCATTTGTATTAACTTTCATAGACTCAGTATTTACATTATTATTTTGTTGTTGTAAATGCACAATATCAATTTTTTTAGCAATTTTGCGTTCAACATTTTGATTTTGTAGTGCATACATGCAAATATTAGGACTAATAGCAATATTATTCATATAAGTCCTGTATCTGAAGCAGCTGACACTGGTATTTTCAGAGAATTTAAACGAATACCACCAATAAGCAGGAATAAATAAGTATTTGCCAGGCGTCAAGACAATTTCAAGACATTTAATTTTATCAAAGTCCGCCCTAAACTTAGTCTGAGGTGACCATGGATTAATAGGGGTTCTAAATTCAAACGACTCATAATCATTAATAGGATATAAATAACGGCTGCTTTTAGGCGGAGCCAATTTAATTTTAATAGAACCTTGTGTTACCATAAAATAGTTCCGATAATTAAGTTCATAACGAAATGGTGTTTCCACATTAGCTGATCCAAACATAACATCATAGTTGCAGTTAGAAACTAAATTTGGACGTAAAAACTCATCATTATACATCATATTTTTAACGGCTCCAGTTTCAACAAGAAAATCCCCATTATTTTCGCTGAAATAGGAACCGTGTTTATCATCGCTAAACAATTTATTGGCAACACGTAATGGAAGAGGGACGTATAGTTCAGAATTGGAATCCGGTTCTAAACAGTCTCTAATTTTAACTTCAAAAATGTGATAATTATCAAGTAAAAAATCCTTATTTGTGGTTTGAATGATTTTTTCACCTTCTTCGTCGCAGTCAAACAAGACGGGTTGACGTAGGTCGCATATTTCTTCCATTTTGGTTTTAGATGCTTGTTCAATCTCGTAAATTTCTAAATCATCGCTGGTTTTAAGGTGAAATTGAATGTGAAGATAGAAAAATAAAACGAGACAAAAAATAAAGACGCCTATTAATATGTTTATCATTGTTAGATAAAAATAATAATAAAATATATATTGAAAAACGAATCGGAATAAGACAAAATCTTAATCCACAATTTTGGGTGCAATATAAAATGAAACAAAGCTGTCATCGCCTAAACTGTATTTAAATGACATGGGGTACTCGGTGCTGATAAATATTTCCACATTGGCGCCTAATTTGGTAGACAAGCACATTCGGCTGATGTGACTTAAGCTGTATGATATGTCTAACTCCTCGCCCTCAGCAATAGCATATTCATTTAAATCATCAATAGGAATATTAACTTTAAGTTTGCCTGCATCGCCACTGGCATTCATTTCAAGGAGTTCTTCCGAGCAGCGAATGTTAAGGTTAGTTCCAAAGACATTCAATTCGGAAATAAGTTCGCTAATTTTTTTAGAATCAATGGTAAATTCAACATTATAGTCAACTTCAGGAATGCCTAAAACATCTTGTTCCACATCAATGAGCGACAGTTCAAAAAAATGATCAAAATTCTCTTTTTTGGCACCAGTATTACCAGTAGTACCAGTATTACCAGTATTACCAGTAGCAGCCGGTTCATTACTTAATAAATTAATAAACATTTTATCGGGATCTGTTTCATCTTCAAAGCGAATTTCCATTTTCTTATGTTTGAGAGCATAATTAATAATAATCGCAAAATTATTAGAGTCAACACAGATGCGGGTATTAGTATCAACACTATAAGTAGTAAACCATGTGTTTCTAATAGTAATATTAGACAAACAGATGTGCGATTTGTCCATGGTTTGAATATATAGGTGGTCATGTTCAAACTGAAGGCTAATATTGGAACCCCAATTTTTGAGGAGTTGGAATAGAGCAACAAACATTTCAATTTTAGATTTATTTTCAATGGATAAATACATGATAAATATAATAATATATGTATCATATTAGGTTTAATATGTTTTCATAAATAAACAAAAAACTAAAAAACAAATCTAAATAAACAAAAATAACATCATTTTACGATTTGAATTTTATTAAGAGTCACTTTATCAACAAAAATGCTAATAATATTGTATAACTGAGAAAAAACAAAAGGGGCATCATAAACATAACATTTTGATAAAGTGTCAGGATATCTTCCTTTTAAAACAATAGATATCTGATTTAAAAAATTGCGATGTTTGTCTAATTGACTTATGGTGAGAGATTTCATATTCAAATAAACTGTAAAAGTCGCATATTTGCTCAAAATAGTGTCAACATTATTAATAAAGTATTGTTGTATAATGTCATATGTTTTAGAGGATGCAAAATGCTTAAAAAAATTATAGTTAACAACTAAAGCGTCATTTTTAATGTAGCAAATACCATTTAAAATAAAATTAATATCGCAATCGCTAATTTTAGAAACAATCAGTTCACTTATATTTGAGTGTTTATTAAATAATGAATAAATATATTCTTCAGAATAATTAGTATTTGATATTGTTTCCATAATATAATTATAATTATAAATAATATTTATATTATTGTAGTTAATCTTAAATTACTTTACAAAATAATATTTATTTTGTTATTTCTTTTTAGTTGATTTAGTCTGAGGTTGCGACTGAGGTTGAGGTTTTTGTTGCCATTGCATAGTATTATTATCATATGCCATAGTTTGTGATGCATTTGACATATAATTGCTTCCATACATATTATGCGGATCATCATCTCTTGGAACCCAGATTCCCTTGGTATGGTTGTAAGCCATGCTACCAGTAACATATTGTCTCGGATCTTCCTCAGGTTCATAAATTCCCTTTTCTGCATTCCACATCATTTTTCCATTTTTGCTCATATTATAATTTTGTTTTGGTGTATTACAATAAATAGTAGATAATCTTTAAGTTGTTTATAAAAAATGTGTAAATAAAAATATTAAATAGAACAAAATATAATAATATAATATAACAAATAAACAAATGCCTCCTAAAATATCACCAAAAACAATTGCAACAAAGACGTCAACAGTAACAAAGACACCTACAATGACGCCAGAAAAGTTGACACAAAAGGCAGCAGGTTATCTATTGGCAGCAGCAAATGCAGCTAAACGTGAAAATAAAAAATAAATAGAATCCAAAGTAATAAATAAAAAAGACAAAATATTATAAAATAATTTATTTATTTAATTTATAATATTCAAAAACTAATTTATGCATTAATTTATGCGGTAAGATTAAATTCTTGTTTCACCATTTCTTTCAAATCGGTAACAGTTTCGCCCTCAACAACATCTTCAGCTGTAACCGCAGGTTCATCTGCAACAGCATGTTCATCATCCATATCATTAAGTGACTGATCAAAGCCATCCAATACATGGTCATTGGACATATCAAAAGCCAAAAGTTTCTGACTATTATCCATAGTTAAATTCTGCAATGCAATAACGAGTTCTTTTGTCTCTTCCAAATCATTTCTAAGTGCATCAAACTGAGATTTAAAATCCTTGTGTTCCTTAACAAGGGCATTGGTTGAGCTTTTAGTCTGAGTAAGAATAGGTTTAATTGTTTCAAACTGTTGTTTCAACAATATGATTTCGGGAGAAGAAGCGCCAGCGGCTGAGGAAGCAGCATTTCTCTTTTCAAGAGACTCAAGACGGCTAAGAATAGACTGCAAAATACTGGCATCTATCTGAACCATATCAGACTCACCCTCATTATCACCATCGTTTCCAAACTGCATATTTGAACGCATAGATGTTCCCATCGTTTGATTTTGCAACATAGTTTCAACTTTGCCTAAACGTAGCGTAATCAATGTGATAGCTTGAGGTAGAGTCATTTTACTGAGGGATTCAATGCCTCCAGCAGCATTGGAAGCAGACTGTTGTTCATATTGTCTGGACATATTTTGCTGAGCCTGTTGTCCTGCAAGTTTACCAACAGGGATATTGGGACCATTACCGGGTTTAGACTGATTCGCAAATAGTTGAGCAGAATTAATAGATGTATTAGGACCCCTCATTTGAACGGGGTCAGCCGGGGCAGCCCGGCGTCTTTGTGCGGCAGCAACAGAACGATTAACACTCATAAATATAGTATTATTGAATACATTGTTTCTAAATTAGTTACGCATGAAAAGAATATATTGGGGAGTTATTTTGTTTGATAAAATTATTTTCTAAATATATATATTAAGGGAATCCAAAACAAAAAACTTAAGAACAAGAAAACTTTAGGAACAATGTTAAGCAACCATTTTCATTTTAATGGCCTCGTGGCTTTGATAATCCGATACAACAAAGTCATCTACTGTATAGTCATTAATATTTTCTCTGATTTCCTTAATAGCAACTGTTGGAAACGGAAAAGGTTCTCTGGTTAATTGTGTTTGAATTGTTTCAATGTGTTCTTCATAAATGTGACAATTTCCCATAAAATATACGAATTCATGTGCTTCAAGACCACAATGCTTTGCGATTAAATGTGTAAGAAAACTATATGATGCAATATTTATAGGCGAACCTAATGGGGTGTCTACTGACCGTTGATACAAAGCACATGACAGCTTATTATCGTCATGAACATTAAATTGACACAAAATATGGCAAGGGGGTAGAGCCATTTCATTTAGCTGACAAGGATTCCAAGCACTCATAATTAATCGTCTGCTATTTCTGGTAACAGGATTTTTAAGTTGATCAATAATTAGCTGAAGTTGGTCAACGCCTTTATCAGTCGCAATGTCAATATTATTTGTCCAAGGTGCGTTAAAATGTCGCCATTGGTGTCCATATATGGGACCGAGTTCTCCCTCTGCATAATGGTATAAACCACGAGAATCTAAAAACTCTCTACTTGCATTACCGTCCCAAATGTGAACGTTTTGTTCTTGTAAAATGTGGTTGTTAGTTTTTCCACTGATGAACCAGATGAGCTCTTTTAAGCAGGTTTTCCATGCCGTTTTTTTGGTGGTTAGAATGGGAATTTTATTGTTGGCTAACGAGAAACGCATTGTGGCACCAAATATGCTCTTAGTTTTGCCGTTTCGTCCTTCTTCCAAATGCCCATTAGATAATATATTTTCAATTAAATGTAAGTATTGGTATTCTTCGGTATTATTTTTTTTATTGTTATTGTTGTTATTAGTTAAGTTATTAAAAATATTATCGGATACTTTTGTCTCATAATTAAAAACAGATAATGTGTTATCCGCCACTTTATCAAATGCTTTTTCTCTCATAGTGTTACTTTTAGAATCCATAATATAAATAATATTTAATAATAAACATTTAATTCATATTTAATGAATATAATATAAATCAAATAAAATCCAGAAATATAAAAACTATAAAATAAAACATAATATAATTATATTTTTGGTTTCGGTTTTTTAATTTCTTATTATACCCTATAATAGAATATGGAAAGTTTGGATGAATTATCAAAAACAACAAATGGGAAGCCTGGATTTTTCAAGCACGTATTTAATTTTGACGAGGATTCTAAATGTGAAATTATGAATATTGTACAGTATGCTATTTTAGCATTAATTCCGGTAATAATATTAAATAAAACAATGCAGCGATTTGTCCCAGAAGCGGATGATGAAAAGGGAAATTTTGAAATTTTAGCAGAAGTTGTTGGTCAAGTTATAGCCATGTTTTTGGGAATATTAGTAATACATAGAGTAATAACTTATATCCCGACATATAGTGGTGAAAAGTATTGTGACTTTGCGATAACAAATATTATTTTAGCAGTTTTGGTAATAATTCTAAGTTTACAAACTAAACTAGGAGAGAAAGTCAGTATAATTGTGGATAGAATAATGGAGTTATGGGAAGGTCCACGAGATACAAAAGGTAAAGGCAAAGGTAATAACAAAAATGGAAATAAAAGCGGGAGTGTAAAAGTTAGTCAGCCGATTTCACAAGGGCAAAACGCAATGAGTCAATCAATAAACTCAATGGGAACCACTGCTATAAATACATTGCCCATGGCACAGCCGACAACACAGGCGTTACCCGATTATAACAATATGCAACAACAAGAAATGGGTATGGGTTTTGAGCCAATGGCAGCAAATGCAGGCGGGGGGTCATTTGGAGGAGCATTTTGGTAAATAATATAAAAATACAAAATATAAAAATACAAAATATAAAATATAAAATATAAAATACAAAACAATAAAATAATTATATTAAAAATAAAAATATAATATAATTATGATGGATATAAATAATTTAAATAACGCATTAGACAATGAAAAAAATGAGAGTATAATGGGTTTAACGACAAAAAAAATATTGGATTTAAATTTGAAAATATTGAAGGAACTACATTTAGGACGTGAAACAACTGTAGAATATTTGAAAAAGTTAAATGGGTATAGATATGTAGATGAGATTAAAGATTTAAAATATGGTGCACATATCAGGTGGATTCCAATAACAGACCCAGATAATTTAGTATTGAAATACTGTGGAATAATTTGTGATATAAAAATAACAGACAATGGAGTAATAATTGTATGTAAGAATTTTATGCATAGACATTACCAGTTTAAAATGGATGAATGTCTAATATTTCAGAAATTAACAACCCAAGAATTAATAATATTAAATGCACTAAATCATTTACACGAAGACACTTCTGATTCAGAATCAGATTTGGATTCAGATGAAAACTAATATAATGATTATTAAGGAATACAATAATATAAAAACAATAATATAAAAACAATAATATAAAAATAAAATCAATAATTATTTTTATTTTGTAATATATTTTAATATTGCGTTAGATTATAAATGGGTGGAAATACTGGAAATCTACGAACAATGAGAATATCTGCTACAGGCGGAACACGCACATTGGCATCTATGATAGCAAATGGTGCTACATCAGGTGCTGGATCTTACAGACGTCTATATGGTTATTATGCCAATTTGAATCAGGTATACGGGTTTTGGGGGAACCTTGGAATTAATCGGTATTAACATAATTATTAACGAGTAAATATATTTAAGATTAAGTATTTAAATATATTTGTAAAAACAATATAAAGACAGTAACCCATATTATATTTTAGACCTTCATTGTCGGTTTTTACGTGTGCCATTTTTGGGACGCTTCAAAATTTTAGCAGTTCGTTTCTTAGTGCAAGACCAAGCGCCTCTTGAAAATCCTTTATTATTAAAAATAGATTTAGTACAAATACCGATGGATTTAGCTTCATAAACAGGATCAACTTTTTTAATACATTTGCATAATTTTTCACCCATTATTTCTTCCGCTTTTTTTTTTAGAATCCGTTTTGATTTCGGAATATTTATTTTATAGAATTTTAAAATATTTATATAATCTTTATTAGTTAGTTCTCTAGACATATAATATACAAATATTTTAATTTGTTTTCTTGTTTTTGATACTTTTATTTTATATTATTAAAATAACAACATATATTATGCTAACGCAGCAATGCACAACTAAAATAGTTGTTTTTGATATGGATGAAACATTAGGATATTATATGGAATTGGGCATGTTTTACGATGCATTAAAATCATATATCAAGACCTATAATATACCTTTGACAGTAGACCAAGAACTATTTAATAAAGTATTAGATTTATTTCCTGAATTTTTAAGACCCAATATAATTAATATACTGAATTTTCTGAAAAACAAAAAAAAAGCAAAACATTGTCACAAACTAATGATTTACACTAATAATCAAGGCCCAGTGGAATGGGCTCAACAAATAAAACATTATTTTGAACAAAAAATAAATTATCCATTATTTGACCAAATTATAAACGCATTCAAAGTTAATGGAAAGCATGTTGAAATTTGCAGAACAAGCCATATGAAAACACATAAGGATTTTATCCGCTGCACTAAAGTCCCAGCTAATTCTGAAATATGTTTTTTAGATGACGTATTTCATCCTGGAATGGAAAACGAAAATATATATTACATCAACATAAAACCATATACACACGATTTATCGTTTGATACAATGATTCAACGATTTATCAAAAGCGGAATCATAAATGAGACATTATTAGGTAACGAAAATATTGCAACAATGCAACAATATATAACAGATTATATGAAGAAATATAATTATATTTTTATGGAAAAAAGCAAAGAATCTCTTATTATTGATAAGATATTATCTAAAAAAATAATGCAACATTTGCAAATATTTTTTAATCGGAAACCGAAGAATAACCCTAAAAGACAATCAACTAAAAAACAATTAATAACGAATAAAAATAATCAAAATAAAACTAAAAAGCAACATAATAAGACAAATAACTAATAAAGGCAACTAAATAACATGTTTTGCAAGTGTTTTAACATCATTTTTGACAATATTTATATAGTTCGCCAAAATTCCATTAACAATTGTAGCAAATAGTAAAAACATACCTGCATTAAATGCTATTTTAGCATCCAATGGAGTAAATTTAACACTTCTAAATGGATTAAACCTTACAATTAAAAATATGCTTACATATATTTTTGTATAATATACCAAATCTTCCAAATACCTTGGTGCACTGGCTGAAATACCGAGGGCGATGACAATATACAATATATAAGTTATTGCAGTTATTGCTGTGACTAAATTAAATTGAAAATCATACAAATTAGTCATATATAATATAATATTATATTTTTGTAATATAACATTATAATTAGGAATAGATAGCAATAATAATTTATTTTTCAGAATTTAAAAATATTAAATTTGGATGTACACCACTTTCAAACCCCGCAGCATTTCTATGGCCTCCGCCATTTAAAAATGATGAGATTAACGAAACATCTTCTTTATCATTATTACTTCTTAACGAACAATAATATTTATTTTTGACATGGTCATAATGCCATAAAACACAAAAATCAATGTCTGCATTATTCATGCAATAATTTCCAAAATCACTTTTATATTCAGTCATACAATTAAATTTAATTATTTTATAAATTTCATCATCAAAATTTTCTATTCTAATATTTTCAATAATTGTATTTGAAAACATTTTTCTCATGGTATTTATTTTTTTTTTATTTAACAATTTTCCAATATTAACAATTTCATTAAATTTTTCACTGTTTTTTTCATCAAATAGTTCAACAAATAAATTATAATCATAATTATATTCATATAACCCAGTTGTAAAATTATCTGAATTTTCTATTTTCCAAGCCCACAAATCTCGGTCTTGAATACATTTAATAAATAATGGTATTTCTAAATTACCATAACAATATTCATAGGCCAAGCCACAGCCTGATAAATTAAGATTAAAAAAACAATATTTTAATTCATTTGCCCTTTTTTGTGATGATATATGGTGGTCTAATACGTAGACATTTTTGGAAACCTCATTAATTTTTTCAATATTTTTTGGTAATATATCAACAATAATAATATTTTTATCCTTGATAAGTTCAAAATCTATTTCATTACCTTCAAACAATATACCAATAGATTGAATTTCTTTTACAAATTTATTGAAACAACTATATTTAAAAATATAATTTGCGGTTTCACCATCTTGACAACCTTTATGATACAAAATAATATCAATATCTTTTTCATCAATCGGACGTTCCATTTAGTATTATATAATATTATTCAAACCCTTTATATACATTATTTATAATGTTAAACGTAATATTTATAATGTTGTCTTATTTATATTGTTGAATTATTTATAATGTTGTCTTATTTATAACTCGTTAACGTCCTTGCACTTGGATCGTCTGAATTAATATACTTTGGCATCCAAAAATATGGCACAATATGCGACTGATTCGGATATGCTGCGTCAAATATGTCCTTATAATATTTCTTTTCCTTTTGCTTTTGATTCAATGATGCATCCGTTATTTTGGTATCCGTATAATCCTGAATAATTGTAAACAACGATTTGCCCTTGTTGCTAACTCCGTCACTAAATGCCTCCTTCTTTCTCCACAAAATTTCCGGCGGCAACAATTTACTCTCTTCAAACGCCATTCTCAGCAAATATTTCTCCATTTTTTTATTCAAATTATGATTACGAAACTCTAACGGAATAGACAAATAATAATTCACAAATGCCTTGTCTAAAAATGGCGTGCGAGGTTCAAGTCCATGAGATGAAATAGACTTGTCTGAACGCAACACATCAAACAAATAAATATCCTTTAATAGACGCAGCGTTTCCTTATCATATTCAATGCTGTCAGGACATGAACTCATATACAAATATCCACCACACAATTCATCAGAACCGTCGCCATTAAAGATAACCTTGGCTTCACTATGTGTCTTAATATATTTTCCGATTAAATAATTGCCAATACTTGCTCTGACGGAAGTGGTATCATAACTTTCAATGGCTACAATAACTTCAGGAATCGCATCCAGCATGTCTTGCTCAGAAACAATAATTTCAGTATGTTTAGAACCAATATAATCGGCAACAATTCTGGCATATTTAATATCCTCAGAGTCGGGTAAACCAATACTGTATGTTTCTATTTTGGAACCAATTTTATTAGGTTGGTTGTTTTGACTACTTTGCTTATGAATAGAGCAGACAATGGCGGCAATTAGGCTGCTATCCAGACCACCTGATAGTAAACATGCGATAGGACGTTCAGTCGTTACATATCTTTTTGTAACAGATGACATCAATGTTCCAAAAATACCTTTTAGATATGTCTGCAACTTTGTTGAAAAACCAAAGATATCAGCTGATGCTAAAAATGAATCAGATAAATAAGCAAACGATGGAGTATGATATGACACATAATCTTTAATTTTCCATACAGTGTTAACGGAATGAGACACTTTATTAATTGTCATTAATGAACCAGGCAAAAAATGGTTAACGGGTTGCCGAACACAGTTAGCAATGTTGCACAATGTTTTTAATTCAGATGTAAATCCAAGCAACGAATCTGTGCCACTCAGGTCACGTCCAATAAGGTACAACGGTCTTACACCATACGGGTCTCTCGCAACAAAAATAGTATCCGGTGTAAATAATACAAAAGCAAATACGCCATCAAGCATTCTTAAGGTCTGGTGAATACCATATTTAAGGTATAAATGTATAATTACCTCACAATCAGATTCAGTAGTAGGCGTAATATTCATCATTTTATACAATTGTTTGTAATTGTAAATTTCACCATTACAAATTAAGCTGCACGTTTCAAAATTGAGTGGCTGATTAGATTCTTTATTTAGTCCATTAATTGCCAATCGGTGAAACCCTTTGACATAATTTAAGGATTCATTGAAAATAATAGTGGATGATTCGGGACCTCGGTTCACACCTTTATTAAAATTGTCAGTTATAAGGTTCTCATTTAATTTTTCATTTGCATTTGCATTTGTATAATTTAGAAGAGCAAAAATACCACACATTGATACTAATATTACTATTATATAATTAATTACGTTGTATTTAATATAATTTATAATATATAATTATAGTAAATGAATATTAATGATTTTGATAATTTCTCATCTTCTGCAAGAGAAGATATAATGAATAAACGAGCTTTTGCACGCAATCAGCCAAGTCAGCAATTACAACCATATTTAAACGCACGACCTGTTTTAACAAAATATTCTGTTATGCCAGTTGTTGATCCTAGGAAAGAGATTGCAACACCGTTAATTCAAAGAGCGACATATAATCCAGAACAAATATTCAATCCTGGTAACGCTTTTGGACCATGGTCTGGATTTGCGTCAAATGTAACACGTGAATCCGAATTAAGAAACCAATTATTTGCATTGCAAGACTGCAGTCAATCCGTTTATGTTCCGTCAAGTAATAGTAGTTTATATGATGTGAAATGGCAAAACACTGTGACACCCAATCAACCGTTTCCTGGTTTATTTGTTGAAGAACAATTTGGACCGGAAAACAAAAATATGCATCCAAACACAATCGGATTTGCTTTATTTAATAATGCTACAAGACAACAACTCAAAAATGTCAATACATGTTAAGACATGTCAAGACATGATAATCTGATAAATAATTTTTATATAATAAGTAAGTTTGTGTTTAAACAAAATAAATATTATATAAAAACAATATAAAGAAAAATGTCGGACGACTATGTTAACCAACTTACATTAAATTTTTTGATAAGTAAAACACAATTAGCAAAACTGAAAAAAAAAATATCACAAGATTCTAAAAGTGTTTTACACGAAGACAAAGAACGATTTAGAAAGGATATTGTTCAGTTATTTAACAAATTATTAGAAAATGAGGCGCCTTCTGATTTATTACAAGACGTAAGAGACAGTTTTGACCACTTTATTGACAAAAGCATTTATTATTTAAAGGTTCGTGAAGACAATAATAAAAATAATGAATATTATAACAAAAATGATAATTTTAAAGAAGATGGTGACGACGATGAAACAAGTTTTAAAGAAGACGTTGACGACGACGATGAAGATGACGATGTTGAAGAAGAAGCTTTTGAAGAAGATGTTGATGAAGATGAAACAATGATTATTGAAGATCACGAAGAATCAGACGATGAAACAAGTTTTAAAGAAGAAGAAGACAATGTAGTAAAGGTTCATAAAAAGGTTACAAAAACTACAATGGTTTCAAATGGTGTAGATGATATTCAAAAGCTGCCGTTAGATTGGTTTAATAATATTCGGCAAAATTATAAAAAGACCCAAATATTGTCTCGTAAAAAGGAATTAATAATACCTAATAATAATCTTGCGAATAATAATCTTGCTGAGCCAAAAAGAAAAATATAGGTTAAATATATGAGAATGAGAGTCGGTACAAAACGAAAACGACGAAGAGTTGGCGGAACCCATAAAAATAAAAGAGGTAAAATGATAAGGGATAAAATGAAAAAGGAATCCAACAAATTTAAAGCACTAAATTGTAGTCCTGAAAATCAAAATAAAAATAATCCAAAACACTTCACATGTTTTTCAGACGATGATTTGCATAAGCTGCGTAGTATGTGGAACGCAAGACATCCCGATTTAAAAATAAATTCCAATAATTCAAAGGAAATCTGGCAAATATTAAAAAACAATTATGCATCCGTATGCAATAAGGAGTCGTGTTGGATAAAACAAATAGCAAAAGGCACCAAAATGGAAAAAGAATTGATGGATTCGTTTGCACCTGTATCGCCAGAAGAATGGAAAAAAAATCCGACAGAGTGGTTATCCAGTGTGGATATTACGCAAGTAATGAGACAGTACGAGAAAGCATATCATTGTTTTGATTTTGTGGGGCCATCGCCAATAGATTATGATACCCAACAGCTATACGGCGAATGTGTGTGGGAGGAATTATGTCATTTTAATTTAGATGAACAAATTAAAAAAGGCAAGACCAAAATAGGTATTATTTTTAATACAGATCCGCATTATAAAAACGGCAGTCACTGGATTTCTCTATTTATTAATATTAAAAAAGGGCATATATTTTTCTTTGATAGCGCAGGTGATAAAATTCCAGACCAGGTCATGAAATTTGTGAATACTGTTACAGAACAGGGACGCTCACTAACACGTCGTATTAATTTCAAGTTTGACCAAAATTATCCAGTAGACCATCAACAAAACACATATTCATGTGGAGTTTATTCGCTATTTTTCATAGTTCATATGTTAGAAGATAAAGTAACGGGACATTATTTGAAAACGCACCGTTTTAAGGATAGTTATATTGAAAGTTTTAGAAACAAATATTTTAATCAGGAATTATAATATATAATACAAATAATAAGTAAAATAATGATATTAAAAAATCATTATGTATAATATTATTAATGAATAATATAAAAAATATTATTGCAGATTTTTCAAATAAACAGAATCTGTTGTTGCTATGGGAAGTATTATTAGATGAATTAGAGATAAAGGGTGATGCAAATAATAAGACAATAGTTTCAAATATACAAGCAGTATTTCACAGTAACATAGCTCCTTTTATAAACAAAATTAGTCCTGTTGCTGGATTAATGGAAACGAACAAGTTATTTTTGAAGCAAGTGTTAATCGCAGTGAATAGATTATTTCCTAATTTAAAGCAAGATCAGCAAATTAAACGCATAAATATTGGTGAAGAAGAAGTAAAAGAGGTAAATCAATTATATAAAGTAGAAGATATTCATTCAGCGAGACAATCCAATTTTGAAAAGCAAGTGCAGCAAAAGCGTGAGGAATTTGACAGTTTAGCTGCATTTAAAAAACCAAAGGAGTTAAATTTTTCGGAAAAATATGATGATAGTAAGATTACTGAAATGCAGTCGTTAATTGCAGAAACAATATCAAGACGAAACTTTGAAATAGAACAATATCATACAAACGCTAATTTAGATACAGCCGAAAATTGGCTACAACCCGCAAAAACATCTGTTAAAAGTGAAAAACAAAATGTAAATGGTTTGGATACTATAGATATACAGAGAAAATTAAAATATATTAATAACGATTCTCAAACATTAAATCAGAATACAAAAAAAGTGTCATGGAATGATGATGATGCAACTATTGAAAGTACTGTAAATAATATCTCATTAGTTATTGAAGATTCCGATAGTTCAGGTTCAACCTTCAATACCAACATTTTTAACAAATTAAAAAAAATAAATACTGTTGATCCTACAGTAGAAACAATGGATACAGTAGAATCTATGAAAGTAGAAGTAAATAAATTGTCTCAACAAATGGAACTACTCAACTCCAAATTTGACATTCTGTTAAATAAATTTTCACAATTAAAAATATTTGAAGATACTACTAATTAACATTACAAATATAAATTATTTCAAATAATAACCCTTAATATGTTTTGAAGCATAACATGATGAAGCATAGTGACCCTCTCTACCACAACGATAGCAGCAATTATGTTGACTATTATCACTATCATCGCTGTCATCGTTGTCATCACTATCATAAATAATTTGTTTTTTATTTTTTGAATTACAATATTTCTCGTGATAACTACATTTTTCTTCTTCTTCGAACTCTTTTTCACAATATTCACAACCCCATACCCATATTTCATCACATTCTTCATTGCTATCGGTTTCCCAACATTCATTTTCTTCACAATCTTTCGCAAAATGTCCACCTTTTCCACAAATAAAACATTTATTGTTTGTTCCATTACTCATTTGATTTAGTGTAGCTATGTTGGTTGCATTTAGTTTTATTTCACAAAAACTACCTCCACGAACATTATCCATTCCATATTTATCCATATATTTTCTGGTGTATTTATCTTCGTCATATTCATCACAATCTGGTAATAATTCTATTACTTTTATTGGTTTATATTTTTTAGTCCAAGCTGAACCATTTGAATTAAAATGACTATCTAACCGAAATTGCGGATTGTTTGTTTTTCCAATATAATATTTTCCTTTTTCTAATTGAAGTGTATATATATAAACCATTTCAAAGATATTATTTATAACATTATAAATAATATTTATATTATTTATCAAAATAATATAAATATTATACAATAATAATTTTATTATTATATGATTAGTTGTGTATATGGATGTCTACCAGGAAACTATAATTGGGATATAATTTTTAGAGGATGGGTTTTGGGAGAGGGTAGCGAACCTGAGTTAGAACTTAAAAGAGTTGGCGAAGCTTTGGACGGAACTTATAGATTAAATCCTAGTAATCCATATGTTCAGTGTTGGTCTGGTGATCCTGGTGATCCATATTGGCCTCAAAAGAGAGCAGAAATTATTGTAGAAACAAAATGTAGAATGGTAAAAGACGCACTTAGGTTCGGTGTATCAAGATGGATAGATAATGCAATTAAATATCTTAATACTAAAGATATTTCTAATGAGTATAAAGTTCAATTTCCTGAAATGTATAATTATTTGACAGACAATAATAGTATTCCTTATGAATCAATGAAACGTATACATTATGAAATAGTAGAGACTATTGAAAAATGTGAAGAAAGTAAAGAAGTCATAGAGAAAAAGAAAATTTTCGAGGATAATCAAAAAGAGCTAGCAAATAAATGGATAGAAAAATATAAAAAAATGGATTACGATTGTAATATTTTATTTTTAGAAATAGAAAAAAGACATATGAAATCAAGAGAATTGTATGAAGAATATTTTACTCTAAAAAAATTCAAACGAGATTATAATAAAAATAATAAATTATATGATATATTATATGATAATTTAGATATATTTTTAATAATAAATGCTAAACAAATTATGCGTATGCGTAACACAAGTGAATTAAGATTTTTAGAATATTTAACTAATGAAAAAGTAAGATATATAAACAATCTTATAAAAAAAATAAATCCAATATGTATTGGAGAGAAGATAAAATAGATTTTTAAAAAATGTAATTTATTTATATTATTTTGATAAATAATTTAATGGTGCTGTTTTAAATCTTCAATGGTATAAATCAATTTTATTATAAATAATTGGTATTATCTAAATAAACTCAATAGTAAATTCTTTAGCCCCTGTTTTAACAAGTCTGCCAAGTAAAATTGGTTCTAATCCAGGCGTTGTTGTGCTTTCATAATCATACACATATCTTTTATTTCGTAACATGTATGTTTTTACTTCAGTTTTACCATTTACTTCCCTGCCAAATCTAATTGGTTGACCTTCCCAGGTTTGCTCTGTTCGGTTAAGCTTAGCAACAACATCATTGACTTCTTGTGACACATTAGGTTTATATGAAAAGTCATGTACAGTCGGTTGATTAAATGATAAACATCTCAAGTTCTCCTTTGCATTGGAACGAATATGCGTTGCACAATCAACCGATGCTTCTTTTATCCCAACCAATAATTGTGATGTTAAATTTTCCTTGCGTTTAGAAATTTCAAACAAATTTTCATCCGTTGTTTGCGGGTTATATGGACTTTCACTACTTGTATCCTTTAGTTTTAATTCAATTGCTGAATCCGAGTCCAATTGTGCTTCTGTTAAAACCATTATATATACAAATACTTCCACTGTTCTATATTGTTCTTCAAGTCCTTGATGTGAACAAATACGACGAGCACGACCAATTACTTGCTCTACACGCACCGGATGCCAATATGGTTCCATAATATGAACATAACGGGTATTTCGCAAATTGATACCTTCGGAACCCGCAGATGTAATCATTAAAACACGTATTATTTCACCCATATTATTATTTGTGCTTTTAGCACGTAACTGAGCTGCAATATTGTTAGGAATATTATTCCAATCCCCGTTATAAATATTCCTGATAATTTCTCGCTCTTCTGAATCCTCTGTTCCAGTATACAGAGCATATGTTGGTTTACCTAATTCTTCTTCTGGCATATCTATTTGCCACGAATCCGCACCAGACCTGCTAATTTTAAATCTGACAAACCCATTTGTTTCCAAAGCCAAAGCAAAAATACCGATTCCTTCCATAGAACGAAATTGACTGTAAACCAAATGCAAACCAGGGTGTTCGTGAGATTGTATGTTTTCAATCATCGCTAAAAATTTAGGGCTATATGTCTGTAATGCATCCAAACTTAAATGCTGTTCTTTAGTTGTTTTTAATTCTGCAAATGCTGCATCTATTGCTTGTTTATATGCATCTCCGCCGATTGTTTCCAATATTTCATCGCCTTCTAATTCTGATTTATCCCTGAAATTAATATCTTCGTCTTTGTATTTATTGAAAGATATAAATTCTTGGTCTTGTTCTTCTGTATTTACCCACTGTTCAAATGGGTTTTCATCGGCAACAGGTGCTGATGCTGCCGCCGCTGCTTGAGGTGCTGATGCTTGAGCGTCTTCTTCTTCATCTTCATCCTTTGGAGATGGTGCACCACCTTTTAAATATGACGATACACTGTCATCTGATTCCGAATCCGACGATGAATCTAAATCTGATTCCGACGATGAATCTGTATCTGTATCCGATTCGGTTTCTATTTCTAAAACAATGCCTTTACCTTTACCCTTACCCTTATCCTTATCCTTTTTACCTGATTCCTTGAGTCTCTGCTTCTCTAATTCCTTCTCTTGCTTGAGTCTCTGTTTTTCTAATTCCTTTTCTTCTTTGGCTCTCAGCTTTTCTAATTCTTTCTCTTCTTTAGCTCTCTGTTTTTCCAACGCCTTTCGTTCGGCTTCCCTTTCCTTTGCGATTTTCTCTCTCTCTTTAATTTCGCCTTTGGATAATTTAACTGGTTCTCTTTGTTCTTGTTGCCCTTGTGGTAGGAGTTGGGCTTGCTGCTGTCCTTGTTTTTCTCTCTCTTCTTGTTTTAAAAGATATGTTTCAAAATCATATGTTATTGTTTTCAATGTAAATGAATCACTATATTCTTTTATTTGTCTCCTTAATTTTTGTAAATTTTCTGGATCATCTGAAAAGTTTTCGGGTAATGTAGAGATATATGCAGCGATATTTTCTTTTATCTGTGCTACATCCTTATTATATGCCAGTTTAAGTTTATCAAGCATTTGAAGTGCTCTTATTTGACTTGGTGACGGTCTTCCAATCTCCTTAGGCATTACAAAATTACAAAATAATCTTGAAAATATTTTATATGTTGATGTCGGTTGTATAAACATTCCATTTTCATCAACCTTAGCCTGTTTACCTGATTTAGCCTTTTCAAACTTACGTTCAGCATGTCGGGCGGATTCATAAATTTGAAACTGATAGTCACTCATTGGAACTCTAATAATGTGTTTGTCTGTTGCCTTATCGTAACGAGGCAATAGCTCTTCCTGTGCACTTTTAAAATATGAAGTTAATCCTATTATTCTACGTTTGAATTTTTCCAAATTTATTATTTCACCAGTTTCTTTGTCTATAAAATTATTTATAAAACTATTCATCGTGTCTGGTAACGCCGTATTCACCGTGAAAGAAATGGATTTCGGTATAACGTCAATATTATTGTGCTTAAGCACTTTTACAATCCTCCTTATAAACTCTTCGTCTGTAACGACACCATCTTCCGTGTGAATATAATTACCAGCTTCGTCAAGGTCGTGTTTATCATATCTTACACCCTTATACCCGGAAGCACTCGTTATCTTATTTTGGAAACCATATGGATTTCGTGTTACCGTTAACGTCATGGTACTTGGTTCATAATCTATGTAATCTAACGTCTTTTCAGCTTCAAAAAAACCCAAAACGGTTTCTTTAGATAATTTTACAGGCGCCCCTCTTGATGCTTCTTTTGATTTGTCTACAATGGGTATTTGCCATGTTTTGATGTAACCACGTAAAATGTTAAATAAAATTCCTATTTCATTAGGATAATTGATGATTGGGGTTCCAGTTAACAAAATAATGCGGCAATTTTCTGCTCTTAATAAAAATTCATATAATTGCATTGCTAATTGCGTATGTATCTCCATTTCAGCTCCTTTTGTTTTCTCACCGTAGCGATGCATTCTATTTAGTTTATTCACAATTCTACTGATTAAATTATGGGCTTCATCAATAATAACAACTGCATTATCAAATATATTTTTTTCGTAATTATTCGTTAATTCACGAAATTTATCACGGCGTAGCCCATTGTAATTAATAAATACATATTTATTTTGTATCATTTCATCCAGTTGATTATTTAACGATTTTTTGTCTGATGTGCTTAGTTCAGCATAGTTTGTCGGTTTAGATACATTTACCAACCAGGCGCCTCTATTGCGTTCAATATATGAAATCTTTAGTCCTAATACAGAAGACAATGAGTCAATTAATTCCCGATTTGACTCAATTGACACCCACTCCCAGTATTGGTTTTTTCTGTAAAGTAAGTCACCACATTTTTTGATTTCTTCAATATAATTGCGTCGCAATGATGCGGGTGTCATCACGATAATTTTTCTGTATGATTTTAAACCTTCTGCAATAGCAATGGAACTACATGTTTTACCTGATCCTAACCCATGATACAGCAATAACCCTCTATATGGTGTATACAAGTTAATGTAGTCACGAACTATTTTTTGATGCGTTAATAATCCGACCTTGCCTGTATCTTTGCCAATATCATCACATGAAATATTTTTAGTTTCGTCTTGCAAATCGTCTTTATAATCAGAGAAAAGTCCGTTTATAAAATTAACAAATAATTCCCGGTTATTCATGTAATAATCCGAAACCTTTAGGCGATATACTGGGGGAGGTGGCAACCGATTTCTTAAAGTCGTGTCGCCAATTTGAACCATTTTTCCCGACAATATTGTAACAACACCTTTCTCTGTTCTTGGTTTTGATCTTTTTTTCTCTGTTTCTGTTGTAGCCGCTGCCGCTGCTGCTGATCCAGGCTCTACTACGGTTGCTGCCGCTGCCGCTTCTAAATCTTGTTCTACTGCATCTTGTTCTTCAGCAGTAAGTTTTTGAGGATTTAAATCTCCTAATTTTGGACCACCTTCCGGTAAATTTTCTACAGGTATTTTTGATGCGTCCAAATCTTCTGCCAAAACTAACTTCTTTTGTTTCGGCTTAGGCTTTGCACTTTGCGTTTCTAATTCAGCAGGCGGCGGAGCTTTAGATACTTCAGTAACTTCTTTAGCTTCAGACTTTGGTGGCATTTTAGCAATAATACCAGTAAGCCTACTTTGTTTTAATCGCTCCAAAACATCTTTTGCTCTTTGCCCATCATCTTTTCGGTCAACCATTTTAAATTCTGATGCCTTTGGTTCTGATGCTGTCGCTGCTTCTACTTCTTTTGCCGCTGCTGGTGCATCCGATTTTTCTCCAGAAACAATAATATTAATTCCTGTATTTAATTTAGGAACCGGTTTATTTTTTAATTTTGATATTATAGCTAAAGGATTCATCAATTATACTTATATAAATTCAATATATAAATTTTTATTATTTTATGTATTGAATATTGTATTGTTTACTCTTCATTAAGTAAGTCATTACTTGAATCGGTGTTTAATTTTATAGCATTAATCGCCTTTTCACATGCCATTTGTTCTGCCTTTCTTTTAATTTTATGCTGTCCGTCTCCCATAAATAAAAATATCTTGCCACACTGCGCCACATATTCATGCACTGCAGCAAAAGAACTAAACTGTGAAATATGCTGTGCCTCAGAATGGTGCAAATTATATATATGTTGTCCTAAACATAAATATACCCCCATTTTATATCCCTCATCTGCATCATGCTCTATTTCAACATAATGCGGTGTCACCTTAAACTCCTTTTGGATTTTAACCTGTAAAATATTTTTATAATTATCATCATTTTGTATTAAGGCAACCCAGTCTATGTGTTTTTCAAATACAGATTCAATAAACTTTTGCGCCATTTGGAACCCGGGTCCCGTAACAAACATAGACTGAAACCATCCTTCATCATCGGTTACTACAATTTTATTAAAATCTAAAAATAAGGCACCAATAAACGACTCAAAAAGACAACCCAGTTTCTTTAAATTAGTCCGTATTTTTTTCTCCTCGGCATTACGTGACAAAATTAGCCATTTATGCAGACCCATTTCAAGCGCAATTTTACCAATAGCCTCATTTTTAACAATCGCAATCTTTTTCTCCGTCATAAACCCTTCATTCTCTTTAGGGAAACGACGATACAAATAATACTTTGTAACCAATTCTAAAACACCGTCGCCTAAAAATTCAAGACGTTCATTTGACTTTGTGCTTAATGGCATACAATTTACCGGTCTTTCCACTATTTTGATTTTTTGTTGCAGGTTCTCAAACTCGGGTCGCTTTAAATAGGAACGATGCACAAATGCCCTTCTGTAAAGCTCCATATTAAATACTTTAGGAGGGATTCCGTATTTTGTGAGAATAGATTGAACGTGATTCAATGTAATCTCAGTATTTAACTGATTATATGGATTGAAAATTAATCCCTCGTCTGTTTTAATTACGTCGTCGTCGGTATTCATATTGTTTGTATTGTTTTGTATAATATAATATAATATAAAGTATTTTTTAAGTCATTTTAGTATAGTTATTACACTATTTTTTGATTTGATTTATTGATTTAGCGAAAAAATAAAATATTTTTGTAGTATATAAAATGGTATACATGGGTGGTTCTAAAATGAGCAGAAATATTGCATCAATTGTCAACAGACCTACATGCGGTGGAGATAAAAAAGGCGGATTAGCGCCTCAAGTTGGTTACTTTATGTCATCTAATCCTAACTTGATTAGAGCTACAAATACTCTATTTGGGATTTTATGCATTCCTAATCGCACAGTTCAGACACAGGTTTATGGTGTTCGTGCTACACATACTGGACGCATGGGTTAAATATGTGTTCGTGATACTCACACTGGACACATGGCGTTAAATATATTATTCATGTTTTCTTTTTATATTCATTTTTTGGTATTTTTACTTTATAATATTATACAAATTATATATTTATAATATTATAGAAAATTGTTTTATTTAATTAATAAATATTTAACGTCTTTTGGTATTTGTTCGCTTTCTGCAAAAGTTTGCTCGTTTCGCAGAACGTCTGGTATTTTTGCAGCTCTTAATAGTTCTGCATTGTTTAGCAGACTTCTTTCTGCACATAGATCCTTTAACACGCTTACGGTAATATTGACGTTGAGACAAAGTTGTAGCAGCCATTTTATATATTATTGAAATATTATTTTTTATTTTTTAGTTATTTTATTTAATTTTAATTTAATGTATTTATTGCTAAAATAAATAAAATAAATAAACTAAACAAATTTAACAAACTATTATTTAAACACAATTATTGAATAAAAATTATTATTACTTATAAATGAATATTCAAATTGATGTAAGAGAGAATGATTTATTGAATAGTTGCAAAAATACTATTGCCATGGTTAATAATTTTAAAGAACTAAATATTGTTGTAAAACAATTACCTTTAGGAGACATTATTATTAGTGATGGTGATTCCGAGCTTGTCATTATTGAACGCAAAACCTTATCTGATTTAGCAGCCAGCATCAAGGATGGTCGGTACGAAGAACAATCATATCGCCTAAATGGCATTCAACATCACAATCACAATATTATTTATTTAATTGAGGGAGATTTCAACAAATTTAATACATTTAGAGAACGCATTGATAAGCAAACTTTATATTCTGCCATGGTTTCTATTCAATATTATAAAGGGTTTTCAGTTATGCGATCAAACTCTCTTGAAGAGACTGCTCTAATTGTCTGCAATATGGCACATAAATTAAATAAAGATAAAACTAAGCAACCTTTTTATTCTAATATACTAACGGCGAGTGTAAATAATCAAGAACCACCAGTAAAAAATGATACAGACACTCAACAAAATGCTGTAATTGAGACAAATGCTAATATAGCTATTACTTCTGATAAGGATTACTGTAGTGTAGTGAAAAAGGTAAAGAAGGATAATGTAACGCCCGAAAACATTGGCGAAATCATGTTGTGTCAAATTCCTGGAATCAGCTCTGCATCCGCTTTAGCTATTTTAGCCGAATACAAAACATTGCCGAATTTAATTAAACGCATTAATGAATCACCTGATTGCTTAAATAATATCTGCACGAAGGATGCAAATGGTAAATTTAGGAAGATTAGCAAAACATCTATTGCGACAATCGTTAAATATTTTACTTATACTAATTTGGAAACTAATTCTACAGTTGTTTCAGTCGCCACATTTTCTTAAAGTATAATATAACAACCAATGGATGACTTAATTGTGATTTTGATTGCCCTATTTGTCTCTATGTATATTGTATATTTTTTGGTAAATAAGTATGCTTCATCTCCATATTCAATTATTGAAGGCTTAGAAAACCGTGTTCCGGACGCAACTGGTAATGGCGAAGCCGCTTCTGCTGCAACATATGCTGCGACAATAAAAGCAAATTTTGTTAAAATGCAAGATGAATTATTAATTCCCAAATATAGAAAAGACTATGAGACAACCATTATAAATATGGATGATTACATTAGTATGCTAATGCTAAAACAGGTGCTAAATATTAATATTGAGTTAAAAGACAATGATATGACACCACTTACAGAAAGAAATATAAATAGGCTTAATATTTTAAAGAGCTCAAAAGATGCATTGAATGATGTTATGAAGTTTGTTGATAAACAACAATAATTCTAAATACTTATACTTTTATACTTTTATACTTTACACCTTTACACTTCTGGTTTTAGAGTGTCCGTAGCCATATTTTTGTCGTGATTTTTTCGCTAAACGGAATGCGGTCTTATTATGGTCGCACCCTTTATCCAATATATCGTAATCAACTGCAGCAGCTTTACCTGACGTGATTGAACTTGCTAACCTCGCTAATCCCCATGATTGTGCGGTTTGGTTCGGACGTGAACCGGATGAAAAATACGCACCTTCCCCTTTTTGCACTATTTGTCGTAATGCCGACAAAGTGCATCCTGTTTTTCGTGACAATTCATTGTTTGGTGTTATTTTGTTCATCTTGTATATTTTACGTGCGTTTTCTATGTGGTTAGATGTTTTGTTTTTATAAGATGAGACATGTTGTCTTGTATAATAAATCTTATTTTTATATAGCTTTCTGGATTTTAACAACATATTTACCTGTTTTTGTTTATCCTTTTTTGAGAGTTTGTTGGGTAAATATCTTAATGGAAATCTTCTTTTAGTTCTTGTTCCTCTTCTCGTTCTTGTTCCTCTCATTTACAATATATGCATAAATTATATTGTAAATACTATTTTTAGTGTATTCAGTGTATTCAGTGTATTCAGTGTATTTCAGTATTTTTATCAATTACCACTTGTTTGGTTATATTTTTTATTATTTTATCCAGATTTTTACTTTGTTCTTCCGATGATGAACCGCTCATTGTATTAAATATCATCTTCATATATCTGTCGCTATCACGTGAACTTGGGTCTTTATATTCGGGATACTTTTTTTGCCATTCAAAAATTTGTTGCATATTTTTACTGCTAACTGATTTTATTGCCTTTGATAAATGCAACTTATCAGGCTCTTCTTTAGTCCATTCGTTTTGGTTTTTAATATAAAGTGTTTCCCTTTTGGCGTCACTGCAATGTATCGGTCGCATCGTTACATCCAGCTTATTTAAGCCATTAATAAAAATTCTGGACACTCCTTCCGAATACCCGAGTCTCGCCGTTTCTTCTAAATCCTTTAATTGCACTTGAAGCGATTCCACAAAATCCACTAAATTTATGGCGTCTTTACATGTATCATTTAAGAAAAATTGGAGATTGAAATGATTGTTATTGTTTGTTGTGATGTGACTATTATTCGTATTATTAATTATGTTATTTGGCTGCACATTTTTCATTATCTCAAACATCATATTCTTAAACTCTGAATTTTCCTTGATAATCATTCTAATTAATTCTTTATCTGCTAAAACTTCTAATTTATTTTCATTGGTTTCAGTAGTTTCATTGGCTTCTTCCTTGGCTTCTTCCTCCTTTTTTAGCTTAGGACACTTTTTATTATGCCGCCATAATCCAGAAGCGTCTTTATATATTTTGTTACACACTTTGCAGCAAAAGTCGGAGCTTAAAAAAGCTTGAAAATCATTGCCGATTATTGATTTTTTGTGTTTAGCACTGGCGTAGTGGTTGGTGATGTTACTCTTCTTGCTTGTACTATAGTCACAATTTTCACAGCGAAATCTGTGGCTTAATTTTGGCTTAAAATTATTGCTTAACATTGCTTATATTAAGCAATGAGAAATTAAGCCGTCGGAAAGTCCTTAAAATATTTATTTTTTATCGTAACACTTTTTTTCACATTTTTTTCATTTTGAGAGCATTATGGTCACATTGTGTTTTTCGTAACCTTTTTTTGCAAAAGTATTTTAGGTTTTCAAAAATGGACATTTATAAATGTCCAAAATTGATTTCCCTTTTTACTTTTGGGAATTTTTTTCACCTTTTTTAAAAAAAGGGAACAAAAGATAGAAAAAAATAATAAATATCTAAAATAATTTCTTTTCATATATAAATAAATGCCTTCTGCGTATGATTTTGTTTCATTAAAAAAAGATACAGATGGTAAACATAAATGGGTTGCCACTATCCGCAATAAGGCGACCGGTAGAGAAAAGCGTGTAAGATTTGGAGCGGTTGGGTATCAAGATATGACGCAACATAAAGACGAGGATAGAAAAAAATTATATATTGCACGACATGCGAAAAATGAAAACTGGAATGATATTTCTACCAGCGGTGCATGGTCACGCTGGTTGTTGTGGAATAAGAAGACATTAACTACAAGTTTAGCAGATCTTAAGCGAAAATTCTTTTAGCTGTTGGTTTCATTTATAAATATGATACGTATTATGATGTGAGTTTATTTAATAATAAATATAAAATAGGTTATATTTATTATTTCTTATTTCTTTGTTTTATTTTGTATAGTAATTTTACATTTTCCTACTCTTTCTTCCTCTTCTACTCTTTCTTCCTCTTCTACTCTTTCGTCCTCTTCTACTCTTTCGTCCTCTTCTACTCTTTCGTCTTTTACCTCCTAATAGTCTTTCCATTTCACCTGGAATAACTTCTGAACTTTTTGAACCAAGTGTACCTGTACTTTTAAGTGTATCTTTAAATGTATAAAGGACATAACCACCTTTATTAAGATCTGAATTTTTGGTTAATACAGCTGGAGCTGAAGCAATACGTCGCATTGCTGGTTCTCTAAATTCTGGACCATATAGTCGTTCACTTTTAGTATCTTCAAACAAATCTGCTATTCCAGCTGCATTTAAGTTTTTATTCATGCGTTTAAAATAAATTTCAGAAGTAATTGAAATTTTATCATTAGGTGCATCTGGTGCATTTTGTAAAGCTTGTAAAGCTTGTTCAGCTTGTAAAGTTTGTAAAGCTTTTAAATTATTTTCTGAAACGACAAGATAATCACCGAATTTTATTCCCATCATCATACAAGTTGGTGTAGTTGGTTCGCTTGCCATTGGCGATGAATATCCTGAACCGAGACTCATTGCGCCCGCAGGGGCAAGTGGTGTCAGGGGAGGTCCAATGCTACAAAAACCATATTTTCTAATCATCTCTGATTTATCTTGTAATCTAATCGGTTCTATTTTCTCAGTAGGATCAAATATTTCGTTTATTAAAATTGTTAAATCTTCATCTCCTCCAGCAGATGATATCATCTCTGTCTTAAGATCGTCTTCGCTTTGTCCATCTTTTTGACTTCGTAAAATTGAAACTGAGATACTCATTATATAAATAATATATATAATATATAATTTTGTAATATATTAAATAACCTAAATATCTTTGATAATAATTCATAATAAAAAGTATACAACTCTTTAAATATTTGTTTCAATGTTTTCTAATATGCCTTTAGAAATTGACGCAATTACACAAGTTTGTAACTAATATATATTACTTGTCTATACATTCAATTATAATATAATTATTTTTTAAGGCTCACTCATATTGCGTTCATTTCCTCTGTAAAAGCCCGTATCAACCAACGACTGTGTGTATTCTTTTCCACCCCAATTTGGATCCATTGGGTTATCACTAAAAAGCATATGTTCGTTTGACATTTTTACTGCATCCGCCGGCGACATTTCTCCAGTATATAACGCCTTCGTATCCGTCGGCAGCTGACCATATGTCGTATCTTCTAAAGCTTGCATTCTGAGGGGCGGCGGAACAGGAACCATAGGAGGGAGACCCCCCTGCATTTCAGACACGCTGGGTCTCGCTTTGTAAACCCGGTTGCCCTGTGCATCATATGTGTTCTGCAAATATAGCACAGGGCAACGAATACCGGCACCACGCTGCCACTCTAAAAATTCCGTATACTCTTCTAAATTGTTAAACATGATTGGATTAACACCAGGTACTTCTGCAATATTAGAGTTATACAGATAATATTTGGCATCTTTTTGGATAAGAACATTAGGGCAGCGTAGTTCACCATTCATGGTAGTTAGTGATTCAAGCATTTTAGGATTATTGCTGTAATATAAATAAAAATATAATCCAGCTAAAAATATGAAAAATATGATTGCAAATTTTATGTTCATGATTTCACCATACATTTATATATACTACAGTAGAATAATATTTCTTATTTTTTTGGAATGAAAAATAATATATGGTTAATATATAATATAATAATGCTTTTGTTACATATAAATTCTGAAAAAGATGCGTATATGATAGACAAATTGATAAAACAAGGAAAACATATGTTTATTATTGTCTATATGGTTGGTTGTGGACCTTGTAATGCAACAAGACCGGAATGGCATAAAATGGGTGATGCGTTAAATAAACAATATAAAAGTGACCGTGATTTAGTGATTGCGGATGTAAATAAGGATTTTATGCATTTAATCAAACATGTTGGGAATATTGATGGGTTTCCTACGATGAAATATATTGCGAATAATGGAAATACAGTAGAAACATATGAAAATAGCAATATCAAAGTAAAAGATCGTGGAGTTGATTCGCTCATAAATTGGGTGGAATCCAAGGTATTAGATGGTCAAGTTATATCAGTTACACCGGCAAGCACACCGCAACACGTGTATAACAGACTAAAGAGTAAAAAGCATAGAAAAACACATGGCAAAAATAAAACTGGAAAAAATAAAACTGGAAAAAAGCATACTAACACTAATAAGAGACACAATAATACAAATAAAAAGCATAGAAAAAACAAAACCAGAAAAAATAGATGAAACTAAAATAAGTAATTAGAATAATATAAAAATAAGATTATATTATTTATACCAATAAAAATCAATAAACAATAAAATTGAATTAGAAATAAATCAATATTTAAAAGTAAATAAATTAAAAATGGAACAAACTTTCAAGTTATTTGAATTCAATATATACAACGATAAATCCATTGCCTTATCATCCAGTGACGATGATTCCAATGATCACGGGCAATACGCATATAAGACAGATAAGTCAAGGTTTGTGATACAAATGTTTGGTATTAACGAACAAGGCCAAAAGGCGTCAATAATAGTGGAAGATTATCAGCCATTCTTTTACTTAAAGGTTAGTAATAGATGGGGTCAAACAATGAAGAACCAGTTTTTGGAGCACATTCAGTCAAAGATTGGAAAATATTATAAAGATTCCATTACAGAATGTAAGCTAATAGAGAAAAAAAAGTTATATGGATTTGATGCCGGAAACCTGCATCGCTTCATAATGATAAAATTTGCAAACGTCCCTGTTTACAACAAGGTAAAAAATTTATGGTATCAAGATGCGATAAATGAAGATGGTGAAAAGGACCGAAGACTTTTAAAAAATGGGTATTTATTTAAGGATTGTTTTGTTGAACTATACGAAGCAAATATTCCACCGTTGCTTCGGTTCTTTCATATCAGAGAAGTAAGTCCATCCGGTTGGGTTGCATTGCCAAATAAAAAAACCATCATTATTGCTGAAAATGAAAAGACTACTTCATGTGATTTTGAATTTAAAATAAATTACAAAAATGTGATTCCGTTGAATGACAAGGAAACACGGGTTCCGTATAAAATATTGAGTTTTGATATTGAAGCCAGTAGCAGCCATGGTGACTTTCCGGTACCTATTAAATCGTACAAAAAGTTGGCAACAAATATTGTGGATTATTTCTCAAAAAATAATACCGATTTAAATATTGAGAGATGCAAAACAACATTGAGAGAAATAATCAGAACTGCATTTGGGTTTAGTTTGTCAAATCCAGTGCAAAACATTGACACTGTTTATCCAAAAGTTAAAATAGTGTCTGAAAAAGAACTACATGAGAGAACAGAAAACTGGTTGAAAACCCAAGTTAGGGAGCGTTCCGCAAATTCCGAAGAGCACTTAATAGAAAGTTTATTTGAAAATGCGAATAAGGCGTTTCAGGTTGTAACCGAAGCTGAACCTACAGGAGATGCTGACGAAGACGGAGACGGTGATAATAATTCCGATAACGGTGTTTTAGAAGAAGAACCAGAGAAATATTTCAAGATAGGAAGTGGGTTCAAAACAGAAGCTTATCAAAACAAACAATCAACAATTGTTGATATATTATGTGACAAAAAGTTTGAACGTGAAGGCAAAATAACAGAATTAATCTTGTCATTACGTAATAATTTTCCGGCACTTGAAGGAGACAAAGTGACGTTTATTGGTTCTACCTTTGTCTATTACGGCGAAAAAGAACCACATTTAAATCACTGCATTGTTTTGAATTCATGCGACAATTTGCATAGTTCTGTTCCAAATTCCGAGATTGAAACTTACTCAACAGAGAAAGATGTGTTACTTGCTTGGACACGCCTTGTTCAACGGGTAAATCCCGACATCATTATCGGTTACAATATATTTAGTTTTGATTATGAATTCATGTTCCGGCGTTCGCAAGAATTGGATTGTGTAGAAGACTTTTTGAAATTATCCAGAAATAATGACGAACTGTGTGCTACAGTAGATTATAAAACAGGCAAAACTGAAATAGATAAAAGCAGCATTACATTGGCGTCAGGAACATATGATTTATCCATTATCAAAATGAATGGTCGGCTTCAAGTGGATATGTTGAATTGGTTTCGTCGCACGGAAAACCTCACTTCATATAAACTGGATTATGTTGGTGGACACTTTATTGGAGATGTAGTGAAAAATATCCAGCATATTACGGATGAAACTGAAACGACTCGCATCAAAACATCAAATATGACTGGTTTACAGGTGGAAAGTTACATACACTTTGAGGAAATAAATCATTCCAGCGATTATTATAAAGATGGCGATAAATTTATCGTAACCAAAATAAATAAAGAGGAAGGATGGTTTGAAGTTGCAGGACACGAGAATCCGAAAGGTAAAATTGTGAAATGGGGTTTAGCGAAAGACGACGTGACTCCTAAAGATATTTTCCGAATGACAAACGAAGGGCCAGCGGCGAGAGCAGTCATTGCAAAATACTGTATTCAAGATTGCAACTTAGTGCAGCACTTATTTGCCAAAGTGGACGTGGTCACTGATTTAGTTGAAATGGCGAAATTATGTAGTGTTCCGATGAGTTTCTTAATATTCCGAGGCCAAGGGATAAAATTAACGAGTTATGTTGCTAAAAAATGTAGAGAAAAGGGTGTATTAATGCCGGTAATAAATAAGGGATCAAAAGATGATGGGTATGAAGGTGCGATTGTATTGGAGCCAAAGTGTGGTTTATATTTAGACAATCCTGTGCCTGTTGGCGACTTTGCGTCGCTATATCCGTCATCCATGTTATCGGAAAATTTATGTCCGAGCAGTAAAGTGTGGACCAAAATATATGATTTAAATGGCAAGTTAGTTGCTGAAACAGGAGTTAAGGATGAGACAATAGACGATAAGTCTGAAATCAGATATATATACGACAACCTTCCAGGATATGAGTATGTAGATATTACATTTGACACATTTAAGTATGTAAGAAAGAATCCAAAGGCCAGAGCAGAAAAGATAAAATCCGGACATAAAATTTGCAGATTTGCACAGCCGATTGTTAAAGATGGAGTAGAAGAGAAGGCAATTATGCCATCCATTTTGCAGGAGTTGCTGAAAGCAAGAAAGGATACAAGAAAGCAAATACCTTTAACTCCGGATGAATTTATGAAGAATGTATTAGACAAACGTCAGTTAGCTTATAAAGTAACTGCGAATTCATTGTATGGACAGTTGGGAGCGAAGACAAGCACATTTTATGAACCGGATATTGCAGCGTCCACGACGGCGACTGGGCGTTTACTCTTGACGTATGCAAAACGAGTAGTAGAGGAATGCTATGCGGATACAAATGTGGACACCAAATATGGACTGATAAATACAAAAGCTGAATATGTATATGGCGACAGTGTTGCAAATTACACACCATCCACCTTTAGGAAAGCTGGAGGGAAATATGGTAAAGATGAAATAAGTATTCTCACGATTGAACAATTAGCAGAAACATATGGAAACGATAATTGGATCAAATGTGTAGAACCAGGAAAACAAGAAAAAGAATTTTGTGAGTTAGAAGGTGTAGAAACTTGGACAGAAAAAGGATGGACTAAACTGTTTCGTGTAATTAGACATGAACTTGCATCACACAAAAAGATGTTTAGGGTTCTTACTCAAACAGGAGTAGTTGATGTAACAGATGATCATTCGCTTATAAGAGCGGACGGAACTGAAGTGACTCCTAATGATGTTCAAATTGGAACTGAACTGTTACATAATCCATTATCAGAGAAAGCAGATTCAAACTTATACACTGATGAAGATATTCTAAGAACAAGTCATTTTGATAATATGTTAGATGCAGCAATATATACCAACTATTTGAATCATCGTAATATTCCGTTTCAGCTTACAAGTGGTCCAGACTTAAGTATTATTGTAACACTATTTACAGAACTATATAAATATAATCCTAATTCTATAAAAAGTATGGATGAAATACCATACACCGGTTATGTATATGATTTAACAACAGAAAACCATCATTTTGCAGCAGGTGTTGGAAACCTAATTGTTCATAACACCGATTCTGTATTCTTCAAGTTCAATTTGTCAGACAAGGAAACCGGCGAGCAAATAGTCGGTCACAAAGCGTTAGAATTGTCTATTGAAATCGCTCAAGAAGCATGTCATAATGTTTCCAAGTTTTTGAAGCAACCGCATGATTTTGAATACGAAAAGACATTCCTGCCGTTTTGTTTATTATCAAAGAAAAGATATGTGGGAATTTTGTATGAGACTGACCCGAATAAAGGAAAGAGAAAAGAAATGGGAATTGTATTGAAACGACGAGACAATGCGCCGATAGTAAAGGACGTATATGGAGGCGTAATAGATATATTGATGAAAGACTGTGATATACAAAAGGCGATAAATTATGTATATAAGTGTTTACAAGAATTAGTAGACGGTTCAGTGCCAATAGAGAAGCTAATTATAACAAAATCACTGCGTTCATTTTACAAAAATCCGCAGCAAATAGCACATAAAGTATTAGCAGACCGAATTGCAGCAAGAGAACCAGGTAACAAACCAACTTCAGGCGACCGAATCCCCTTTGCATATATAGTTCAACCAAATAAAAAGGCGCTTCAAGGCGAGAAGATAGAGACACCTGCTTTCATAAAGGAGACCAATTTACAGCTGGATTATTCGTTTTACATTTCCAATCAAATAATGAAACCATTATTGCAGCTATTCGGATTAGTATTAGAAGAAATATGGATGACGCAAAAGCCGCCAAGACGTGCAAAGGTGTCAAACTTTAGAAAGGAAATAAATGATATAAGACATGAAATAACAGATTATAAAAAGTGTGAAGAAAAAATGGCAAAAATAAAAGATAAAGAGGTGAAATTATTAATCTTTGACAAATATTTAAGAGAAACGAATAATGCAAAGGAAGGCAACCAAAGTGTGGCGAAATTCTTTCCACCAAAAAAGTAATTGTATATCCAGAATCGTAATAAAACAACAAATTATTAATAAATATTTTTATTTAGTAATAATTTTTAAAAGGAAGATTTAGAAGAATTAAAATATTTGTAAATATTATTTTCTTTAGAAAGAAAACAGGGGTTTCTTTAGAATGTTGATGCCAGAGATTGTTGTGATTTTTTATTGGTAAAGTAGCCCATAAGGGTATTAATTTGCTTCTGCATTAGCTTGACTTGCTGAGCCAAATAATATTCATTTACATCCTCGTCCGCATCTGAGTCGGATTCAGATTCCAAATCATCAACTAAATCAGGAACATAACTTGATTCCGCTTCAGAATCCGAATCGTCAGGATTAGTCTGACTTAGGCTTTGCATGTTAATAACTTGATGCTCGTGGTCAAGACCATACGTCTGAAGGTATAGTTCATTAAAATCAGCCAACCCTTCTGCATGTAGCTTGCACATAATTGCATAATCAGTTCTACTATGCAGGGCTGCCATTTCAGGAACAGTTAGCTGCAACAAATCAAATTCTCGCTCCAAACGCAAACACTCGTTAATAGTCCATTTATAACCATTTCGCCAAGCAACAGCGTCAGTAGTAGTAGCATCAGTTTTAATAGTAGTCATTTTATTTATATAATATATAGTTGTGTTACCTTTATATCAGTTAAAAATATAATAAAAATTTTCAATATAAACCCAAATATAAACCCAAATATAAAATAAATTATATTGTATTATTTATATAATATGGGTAGTTGTATATTCGGAATAATGCAGTTATTATCTGAAATTTGACAGCAAAATTAAAAGTAGTTCAATATAGTTTATATTTATTTATCTTCTTCTTTGACTTTTTCTCCTCTTTTTACTTTTTCTTCCTTTTCTTCCTTTTCTTCTCTTACTTTTTTTACCTTGTCTGCCTCCACGAAGTCGTATCCTAGCTACTGATTGTTCATTTTCAAGATAATGTTGCATAATATAATTAAATACAATATTTCTAGATTCAGCAGGCTCTGCAAGATCTGCTGGGTTAGCACGATGAACTATTTCATGATGTTGATTAATTACTTCCGGAGGATCTTCTATAGCACGATTTTCTAAAAATAAATTCTGAAAAGCACGATCTAATTCACGATTAGTTAAATCTTCTAATCTTTGTTTGTAGTGTATTTCTTCCATATATTATATATATTATATATATAATTATTATTTTGTTATAGTTTTTATAATAAAATCAAATAATAAAATAAATTATATTGTATTATTTATATAATATGGGCGGTGGACTATTCGGAACTCCATTTTATTTGAATCCAAAGTGTCTTGTTTTTTCTGCAGCAATAATAACTGTTTATTTTTTACCAAAGCCGACAAGTAATATACATAAGGGAGTTATTGTATTTTTATTATCAGTAGCTGCATATATTAGCATGGCTTGGTATGATGTATTATATGACTGTAATGATAGATTGAAACCCACTTTATTAGGATGGATGTCAAAATGGCTCAAACCTAAGGAATATTCTGAACAATATGCTAAAATGCCGTTAAAACAACAAAAAACTGTACAAATATTTGATATTATGGTTTTGTCAATAGTTTTAATAGCAATTGTTTATCCATTTTTACAAAAAAAGTAGTCAAGTGTTACCGATGGCAAGTGTTAACGATGGTAAGGTCTAAAAGTGGTTTCATATGTTAATGTATTTTGAGATGCATCATATGTTAAACGCTCATCATCATCGTTATCATTATCATTTACATTAGTATTTGTATTGGTATTTGTATTTGTAGTAGTTGAACGTGGTGTTCTTGTGCCATTTATTCTTGCAGGATATAACAATAATGATTCAAACAAACTGGTTGTAATTGAATCTAATGCATCAGTGGTTGCTTGTCTTGCATTAGAGATTGTATTAGAACTTGTATTTTGTCTTGTATTAGTTCTAATATTTGGTCTTGCGTTAGCACTTGGGTTTGTTAAAGGTGGTTCAAATAAATCGGGACCACTCGCTTCCGCTGTTGCCAAACGTATATCATAACGACAAACAGGACACCGAACATTATTTTGAAACCACTCGTCAATTGAATTTAACGAAAAAACATGTCCACAATGATTTATTTGTCGGACATTATCATTTTCAGAAAAATTGTCTAATGAAATAGGGCATGCAGTAGAAGCAGGGTTTTCTATATCGGAATACCTAATTATTCTGGTTGCAGCAGATATTTGCGCTTCAGTTGGTCTAACTGTTACAGGTGTAGCCAAAAATGCAGCCAATAATGTATTAATATTATCTGAAATGTTTACAGGAGTAAATACTTCATCGTCAACATATGTTGTAGGACTTATAGGGCGGTCGTAATCGTAAAATATATACCTATTATTATTAGAATTACTACGTCTATTATTTGTATTATGTCTATTATTTGTATTAGAATAAGCAGCGTTAGCAGTTGGAGGATAAGCATGCGTAATAGGAGTAGGAGTTGTTCTTGGATAAGCTGTAGAAGCTGTAGATGCAGTAGTAGCATTAGTGGCAGTAGTGGCAGTAGTGGCAGATGCTGTAGCACTTTGAGCCGGCTCTACAGTAGAATTTATAGTAGTCATATTGTCTCTATTGTCTCTATTGGCTCTATTGTCTCTATTATTATTTACGATATTATTTACAATATTATTAATATTTGTTCTAATAGAATCTAATGTGGTATACAAGCGATTAATTTGCACATTAGTTTGATTATATTGAGACATATACATGTTAATTATATGTCTCTCTTCAGGTGTAATTGAAAGCCCAATTCTTGGATGGAATGAATTAGACATATATTTATTATATTATATAATAAATATGTTTAAATATATTGTTTTATAATAGTTATAAAAGAATACAAAATGAATATTGACAATAAAAAATATAGAAATAAAGGATTATCAGGTTTATCCAACTTAGGAAATACTTGTTTTTTAAATGCATGTATGCAAGTTTTGTCTCATACATACGAGTTAAATGACTTTTTAAATTTAGAAACATATAAAAAGCGTTTAAAAAACAAATACGAATCAGCAATGTTGATAGAATGGGATGATTTACGTAAACTTTTATGGAGTGAAAATTGCATTGTCTCTCCTGTAAAATTTGTAAGAACCGTGCAAAAATTAGCGCAAATAAAGGGTCAAGAGCTATTTACTGGTTATGAGCAGAATGATATGACTGAATTTTTAATATTTGTAATAGACTGTTTCCATGAATCATTATCAAGAGAAGTAAATATGAATATAGTAGGAACTGTGGTAAATGAAAGAGACAAAATAGCGATGGTTTGTTTTGAGCGTATTAAACAGATGTATTCAAATGACTATTCAGAAATTTGGAATATTTTTTACGGCATCCAAGTGTCTCATCTAACATCAATAGAGACAGAAAATATAATGAGTATGACTCCAGAGCCATATTTTATAATTAATTTGCCTATTCCGCCAAACATGAATCAGCCGAGTTTATTAGATTGTTTTGATTTATATGTAGAGCCTGAAATAATGGATGGAGACAATTGTGTTTTGAATGAATTAACGGGTCAAAAAGAGGCGGCTAAAAAGGCATTATCATTTTGGAGTTTCCCTACAGTATTAGTAATAGATATTAAGCGTTTCAATTCATCAAATAGGAAAAAACAAAATTTGGTTGATTTTCCCATAGATAATTTAAATTTGTCTAAATATGTAATTGGCTACAATAAGGAATCGTATGTGTATGATTTATATGGAGTATGTAATCACAGTGGTTCTGTTTTAGGAGGTCATTATACATCATTTGTAAAAAATGCAAACGGTAAATGGTATCATTGTGACGATACAAATATAACAGAAGTAACCAATCCGCAACAAATAGTAACCCCAAAAGCATACTGTTTTTTCTATAGAAAAAGAGTAGAAAAAGAGTAAATAATAATAAAACTAATAAAAGTAAAACTAATAAAAGTAAAAAAGAAGTAATAAAATAAATATTTGTTTTATATATAATATATGTCTGAAACAAATAACGAGTTAAATAGTGACTTTGGTTCGCAAATAAATGATATAATAACAAGTCCAATTATTACAACACTTTTAGCAATAGTAATAATAGCATATATAATAATTACTGTATTTTTAGGAGGTTCTTCAACATTGGGATCCAATGGAAACCCTTCAGGATCAGATTCAGTGATAAACACCATAATGTCATTTATATTTATAATATTTGTTATTTTATTAGTGTTAAATGCTTTGTATTATTTGTTTAGGGTAGATATATTTAAAACGCTTAAAAATTTTGTAAACGGAATATTTCACTTAGAGATAATTTCGGATATAAAGGATATAAATCGTTTAGTTAATAATCGTCCTATAGAAGAAAATTCACAATCCCGTGTAGCCGCAGTAAAAGCCCCTGTTCCTGAAATATTATTAACAAAACAAGTATTCAATGTTCCAAATAATACATATGTATATGATGATGCGAAAGCATTATGCAGCGCATATGGATCAAGATTAGCGACATATCAAGAAGTAGAATCTGCTTACAATGATGGTGCAGAGTGGTGTAACTATGGTTGGTCAGAAAAACAAATGGCACTGTTTCCAACACAGCAAAAAACATATAATAATTTGCAAAAAATAAAAGGTCATGAGAATGATTGTGGTCGCCCAGGTGTAAATGGTGGATTTATCGCAGATCCAAATTCTAAATTTGGAGTAAACTGTTATGGTTACAAACCGAGAATGACACCGGAAGAAGAGGAAATAATGGCAACAAGACCGATATATCCCAAAACAAGAAAGGATCTTGAGTTAGAAGAGCGTGTAAATTATTGGAAGAATAAGTTATCAGAAATTTTGGTGTCGCCATTTAATCATAACACGTGGAGCAGACTATAAATTCATAATAAATTTATAATAAATTCAAAATAAAAACATAAATCATAAATAATATTATTTTGGTTATAATAACATATGATGCCATTCTTGTTATAAAAACGGTGCCCCTATAAACTTTTCTGAAGAATTTATGACTAACTATGATGGCAATAAAATTTGCGTTATTATTATTATTATTATTTGTATTCAAAATAATATTAATTTGCATATCCTTATGACAAATAGGACACGATTGTGTACTATGAACCCAAGTAAACAAACATTTATTATGAAAACAACTATTACACTTGCAAGTAGGTATAAACGAGGTTAGTTGTTGCATTTTAGTAATTTCATCATATTGGTCAGACCCATCCCAACAAATGAGACATTGTTCTTCTTTTGTAAACACAATGTCGTCGTAAAAATTATAGGTAGGAAAATACATTTATAATGATTAAATATTATAAATGTATAAATTGGTATAAATTTATTTTCTTTTTTTTGTATATTTTTGTTTGTTATTTTGTTTATCTTGGTGTTTAACATGTTTCTTAGTTTTGGTATACTTTTTTGTAGTTTCATCAGGTTGAACTAATTTAAATAACTTATCATAAATATCATCAGACAGCATAGTATGGTGTGTGTCATAATGACCCTTTGGTTTGTCAGGTTTGGTATTATTAGTAGGATTCATTAAATATAATCCAGCAGGCACTGCAAAATTAGTAAACATCTCAGATACTTTTTGCACCTTATTAGTTCCCCCTGTTTTAGTCTGTTCAAGTGTGTTCATTGTTTGCATAGGAGAAATACCATTTTTAAGTAAAGCAGAATTTAAGCTATATCCGCCGCTAATAATTTGTCCATCTTGTTTATAAAAAATTAAATCATTGTGGTTTAATATTGACATATATACTATTTTAATATAAATTAATTATTATAAATTCGTTTTATTTCCGAAACGTATTTGACTTCACGTTTATTTTTGACATAATCCAAAATTTTCGTAACTTGTTCTTCATTTTTAATAATGTCTCGTAAACATGATTCTAAATACTTGAAAGTTAAAGGCTGCGTGTCTTTAACCTTGACAAATTTAATACGTCCATCACTGATTTGAATGGTTGCATTAGACAAATTTGAATTTTCTACATGGGTTGTAATAGTATCATTTAATTCATTTTTTTGTTCTCGTAATTCTCGCATTTGTTCGCTCAATGTTTTCATTTGTGTATCAATGGAGACCCACTTCTGTATGTGATGTTCAAGGCTCATAATTTATACTATAGAATTATAAAAAAATATTGCTTAAATACTGATAAATTATATAATGCAAATAAAATAATTATCCAAAAATTAAATAATATATATTATGTAAATTATAACTTAAAGACAAATACTTATAATTTAATGTCTGCGACGAAACGTTTTATTACGGCGGGCGCCGTGGTTGCGACGTGTGCCAACTGATTGCTGTAACCCTAATAACGTCAAAGGCACAATGGCTTGCTCTAATACCGCACCCCAGTATCCACCCTTTTTATTACGTTTGCAACCACGTCTCTTACCACCAGTTTGAGTAGGAGCAACAGGAGCAGCAGGATGAGCAGGCGTAATAACATTACTTGTATTTGTGCTACCCATGACTCTTGTAAATTGGCTCCATGCATCACCAACGTTATTTAATTGAAACCCCCAAGCACTATCAGGGTATGCGCCTTGGTTGCCTCCCTTCTGGCTCTTTGATTTGGACTTTGATTGCCCTTTTTGACTGGATCTAAAAGAACTACGAGTACGAGGCATTATATATAATTATGGGAAAAAAAATAAACCACTAAACAATAGTATTAACCAATGATTTATTATTACGCAATAATGTTATTAAAATACCTAAGATTGCTAAAATTAAAATAAATATCAGAAATACTAATAAAATAATAAAATAAATATACGGATATATTTCGTATAATATTAAATCAGTTACAGGCGAAAATATTTTCTTTACTTCATTTCTTACGTCTTCTGTTTGCAATATGTCTAAACATTGTTTCATCAAAGAATTTTTCATAGGTATAAAACTATATAATAAAATTATATGTCATTTTTTGCGTATCTTAAATAATATACTGTTTTAATACGAATTTATAACTTAGATTATATTTTATTTAGATGATAATCTTATTTTATTTAGGAGTGATTCTGTAGTTGCGTGTTATTATTATTTTATTTTTCTAACATTTGAATAAATGATGGACGATATTATTGAACCAACTATGGAATACAATTTTTCTGATATATATTTAGGGCCTCCATCCACCGTTCCAGGAGGTTCATATTTTACACGTATTATGTACAAAAATAATAAACCATTATATGTGCAAACACCCAAGTGTTTTACAAAACAGGGGTTTGTAAAAAATGGCAAAAAAATATATGCGGATTTAATGTTTGATAATAATGACACCGTTTTTATTAACTGGATTGAAAATTTGGAGTCTAAATGTCAAGACCTAATTTTTGTTAAAGGCGAATCATGGTTTCAAACTAAATTAGAAAAGAATGATATTGAGACTGCATTTACATCTCCTTTTAAAATTTATAAATCTGGTAAGTTTTATTTACTTAGAGTAAATGTTAAACCAAATATAAAAATGTATGGAGAAACAGATAACGTCATGAGTTTAGATGATGTTTTAAATGATAAACCATTAATTTCTATTATTGAGATACAGGGTATCAAATTTACATCAAGAAGCTTTCAATTAGAGATTGAACTTAAGCAATCTATGGTTGTTAGTCCAGATCCATTTTTAGATTCATGTTTTATTAAACGGAAACATGTAGCAGAAAAACCTGTGCCAAGTTTAGAGAAAATAAATGAACCTGCTGTTTTAGAAACATCAGTTTTAACTACTGTAGATAAACCTATTGATTTAAATATGGTTACAAGTGCAAATACAAATACAAATGCAAGTGTAAATACCAAGACTAATACAAATACAAATGCTACTGCGATTACAAATGTAGCATTTGAACTGGAAGAGTTTACAGACTTTACATTTGACGACGAGGACGAAATAGCAAAACATGAAGAAAAAGAAACTCAAGAAAAAGAAAAAGAAAATATTACTTTAGAAATAGAAGACTTAAATCCTCCAATTACATCAAATCAAGAAAAAGATGACCCAAACATATTAAAAGAATTAGATTTGTCTGATAGTTTAGAGAATTTAGAAAGTATTACATTGAAAAAACCGAATCAAGTATATTATGAAATTTATCAAAAGGCCAGAGAGAAAGCTAAAAAGGCAAAACAAGAAGCTATTTTAGCCTATTTGGAAGTTAAAAATATAAAAAAAACATACATGTTGGATGATATTAATGAAAGTGACGATGAATTAAGTATTGATGATTTGTCTGAAACTTTTTAATACAAAATACAAAATATGAATGAATAAAAAACAATGTTTATGAAATGTTTAGTAATATATAAACTTTAGAACAAATATCATTTTTGCAAATTATAACTATTAATTAATTGTTAAGTAACAAAACAATTAATTAATAATTTGAAAAATATTTTATCGCTAATTTTATATAATGAGTGACTTTATTTCAAAAATCTTGGCAGTCTTCCCAAAGGAGGTTAAAGATAATTGGATACTAATTGTATTAGTGATTATTGGAGGATTATACTTATTCAATTATTTTAAAACAAAGGGGTCATACGGTAACGAAATGATGCATACAAATAACGAACAAGCTTACCAAAAGAAGTCCGGAAAGGGTCCTCTTCCCGCTGAAGATATTGATGCTAAGGGCAATGAAAGATATTCTGATGTAGCAGGCGGACAATCTGGTGTTCAAGGCATGCCTGCGTCTTGCGACAAACCTGCTATGCAAGACCCTTCAGAGCTTTTACCCAAGGATACAAACAGCCAATGGGCTCAATTAAACCCTGCTGGCCAAGGTGATCTTGATAATATTAACTTTCTCAAAGCCGGTTACCATATTGGCATTGATACTATCGGACAATCGTTGCGAAATGCCAACTTGCAGATTCGCTCAGAGCCTCCTAACCCACAGGTAAATGTAGGACCTTGGAATACATCCACTATTACACCTGATTTCCTTAGACCAACTCTTGAATTAGGTCAGGGGTCTCAATAAACAACAAAAAAATATAAACAGCAAAAATATACCAGAACATTTATAATAAATGCAAATAATAAATAAATTATAAATAAAATAACCCTAATATTTTATTTATTTGATAATTAACTAATAAATAATAACTAACTAATAACTAATAAATAATTAATAATAAAACTAATAAAACAAAAAGTGTAAATATAATGGATGTAAAAAATTTGCGGTAGAAATAGTATTTACATATATTAGACAAATAGCTAATTATGTTTGATAAAAGTGATATTTTTTTTTACATTATTTTAGCAGTAATTTTATTTTTTTGTTTAAAGGTATATAGAGAATCTGAAGCATATAATTTAAAGTGTATTATATCTGGGGTTGATGGAGAGAAATATTGCGTGAGAGAACGAGCCAAATTAGAAATGGCAGCCGATTTGTTGGCAAATGTAACGCATAAGTGCAAGGAATTGGTTGCATATGTAGCAAAAAAACATCCAGATAACGAAGACGTACAACGTTTAGTGCAAAAATTCAATCCCAACAAAATATCTGAAACGCTTCCGACGAGTGAGTATACAGCATATAGTGAAAATAAAGGAGAGAAATTAGCATTTTGTCTTAATACATCAAAAAAACAAGACGCACAGCTAATAGATTTAAATACACTAACATTTGTTGCTATTCATGAGCTATCACATATCATGACAAAATCCGAAGGTCATAAACAAATTTTCTGGCAAAACTTTAAGTTTTTATTGACTGAGGCAAAAGAGGCGAACATTTATTCACCAATTGACTATAAAAAAGAACCAAAACCATACTGTGGAATGAATATTACAGATAATCCATATTATGATTTGGCTTAATTTACCTTATAATTTTTTTGGTTTGTTTTGTTTATTGTTTAACAAATAAATTACATAAAATAATAACATAATTATAATATATATGTCATTATTTCCAATAATTAAAGTAAATATTATAGGGGGAAGAGACAAAACAGATAAAATAATAGTATTTTACGGAACTAATTTAGATACAGGCGGTGCCGCTGCAACAATGGATATAGCAGACATAAATAATTTATTTCAGAGGAATCCAAATCATAAAATGTTTGTTGATATATTTGATAAGACTGAATTAGACAATATACAAAAAAGTAGAATTACCGTTGTTTTTGTGGAACAACAGATACACATTGATGATAGTATTGGCGTCATAAAACTGAAAATATTTGAAGCCATGCAACAATTAATGTCTATGGATGAGTTATACTTATTTTGTTTGAAAAAGGAAAGATTAAATCCTATTACAGTGTATCAAAATTTGACGCAAAACGATAAGTTGCCGCTAACAAAGGTCAGATTAAATCAAATGCTTTTAAATATGTATGATACAGATGGTGAGTTAATTGATTTTGGATTGCCTGAAAAACCTAAATATGGGTTTGATGATATATTAAAGTTGGATTTATTAGATCGAGAGTATCTTGTCGCTAATATTTTAGGTCAAAAATTTGTATTCAATAGCGAATATCCATTTATCGCCAATCCATTTTTAGTTACCGAATATGATGCTTTGTTAGAACATTCCAGAAAGGAAATGACATCATTAAATAATAATTTATTATTAGAGACAGGGCCTTTTTTTAAAAATACGATATATGTTTGCTTAGCGCAGAATTTATTTGAACTATCGGAAACAACTGATATTTCAATTGAATATACTGCTAAAATATACTATCCATTTTTGTATAAAGAAAATATTAATACCCTTGAGAAATTAGAAGATAAACGTAATACATTAATTGCAGCAACGGTTGCCAAATTATCTGAACGAAATAATAAAAATGTGGATTTATTTTATGATATTTTTCGCTACAAAAAAGAGACAAATAAGTTTTCAGAGAAGGCGAATAATGCGGGAATTACTTTTATTAAAATAACTATGTATCCTGATTTTAAAATTAAAATACCAATTGATGTCATATTTAAACTATTACATGCCACAAAGGTCTCTCCTCTAATTAAATTTAATCCTGAAACACGTCAAGAAAATATTTACAGACTATATACAGAACAAATTGCAGTTGATGGACGCAAAATACCATATTTACACAAAGCTCTTATTTTAAAATTAGTTAGAACTATCGGTAAAAGCAAATCTGTCTCTGTTTATACAAATATTGTATATAATGGTGTCACATATAATATGGTTTGTGAATTTGCCGACAATGGGACAATAACTGTATATCCATTGGATGACCGTTTTGATGTCCCTGTTCTAATGCAAAATAATGATTCCAATCCGTTTAAAAATATTGATGAAATTATCAGTTTATCGGTTAATCCATTAATTCAACAAATTAAACCATTTTTTGAGCAAAGTGGATTAGAGCTTGCATTATTTAATTCTATTCAATCCACGAATGTTGAAATAAGAGATTTGCAATATCAAACTGTGTATTCAATTACAACCCCTATAAATATTTCAAAGTATATTGGTTGTGTATCCAGTATTTTTACAATAGAATCCGATGATTTTAAAGGGAGTCGTAAAAAAGGAAAAGGTATTGAAATGCGTTTAAAACGTGTGTCTAATTTTAATAAAAGAGACAGTCAAGAAGCATTCATTATTGAAAAGATTGACCAAGGATTTAAATTTGACGAAATCGTTGCTAATTTGATGCAAAATTATGATGGAGTTGATGAAGATACTGCTTCTGAATTAATAGCTAAAATACGTTCCGAGCTTGATCTTAGTCGTGGTGTAAATAGACGTCGTGACCTCATGATTAAAATAAATCCGGGATTTAAAACTACGGTGGTATTAAATCCTATTAGTAGTGAAATAACAATAACGGTTAGTGGTATTAATGATATTTATTATCTAAATACAATTCCTATATACATTGATACGTTTGTTAGAATTACACAAGATTCTAAAAGCACGGAGGTTCCTGCATCACAAATTAAAAAAATGTGTTCCGAACAAGAAATTGCTGATATTGTATTTGAAGATATTGTTGCCCAATCGGAAAGAAGTGTGGATGAAATAAATGTTCCTAATTTTGATAATGAATTTCCGGTTTATCCCGAAAAGAGAGTTGCGTATAATGAAATGGAAACTGGAGAAAACATGGATGATTTATTGGATATTTTAGGTTTTGATGAGGAGGATGAGGGTGCTGAAGCAGCTGCAAATAAGGGTGGTCAAAAGAACCCTGTTAAAACACCAGTTAAAAAAACTGTTGTAAAACCTGTTGTTGATTTAAGTGATTTATCCAGTTTAAGTGAAGCTGAATTATCTGAAACAAGTTCATCCAGTTTAAGTGAAGCAAAATTATCTGCAACAAGTTCATCCAGTTTGAGTGAAGCTGAATTATCTGCAACCAGTTCGTCGTCTAAAGAATCGCCAGTAGAACCGCCTTTAAGCGTAGCAGAATCTACAGTACAACCACAAGCTGCTGCAGTAGAATCAGAAGTAGAATCAGGATCTACAGTAGAATCAGAAGTAGAACCAGCAGCAACAATGAAACCACCTTTAAGCGTAGCAGAAGCCGCAGTAGAATCAGAAGTAGAACCAGCTGCCGCAGTAGAACCAGCAGCAGCTACAATGAAACCACCTTTAAGCGTAGCAGAAGCCGCAGTAGAACCAGCAGCAGCAACAATGAAACCACCTTTAAGCGTAGCAGAAGCCGCAGTAGAACCAGAAGTAGAACCAGCAGCAGCAACAATGAAACCACCTTTAAGCGTAGCAGAAGCCGCAGTAGCAGCTACAATGAAACCACCAGCAGCATCAATAATGAAACCACAGGAACCAGCTGCAGCAACAATGAAACCACAGGAACCGGCAGCAGCTGCACCAGTAGCATCTACAGTAGAACCACCAGTAACAGACGAAAGAATACTTATAAAACCAAAAAAGGTTACCAAGACAAATGTTAGTAAAAAAGACATTGATAAAAAAGACATTGATATAAAAGAGCAAAAACTGCAAAATATGGGATTAGAATTAGAAAATACAGTGCGTAACATTACCGGTATGAAATTAAAATATCCCAATCCATTTTCTGCCCGATTAGAAAATAGAGCACCACAATTATTTGTAAGAGCTAAAAATGAAAAAATTGATGTATACACAAGAATGTGTCCATTTAGTTTAAACGATAGGAGGCAACCGGTTGTTTTAACAAAGGATGAAAAAGATGCCATGGTTGCAGAACATCCTGATGATGTAAATGAAGAAGCGGATTTCATTGAATACAGCACAGATGCGACAGATTCTTCAAAGAAATTTTATTACACATGTCCTCGTTACTGGTGTTTATTAACTGATAAAATGGTAACTGAAAAAGAAATATTGGAAGGCAAATGTGGGCCAAGAGTTGATAAAGTAGAAGACGCAATTATTCCTAATTCAGCAGATGAAGTTCCAAAAGATAGATATGTATATCAATTTTACGATGATAAGGAGACAAAATATCCAGGGTTCCATAAAAAACAAACGCCATCGGGTTTATGTATACCATGTTGCTACAGTAAATGGTCTACAACAGAAATGAAAAGTCGCAGAGATATATGTCAAGGCAAAAAAACAGATGATGCTGAACCAACTGGTAAAGAGTTAGGCGAACCGGAAAAAGAATTAAAACGTGATGTTCAAGAAATAGAAAATTATGTAAAAGGGCCAGAAAAATATGGACCGCAGTTAGGTGAACATCGTTGGGGATTTTTACCAATTATAGTGCAAAAGTTTCTACATGAGGTAAATGAAGATTGTCAGATAAGTAAAACAAACACAAATTTGAAACCAAATCATATGTGTTTATTAAGACACGGGGTTGAAACAAATGCACATCAATCATTTATAGCATGTATAGCAAGTGCCATATTTTACGGACAATTTGATAAAAAAACAAAAAAGCCATTAATAAACAATTTTATTCCGACTGCAAAAAATGATGTGCCTTCAATCAAAGAAATGAAAGAATTAATCATAAACGCAATAAATATAGACAGATTTATTAAATATCAAAATGGCGATTTAATAACCAGTTTTGCAGCTCCTGAATTAATTGTAGATATACAGAAGCCTGAATATAAAAAATCACAATTATATAAAAAAATACATAAGGAAAAGAAATCAAGGAATAAAGATAAAGTGACAAGAGAAGAACATGATAATGATGATGATGATTTAGAGGAAGAGGAAAGAAGTGATTACGAAAGACAAATTGCATTTTTCACAAAAGTAGTGCAATCATACGAAAATTTTATATTGTTTTTAAGAGACAAATCAATCCAAATTGATTACACATATTTATGGGATATAATTTGTATGCCTAATCCTGGATTATTTGAGACAGGACTCAATCTTATTATTTTAGAAATTCCGGAAGATGATATTACAAATAATATTGAATTAGTTTGTCCCACAAATCATTATTCGTTAAACACATATAATGCAAGAAGACGTAGTTTATTTTTAATAAAGAGAGAAGAGTATTTTGAACCGATATATGGATATTTAAATGATGAAATAGATAATCGTGTGTTAATAACAAAAACATTCAGTGAATTTGACAGAAATTTATCCAAGGCATTAAAGTCGGTATTCATAAAAATTATTAAGCCAACTTTGGGGGAGCGATGTCGTGCGCTTTTAAGTAGACCCCGAGAATATAGATTTAAGCATCCCATGTTATTAGATGAATTAATACATAAATTAATACATAAAAAATATACAATTATTGAACAAATACTTAATTTCCAAGGAAAAGTAATAGGATTGATTGCGCAAAATAGAAAAAAAGTAACCGGATTCATACCGTGTTTTCCATCTGCCCTAACTTCATTAAAACCGGTTAAAGGCGAGTGTGATGCTGGAATTGAAGGTGAAGAAGCAGCGGCAGCAGCACCGGCAGCGGCATGTGAATATAAATTTTCATATGTATCAGATGAGATTTGGAAATCATATGAAGAGACAATTGATTTTTTAAAGGAATATTATGATTATGAAGAGATGAATGATGCAGAAGTAGATAATAGTCAATGTTCTGACGAAAAACGGTTCTGTAGAGTCGTAAAAGATGAACAAATAATTGGGTTTTTGACAAATACAAATCAATTTATAAGAATATGGGAGCCAGTTCCTGTTTCATCGGTTCATGACAATATTAAAACGATTACAAGCAATGATATGATGGTTGCTGATATGGAAACGCTAACAACAAAAAACATAGATTCAAAACGAGTGGATTATATCAAAAGAATACAATTAGAGACAAATTTCTATAATGTGTTTAGAAATACGATACGTATTTTATTTAATGATTTTTCAAATAGTGACAAGAGAAAAGCAATCCAAGATGAATGTAGTCAGAGATATGTCTTATATAAACATCAATTAAATAAAGTGGTTGAAATGTTGTATGAATTAGTGGATAATAATATAATCTTTTCTACGAAAGGCCAAGGATTTAATTACAAGACAATTAATGAAAATGAAATACATACTTGCATGACAAAAGTAAAAGATAAATGCAATGAATCAAGTGGAGTTTGTCGGATTACCGATTCAAAATGTACTTTAATTTTGCCCAAAAACAATTTACTCACAAATTCTGATAATGAAAAATATTACTACGAGAGAATGGCAGATGAGTTAATAAGATATAATCGCATTAAATCATTTATTTTCAAACCACAAGCGTATTTATCATTTGGACAAATTAAATATAATTTACGTGATGATGAGATAATTATATTACAGGATTTATTGAATGCTGATTTTTTCAAAAACTTAGACCCAGCGATTATAAATCGGTTTGCTAAAAATCAGACATATGATACAGCTGCGCCAATCGTTTCACAAATGTATAATAATGAAATAGAATTAAATAAAGATATAACACACGAGCATGAGAGAACTTGTTTTCCAACTAAAACTGCAAATATATCATCTACATTATGGAGAAATTGTTTTCCTTCAAATTATTCAGAAATGGATTATACAGGAAATAATTATTGCACATTTTATTTGATTATAGATATTATAGAGAAGTATACTGGTAAAACGTATACATTAGAAGAAATAAAGTATGAATTAATAGATGAATATATGAGATTATGTGAAAATTATAAAAATAATAGTAAATTATTAAAAATTGTAAATATTTTAACCGAGGAGGGTCAAATTGATGCACATCAAATACAAGAAGGATCACTTAATTTTAAACAGATGATTTTAAATGATGGTTATTACCTTGTAAACCTTGATTTGTGGATATTATTGTCTAAATTTGAGATTCCCAGTATATTTATTTCAAGTAAAGAAATACCGGAAACACGTTATAATAAACATGAATTTGCGTGTTATACAATAAGTGATGTTAAAGAATATGTATTTATAGTTGTGCCAGCATTATATAAACGAGCAGATTTAAAAATACCCGAATATAAATTAATAGTAAATGAAGATAAACAGTTTGTTATTAGTTTAGATTCATTAAAAACAAGTAAAGGTAAAGTTGTTATAAATTGTTTGTCTGATATAACACAAGCAATAACAAATTATTATTCTATTGATGACTATTTAGAGAGCATATATGAAAAAGATGTAACCACAAAATATAATCCAAGAAAAAAAGACAAACGGAGACTGAAATTTATTTTAGAAGATGCAGATGCAGAAGCGGCAGTAGAACCAGAAGCGGCAGCGGCAGTAGAACCACCAGGTCCAGCTCCAGCGGTACAGCCTGCACCAATCACTATGCCAGGCGAAACAAAGATTGTAAAAATTAAAAAAATAAAACCCAAACTTGTTTTACAACAAGATAAGCCAGATTTACAAGAAGATAAACCAGATTTACCAGCTATACAAGATGCACAAGAATCAAGTGTTCCCGCTGCAGAAATATTTCGGCTTGAAGATATAGTTAATCCTAATCCTAATCCTAATGTAAACGCAGCTGATGTAAAAGAAGAAAAAACAAGGAAACAACGTGCAAAAAAACTACAAGTTACACCCCATGGTAAAACAAAAAAGAAATTAAATATAATAGATACAAAAGAATAATTTTAACTTATAGAATCATTTTCATCACTTGTATCGTCATTGGTATCATCTCCATGATCATCATTATTATTATTATTATTAATCAAATTATAATCCACATGTAAATATAAATTATTGAAATGACTATTTTCATTAACACAAATATTATAAAAACTCAGATGTTTAGTATTAAATGAATATGTTAATTTATATTTATTTGGAGATGTAAAATGTGATTTTGTATTATAACTAACAACATGAGTAATTTTGCGACCAAATAATTTATTATAATCATAAAATTTTTTAAGTTTTAATGATAAATTTTGTTTGTATATATATTTTTTTTCGTTATGAAAATCATAATGAATTGTAAAATAATAAAATAAAAATGGTCTAAAAATATTTACTAAAATATCCTTGGGAAACTCAGGATGAATAATTAATTGTTTTGTATAAAAATTTTCATTAATCATTGTTATTGTTGCTTTATGTAATATTGATACTGGAGAATTACTAACATATTTTTTTATAGCAATTTGTCTCAACATGGCTTCATTATCATCGCAAAATGTATCAATATCAAATTCTACTAAAAAAAATAGATGAAATAATATAGACATCAGTCTGGCATTTTTTTTGAGTGCAAAATATATATTATATAAGGTTGATGTATTAAACGGTTCATTATTATAAGGATTTTTTGGTATCATTGGCTCTGCGAAAAAAATTGGGGCATTACATATTGCGGTTTCAATAATATGTATCAAATCATTAATACTAAATAAATAAATAGATTTTGATTGTAATAGCGTAAATGTATTTGAGTCATTTCGGGTTAATGGATTCAATGTTAAATCATTTGACACTACTATCTTATATTTTTTGTATTTGTAGTTGTTTGCAAATTTAGCCAATGCATAATATATTTTCTGGGTTTTACAAAAAGTATCAAGTATTTTCTCTTTAAGTTCATTTGAAATAAATATATTATCCAATAACTTTTTTAAAGCGTTTAATTTAATTTGTGAAACCAAACTATATTTATTTTCAATTATGTTATCATTTGCATTGTTTTTATGTTTAACCTTAAGTCTATTAATATTTGTCATTAAATAATTCATTTCATCAATTAAAATATAAATATAAGGAGAAACGTCTTTGTATTCTGGGTCATACTTGTGTATTCTGGATTCCAAATTAAATTCTTTAGTAGGAAGAGTTATATTTTTTATCTTTATGCATTTTTGTAATATATTAAAAAAAATATTCATGAATTATTATCATGTTTAAGTTTTAATATATTATTTTAATTATAATTAATTTATTATTCAAGTTATTATTTCATTTATTATTTTACTTATTATTTATAACATTGAAATATTTAAAACGGCTTATATTCATCATCCATGACGCCCATTTCTGTCATTTGGATATTTGAAATGTTAGTATTTATCGTCAAATTCTTTACACTACAAGGTTCATCTGTTGTCTCTAATCCTGTAAACAACTGACTTTCTATTTGTTCCTCAACTGACTTGTACTCATATTTATATTTCTCGTCTAAATTAATCATTTCATTGATATCTAACACCACTTGAAACGCAGCTGTGCCAAATAATCCTTCTTGTCCACACATAACGTTCGCTGAAATACCTCTCATTGTATCTAATTCCGCATGTCGTGCTGCTTTCAAAAACATCTCGGGTGTCTCTTCAAATGATGCCTTTGCAATCGGACCAATATCATCATTGTTAATACCATGTCTAAATATGGAAATCATCTTATGACTGAATGTCATTCTGTCACATAATAATGTCATATGATGCGCATTTACGTAAGCACCGTCAAACTCTAACACATCTGCCAACTCATTATATAACGCTTGTCTTGCAGCTTCCATACCTAATATGTTGTATATTTCTATAATGTCATTACTGTATGTTCTGTTAGGGTCAATATAATCAAGTCCCAACACATCTAACATGTTAGTTCCAATCGTATCTAAAACCCAAACATCACGTTTAACATATGTACCTGCGTTTTCTACCAAGTTGTCTTTGATTTTTCTAAGAATCACCTTGTCAATATTTTTAACACCTCGTAAAACTATGTTATTTAACAATGTATCTTGGAAATTCTTTAATAAATAAATTTGGTCAGATTGGTCTAACGGATTTAACTTTATCTTCTTCTGACTTCTTCCTGAACTGTTATTTATGATGTTATTCATTCTAATTCTGAATACCAATTTGTCTGCATTGTAATCTGAATACACACACGATACCTCATCCTTATACGTGTTATTTAGTGTGAAGTTAACATCATTCATCGTAATATTCTTTTCTAACATTGTCTCTGGGTCCAAAATCATTCTGATAATCCATTTTGACTTTTCAGTTTCATCCTGAGCAGCTGCTCCGCTTCCCTCCATACACTCAGCAACCATGTCTTCAAACTCTTTGTATTGAGCCATTGTGTTTTTATCCTCTGCTATTAGTGTATGCAAATCATCGGGGTCAAAACATATCTCAATTGATTTCACAATTTCTTTCAACTTAGTATGTTCCAACATATATTGAATAATACTTGCCTTTTCCTTATCAGTTTCATCTTCAGGTTTCAAGAACACGGTTAGCGAAGGATTTTTCAATGATGCGGACAATGATAATATTTCCTCAATTCTTGGCACACCACGAGTCACGTTGGACTTGGAAGCAACTCCTGCAAAGTGGAATGTATTCAATGTATTGTGAACAATAATACCACAATCCGTCATAAATGTCTGATTTGCTGGAACCGTAAAATCATACACATATTCAGTTTGGTCTGGAACAATAATTTCAATATTTACAATTTCATCCCAAATAACATTTGAATCTGCTGCCTGTTTTAAAATTCTGAGTTCGTCCGCAATAATAGCCGCATTTTCATGTGATTCAAACACTTCAATATACTTTTGCAGGGTTCGGCGACCAATTGACTCTTTCTTTGCCCATCTTCCGTAATTTCGGCTTTGACCTGGTAATTCAAGTGTTTTGCCACATTTGGCTACAATAGCACCTAATCCCGTAATTTTATCAATTTCGTCTGGTAAATTTTTTGCATCATTACGCTCGCAATACTGAATTAAATTCATCAACTTATCTTTGTGAACAAGACTGTCTATTTGCTCTTGGTATGATTTAGAATATTTAGCAGAGATTGCTAAGTTATATATCATTGAACCTTTTACAAAATTTTCCTTAATAGACCCGAATATATCAAAGTAGTTTAATAATAGTGCAATATCTTTTATCATTTGTTGACTACGGCTGCATACACGGATTTGATGATGCTTTTCATCGCTCTGAAAGTTACCATCTCCGTCAAAGTATGCTTGTAGTAATCCAGCCTTGAACTCCAATGGAGCGAGGAATGCAAAATCTGGAACAATTTTTACAAATGAACCTGTTCCACAAGTAGCCAATAATAAGGTCGCAAGTGGTTTACAATTGAAATGTGTTTTTGTTCCTGGACCATATTCACCCGGCTTATTATTTAATTTACATATTTTACCAAATCTGGATGCAAATTGTTTTGTATTTTCTATAAAATATTCGGAAATGTTTGTAATACATATATTATTACTATTTAAATTTCCTTCAGCTAAATAAGCACCCACAAACCATCCAAACAAATAATCCAATTTATATTCGGTTCCGTCAATCGCAATACTTTCGTTAACAAAAGTATTATCAATATGTTTAGCAACTGGAATACGCATTCCTTCTTTCAAATCTGCTCCCACAATTGGAACCACTGTTTGATTGTCACGAATTAAATGCGAATGATTTAATGTTGTAGTTACTTTTCTGCCACTTCGTGTGGTTACTTTCATTAAATTACCGTTTACTGGGTGACGACTTACGTGTGAAATTTTATTCCAGTGAGTTTTCTCTTCGCCATCTACGCCAATAATATAATATTCGTCTTCAAGTGCATCCAATAATGTTTCAACACTGTCTACATGTCCAGTGTTAAATGTGTACTGTGGATTTTCACTTATCAGACCATCGCATAATTCACCAATCGCCCCTGAGACCATAGAAATCTTTTTTGAAATTTTATTTATTTTCGCACACCTAATATGCTCACAAAAAGGGTTGCTCATCTGTGTTGTCGGCTCTCCGATGCTCTGGGCGGCAATCATCCCGACCATTTCACCGGGTGCAACAATAGCACGCTTATAATCAAGAACAATCGTCTGCAATAAAATATCTAATGCTTTCTTGTTGAAACGTTTGTTAATGAGTAAATCTTTAGGTGACAAATAGTAAAAGTATAGGACTTTAAATAGTTCAGTGGGAGGTGCGAAATGAATTTTGTTAAGGTTGTCAAACGCTTCTTCAATCATATCAAATGCTTCCATCATGGTAATATCAACAAGGGAGTTAGGGTTGATATTTTGTTGTCCCATAACATTTTTAATGATATACATGAATGCAACGGGAACACGAACAATTTTGTCTGATTTAAAGTTGAATATGTTTTTGATAATTTTATCTCTGCTGGCAATCATATAATCTGTGTAAAACCGGCATTTCTTTTTAATTTGTACTTCCTGTTTCTTTTGGCGAGTAAATGCAGCTTTAACAAACATTCCAGATAATGCCTTAGTTTGAGTGTTATCTTCTGGAATATTTAAGTGAGCATAAATTTCTTGTAGATTCATTTCAACAATAGGAATTTCCTGATTCTCTACTTTAATAGTATCAATAGAGTCTTCACCGTAAGCAAATTGAACAATTTTACCTTTATTTGTTCGGACAGTCATATCATAATTAACCATCAAATCTTCAAGACCTTTGATTAATCGTCTCTGAATATAACCAGTTGTAGACGTTTTCACAGCAGTATCAATAAGACCAATACGACCACCCATTGCATGAAAGAACAACTCTTGCGGCGATAATCCATCAATATATGAGCTTTCAACAAATCCACGGGCAGCCGGCGAGTCATCGTATTTAGTAAAATGTGGAAGTGTTCGGTGTTCAAAACCATATGGAATACGTTTACCATCCACGTTCTGTTGACCTAAACAGGCGGTCATCTGCTGGATATTGATTTCTGAACCTTTTGAACCGGCATTAAACATGATAACAAATCGGTTATCTTTGCTCAAATTTTTCAGTGATTCTCTTCCTGCATCAGACTGAGCCTTGCCTAAAATATTATTGATTTTGGTTTCAAACTCTTCTTCATTTGATTTACCGGAATTATTTTCAAATATGCCGATTTGAACCTGGTCAATTAATTTTTTAACATCACTCTTTTTATCACTAATAATACTGATAATTTTTGCATTAGTAGTTGCGTCAGTAATTAAATCACTGATACCCACACTGAACGCACTTTGTTTCATATATTCAGTAATAATGTTTTGTAAATCATCAATAAATTTGGACGCAGCCATGTTGCCAAATCCGTTGCAAACACGGTGAATTAGTCCCTTGGTACCCGAACCTAAAATACCTTTATCCATTTGTCCCCGAATATACTGTCCATTTTTAATCTCTATGATGTTGTTGGAAGTTTCGGATTTCTCGGTTTCGTCATTGTATTGTTTATTTTTCACCTTTAATGAAATTGGTGGGAATATTTGTGACAATATCTCAAAATTTGTAATTTTATCGTTTTTCGTTTTTCCATCTAATAATGCGGACGGATTTACGCTATTAAACATCATAAGTAAATTCATCGCATCTTTTTGCGTAAAATCAATATTTTCTCTTGTAAACCTGTACGACCCAAGCATTGAATCTTGATAAATTCCAATGATTGCTGCATTGTTTCCAGGACTAATAATTTGATACGGAACGGCCGCCAAATTTATTAATTCGGATTCTGCTTCTGGGTCTTGTGGCATGTGCAAATTCATCTCCGTTTGAATTTTTCCTTACCATTTATGGTAAGGTCGGAATACACCTTGTGCCTCATCTGGATGGTTAATCCGTCATTTGAGACCCGTAACCGTCTACTCTCTGAACCTTCCCCATACTCTTACCATAACGAGGTTAGGGGCTTGGCTGCGGATTATCCAATCCTTCACGTTTTTACCATTGGGTTCGGCAATTAACCGAGTTCCTCTTAATCCTTTTCAGAATCAGAGTGGTAGTGAAGGCTCTAAGAAAGTTCCCGCAATTTGGTCACGTCGCCATTTAATTAAATCTAATATAAATGTTCTTGCTCTATTTTTTATTTCGTCTATTGTTTCAAACTGTCCTACAAATGTTGTTCTAAATTTGCCGATACTAACTCTAATGTATTCGTAATTTAATGTATTATTACGAATCACATGAATATATTTATCTATATTAGTATCGTCAAATATAATGTCTTTAAATTGGTCAAATCTTTTATCTTTATGTTGTTTCTGAACTACTACCATCATTTCTTTTTGATGTGAAATATTACTTTTAAATTCAATTAATCTTTTAGATATTAAATTTTTGGTATATTCACTTCTTTTTAAATTTGGATTTGGTAGTTTTGTTTCAGGACATAATGTAATTTCGGATTCATCTAAAATAATTTTCTTTCCTTTTAGATATCCAGTTTTTTGTCCACCGTCTGTTAAATTATAACCATTTGGGTATTTTGAATTTAAATCACCAATATATTTGACTTCATAATAATCAAGTTCGTCAATTTTACATGTGATTATAAGTTCACATTGGAAATTTTCAACACCATATTTAATTAAAGCACTATTCAAATATTTGCATCCTGTTTTTGTTGAATTATTTGCTTCACTAATATGATCTTTAAATCTTCCTATGTGTCCAAATGGTCTATATTTATTATGGTTTAAACGATGACTTCTTGTTTGACCAATATAACATTTGTTGTTTAATAAGTTTGTTATTTTATATATTTCTCCAATAACCTTATGAAAATCATTTTTATCTAATAGACATTCCATTATATTTTATAATTTATATGTTTTATATTAGCAAGACATATTTATATTGTTTAATTATATGACTATGCGATTATATTAATTCATTACTTATGAATTAGTAGTTATTACACCGTTTTTCTTATTAAGTATTAACTACAACTTAAAAAGCGGTCGCATGTTGGGGACAAGATAAAATTTGCTTTAAAGTTTATCCCCATCAAAATCAGCGTTGTATGGCTTCGTGTCGGCGACATTCATTCTAAAAGTATCGCCTTTTTTCATAATACGAGCAATGTGACACATCATGCTCATTCGGTGTAGCGTTGGTTGACGATTGAATAATATTGCGTCACCGTCCATCATATGGCGATGCACAATGTCTCCATCTTCCAACACAATAACTTTTCTATCAAGATATCTAAGGGTAATGGATACTCCATTAGATTTTTCTAATATTTTAGCACCGGGCCACACATCGGGTCCATTTTGCACAAGTTTGGTCAAGAAATCTTTATTGACACGATTAACAATCACAGGCTTAGTGATATTTTTAGCAATTTTCATAGGAATGCCTAACTCTTTAATAGAAATGTTAGGGTCCGCCGTAATGACTGAACGTGCACTGAAATCAACACGTTTTGCCATCAAATTGCCTCTCATACGTCCACCCTTACCATTTAATCTGTCCATAATTGATTTCAAAGGTCTACCAGACCGTTGAGCAACTGGATTAGAACCAGGAATTTTGTTATTAATTTGACTGGCTACATGATATTGTAAAACATCCATCCATTCATTTATAACATTTTCCGGTGCATTATTTTGAATTTTCTCTTGTATAGTTTTATTGGTTTTGATAATATTTACTAAAATGTGACTTAAATCATCTTCGGAACGTTGCTGGGCATCGTGTTTCACAGATGGTCTAACCGCAGGAGGAGGGACAGCCATTACTTGACAAATCATCCAATCAGGTCGGGACCAAATAGGACTGAATCCCATAAACGTGACATCTTCATCTGAAATACGCTTAAATATTTTCAAGACTAATTCAGGCGTTAAAGGGATAACGATAGTGGTATCATCGCCTTCTTCGCTTGTATTAGGCCATTCGGCGTATAATGAAGCAATGCCTTCTTTTTTAATACGTTTAGGTTGCAGGCAACCGCAGCCATCCTCGGTATCTTCGCCGCAACGTTTGGTGTCTTTACACAAGTCAACCACATATTTCCATCGGGCTTGTGATTGCATTTTAATAGCTTGTTTATACTTTTCTTTGGAAATCAACAGTTTGCTACATTTAAAGCAAACGCATCGTAAAATTTTCTGAATAGTAGACAAATATTGAATATAAAACACAGGTTTTGCCAATTCAATATGTCCGAAATAGCCGGGTGTTTTCATGTAATCTAACCCATCCGTGGGGCAAATTAAGCCAGGTTCTAAAACACCCATTCTTGGGTCAAATAGACCATTGATTACAGGTTTATTATTAATATATGTGTCCCGACTGGTTATTTCCGCAACTGAACCTTTGCGAATTTCTTCGGGAGACAAAATACTAAATTGAATACCAATAATCTTAGAACTGTTATTTTGTTGCATATTTTTAGAATTCATAGACATTCTTATATTATTATAATGATAATATTTATATTGTTTAATTTCAATTTTATTTTAATTTAAAAATTAAATTATAATGTAATAGTTATCACTAAAAAATATTATAATTAATGACTAAAAATATAATAAATTATTAATTATTACTTAAAAATATAACAATATATATACTAAACAATGCCAAAAGATAGTAAAGTTATGACACGTTCCCGCAATAAAAAGGAAGAATTGTCAAGAATGCGAAAAAAAAATGATACTTCGTCTGACAGTGAAAGTGAATATAGCAGTGAATACAATAGCGATAGTTATGAAGAGGAAGAGGAATTAGAAGAAGAGGAAGAGGAATTAGATATACAAGAATATCGTAAATTTTTAGCAAAAACATTTCCTTCTAATCATATTAATAAAAAGATTAAGGCAGGAAATAAATTGAAGCATGTTTTAAAGGAAGAACACCTAAAAAATGCATCTTCATCTTCTACAGATGACGATGATGATGATGATGAATATATTCCTAAAAAGTCCAGAACTGTGACTAAGTCAAGTAAAACTAAATCTAAAAAGGTATTACTAAGTGATTCAGATGAAGAAGAAGTTGTCTCAAAAAAGATTAAAACTAAGACAAATAAAACTAATAAATCCAAATCAAAAAAAATAGTAAGCAGTGAATCTGAAGCAGATGAAGATAGCGATGAGGATGACGATGTTGAAGATGATAAAAAAAAGAAAACCGATAAACCAAGTAAATTTAATATTATATTTACTATTGGTGAAAAACATGAAGATTCTCAAGAAGATGCAAGCGATGCATGGGATACGTGCAGCGATGATTATGAAGACGATGATCAAGAAACTGAAAATGAAGATGATTCAATCAGTTCAGATGAAGAGGAAGACGATGATTCTGAAGAGGAGGATGAGGAAGAGGAAGAGGAAGAGGTAGAAATAAAAAAGGTTAGAAATAAAAGGGAAAAAGTGTTAGAAAAGGAAAAAGAAAGGACAAATGAAAAAAAATCAGATAAAAATGTAAAAGATAATGATTCAACACAACCGGTTCCAACGGATACAAATAAATCAGAATCATCAAACGATAAATCAGAACTTGATATTATAAGTGCTTTAAAGGAGTTGCAAACAAAAAACAAGGATAATAAATTAATTACCCAATGTATAAAAGTTTGCGAAGATAAAATTCAAATCAGTAAAAAATCGCAAGAGAAAAAGGCACAAAAATATAAGGATAGAAATAATAGAATTTTTAAGCGTATTTTGCGTGACAAAAATACAAATAATGATTTTGATTTTTTTGAAAAGTTGGAAATTGTGCAACAAAAGAAAATAATCAAGGAACTTAGAGAAATAAATAAAATTACAAGAATTGAAAAACCATATCGTTTAACACTTTTAGAATCTGACATTCCGACAACATTAAAGAGTGCAGCGATGAAAAAAATCAGTTCGTTGCGTTATATGGAGCCCGGGAGTGGTGAATATTACAAAATAAAGAATTGGGTTGATACATTTATGAGGCTGCCATTTGGTAATTATAAAACATTGCCTATTTCAATAGATGATGGTGTTGAAGCATGTCATGACTTTATGGCTAATGCGCAGAAAACATTGAATGAAGCGGTTTATGGTTTAAATGATGCTAAAATGCAAATTATGCAATTGTTAGGACAGTTGATCACAAATCCAAAGGCAATTGGGACGGCTATTGCTATACACGGTCCTGCCGGAACTGGTAAAACATCTATTGTTAAGGAGGGAATCAGTAAAATTCTCAATAGACCTTTTGCGTTTATCGCATTGGGTGGTGCAACGGATAGCAGTTTTTTAGAAGGGCATGGATATACATATGAGGGATCAACCTGGGGAAAAATAGTGCAAATATTGCTTGACAGTAAATGCATGAATCCTGTGATATATTTTGATGAATTGGATAAAATAAGTGACACGCCAAAGGGAGAGGAAATCACTGGAATTTTAACGCACTTGACAGACACGAGTCAAAATTCGCAATTTCATGATAAATATTTCTCTGAAATAGATTTTGATTTGAGTAAATGTTTGTTTATTTTCAGTTATAATGATGAATCAAAAATTAATCCGATTTTGAGGGACCGTATGTATAGGATTCAGACAAAGGGATATAATCAAAAGCAAAAAACTGTTATTTCAAACGATTATTTATTGCCGAGGGTTAGAGAACAAGTTAGGTTTACTAAAAACGATATTATTGTTCCAGATGACATCATACATTATATTATTGATAATTTTTGTGGAAAGGAAGATGGGGTGCGAAATTTGAAACGTTGTTTTGAAATTATATATACGAAACTAAATTTGTATCGGTTGATGAGACCTGATTCCAATTTATTTGAAGAAGATATGTCGTTAAAAGTTGAGTTCCCATTTACTATAACAAAAAATATTGTAGATAAATTAATTAAGAGTGGAAAGGAAAACATGTCAACGTTGCATAGCTTGTATGTGTAACAAATTAATAATTTAATAAAAAATAAAGACAATAAAAAATTAATATAAACAGTTAATACTATTTATATTAATAAGAATGGATGAATATGAAGTAGAAGAAGAAGAAACTAAAATATTAAAAGAAATGCAAGAATTATCAAAAAATATGTCATTTATTTTACATAATATTCAAAATGATAAAACTAATATTTTGCGAAAAGTGGTTGCATTAAATAACACATATTTTACAAAAAATGTTGAAATATTAGATAAATTTAATAAGTTATTTAATAGTAATATATTAGATGTATTACTTAATGAATCTATTGAGTTTTCAGAGTATACAAATGAAAAAATAATTAATAATTGTTGTCCGCATGAATATATTGATGATTTAATAGATATAGATGTTGATCGTTCGTTAAAAATAACTTACTGCCACATATGTGAGGTTACAAAAATAAAATAATTATAACTATGTATTTACTTTATTTTTATAAATAATTATGTCTAATATTCAGAAAAGGGAACATTATTGCCTCCACGGTTTTCCAAATATTGGTATGTAGCCATATCCATGCAAGCACAGCCTTCGCTGGAAGAATATGTATTAGGGCAGCACTCAGGTTTAAACTCCATGTTTTCCATAATATCCATTTGTCCTTCAGGTAAAGGAAACTGTTGGGGTTTTCGGTTTGCAATGTTTCCTACACCTGCTCCAACAGTGGCTCCCATAGCCCAAGTATTAGGATCCATAATATATCCAGGGTCATTATTTTTTGCAAATTCGTTACCATTACCAAATGCCTCTTTTAGATTAGCAGATGTTTGTTCGGCACCATTGGTAGGCACTGCTGCATCTCGTTTTCTCTTCTCTTCTTCCGTCATTTCTTCCTCTGTAAAACCCTCTCTAAAACTCATAGTACAGCACGAGCATAAAGCATGTCCAAACATAACCCAAATTAAAAATATGATTAATAAGAATATTTCTAATCTCATTTTATACGAACCAAATGAAACTTCCATAATATACATATTAATTAGATAATTTTTTTATTTTATTGCACGGCAAATAAAATCAATATTGTCATTATAGTCTCTAATTATTTTGCCATTAATTTCAAAACATTTATTGGTAATTAATAAATGATACAACTTTTTAGTTCCTAAATTAAAATGATTATTAACATTAGATAATTCGCCAGTTTCTATTTCAACAATTCCGTAAACAATTCCTTTAGTTGATAATTTGTCTCCTATTTTAATATCACAGATTGATTTTTTTGTGTTATCAAATAAATATACAATTGTATCTTTTTCAAACCCTGTATCTACATATCTATGAATATTAGCAAGTTTATTTGTTTTATTTTCTCTATTTATAATTTCTGCTTGATATACATGATTTAAAGTGTTGATGTAATTACTAACATTGTCTAATTCTTCGCCATATATTTCATCCCAATCTGTAAAAACAACATCATTAATCGTTATTTCCTTATTAGAAGTATTTAAACAATATAAAAATGGTTCTGAATATAAATTTGTTAAAGAAATTGCATCAGGATGTTCTGATATTTGTATCCATTTATTATTATATTTTACTATATGTGTTTCACTAACAATAATACCTTTTAAATTATACATTTTTAAATTACTGGCATCAACTTTAAATTTAGCTGTTACCATTATTCCATTTTCTAATAGTTCACCGGGATTAATAAATTGTATTTCTTTAGTTGTTCCATCATACATTTTTAATGGCGTACATCTATCAAAACATCGTCTTAATTTTGGTAAAGATGACGATTTAACGTGTAAAACTTCTGACATAAAATATATAATTAATGCCATAGGAATAGAAATAGATAAAAATAAAGCTGTACCTGCTCCAGCAGCAGGCCATGTAATTAAATTAGACCAAAGACCCATAACAATAATAGACAAAACAATCAATAACTTAATGATTAGTTCTACAATTGATCCTAATACTGATTTTAATGTTAAGTATGTTCCTAACATTGTGAATAAACTTGCAGTCATAACCCCCTGAATTTTATTAAATGCATCCATTAATGATATAAATAATGCTTGAAGTGGTATCATAAGATTCAATACTCGTTTTAAAATATCATCTGCAAAGGTTGCGATTCTTGTGCGCATCACGCTCATAATTTTTCTAATTTGTTGAATGGCTGCTTGTATCATTTTAAAAATTAAGGTTAATGAGCCAACAACATATTGAATGGGGTTAACAACGCCTCCAGTAATGTTGACTAAAATATTTTGAACGCAATACTGAAAATTTTCGCCGGTATATTCAAATGCAGTTTTGCCTTCTGGGTGTGTTATATACCCGGCAAATGGCAGATATTTGGGATTGCATCGTTGTACAGCCCAGTCGTCAACTATGTCTTGTCTCTTTTGCATCACTTGGAAATATGTATATAAAAAAAACACTAATAATGTTAGAAATATAAACATTACCACAGTAGATCCATACATATCTAAATATGTCTGTTTATCATACAATTTATTTATGCTGCTTAAAGTATTTTGTATATTATTATCCATTTTATATATAGTTTATATAGTATAAATGGATAATAATAACATGAATTACACCGATCTGATACAAATATTATATATAAGTATAAAGTATAAAGTATAAAGTATAAAAATTATTGTGTAAGTTCATCATCTTCCCAATCCCAGAAAATATGATTTGCAATTTGTATGCGTCTATTAGTGGTAATTAAACAAGAAAACCAATCTGAAAATATGACGTCTTGTAATTCAGCTTTTTTAGAATCCTTAACTTGTATAAAATTATTGGTAGTTTCATCAAAAATAAAGTGTTCGCCGGTAACATAAATAGGTTCATCATTGACTCCGTTATTAATTTTGTATAAAGGTAGTTTATCAGGGTTGTCTACTTTTAAAACAGAAAAAACCTTAGAACCGTCTTCTAATTCTGCGCCTAAAGGTATATCTTTCATCGTATAAATTTCGCCACTTTTGGTTTTTAATTTTGTTTCGGGATGAAAGCAAGAACCGATAGATCTAACTATTTGTCCAGGTGGTCCATTCCATGTGCTTTTCATTGTCTTGATGGCTCCATCTAAAACATATAAAATAGTAACATTAACTCCGATTAATTTGCCAACCATATCTTTAATAGAAAATGCCATTTTTTGAAATTCAATAATCATGTTAAAAAATACGCCAAAAATTTGTTGAAAAATAGCTCCGGCAAAGTTTCTGATATTGTTAATCATAAAGCGAGCATTATTAATAGATTCAGTGAATTCAGAACCAGAATTAATTAATCCAGAAATTAAATACGTAATAGGTTGTAATAGATAGCCCATGATATTCATTTGTGAATTTTGAACACAATATGTAAAATCCTGTGCTATATTATCAGAGAAAAACCAATAAGGAGGGTTGCATCTATATAGTGGCCAGTTTTCTTTAATATCTAACGCAGACCTGAAATAAACCATGAATAATATTTGGGCTAAAAAGGCTAAATTTATTAAAAAAAAACTGGAAAAATTTTGCATTGTTGGCATTTTCTATATAATTATTAAATATATTTATTTACCTATGATGACGACTTATTCTTCTTTTACTTTTATTTCTCTTTCTACTTCCTTTTCTTCTTCTACAACTTCTTTTACAAGTTTTACTTCTTCTGCTTCTCTTGCCTCTACTTCTACCTCCCTTTGTAATCTGGCTATCATATTTTGCCTGAGCATTTTGTGTAGCGCTCACTGTTGTCATACCCGCAACAAGTTGCTGTGTTTGTCCGCCATCGGCATAAGCAACGGAAACTGCAGGAACTGCTATTTGTCCATTACCTCCTTTAAAGCGCCTTTTTTTTCCTCCTTTTGTGGCATTAATAAGAGCATTTTGACTGGCTGCACTATTTTGTCCGGTAACAAGTCCTGCATTATAAACGCCACCATTTGAACCGGAAGGGGTTGCTAATGGTTGATATTGTGTAACACCATATTCAGATGAAGGAGCTACAGTAGAATTTGACATATATAATAATAAAATAATTTAAAATAATTTAAAATAAACAATAAACAATAATATGAGTTATAGTTTAAAAATAGTATTCTAAAATAATATATATGGACGATAATCAGAGACTACAATTACAAAAAATGATTTCGGTGAATAATGTGGAAGACCAAACTGGATTGATACGTGAACTAAAGCATAGTCATATTTTAAGAGACAATGTAAATAGTTTAATTATGTTAAAATCAAAATATTTAGAAGATCCGGATGGTTTAAATATGGAGGCAATGATTGAATGTAGTTTTTTGTTTACATATTATACGGATATTTACAATAAAATAAGAAAGGATGAAATAGATTTAAAAATATTGTTTCAATTTTTGGACGTCTTAGGAAAAATTGAAGACGGTGAATTAGACCAGCACACAGGTTCATTTGAAGTAGGATTATTATTAAAAAAGATTTATGTGGATAGTGCATTAAGAAAGGCAGAGAAGCTAAATACGGATACAGGGGTTGTAGAGCCTGAGTATAAGCGGCCGCAGGTTGAAATATCCTGGAAACAATATAAGGCAATTAATAGCAGTAATAATAATAATAAAGGAAAATAAATACTTAAATACATATTTGTAACATAATATATTTACAAATATGGAAAAAAAGGTGGACGAAATAATATTGTCTCGTCGTATGAGTTTAGACATTGCAAAAATATTGTTGGAAAATGTCTTTATTGGATGGAAATGTGAAACTGTTAAAACTGATTTTGAGACAATTCAACACAAGGATGTACGTAAATATTTGATTTTAGAATTTTATGATATATTATGTGATAACCAAAATGAATATTTTATAGAATTAAAGGATTACACAAAAAATGCAGAATACCATGAACTGGTGCAAAAAAAAATAAAAAATATAGCCATCTTAGGAGACAACTTAAAGAATAAGAGTTTTCATGATGAAATTATTTATTACATGGCAATTTTGTCTTAGAACTTTCCTGGAACTTTCCTGGAACTTTCCTGGAACTTTCCTGGAACTTTCCTGGAAAAAAATGTATAAATAAAACAAATATAAGAAAACCAATTAAATATACTTTACAATAATTTATAAAGAATATTTAAATGAAACTATCATCTTCTCTCGTTATAGTTGAATCTCCAGCAAAATGTAAAAAGATTGAATCCTATTTAGGTTCTGGGTATAAAGTAATGGCTACATTTGGTCACATTAGACATATTCCTGATTTAAAATCAATTGATATTGATAATAATTTTACAATATCTTATGAGACAATCCAAGACTCTTTAAAGGCAAAACAAATTGAGCGACTGCGTTCAGAAATAATTAAAGTTGATGAGGTTATAATTGCAACCGATGACGACAGAGAAGGTGAAGCAATTGCCTGGCACATTTGTGACCTATTTAACCTTTCTATAACCAATACGAAACGAATTATTTTTCATGAAATAACAGAATCCGCTATTCAATCCGCCATAAAAAATCCGACACGAATTAACATGAATATTGTAAACGCACAACAGTCCAGACAAGTTTTAGATATGATTGTCGGATTCAAAATAACACCATTTTTATGGAAATTTGTTTCCAGTAATAAAACTAATAGCTTATCTGCTGGTCGCTGTCAAACACCGGCTTTAAGATTAGTCTACGATAATTACATGGAAATGCAAAACGCCCCCGGGAAATTAGTTTATATTGTGACTGGGTGCTTCACAAATATGAACCTATTATTTGAACTTAATACACAATTTTACGCACCTGATGTAGTACTACACTTTTTAACACATTGCAAAACCGCCGAGTTTTCATGTAGTACTACATCGCCGAAAAAGGTGATAAAAAAGGCACCGGAGCCGCTTACAACATCTGGCTTGCAGCAGTTAGCAAGCAATGAATTACAATTGTCACCGAAAGATACAATGCGTTATGCTCAGCAATTATATGAAGGCGGATATATTACTTACATGAGAACAGATAGCAAGAAATATAGCAATGAATTTGTTGACCAAGTGAAACAATATATTGAAACCACATATGATGCAACATATATCAGCCAAAATATAGATAGCTTGGTCGTTGGTTTAAAGCATGATATAAAAGACAAAGACCAAAAACAAGAAGCTGATGTCCCTGATACCCCTGGTAAAAAAGTTAAGAAAACTCCTGTAAAAAAAGTAGAAACTAATTTGGCACAGGAAGCGCATGAAGCGATTAGACCGGTATTAGTAACAACTAAAATATTAAATGATGCCGAATTACATGCAAAAGCTGTTAAATTATATGCATTAATATGGAGACGAACATTAGAAAGCTGTATGCCATCGGCGCAATACAATTCAATAACCGCAAAAATCAGTATAGAACCTGCATATAATAATAGCGAATTCAGCTACAAGGCAGAGCAAATAGGGTTTGCGGGATGGCAAGTAGTAGAAGCTAAATATGAGCAAATGTCAAAGGAATATCAATATTTCTCTAATCTAAAGAAGGAAACAATAATGCAGCCAAAAAAAATAGAATCAAAATTCACAATACATGAGTTAGTAAGCCACTATTCAGAAGCAAGGTTAATTCAGTTGTTAGAAGAAAAGGGAATAGGAAGACCATCAACATTTGCAACATTATTAGACAAGATACAAGAGAGAGGATATGTTGTCAAACAAAACATAACCGGTAAAAAAATAGAAGGTACAGACTTTTCTCTCATTATGTCGGATAATAAAGAGATAATAGAAACTATTTCAAGCCGAGAGTTTGGAAACGAGAAAAACAAATTGGTTATTCAGTCTATTGGAATTATTACAATAGAATTATTAATAAAGCATTTTGATGCATTTTTCAATTACAAATATACAAAACAAATGGAGGATGAACTGGATGTAATAGCAAAAGGGAATAAAGAATGGACAGCATTATGCGACAGTTGTAATAAAGAATTGGTGAAAATAACAGACAGTTTAAAGAATGATAAAAAGTTATCTTTGGTATTAGATGAAACGCATGAATTAGTAATAGGAAAATATGGACTGGTTGTAAAACATATATTACCAGACAAAAAGGTTGTATTTTTGCCTTGTAAAAAAGACCTGGATCTCATGGAGCTACGTGAGAGAGCACATGTATCATTAAATGATGTATTAGAAACTATTGTTACAGATGAAAATGGTAATAATACAAATAATGGCTCAATAGGTAAATATAGAGGCGAAGATTTATTTGTTAAAAAGGGGAAATATGGATTATATGCAAAATGGGCAAACGAAATAAAATCATTAAAGGAGTTGGGAAATAGACCCATAGAGAATATAAAATATTTGGAGGTTTTGCAAATATTAGATAGAGACACAGTGTTAGATCCAGACAGGCCAGTGGGTTTTGTAAGAGAACTATCACCGACAATAAGCATTCGGACAGGTAAATTTGGAGAATATATATTTTATAAAAAGCCGAGAGCAAAGCAACCGCAATTTTTAAAATTAAATGGATTTGGAGGAGATTATAAAAAATGCGATAAATCATTATTGTTAAATTGGATTAAACAGACGTATAACATAATAGAATAACAAAACAAAACAAATAACAAATAATAAATATTTTAGAATCGTTTCTCTTGATATTGAGCTAATTGGTAAGCATCTTTGATATTATATTGTCTCTCTTGTTGGTGCCTCAACATATTAAATTCCAACATGAATGAATAAGGAAACACTCCGAAATCAATGAGAGAGCCATCATGGTATCTAAATTTAATTTTCAGTTTGCGAATCCTTTCTGCTGGTGGGTTAAAGTATTTAAATGGTTCCATGCTATTATCAAACCACTGGGCAATGGGTGTCGTAGAAATAGGAATTTTAGCAAAACATGAATTAACTTGTCCGTTAGTTTGGTTTGTCTCTTTTGTAAAAACCGATAAATTATATGGACTTGTTTCGTCAATGCAATTTAATCCATCAATTTCCATAAATATATAAGCAGGTCCCATCAGGTTAATTTTAAACGGCGATTGTAAAAAGTATACTGTAGCACTGGTAGTACCAGTTAACGCAGGGTCAGGTAACAACCAATACCCATCATCGCCAATAGTGACTACGTTACCATAATAAAATCTGGGATAAGGCGAATTAGAGTCAAATGTGTTGGCAAAATCGCCACCTTTGTCTATATATTCTGCAACAGAGAAAGCTTCTTGGTCGTCTTTTGAAAGTCCTAAAAATCCAGGTAAGCCATAATCGCTATAATTTCGCAATACATTGCGATTAATACAATTATCAAAATTGAGTTTTTTGAGTTTAGCAGCAGTGCTATTAGTTAAAATAAATTGGTCCGCATTGTTACCAAACCATAATTTTTGTCCAACAGAGTTATAAACATTAGTAAATCTGTCATATTTTTTAAATAATAAAGCAGCAGCAGCAAAATTAGCATATTCGGTTACAGGAATGTTGGGAAAGTTGAACGGATTATTAAAAATATTAATTAAAAACGATGTCACCGCAGCATTAAATTTATTAGTTAATTCAGTAGCCATTTGAGTAGGATTATAAAACCCATTTTCAATTAAAAAATTGTATTCGTAATCAGGATTGTAATAAAATGCTGCAAATATGCTTTCTAATAAAAGATCAGAAACAGCATGTTCCCCAGGATTGTAAGGGTTTACAATTTTAAAGCTCATAAATACATTTTGTTGGTCAATAGAGAAAACATTATAGTTGGCAGGAAAAGACCAAGAATATAATTTAACAGACTGAATGTTTAAATAATCCTGTGGAAGTTCAATTTCAAATTCAGAAGCATTAGGGTATTTAGTAATATCTCTGTCTTCGGAGTTAATAGAGACAAATTTTCTGTCAAAGTAGTATTGATTAGAATTAGGAATAATGGGATGTGAATTATTTAAATTAAGACGACTCATATAATAAATTAGTATATATTTTTATATAAAAATACATATTAATTATTAAAGAACTAAATCACTTATTAAAGAACTAAATGAATACAAATAACCAAATAAAAATAGAATAATATATTAAATATATAAATGTCATTAAATGCGAATTATAATGGTAGACAAGCGAATAATACATCATATGTAAAGGAGTTTTTCCAAGGAACAGAGTTGCCATTATGGACAACAACGTTGCATTTAAATAAACAAGTGATAATTCCAGCGTCAAAGCTGATTACGAGTTTATATATTCCAGGAGATTTAACTGTAGATGGAACAATAGTGAATCCGTCTGATGAATATTTAAAAGACGATATAATGACAATGTTAAATGAGACAACAAATAAATTAATGAATGTACGACCAACACAGTTTGCATTGAAATCAGACCCAGAAAAAAAAGTGCATTATGGGTTTATTGCACAAGAGTTTGAAAAATGTTTTCCTGAATTAGTTGTAAATAAGCCGGATAAAACGATGAAAAATTTAAAGGCAATTAATTATTTAGAGATAATTCCATTATTGGTTCACAAAATGCAGTTGATGCAAAATGAAATAGATGAACTAAAGGGGTTACAATGCGAATGTCCTAAAACTAAATAACATCCTTATAAAAAATAACACACTGTAAAACTAAAATCCTGTAAAAACTAAAATCCTGTAAAATAAATAATATAGCTAATAATTATAAAATGATGGACAACGGATTATATAAGACATTAATAACGATATCATATTCGCTAACAGTAGCATCAATATTAATAATATTGTTTACATCAGGATTAACAGGTAGTTCTGAATTAAATGCACTAAAGTATAGTTACATAATATTATCATGTGCAATGATATTTTTCTTTTGGTTATTATGGACAAAAACAGAGAATGCAAGTATTAAAAGTAAAATAATATCGCTATTTCCATTTATAATGATAATGCTAACAGCGTTAGCGATAGCAAGTTTATTATCTATTTACTTTAACCGGATAATCAAAGGTGTCTCATCATATTATAGTTTATTTTTAAATACATCAATAATGATAACAATTGTGCAAATAATAATGATGTATAATGCAATAAATGGTACTTATTTTTTAACATATAATGCAATAAATCCGAAAACTTTTTCTCTAATGATGTTAATTGGAACAATCAATTTAATAACAGTAATAACATTAGGAGTAGTATTGAAGTATTATGCAACCGATTGTTAGAGAACCATGGAATCGGACAAAATAATATATATTTAAGGAATAAGTAACTTAAAAAGAACGTATGTAAATAATATTTGGTACCCAATTCAAATACTATTTCTCTCATCATCTTCTTTCCAAGACCAAAAATATAATTATAATTTAATAAATTTAAATGTTAACCCATAATACATATCAGTTTCCCAGACGCCAGCAATTTTCAGTAAAAATAAATTATTATTTGTATTACTTGTATTACTTGTATTACTTGTATTACTTGTATTACTTGTATTACTTGTATTACTTGTATTACTTGTATTACTTGTATTACTTAAATTATTTTCAATATATTCTGCAAAAATCTTAATGTGACCATATTTGAACTGTTCATATATTTTATGTTGTGGTATTTTGTCTCGTATATTTATTTTTTGTAGTATATTATTTTCAATAATTCGTAATTGTTCAATAACATGATTGTATTCAGCTGCATCAAAACTGCATTTATATTTGTTATAATATTTTTCAATTTGTATTTTATTAATGTTAAATGAGACATATACGCCATTTAACACGAATATAGGTGTTGCATATAATATTCTGATAAAATTCCCTTCATTCATGATGTTGTTTTTAATTGGGTCGCAAAAATATACATAATCTGTATTAAATTGATCAATATTTTTAACTAAATTCATAAAGTTATAAGTATATTGTTTACTTGGTTTGTTTTTAAGTTTTTACAAATAGATACAACTTTATCTTTGTGTTTAATTATATAATAAAGAATATTTTTGATATTATATAATTCAACAAATGAAATTTCAAGAGACACACTTTGAAGAATATATAAATGCGGTAAATAAGGTAAATTTGCATCAAAAGTTGGAAAAGTATTACAAAGGGTTTCCAAAATCAATAAACGAGTTGGGAAATCTGATTTTTTATGGTCCTGGGGGAATCGGCAAATACAGTCAAATGTTGTATGCAATTAAAAAATACAGTCACTCTGAGCTTAAATACGAAAAAAAAATAAGTATAGTTTTCAATAAGGATGTTTATTACTATAAAATAAGTGATATACATTATGAAGTAGATATGTCTCTTCTTGGATGCAATTCTAAATTATTATGGCATGAAATATATCAGCAATTGGTGGACATTATTTCAGCCAAAACAGAGAAATCGGGAATAATTGTCTGTAAAGAGTTTCATAATATACATAGCGAGTTATTAGAAAACTTTTACAGCTATATGCAAAACAATAATGATTCAAGTATTAATATTAAATTTATTTTATTAACAGAGGAACTGAGTTTTATTCCAGATAATGTATTAAATTGTTGCGAAGTAATTAATATGGCAAGACCTACAAAAATAGCATATGAAAAATGCTGTAAAAATAAAATCCCTGCTGAGTTAAAGATTGAAAATATAACAAATATTAAAAATCTTCATATAAACATAAATGAGCTGATGTATCCTCATAAAATAATATGTAATAAAATATTAAAAGAAATGATTGATATAAATAATTTAAAATTTTTGAAATTTCGGGACTATTTATATGACATTTTTATTTATAATTTAGATATAACTGACTGCATATGGTATATATTAGAGACATTAATTAATCAAAAACGAATAAAACGTGATAACATGTCTGGTGTTTTATTAAAAACATATAGTTTTTTAAAATTTTATAATAATAACTATCGTCCAATTTATCATTTAGAAAGTTATTTGTTTTATTTAATAAGTATTGTTCATGAATATCCAACAAGCATTTGAAATATTAGATATTAATTTGAATGAAATAAAAATATCTGATATAACTCCGGAATATATTAAGAAAAAATATTATAAACAAGCATTAATAAATCATCCAGATAAAAACGGCAACACATATTTGTCAACAGAAAAATTCCAAAAAATAAGTGAAGCATATGAATATTTAATGAATGATGATGATATTAACTGTAGCAATAAAGGTTGTAACTTTGGAGCAACAAATGAGACAAATGCAAATGCAAAATCAAATATTTTTAATAACTATTTCTCTCATTCATCTACTTCTGAAAGTGAAAATATATATACAAATTTATTAAGTGTATTTATTGAAGGAATATTGAAAGGTAATTACAATTACAAAGAATTAATAATACAAATCATAAAGGATATTGTAATGGGTTATGCAAATATTTCATTAGAAAAACTGTTTGAAGAACTGGACAAAGAGACAACTTTGGAAATTTACAATTTTTTATTCAAATATAAATATATTTTGCATGTTAGTAGCCGCACTTTAGAACTAATTGAATCCATTATAAAGCAAAAATATCAAAATGATAGAATATTTATTTTGAATCCTTCTCTCAATGATATATTAGAGAACAACATTTATAAATTATATATTGATGATAAACTTTATTTAGTGCCATTGTGGCACAATGAATTATATTTTGACAGCCCAGATGGAGACATTATTGTATTATGTAAACCAGAATTGCCGCCAAATATGACGATAGATGAAGACAATAATATTCACATTGAATCCACAATTGTTTCAACACAAATACATGATTTAATAATGAATGAAGAAAATATCAACATTATTATTAATTCAGTTTGCCTGAAAATACCAGTAAATCAATTGTATATGAAAAAAGAGCAATATTATACATTTAAAAAACAAGGTATATCACAAATTGTAGAAAAAGATATTTATAATATTAGCTGCAAATCTGATGTCATTGTGAAAGTAATGGTTGTTCAATAAGTATTTCATTTTGTTTTTATGAATAAAAAAATATAATATTTTATATAATATTATATTTATTAATTATTAAATTTATTTATATTTATATTTATAATAATTTTTATTATTATAATTTTATTTATTTATTTTATTAATATTTTTATTTAAGCATCAGTCTTCTTGCGAACCAACACCTTCTTCTTAGGCTTTACCTCCACAGCAGTATCATCTGCGGCAACAGCATCAACTACTGGAGCTGCTACAACAGGATCTGCAACTGCAACAGGAGGAGCAGGAGGAGCAACCCGAGTAGGAGTAGGCACAGGAGCAGCAGGCACTTCTGCATCCTCATCATCTGAATCAATTACCTGAGTAGACACCTGTCCATCATCAGGCTCAACAACTTCCTCAGGAGGAGGAAGTGCTCTAAGCTTCTCCTTATCGGCAACATTTGGTTTAAGTAGGCAACCTCTCACTGATTCCTTAGGCTTCTGAACAATAGCCTGTTTCAAATTCCAAGTAATGGAAACCTTACCATTAACAAACCATAGTCCACCGCACTGCAACAAGCAAATAACATGAGTCTTTGGCTTTAGAAACTCAAGGGGAGTCAAATGGCTATTGACGCTGCCATTGATGTATAGTCCCTCGCCATTCTCATCATAAATCTCAGGCTTCCATACACCACTCCAACAGGGAATCTTAACAGTCAAAGTTGGTGCCTTGGTTACATCAGGCTCCTGAGTGCCCTTAATCTTAGGATGTCTGAGCATAATATTAAACTTCTCCTCCATGACATCAGGACTGGAAATAACCTTACCAAACCACTCCTTGGAATGAGCCATTGCATCAGCCTTTACCTTTGCCTCCAAAGCACGCATTGATCGTAGAAACGCCTCACATTCAGGATTAGAGAAATCAGTATTAGGGAATTGTAGTGCCAAAGTAAATTTTCCAGTAGGATTCTTCTGTTGATCCATGCCCTCTTGAGCGCCCCAAGTCAAAATAAGTGGAGTTGAAAGTGTCAATGATTCCTTGCTATATTTATTATACAAATTAACTACCTTTCCACCCGAAGCATGAGCCTTGGGATTGGAATATGAAAACACCTCAGTATTAATATTAGTTCCGTCAATGATGATATCGCTCATTTTGTTTTATAGTTATACTATAATTATATGATGTATCTTTAAATCAATTTTTTTTTAAATAATAAATTCAGATTTAGAGCGTATTAGAATACAAATAAATCATAATTAAACAGCACATAATTAAACTGTACTATATTTTATATTAAACATAACTTGTTATTATTATTTAATCAGAATAATAACAAAATGGAAAAAATAGTAAGCAGAGTTGTCATGTTGTGGGTAATATTGATATGTATTACTATTGGATTACTTTACAACAAAATGAATGAAGAAGCTATGATGTTTTATAAATTTGGACCAAGTACGAGTTTACAAATATTTGGATTAAATATTGATACTTACCCAAAATACATTGTTATTGTAATTTATTGTTTTTTAAATAGCCTTGTTAGAACAGCGAGTAAAGATATATTAGGTGCATATTTAATAAATAGTGTACAAGATGTAACAAAAGAGAAAGATAAAAATATTCAGTTGTTTGCTTATGAAGTTTCAAATGTAGTAAGTATTTATGGCTGGATAGATTGGTATATTTATATGAATTTGTTATTGGTACAAGTAGATATACTAATTATTGAAATAACAAGCGACTTGTTCATGTCTGTATTGACTACCAGATATTATCTTCATTATAAATTGGAAAAGGAAAAAGAAGAAAAAGAAGATCCTGTTCTTGTTGTAAATCTTGAAATGGAAACCATTGCAGCTGGTGAAGAGCTTGTTTAATAAAAGAACAATTATTTTTCAAATATTATAAAAGTATTTGAAAAGTAACTAAAAGTAATATAAACATCAAAAATAATAATATAAATAAAACTAACTCAAAAAGATTCTTTTAATATAATATATTATAATATTAATTATGTCGTCTCTAAATAACACATCAAATGTAAATAATATTCACTCTAAACCTCCTGCAAAAACAAACACAAGAAATTTAAAATATAAAAATACAGTTACAAATACAAATACAAATACAAAAATAATTAAAAGTGTTGAAAGTTTTAATGAATTTTGCGATAATATTTATAATGAACATAATAACAAAATGGCTTGTCAAATAACAAAACAAGAAAAGGTAACAAATGATAATATGTGTGTCCCAAAGTTTACACAACATGATATGCTGTTAAAAAACAATTATAGTGTTCATCAATTAAAACAAATTAATACGGCATATAAATTAAAATTAGTAGGAAACAAAGGTCAGATGGTTGCAAAAATATATCCATTTTTGTTTTTATCAAAATATGCAGTAAAACTACAAAAAGTGGCAAGAGGAAAAATGTTAAGAAATTATATTAATTTTCACGGCCCTGCGTTCAAAAATAAAGCTCTATGCACAAACATGACAGATTTTTTAACAATGGATAATATTTCCGACCTACAAAATGAGCAATTTTTTAGCTTCAAAGATGCAGATGGATTTATTTATGGTTTTGATTTATTGTCAATAAATAATTTAATTTATACATGCAATGGTCCATTAAAAAATCCGTATAATCGGTTACCAATAACATCCGAGGTTATAAATAATTTAAGGCATTTGTTACGATTAAGCCGAGTATTAAATTTTGATATTTGTATAGAACTTAAAAATGTGGATGAAGATGTCACAACAAAAAAGTCAATTGAATTAAGAGCATTAACATTGTTTCAAAATATAGATGCTTTAGGAAATTATTCAAATTCAAAATGGTTTATGGATTTAACAAAATTGCAATTAATAAGAATGTTGAGAGAATTATTAGATATATGGATGTACAGAGCTCCATTAACAATTGAAACAAAACGAGCAATTTGTCCACCCAGCGGCATACCATTTCCGAATGGACTCAATTTTTATCATTTAAATAATACAGAAAATATTGATGATGTTCGCAAATATATTTTAGAAATATTAGAAAAATTCGTTAATTCTGGAATTGATAGAGACAATAAATGTTTAGGGGCTTATTATGTTCTTGGTGCATTAACTTTAGTAAATGTTGAAGCAGCTACATCGTTGCCATGGTTATATCAAGCTTTCAACTACATGTTATGAAGGATACTATTTTAATAAAACATAATTATATTTTATTTATCAAGACCAAAGTCAATCACAATTAATATATATTAATGCGTTAAACGACTTAAAAAGAATTTCCCTTAGTATAGTATAATAAGATGCCTCCCAAACAAACCAAAACCGCCTCCAAGTCTGATGCTTCCGAGTCTTCCGCTCCTTCTGTTTCTGCCCCCGCTGTTTCTGTTTCTGTAACTTCTGCTTCTGAGCAGGCGAAGCCCAAGGCTGTCAAGGCCGCCAAGGCTCCCAAAACCGAGACTGCCACCACCACTCCTGCTCCTGCTGCCACTACCACGGCTTCTGTTTCTGTCGCCACGACTGAGGCCACGGCTGAGACCAAGGTCAAGGCTCCTAAGGCTCCCAAGGCCCCAAAGGTTGAGACCGTTGTTGCTGCTGCTGTATCAACTGATGCATCCTCTGTTGCTGTTGATGATGCCGCCATTGGCGACATTGAGGCTTCCATTGCTGCCCAGTCTGTTGAGTTTTTGACCAAGCTTAACCAGCTTAGCTCCATGGTTGCCACGCTCAAGACCGAGTATAGAAACCTTGAGAAGAAGTGGAGCCGTGAGCTAAAGGCTGCCCAGAAGACCAGTTCAAAGAAGAGAAAGCGCACTGGCAACCGTGCTCCTTCCGGTTTCGTCAAGCCCACCCGTATTAGTGACGAGCTTGCCTCTTTCCTTGGAAAGGATAAGGGCACTGAGATGGCTCGCACGGATGTGACTCGTGAGATTAACTTGTACATCCGCTCGCATGATTTGCAGGACAAGGCGAATGGTCGCAAGATTAACCCCGATTCCAAGCTTCAGTCCCTTTTGAAGTTGAAGACTACGGATGAGCTTACGTATTTCAACTTGCAGCGATTTATGTCTCCCCATTTCCAGAAGGCTGCTGATGCCGCTGCTGCTGCCAGCGTTTAAACATTTATAATACCAAAATTATAAATAAAAAACAATAAAAATATAAACAACAAAAATAAATAATATTATAAATATTTCATTTTTGATTCCACTTATGAAAAAGTGGTATCAAAATAATAATTAACATGTCAATAATTCAAAAACTTAAACTTATAATGTAAGTTAATGTCTATTTGCAAAGCTATCAAAGTCTTCATAGCTATCATCCTCTGGACTATAGTTAATAATGGCCAATAATAATTGTTTCTTGGTAATATGAGGTTGCGATGATAAAACTTCTTGATAAGCGATATTTATATCCTCTTTATTAAATTGATAATTAGTATTTAAAATATATTTAACACAAAAATCGCATGTTAGCTTTTGTGTTTTCAATATATCTCTTAAGCTAAGATCAAATATATTTTCTTTTAAAGTTTGCATATCATATTGTTTATTATTTAGATCCAACATAAATTAAAATGTATATAAATTAAAAAGCGTATTAACTTTAATTTGATTTATTTGTTATATATTAAAGTAAATACAATAAATAAATGAAATCATTACAATTTACTTCAACCCCGTTAAGCAAAAGGAAACCAGTTAAATATGGAAATGACAAGGGAAATTTATACACCAATGAACATGTTCATATAACAGGTAAATATGATAACACTAATAAAAATTTTAATAATTTTGTTACGATTATTAAAGACAATAAGAGTAAAGAAGATGATGAGCTATTTATAAATAAACCGTACACCAAAAAACAAATTACATCTATTTTATATTTATTACAATTGAAACGAGAGAAAATAATAAATGTATATCAAGAAACATATAGTAATACTAATAATGAAAAATATAATGCAACTGGTTTAGGTGATTTTATTCGGGGATCTTACTTTATAATGCAATATTGCACTGAAAATAATTTGTCTTGTAATATAACTTTATTAAACCATCCTATATCACAATTTTTAGAATATTATACAAATTGTAATGCAATATGCTTTCCAAATATAAATAAATTTGAATGCTTAAATTATAAACCCACGATCTTAAACAACAATATCATAACATCAGTCCATGATTTTGCGATTAATAATGATTTTACTTATTATTTACAAAAACAACAATCATATAATAATCATAAATTTGTCTATGTTATTTCGTATCCAAATATATTTATAGAATCATGTCATAAAGAATACATGCAAACAATTTTGAAACCATCCAACCAGCTACTATTGCTAATTGAAAGCGAGTTGACTAACTTATGTCTAATAAAACATGAATATATTGTTTTACACGTTCGTTATGGAGACAATGAGTTATTGAAAGATATTAATGCAACTATAAATGAAAATACAACAAATATAGAAGCAAACAAAAATATTGACATATTAACAACAACAAAATTAAAAATATTAAAACATGAACTGGATAATTTAGTTCCTGATTCCGATACCAAGTATTTACTAATTTCTGATAACATACATTTAAAAACTAATATTTTAAAGCATTATCCATTTATTAAAACAACTTTACATGATATTTGTCATACAGGAGAAGGAATAAAAATGGAATATAATAAATTGCAAAATGTATTGTTAGATTTTTATTTAATATCTTTTGCCAACCAAGTCAACGCATATTCAGTATATGAACACGGTTCAGGATTTAGTAAGTGGTGTGCTGAAACCTATAGCATCCCATATATTTGCAAATTGTTAAAGTAAATTATTATTATTGTTATATTTTTCCTTTTGAAAACAACACAATGAGAGAAATAGTATTTCATTTATTCTTGAATATTTTCTTTAAGTTAAAAATTATAATATATATTTAAGGAACTTTTAATTTTAAAGCTGCTACTTCACTTTTTAACGCATCTATTTGAGAAGACAGTTCTTGTATCGCTTTTACCAATACTGGTATCAATCTACTATAACATACTTCTAATTTATCGGGATTTGTATTATTTACCAATCCAGGAATAGTAATATTAGCACTTGTTTGTGCTGCATTTAAATCTTGGGCTGTAAATCCTATATCATCTATATATTTTTTTCCATTAATTGTCGTTTCTTCATTTGTTTTTGTTTCTATATTATATCTTGTTGTAATAGTAGGACGCATGTCCCATGTAAATGTAATAGGTTTTAATTTATTTACAAAATTTAGACATGGACTAAGTTGTACATGATTTGTTTTATCTCTTGCATCAGAAAGATTAGAAAGTGGCGCATTGCACCTCAATGTTAGGATTGATGCATTACCCAATGTTATTTCATCTAAAGCAGTTGCTGATGATGGCTGAGCTTCATACCCAATACAAGTTACATTTGTGCCAGTAGTAGTATCAGCTCCTGCATGATGGCCTAATGCTGTATTGTTATGACTTATACAATTAAATAATGATTGAAATCCTACTGCTGTATTTTTAATTCCTGAAACATTTGTATTTAATGACTCTGAACCAACACATGTATTATTATATCCATCTTTATTAAAGTATAATGCATCAGAACCAATTGATACATTATTAATACCTGAAATACTGTTTATTGCATTATTAGAACCAATAGCTACATTATCAAAACCTGTAATATTTGCTTTTAAAGTATCAACTCCTATTGCTATATTATTTTTACTGCTTGAAACTCCAGTTAATCCATTATTTTTAAGTGTATTATAACCAATAGCTATATTATTACTACTAATTTTGTTTTGATATAAAGCTTCTTCTCCAATAGCTATGTTATAGTTACCTTGTGTATTACTTTGTAATGCTCTAACGCCTATTGCTACATTTGTGTAACCTGATGTATTTAGATTTAAAGATTGTTCTCCAATAGCAATATTATCACTACCATCTATATTATTTTGTAATGCTGTAAAGCCTATTGCTACATTTTTGAAACCTGATGTATTTAGATTTAAAGATTGTTGTCCAATAGCAATATTATTGTACCCAATTGTATTTTCTTGTAATGCAAAAGAACCTATTGCAGTATTACTTGTTCCATTAGAATTTTTATATAAAGCTTGTGCTCCAATAGCAATGTTATCGCTACTACTTGTATTTTTCTCTAATGCATTAGACCCTACTGCAACATTTCGGTCTCCAGTAGTATTGAAACATAATGCAGCAGTTCCTAATCCAGTGTTATAACTGGCTGTATTTCTTAACAGAGCATTAGTTCCTAAAGAAACATTGCTTATTCCTATAGCATTAGCAGCCCCAGAATAAGCACCAACAGTTGTATTCCAATAACCAGTGGTATTGTTAAGTAATGCATCTTCACCAAAAGCTGAATTTTGCTCTCCTGTAGTATTATTAGCTAATGACCCTAATCCATAATTTGTATTTCCTGTATTCCCTGACATTTTATATAATAAAATAATATTATATAAACATTTCTTATACCAAACCTATAATATTTTACACAATAAAGGTAACTAAAATAATAATAAATTTTATTTTACCCTTTTGAAAACAGAACAATGAGAGAAATAGTATTTTAATTTTAAAAAAAAGAATAAAAATAAATAACAAACCAATCAACTAATAAAACAGCCATATCAATTAATAAACATGAAGCCATCTTCTCTCATTATGTTTTGTATAGTCTCCTTTTGAATGTGTCCATTAATTATTTTTATATTTTTAAAGGTTTGAAATAGTTCATTAGAGAAATCAAACATTTTAGATATTTTGTCTAATAGTTCCCAGTCAAAGATTAATTCTAAATAACTTGGTTTATTATTAATGATCCAAGTATAAAAGCCAATTGTGTTATTATTGGTATGAATAGTAGCATCATTTTTATATTCAGTAAATAATTGCATAATAGAAATAATATTATTAGACAAATTATTAGTCTTCATATTATAATCGGTTCCAGACAAAATGCATACATCTTTAAATTCCTTTTGTGTCATATTTAACTCTCTAAGAATGCCTTTTGTATAATATATAATTGCATTATGATTTGTTAAGCTTAAATATCGTATCACTCTATTGCAGCCATAAACAAACAAATCCATGTCTTCGCTTAAACACGCCCATACTCTTTTTGTGATAACAAGCATAGCACAAAGTGCATCAGCCTCTCCAGGTGCGTCATAATACGTTGCACCATACGCCCGAATTAAATCCTTTACTTTATTAATTTTGTCCCGACTAATAGAGACAAACTGTTTTTTAAGTAAATTCATTGCTAAAACAATTTCTTGTACTTCTTCGCTATTATTTGTATTGGTATTCGGATTCGTAGTATTAATAATATCTAATTTATCCTTTAATTCATCATATTCGTTTTGTGCAGTTAATTTATCATCTCTTCGTTTTTGCAATAGTTCCTTTTTTGCAGCGGGAGGTTTGCCGTCAAATATAAAAACAGGTATAATATCATGATGGCGAAATGTAGCCAGCATAAGATACATGTTTTCAAGCAATACATTATCGGCTTCGTATTTGTATAAATAAATGCTGATATCAATAGCAATTTTTTTGCCGGATAATTCCTCTAATTTAATATGTCCAATAGATTCAGGACAGTTTTCTCTCAAAAATCGGTTCAAATATTTAATACCCATAAAATTGATGTAGTTGTGTTATATATATTACTAAATCAATATTTAATATAATTTTTATTAATATATTTAGGGAGTTTATTATAAAATTAAAATATATACTAATATATAATGAACTTTTTTGGTTCAGATTGAGACAAAATATAAATAAAATTGAAATACTTTTTATCACATTTATAATGAAAACAAAGTAATTAAACAAATCAATAAAATGGTACAAACACGAAGACAACATAAAAACAGCCAACTTGTAGCCAATACAACTACAACTACAACCACAGTTCCTGTAATAATTATAAAAACAATTGCTGAGCCTAATATTATGCATAGAGAGTTAGAAGTAAACATAGACTTTGATGAAGCAAGTAAAGCATGGCATGCCAATAAAAAATCTATCGGAAACAGTCATTATAAATATGTTTGCGAGATTTCAACCAAGTCAGGGAAACAATGTGGTAAGGTTTGTTACAAATGTGAATCGTATTGCTGGTCGCATAGGAAACATAATAAATAACAAGTTATTCTATCCTAATTCACAAATAGTCATTCGTAAGTTATTCATCAAGTAACTAATATTTTTAAGTTTATTTGTTCCTGTTTGTATGTGAGCAGTCTTTACATTTTTAAATAATCGGACAGTACAGTCAATTGCATAAAGTAAATCACTGTTTTTATATTTTTTTTCAATAAAATCGCAAAAACTGGCTTGACTTGCTGTTGTTTTTTTAAATTGAAGTAATGATGTATTATTTGTGTTACACCATGACAAAAAAGATTGATAATTAAATATTAAAATCATTGTAATCACATAATACGACAACACGTTTGTGTTTTCTTTATACAATGTTTTTCTAATAGAGTCTGATTGTATATCCGATTCATATAATTGTCTATATTCTAAATTCATAAAATGCAAGACCTTTATCATTTGGAAAAAAGCATACATAATTTCTAAATTCATAAAATATTCTGTATTCTTTAAAAACACATCAATATCTTTATTTTTATTTTTATTTTTTGTAGTCTTAGTATTAAAATAGCTGCAAAATAAAACATTCATGATTCTTGCCCAAAATTCAGTATACGCCTCAAACAAATTGACATCCGAATTAACTGGAAAAATACTTAATATTTTAGCATGTGCTTCCGATGTATTCATATCCGAAAAATCCAATGCAAAATTATGGAATGTCTCATGCATGAAAACCTTAAACCATTCTTCCTTTCTAAAAACAACAATTTCCGATTCTTTTGGACACGACATTGTAAATGCGGTATTCACATGATGTTCATTTAATATTTCTATGGATGACTTTGGCAACTCTTTTGTTAAAGATGTGTGATAAACAAAAACAGTTAGGTTTGCAGCGCATGAACGTGAAGCATATTCATTGACTATATACAACCATGTCAGCATACGATCTACATATGTGTTATATTTCTCAATATATAATTCCGGTTTATCGTCCTCTATTAAAAATATAATTGTAATTGGACGACCAAATAAATGAAATGTATATGTAAGCGAAGCAAATGAGTAGTCATCAATGTGTTTACGAATAATATGCGGAAATCCATCCACGGGAAATGTAGTTGGTTTAGGTATTTGATTAACTGAATTGATTTTTTGTATTTTTAATTTATAAAATGTGTCGCCCATCTGAGCCTTAACTGTTGCAATATATTTTACAGCAGCATCCAACTCGTTAAATAATTTTTTAAATAATGTATTCGTAGTTGCAGTTTGTTTAATATGTGGCAAACACTTATGTTTTCCAAAGAATAACATTAGTTTGTGACTATCGGATGTAATTTTCATAGTTAAATATATAATATAAGTTTTTATTATATTTTACATTTTTATACCGCAAAATATAATATAATATATAAGTATTTCAACTTAAAGACAACAAAAGAACATAATATTTAAGCCATACCTCGCACAATTTTGTCACGCAAAATCATCAAATTATCAAAAATTATAGGCGTATCTGCTCTTCTATAATGCATTAATTTCGCATTCTTTGTTGCAACTAATAACGCTTTTAGATCCGGATTCTGTGTAAACTTTGCATCCTGCGCCGCATTCATTTCAGTTGTAGAACGTTTCATAAAAAAATCTGGATCTATTTCCACTTGTTTTGGTCTTATTAATTCTCCCTTAAATTTACCTGTTTTACCACCAGCACCCTTTGACATTTCTGGATCTTTTGATAACTCGGTTCCGGAATCTAATGAAAACGATAAATAAAATTCTGGATGTCTCTTTTTAAATTTTGAACCCTGATAATAATGCTCCACTGAAGCCCATTGATGGTTATCCAATGTAAATAATGCACTACCGTCTGGATTTACCCAAAAGTTTGACAATTTTTTACGCCATTGAGGGAAACCAGCCAAGTCTGCAAATTTCGGTGCATCTTCTAATGGCATTTGTTCCCCGCTGCCTTTTCCTGGAAGCGGCTTGTCTGCTGATTTAGAATAGAAAAAGAACACTACATTATCATCATATAAATTCATGATTTTTGCTTCACCCAATTCATCAAACACTGGGGCTTCTTTTGCTCCTACGGACTCCGCCTTAAACTGCTCAAATTCTGGTATATATTTAAAAACACCTGCATTTCTCTCCATGCATTTATCTACAATCATTTTTTTTATATCATACGGAATTTCATTAAATTTAAATATCTGTTTCCCCTTATATCCTATTAACATATAATGTCTCCCTGTATGCTCTACTGCTATATAAAATTCAGGGTCAAATTCACCTCTACTTTCAATTATGGGGTCCACAGATTCACCACATTGCAACACATTGTTTAAATCACCTGATCCATACATTTTACTTGATAAAATTATAATTTTAATATTCAATATTCTTTCTAATGTACTTATCGCCCATGCATCCGCCCAAAAATCACATAATTTCATATATTTTTTTAAATCTGTTAAATTATTTATATCTTTCATAAATTCAACGTCTCTTATATTTTCTGTTGCATACGTATACTCTCGTTTCAATGTATCAAACGTTTCCTTTGTTTTTATTGCCGCATCACGAATTTTTAATTGCTCATCTCGGTTTATTGTTGATGATAATTTAGCCTTTAATTCATCATACTCTTTTTTTACCCTTATTGAATTTAATCTGGTTTCTGTTATCTCTTTTAAAAATGTATCATATATTTCCTTATATGTATCAAAGTTTTGTTGTTTCGCTTCAAATGCAACTTTTTCTCTCAACTTTGTAACCGTTGTATCTTGACCTATACTTTGGAATGCATCTCGTATCGTTGCAAATAAACAATCACCTCTTCCCTCATTATCTGTAATGGTATAATTTTTATTTTTCATATATTTTTGAAGCCATGTATCGCTTGAACTGTCATGAAACTTTTCTCTTATATCCTTTGCGTCCTTTGATGTTTCCGTTTTTATTATTGGAGGAATTTTTGCACCTCTTCTTACAGTAAATGTATCACGACGATTATCCGGAATAAATATAACAACATCTTCACCTTGTCTTTTTTCTGATGCCTTTTTATCTCGTTTTTCATCTTTTTCAGCAGCAGAAGCTGAGTCAGCCTTCGCACTTTTTTTCTTGTTCTCTTCCTCTGCTTCATCTTCTGGAACCATTCGTAGACGCTGTATCATTTCTTCTGTCGCAAATGTATAAATTAATGGGTCATCAAGCGCTTCTACATTTAACAATCCGTCTTCATCCATATAATCTATCGCATTTGTAGTTCGTATTTCGTAAACACCTATTTGCAAAACCTTATTATTATGTTTTACTAAATATACCGGAAAATATGTTATTTGTTTTCCAGAAAATGTGTCCTTGGGGCTACCTATGGCAATAATTACATTTATTCCAGCTATTTCAATCTGATACAAATTTGATTCCTTACTTACATCCGACTTTTCTAATCGCTTCAGTTCTGGATAATTAACACTGCTATCTAATTTAGATACAACCATATTGTATATAAATTAGTAATATTTAATATTTAATATTTACTTTTTACTTTTATTATATTTATCAAAATAAAACAACAATAATTTACCAAAGTAAATAACATTTCATTTTGGAATCTGCTAACATTTCTGTCATGTATGCCCACATATTATGTCTTTGTTTCACTATATTAGTATTTTCAACACAACTCTCAAAATAAATAATTGTTGTAATTATATCTATTTTCTTACATTTTGCAGCCTTTATATTTTTAGCAAGACCATAATATTGACATATTTTTAGTAATTCCTTTGTCGTATATTCTTTGTCATAATATAATTCTTCATTTCCATCATATATAGATTTTTTTGCAAAATATAATAAATTGTTATTTAAACCTAAATCAACAGCATGGTCTTCATCTTCAATAACAGTATTTTCAAAATCATGCATTAATTGCTCCAATATATTATTATTATCTTCTAAGTCATCTACTTCATAATCTTCCAGAAAAAAAGTTATATTACCATCTGTATTAGTATTCATTATAAAATATATTTTATATTATAAATATTATAAAATTCTTTTAACTCATTTACAATCTTGCACATTTATTTAAGTTTGGTTGCTATTTCAATTAAATCTCAATTAAATCCATAAATTTAAATATCGCCTTATTAGACAAACTCTTAAAATCCTTTGCCTTACTTTTTGCCAACATAGTGATTAACTCAATGATTGTTTTACCATTTATTTTATCGGCATCAGTATATTCTATTAGCTCCTTATTGAACAATATAGCAATGTTTTCAGTGAGTTCATCCACTTCATTTTTCTTATTTGGTTGCTCTATTAAATCCAATACTATTTCTAATAGCGTCTTAAATATATTCACAACAGACGACTTTGAAATAAAACCATTCAATGCTAAATTAACAAAGAACTGAGTATTTGCTCGCCGCTTATCATTTTTTTTATTCATATCACAAAATTTATCGTAATCCTTATCAGGGTCAAAATAAACAATGTTTTTGTATAATTCATCTACTTCACTAAAACTTGCGTCAAATACCGGTCTTAACCAACTATATTTACTAATTAATTCTGCATACAAATCCGCATAAATTTTGGAATAAAATTTATTACTGGATGCAATATCATAAATAGCTACTCCCAAACTACTGCATAATACCGATGTATCAGTTTCTAATTCTAAAATTTTATCTATGCTGGCAATTATCTTCTCTCTTACAACTAAAAACGACTTATCTGTCAATTTATTTAAATGTAAACGTATCTGATCTATATGCGCATTAATACCAGTTTTCTGCTCAATCACTGTGGCCTGAAAATTTCTAATAGTGTTCCAATCTTCAAATACCTCCATGTTTTTATTATTTTTCCGCCTTTTACCTGCAGCTGAACCCGCTCCCATTTGTGAATATGAATCGTCGTTAAAACTTGTATTCACTACAGTCGGCGACTCCTTTTTGTGAAAATGATTATTTGCGATCACTATACTACTGCCTATTTTTTCAGTAAGGTGATTAATCATATCAATCGTATCTTGCGACATATCATATTTAAATCCTGCAACCGAAATTGCATTAATTTGTTCTAATGTATATTTTGATATTGTTGTCATTTTACTATTCTAATTAATATATATATGCTATTTTTTATATCAATTTTTTTAAATATAATAAATATAATATTATATTAAAATACACTTAAAACCATCTTACTATAATATAATATAATATAATTAATGTCAACTGATATTACAAACGATTTTACGCACGTTACATCCAATACACATGTTACTCCCGATACACCATTAGAGATTATTAATGCATGGGATGAATTAGATATTTGTCCTGAACTGTTGCGAGGTATTTACGCATATGGCTTTGAAAAACCGAGTCCAATTCAAAGCAAGGCTATCAAGCCTATTATTGATAAGCTTGATATTATTGGACAAGCCCAATCAGGGACGGGTAAAACCGCCACGTTTTCAATTGGTGCATTGTCTCGTGTTGATATTGCGGATAATTCAAATCAAGTATTAATTTTAAGCCCAACTCACGAGTTGACACACCAAACGGCAAAAGTTTTGGCGTCTTTATCTATTATGATGACAGGAATCCGAATTAAAACAATCGTTGGTGGGTCATCCATTGATGCCGATGTTGATGATATGCATACCAGTCCACCGCATATTATTGTCGGATGCCCTGGAAGAGTATATGATATGATACGACGTGGACACATTAATGCATCAAAGCTAAAGTTAGTTGTTATTGATGAAGCGGATGAAATGTTGTCTAAGGGGTTTAAGGAGCAAATCTATAATATTTTCCAGTATTTTAATAATGATATTCAAGTAGCGCTATTTAGTGCAACATTGCCGCCGAATATTTACAATATTACTGATAAATTTATGCGTAATCCTGTGAGAATCAGTGTAGCGGCTGAGATGTTAACATTGGAAGGAATTAGACAATATTTTGTCGCATTGAATAATGACGTTGAAAAATATAATACACTTAAGGATATTTTCCAAGTTATTTCGCTTTCACATTGTATTATTTATTGCAATAGTGTTAAACGTGTTTCAGATTTATATGATGCAATGAGAGAAGATAATTTTCCTGTTTGTTGCATTCATAGCTATATGGATAAATCAGACCGAGAAAAATCCATTGCTGAATTTAGGTCAGGAATTGCACGAGTACTAATTTCGTCTAATGTTACTGCTCGTGGTATTGATATTCAACAGGTTAGCACTGTTATTAATTTTGATATCCCTAAGGATGTTCATACTTATTTACATCGTATTGGTAGAAGTGGCCGATGGGGTAGAAAAGGTACGGGGATTAATTTTATTACCAGACGTGATGTAACTATACTTAAAGAGATTGAAAGATACTATAATACTCAGATTGATGAGCTTCCTGCAAATTTTTCAGTGTAATACGTAAAATATTTATAATTCGTAAAATATAATATTATAAAATATTCTATTTTATAAATATATGTTAAATGGAATACTTAATAACATATTGAATAAGGCTGTAAAACCAGAAACCAATAAAGACGCTAACAATGATAACGATAAAGATAAAATAAAAAACATGACTAAAAATATTAATGAAGTATTTAAATTGCCAATTAGTTATAACTCACAGGTTAAAAAACTGGGAGACACTATTATAACTGATTTAGAACTGTTGGCTATTACAAAGACAGAAGATATAAAGACAGAAGACGATAAACCAATTTACAACTACGTATTTAACCCAAGTAACTCTCTCGGGAAAAAAGTATTAGATGTGTTACCAACATTATACACAACAGACACACATTTTTTAAAGGAAAATCAGCAATTATTAGAATCATTTTCAAACAAAAATGTCACAAATATTGCAGATAAACACAAAATAAATGATTATGCTATAGAAGAGACAGTAACCGCATGGAATGAAATAAAATCGGAAACCGGGTTTTGTGAAAAGTATTTATTTATTGATTGGGATTTTGCAAAATTCATGAATAATAATGCACAATTTCTACAGTTGTTAAGCTTATACAACATAACGTCGCCAATACTATCATTATCATTGCCTATTCTTGTTTTAATTATGCCATTCTTTGTTATTAAAATGAAAGGATTGAACTTAAACATTAAAGAATATACTGAAATTTTAAGAGGTCTAATTTCTGAACATGCCATTACCAAAATATTTACCAGTTTTCATGAGGTGGATTTTGGACAAAAAATCTATTTGCTTATTTCGGCTGGATTGTATTTATTTTCCATTTATCAAAATATATTAATCTGTATCCGATTTTATTCCAATATGAAAAAAATTCACGATTATCTAAATAAATTTAGCACATATATCAAATTTACAATTGATTCAATGCAATATCATTTAGAAATGTCTAAACAACTTGTTACGTATGACAATTTTAATGATTCTATTAGAACCAAAATGAGTATATTAGAGAAATTGAAGTCGGATATTGATATTATAACTCCTTTAACAACTTCATTTAATTCTATTTTTAAACTTGGAGAAATAGGGCATATTATGCACACATTTTATCAAATATATGATAATAATGAATTCCATAATGCTATGTTATACTCATTCGGATTTAATGGTTATATGAATTTAATGAGCGGATTAAAGGGCAATATAGATAACTTTAAACTTAATAAAACTACATTTATTAAGAAACAAGGAAACCAAGGAAAACCAGATAAAAAGAATCCTATATTTGAAAAAATGTATTATCCTAAATTTATTGATGACCCTAATGTAGTAACAAATGATTGTAAACTAAATAAAAATATTATCATAACAGGCCCGAATGCTTCTGGTAAAACAACCATACTTAAAAGTGCGTTAATTAATATTTTACTTTCACAGCAAACAGGATATGGTTGTTTCGCAAGCCTTAAATTGCAACCATTTGATAAATTTCATTGTTATTTAAATATTCCGGATACATCAGCAAGAGACAGTTTATTTCAAGCAGAAGCAAGACGGTGTAAAGATATTATTGATTCTATTTCAAATGATAATGAAACCGAAGAAGACGAAGAACCAGATAACAAAGTAACGCATTTTTGCATTTTTGATGAATTATATTCTGGAACAAATCCAGATGAAGCCATAACAAGTGCTACTGCATTTATGAAGTATATTGTTAAAACAGATAATGTCACGTGTTTACTAACAACGCATTATGTAAAAATATGCAAAAAATTATCCAAAAATAAAAAAATTACCAATTTCAATATGAAGACAAATAAAAAAGGAAATAGTTTTGATTATACATACAAGTTAGTTAAGGGTATTTCAACAGTAAAAGGAGGACTCAAGGTATTAAGCGATATGAATTATCCTAATGAAATTTTACAAAGTTTATAGGTTTATTAAATGTTCCTCTTGTCCTTGTTCCTGTTCTTCACTTTTTAGCTGCAATATTTTATATTTAAATAATTTTTTTAAACTATGATTATCTGACCTTAATGTATAAATTATATTAAATTTATGTGCATTGCTATAGTTATATAGATAAAACATTTTAACACCATCTATTTCATAAATATGTTGTGGTAATAAGCAATTCTCGTGTGGTAATTCTCCAATATCGCCTTTATAGTTTTTATATAATCCAACTGCAACTGTTCTTTTAAAGAATTTTTGTGCACTTGCTTTGTATCCCATGAATCCAAGATCTTTATCATTCATGTAACACATATAGCGATTCACTATAATGGTATCTTTATATTTCTCATATATATTTTTATATTCGTCTTTTATTAAAATTGAACTCGGTGTTCCCAGTCCGATTAAATATACATATATCAATCGTTTAATAGATGCAGGAGTATACCTAAAAACATAAATAGAATCCATTTTGTTTTAATTTGTTATTGTGGTTGTTTGTTTAATTGGTGCTTTAATTATTTTAAGCTAATTAATTCAATTTTTTATATTATCTTGAAATACTAATTATAATTATTCGTTCTCTTAATATTATAAATATATACTCTTTTTGTAATAATGGCCATTTCAGATTTTATAAGCACATCATTTTTATTTAGCATTGCAATTATTGTAATTTTAATTGGCGGTATATTTGCATATGTTAGCTACAGAATGTCTGAACAAGATCATAAATTTTCATCTATGTTAGGACTTGTTTCAACAATGGCGGATGAAATACATGAGTTAAAATATAAAGCAGTTGTTCCAGTTAATCAACAACAACAACAACAAGATGAAAAATATAATTACGAAGATGACGATGAAGAGGTTGGATTAAAAAAGCATAGTTTAGGAGGAAAAACAATTAATTTAATTCATGTGTCAGATGATGAAGAGACAAGTTCAGAAACTGAACATGAAACTGATTCGGAAACTGATGCAGAAGATTCAGAAGCAGACGACGATGAATCAGTTTCGGAAGTAGAATCAGAAGCCGATGAATCAGTATCAGAAACCGATGATTTAGAAGATAACATAAATTTAGACATAAATTTAGACAATGATATTAATATTCTTGATTTAGAAGATATGTCAAATGACATAACCGAAGAAGCGGATGAAATAGATAAAACTAATGATGAATTAGTAGATTTAGGCGATGTCAATGAATCAACTGATGTTGCTGTTAATGATATTAAATCTATTCATTTAGCGGAACCAATTAATATGCATTTAGATGAATTATCTCCTGTAGAAATTACCAACGATTTAAAAACTATTTCTATTTCAATGACTGATATAGGTATGAATATTAATGATTTTGGAGATGATTCAAACAAACATAAGTCAGTTGAATATAAAAAAATGTCATTAAATAAGCTTAGAGATGTTGTTGTTGAGAAGGGGATTATTCCTGACGCATCAAAGCTTAAAAAGAATGAATTATTAAAGTTACTTGGAGAGGAATAAAGAATAAAGAGAAAAGAATAAAATATTATATAGAGAAGAATATAAATATAAAGTAAATATATAATATAATGAAACCATATTATACATTACCTTCTCAAAATATTAACGAATCATGGCAACCAGAGGCAGTATTAAATAATAAAATTCATACACAGTCCAATATTAATTCCAATTGGAAATATAGACAATATATGCAAAATAACGCAAGTCACATTATGAAATATAACTCAATGGAGTCAATTTATTCTTCCGGAAACAACCCTTATTCTGTTACAAATAATAAGCCAGAATCAAAAACACCTTATATGTTTACATCATTACACGATAATTCGTTGCCAAACTATAATTTTGACTATTATAATAGTGACTTGAAACAAAATTTTGTATCAAATCAACAATTACAAGCAAGAATGGTTGCGCCAATTATGCAAGTTAATCCAGATGGTAATAAATAAACATAATTGTGTAAACATATTTATATAAAAAACAATATAATAACTTACTTCTATAATTTATTATATAATTATTTAGTCACATGAAAATGCTATCAGTTGACGTTGGAATAAAAAATTTATCATTTTGTCTCTTTAAAATAGTAGATGAAATAGATAATACTGTAAAAAACAAAAGTATAAAGATTCTCAAATGGGACAACATTGACTTAAGTGAAAAAAATGAAATGAAGTGTATGGAAATAGACAAATCAGAAATATGTAATAAACCTGCCAAATTTAGCAAAGAAGACAAATGTTATTGTTTAAAACATGCAAAGAAACAACCTTTTTTACAACCCAAACCAGATTTAAAACCATCTTTTATTAATAAACAAAAACTACAATCATTAATTGATATAGCAAATAAATATAAAATTACTCATAGTGCTAATGCAAAAAAGACTGAAATAATACAACAAATAACCAACTTTACAAATACTAATTGTCTCAGTCCAGTTGATAAAAGTAATGCTACCAAGATTGATTTAGTAACAATCGGTCGCAACATTCAACATAAATTTGACAACATTTTTTTTAATACAGATTCATCTGATGACGAGATTGATACAATTATTATTGAAAATCAAATCGGCCCCATCGCTAACAAAATGAAAACAATTCAGGGCATGATATCTCAGTATTTCATTATGAAAAATAATAATATCAAAATTGAATTCATCAGTGCATCCAATAAATTAAAAGATTTTATACCAGCTAACCTCATTTTAGAAGAAGGTATTAATGAAAATATTAAGGAAAATAATACAAAAGTTAAATTAGACTATAAACAACGGAAACAATTAGGGGTCAAAACCAGCCTCCATTTTGTTGATACCGATGAACGATTTAAAGAATGGTCTGTCTTCCTACATAAACACAATAAAAAAGATGATTTATCAGATTGCTTCCTACAAGGCATGTGGTATATTAAAAATAAAATATAAAAGTGTATTTTATTAGTATTATTTAAAAAATATATATTATAATTCGTATTACTTAAAATTAAATGTTCTAATTAAATCATAATAAATGGATAACGATATTATTGATATATCTTTGGATTTTGAAAATTTAGATAATAATTCTGGTTCTGGTTCAAACTGGAATAGTAATAATAAAAAATCCAATTTTGGTGGAGGAATTGAGCTTTTAATGAATGAAAAAAGGTCTACTAATTCCGGTGGTCCTACCAGTGATATTGATTTAGAAGATTTAAATAATTTGGAAAGTGAATTGAATGATTTAGCAAATGATACAGACAATACAAATGGACCCAGTTTTGATTCTGGATTATTTGGCATGAAAAACAGTTTTGACGATAAGCCGTCAGTTCGTTTTGACGAGCCAACTGTAGGAAATTCTACATTTAATACTGCAAGTGATGGTAAAACATGGGATGGTTATGGCAAGTTCAATAATATTCCGGTTAATCCCGACCGTACTGGTATGAGCTCTCAGCCTAAATTGTCAAAAGATGAATTATTGAGAGAGAAATTTAAATTTTTAAGAAAGTTGGAGGCATTAGAGAAAAAAGGAGTAGAGCTAACTAAAAAATACAATATGGATTCGGATTTAGCAGAGATGCAAGGTGAATATGAGATGATTATGGAGGAAAAGACCAAACAAAATTCGGTTAAATTTCAAGGCAATATGATGATGGCAGTTATTAATGGAATTGAATTTTTGAATAATCGTTTTGACCCATTTGATGTCAAATTAGATGGATGGGGTGAACAAATCAATGAAAATATTAATGACTATGATGATGTTTTTGGTGAACTTTATGAGAAATACAAGTCTAAGGCAAGCTTAGCGCCAGAATTGAAATTAATGTTTCAGTTAGGTGGGTCTGCTATGATGGTTCATATGACAAATACTATGTTTAAAAGTGCTATGCCCGGTATGGATGATATCATGAGACAAAATCCTGACCTAATGAGACAGTTCCAAAATGCAGCAGTTAACTCCATGTCTAACACAAGTCCCGGGTTTTCAGGGTTTATGGGTGGATTAATGAATCCTACAGCCGCTTCAGCTTATAGCGAGCCATCTGTTCCACAAGGTAGAGGACCCCCTGCCCCTTTAGCAACTCAGGGTCCCAATTCTGCCCCTCCTTCTGCCAATCGGGGAGGCAATAATGTAGCACGTCCTGATATTAGTATGGCCAGAGGTTCCTTTGCAGATGATGGTATTAGCATCAGAGAAAGTAATTTTGGTGTCCCCGGGTTTGAACCGCCGATGCCTTCGCAAAAAAGCCAGCGACGCCCTGAAATGAAGGGACCCAGTGATATAAATGATATTTTATCGGGATTAAAAACAAAAACGATAAATATCGCAGAGTCGGCACCTTCTATGCAACGAAATTCTAATACAAATAGACAAGAGTCACAGTCGCAATCACAATCACAAACGGATTACCCAGATAACAATAGCAGCACCATTAGCATCAATGATTTGAAGGATTTGCAAAATGAAGCGAATGTACCCAAACGCAGCCGTAGAAAACCCAAATCAGATAAAAATACGGTTAGTTTAGATATCTAATATACTTTTTATACTTTTGGGAAAAGTATAGCAAAATATACTTTTATGAAAAGTATAGCAAAATATACTTTTCATTATTAACATTTACATATTAACATTTTAAACTATAAAAATTATACGTTACTTTTGTTATTTATTAATATAGTTATAATAAATATAATATGGATATTAGAGACCAGTATAACAATCAAATAGATACACAAAGTATTGAAAAATTTGAACAGGTTTTAGCTAATGAATTTATTAGAGAGACTGATGTTGTTTTAGAATTAGGTGCAAGGTATGGTTCTGTATCATGTGTAATAAATTTTAAATTAAATAATAAAACTAATCAAGTTGTAGTAGAACCTGATGATAGAGTATGGAATGCGTTAAAATTAAATAGAGATAGAAATAATTGTAAGTTTAATATTGTTAAAGGATTTATTTCTAATAAAAAATTAGGTTTGACTGAATTAGATTGTTGTTTAGGTGGATATGGGGCAACTTTTGTAGAAAATAATGAAACAAAAATACCTTCTTATACACTAAATGAAATCAAGGAAATATATAACTTAAATTTTAATGTGTTAGTAGCAGATTGCGAAGGATTTTTAGAAGTTTTTTTTGATGAAAATCCCGATTTTTATGATAATTTAAGATTAATTATATTTGAAGCAGATTATCCTGAAAAATGCAATTATGATAAAATTAGAAATAATTTACAAAAAAAAGGCTTCACAAAATTATTAGAAGGACATCAAAATGTATGGACAAAATTTGTATTTTAATTATTAAATCATGATATTTTGCTATACTTTTCATAAAAGTATATATATATATGTTTGATTCCAAATGTTGCATTTGTAGTACAGTTAAAAATTGCGGAAAATATTTGGAAAAAGTATTACAAAACATGGATATAATTGGCGCCATGTTTTCCGACTATAAAATAATCATATCTTATGATAAATCTGACGATAATACATTAGACATAATACAAAATTACCAAAAAACAAATAATATTAATAATAATTGCCGTCTAATTTTACATATTAATAAAGACATATTACATGAATATCGTGTTTACAATATAGCAAAAGCTCGTAATAAATGTTTGGATATAATTAAAGAACAATTTAATGATTATGACTATTTTATTATGATGGATGCAGATGAAGTATGTTATGAAACTCCTCAAATAAATGTTTTAGAATATTATCTATTGAGAGAAAAAGTATCTGAATGGGATGCACTTTCTTTCAACAAAGAACCATACTATGATTTGTGGGCATTCTCAAAATATCCATACTCATATGGATGTATGCATTTTAAAGATTGGCATGCTTGGGGAACATACATTGAAAATATAATAAGGTCAACCCCGCCAAAAACACTGATACCGTGTTTGTCCGCATTTAATGGATTTTCAATATATAAAACAGAGAAATTTATAAATTGTTTTTATGATGGTAAACCCAGGTTTGATTTAATACCAAGTCACCTACTCAAAATAAATGAATTGGTAGCAGGAAAAATATGGTTAAAAGGAAAAGCAGCGCTTATAGATTGCGAACACAGAAGTTTCCATTTATTGGCAATCAATAAAAACAATGCGAAAATCAGAATCGCTCCAGAAATATTATTTTTATAATATATATGACCAAGTCAATAAATATTATAAAAAAGAAAATAAAAAATGATACAACAAATGATGACTTAACATTAGATATAGAGAGAGATGTCGCAGGAGAAGGCGCATATGGTTGCGTTCATAAACCAAGTATTCATTGCAAAAAAGGTATACAGCCCAATTTTGATTACGACGAGTATGTTTCAAAAATTATGACAACAAAACATGCAAAAACAGAACTAAAAGAATTTGTAGTAATAGGAAGTTATGATAAGACAAACGAATATCATTTAGGGACACCTATTTTATGTAGTCCTCAATTGGATGCACATGTTTACAGAGACATTGCAAAATGCAAATATATTTCAGATTCCGAAATAAAAAAAAATCCGAATGATTATAAATTATTACTGCTTAAATATGGTGGACCTGATTTGAAACATTTTTGTAGCGATGAAATCACCAAATATCTAAAAACAGACAAAAGGATTAAAACCGACAACTTTTGGTTAGAAGTACATCATTTACTAAAAGGATTGCAATTTTTTAAAGATAATGGATTGGTTAATAATGATATAAAACCCCATAATATTTTATTTGATACCAAAACCGGTAAACTTAAATACATAGATTTTGGATTAATGCGAGACAAAAATAAGGTTATCAATTCAAGTAAAGATAATAACAATTTTTTAAGCATATTTCATTGGTCGTATCCATTTGATTGTGGGTTTATGAATAAGACAAAATATAATCGCTATTTATCTGCATCCAAAGCTGAACGAGAGAAATATAAATCACAAATAAGTGAACTCATAATCGCAAAATCAGACAAAAATACATTAAAATTACCCATTAAAAACCCCAATGCATTTAATGTTTTATTTTCATATATTAATCCGCATGCAACAGTGGATACTAAATATGCATATATTGCAGAATTTTTTGATAGTTTTAGTAAATTAGTAGATACTGAAAAATATATGGTTGTTTTAAATCGTATAGTTGATTCTATTGATGTGTTTGGTTTAGGATTTACTTTACAATTTATGTTGAATTGTTTTAATAAACAAAAGGCTATAAATACTAACACATTTACACGGTTATCTATTTTTTTTCACAAAATGTATGATTTTAATATTATAACGAGAGAAATCAATATTAGTACTTTAATTGATGAGTATGAAACAATACTATTGGAAACTGGTATATTGTCACGATTAAAAAAATCATTTGTAAATCATATTCCCATAAATAAACCTCCTTCAAAAATAATACAACCAAAACAAAAAAATAATACTGAAAAAAATGAATTAGATGAATTTGCGAAATTAGATGCTAATACTGAGACAAACATGACAAAAATCAAAACAAATAAAAATAAAACCCAAAATAATAAAACACGACGTTGTTCACACGGTAAAACTCGTAATAATTTAACAAAGCGATGTATAACCAAAAATAAGTCCGTTAAAAATAAGTCCGTTAAAAATAAGTCCGTTAAAAATAAGTCCGTTAAAAATAAGTCCGTTAAAAATAAGTCCGTTAAAAATAAGTCCGTTAAACAGTAAAACTAAAGTAAAGGTTTTAGAAATATATAAAAATGTGTTATATTAGTGTTTATTATGATATTATTATGTAATATACTTATAATTTTTGTTGTGTTTAGCTTATATGTTCAATTTTCTCCAACAATGGGTAATATATGGTTACGACGTGACCATGAAAATAACACTATTTTTTGTCCAATGAATTTAATTAGACTTATTTTTTATCCCTTTATTAAATCATATTTTTGGCATTACAATTTTTTACTTATAAATTTTTGGGTCTATTTAGTTGCTTATTTAATTATTTTTTATAACTGTATTAGCACTAATAATGATATTGAATAAATATATTATTTTTTATATTTATTTATAAAAAACAAATAATATATAAATTAATATAAATATATAATATTATATAAATTAAGAATGTTAGCCAAAGTATTATTTAATATGTTTTCTCTATTTGCTTGCTACAGCACCGCAGACAATATGTTTGATTACAATAAAACCCCTGAGCCACCTGTTGAAACCAATCTAACTCTTAGAACCGCTGTTGGCGGTCCATACACATATTCTCAAAGTGGACACCATTTTTACGGCACTGCATATGACGGCAGCTACATTGATACATACAGTTGCTGTTCAGGTCAGTCCGGTTCCTGCAGAAATAACCCATCATGTCAATGTCAGAAAAGTGTTGGTCCTTTACCTCAAGGCTCATATACCTTAGGCAACATGTATACATTCAAGAGCTGTATTAATTCTTATGATTTATATCCTGCATCTACTAATAATATGTGCGGCAGGTCTGGGTTTCTTATTCACTGCGGTGGTTGCAGCGGCAATCCATCCGAAGGTTGCATTGTTATTGAATCTGATGCGACACGATACTTAATTAAGAGCGGAGCTACTCTAAAGGTGGTTGCATAATAAATATAAAATATTTAATATATTATATAAAAATTGAAAACTAATTAAATAGAAATAGTTCATTTAATATAAGCAAATCAAATGAACTGTTTTACATCCGAACAAGAGAATCCTACTTTTATATTTATTGACGGCAGCTATTTTAATTTCTATCGTTACCATTCGCTGCTAACATGGTGGAAAAATGCATTCCCTGAACTCCTGGATGAAATTAAAGACCCGTTTCAAAATACGCAATTTGTTGAAAAATTCAGGAAAACATTTGTTGAACATATCGGCAAAATCGCAAAGAATTTAAAATTAGACAAACATGTTGTTCCTATCATACTTGTCGGCAAAGATTGCAAACGTGAGAATATTTGGCGTATGAAATTGTTTCCTGATTACAAAGGCACACGAGACAACTCACCTGAATCCGGATTTATGGGAGGACCTTTCTTTAAAATGGTTTACGAAGATAACCTATTTATAAAAGGTGGTGCTAAATATATTCTCAAGCATCCGCATTTAGAAGCAGATGACTGCATCGCAGTTTCAGTAAAACAAGTGATACAATTGCATCCCACTGCTTCTATTTATATTATTACAAGCGACAAGGACTATTTACAGATAGCAGAACCACGGGTTCAATTATACAACCTGGCTTATAAAAAGCTGACAGATCAAAAGAGCAGCACAGGGAATCCATTGTGTGATTTGTTTTGCAAGATAGTAACAGGCGATCCGAGCGACAACATTGCTTCAGTGTTTCCAAAATGTGGCATCAAAACTGCATTAAAATATTTTGAAAATCCTGAACTATTTCAGACAAAACTGAATTCATCGGAAGAATTTAAAAAACGATATGAACTAAATAGCAAAATTATTGACTTTAATAATATACCACAGGAATTAGTTGATGAGTTTTTGCATAGTTTAGAATAATTGGTTGTATTTTGTTTATTTGTTTTGTTTTGATTGATTGTTTTATTTGTATATATGTAAAAAACTTAAACATATATTTTTTACATATTATAATGGACACAAATAATATATTAACAGACAATAGACTTATTGACCAACATTCATTTGTTTTAGACCCGTTATCAGTAATTATTAAATTAGCTATACTTAGCAACAAACCTGTCGGCACTAAAGTGTGCATCAATAAAAATATAATATATTTACAAATTCCTGGACTATTTCAGGCATTTTGCAGATATATGTATAAAACTAATAAAACCGATTTGCAATATCTTTATAACCCTATTGAATTAGCTTGTCAAAAATATTTGTCAAAAGCTGCTATTGCGCAACATCCCAAACTAAAGGAATTATTCAAATGTGCGCAAAATGGTGTCGTGAAATTAATAGAAACGTATAAAAATAGTTCTATTATGCGGTTATGCTTGAATTATTATTATACATTGATTTCCAACTATTTAGAAGAAAAATATAATGAAACACTATTTAGAAAAGACAATATGACTTCGTTTTATACGACAGAATTAATAGAGTCATTCAATAAGCTTTGGACACAAGATAGAATAAAAATTGTTCTTAATTTGACGACATATTTAATTGATAATGAACATGCAGATTTAGATGTGAAATCGTTGGAAAATATTATGGATAATATTGATTTGCAAACGCAAAGTGTGTTTTCTCTCGTCTAATTATTTTTTGTATTTTCGTGTTTTTCTTTTTTTTGATTTATTTCTTCTTTTGGTCCCCTTTTTTGATTTGTTTCTTTTTGATTTGCCACCTTTTCCTCTTAGTCGTAGTTCTCTTTTTGGTGCTGCTGCTACTGCTGGATTTCTTTTTACCCTTGATGGGATTGATATTATTTGTGTTATTGCGTCTGCTGCAGCTTTTGCTGCAACTATTGCGGATTCAGCTTTATTTTGGGCATCTGCTCTTCCAGCAGCAGCATCAGCATCTAATGCGGCTTCATCTGCATCTACTGCGGCTTTAACTGCATCTATTATTAATGTTTTAATTGGGTTTTTCAATGAATCTATTGAGACTGAAATATCATCTGTACTATTTATGCCAGGAATTAAATAAAATCTTAAATTGTTAGGATCTACACTTATTGTAGTGACAACTTGTGTCATCCAATTATAAAAAGTTTGTGCATATTTATTATTATCTTCTTCTGACATATAATTTTTACGATTAAAACTGACCACACGTAACATTGATGTTGGTGGGGGCTTATTTTTATCATAAACAACAATCATAAATGGTATACGCTGTTCTATTAAAGCTGTATAAAATACAATTCCTAATTTTTCTCTTTTTACTATCTGTGTATTTGGATATCCAATTTCACATGCCATATTTTGGTTAGGATCAAAACATATTTCTCCATTTTCAAGCATAATGTTATCTCCAAAATATGGATTTCTTGTCTCTGTTCCATATAACAATTTTTGTGGAAATGTTAATGTCTCTACTTTTTTTGGTGTTGCGACTTGTTTACGGGGGTTATTACCTAAATTCTTAAATGTATTAACTGGAGGTTTACCTTTTACCATATTATTTTATATATTATTGCTGTAATATAATTTATAAAATTATAAATTAAAATAAATAATAACACAACTTAATAAATGGCAGGAATAAATTCAACAAATGAAAGTCAAACATTAATAAACGAAAATCATCAAGTAAACACAGAATCGTCAGAATCCAGTTGGGACAATGTAATTACCTTAGAGACATTCAACGATTGGATAAATGTATCCTCGTACAAAATTGAGTGTCTGGATTTAGCCATAAAAACATATCGTTGGCGGCTACAGAATTTCATTCTTCTCGGTTTATTATTGTCTACATTATCTGGAACAATAAGTGTAACGCAATTTAGTAATTACCCAAATTCTATAAAATTGGTTCTAAATTGGGCATTAACAATCACCAGTTTTGCCGTTGCCCTTTTGACCGGTGCAGTAAAGTCATTTAAATTGCAAGAAACGTTAGAAGAATATATTCATCTAAAGCAAAATTGGGTTTCATTTAGTGCCAAAATTAGCAACGAAATATATTTACCTAAACGTTTACGCCGAAATGCGGAAGAATTAATTAAGGAAAACAAAGGTATTTTTCTGGATTTATTAAAAATTGATGTTCATATTCCTAAATATATGTCTATATTAGCCGCCAAACATATAGACAAGGGCGACGATATTGAAAGTCAATATTACAAATACAGAGACAATATTATCAAAAACGAAAAGGCAATGAACGAAGGTTGTATGAAGTGTTTGTCGTTTTGGTATAATTGTTGTTTTTGTTTTTATAATGATGACATGTCTAAGAAAATAGAAGACAATAACGCATTAGCTAAAACAATTAAATATAGTCAGATTGAAAATGCAACAACATATAAACGCAAAGCATATCAGTATACGCTTTCGTCAATCATGTTGAATAATGTGAAAAATAAATATGCCGAAGCTAAATTGGAATCTGCTAAAATGAAGACTAATGAAACGCAATTTGAAACAGATGATTTCCTAAATAGTGACAATAAATATACAGTATTGACTCCGAGTCCATCGGTTCCTATAAATAAAGATTCTGCTGCAGCATTAGATTTCTCTAAATTACGTCTCTCTATAACCGAAAAACTTTTGGATACATTTATGCCTAAATCGGTAGAACCTGCGTCCCCGGTTGCCACTACTGCTGTCGCAACCGCTGTAACTGCCGATGCCACTTTAACAGAAGATTCTACTGTATCAATGGCAGTAGATTTAGTTGCAACATCAGATACTGTAGAATCTGCTAAAGAACCCGTTAAGGAACCGATTAAAAAACAGTCAAGTTTCCCCAAGAATGGAGAAAAAAAAACAAATAAATAAACGCAATTTGTTGCACGTTATTTCTTCCTATTACCTAATATATGTAAAATTCAAAATAGACTCTAAATTTTACATATAATATTTATTTATTACGCCTTATTTTAAGGCTTTTACCTTTTTTTGTTTTTGTATAACGTTTCGCTGTTTTTTTATTTGCTTTGTTTTGTTTTCCGCCTCTTCTCTCTTCGTCTCTCCTTCTTTCGTCGTCTCTCCTTCTTTCGTCGTCTCTCCTTCTATCATCCTCTCTCCTTCTATCATCCTCTCTTCTTCTTTCGTCCTCATCATCGTCTCTTTTAATTGGGGCTGCTTGATATGCATACGCATCGGTTAACGCAGCGGGTCTGTATTGGTAACCAAATATGTCTGCCCATGATTCTCTTATTCTTTCAAATTGACTTTGACATTTTACAGCTAATCGTTGCACTGTGTTTATTTCTGTTCCCGGATACAATTCTAATTCAATTTCTACATAATAAGACAACTTACTTTTTTTCTCCTTTGCTATATTGTATTGCTCGTTATGGTCATAACCAATCATTTGATTATATGGATAAGGTTGTTGATTATATTGATTATACGGTTGTTGCTGATTATACTGATTATATTGATTATACGGTTGCTGATTATATTGATTATACGGTTGCTGATTATATGGCATTTGAGAATTATACAACTGAGGATTATACGGTGTTTGTAAGCCTTCATATTCGTCTCGTATATGTTTCTCATTTAATCCTCCTTTTTTGTCACGACGTGGAGATAATGCAGCGTCGCTTGCTGCAGGAGTTGCAGTTGAATCAGAAACTGATACGTCGCTTGCTACAGGAGTTGCACTTGATTCAGAACCTGACACGTCGTTTGCTTCGGCTACACTGCTTTCTTCGGCTACACTGCTTTCTTCGGCTACACTGCTTTCTTCGGCTACACTGCTTTCTTCGGCTATACTTCTTTGTTCTGCTAAATATGCTGTAAATGTTTGCCTTCTATTTTCATCTTTACAATTATCCGTAAAATCTTTTAATGCAATTATAAATGGATACGTTTTTATAAAAAACATTTCAACATCTTGATCTTTAATTTCACCACGTTTAATTTCACTGACATTATTAATCATATAATGATATGGATTAAGTGAATTTAGGCGTATAGTTGTATTTATCTGAACTAAATATTTGTTAATATTTGCATAATTTAAGACTTTTTCCTGTCCACCTGATATTACTGTTATAAATTGTGTAAAATATTCTGCTGTTATTTGTTTTAGGTTCTGGCTATTTAATTTTGTTGTACAAGTTATTTCATTTATTTCACCATTAGGTGCATTATATAATGCTACTATTTGTGAAATTAACTTAGGTATTATATTTAAATTATAGTTGTCATTTCTCATAAGTTTATGTAATAAGTTTGACAAGCTATTATAATTTGTACCACAATTACTTATTTTTGCCTTATTATCATGATTATCTTTAAAAATATCATATTTTATGTATAAACTTTTTAATTGCACAAATTTTAATTGAACATAATGTATATCAGTCTCTAAGTTTTTTATGTCTGAATGGTTCGTAACTGGATCTATAGATTCGTTTATTTCTTGAAAACGTGTATTTATTTTATCAAATTGCATTATTGTAGTATCATATTCTGTATTTACACTTTGTAGCCATGCTTGTAACTGAACATCAGAAAAATCGTTTAGTATATCATAATCTAATTGAAATATTGGGGGTAAACCTTCCGTAATTTGACCAGGAAAATTTTCAGGTTTTGACTCTTTTATACAAAATGCATGATATAGTTGTTTAATATGTTTTGGTATTTCATTAAAATCGTACATATAAGGTGAGTTTTCATCAGTATTTCTAACTAATTTGTATTTTCTTTGTTTGTCAATAGTATTCGTCCATAAATAAATTACTTCCTTATCATTAACTTGGTTATCATTGTTTTTTAAACATTTAATTTGTAATGATGTATTATCATAAAAAAATATAATAAATTTTATACCCAAAACTGTTTCTAATATAGATAACCATTTGTTTATAGTGACTTCTTCTTTCTCATTTAATAATATATCTATATTGTTATTAACTAAGTTTGACTTTAATAAAGCTTGTTGTATTTTAACTACTCTGTCATTTATTTTTTTTTCTTCACCATCTTTATTATCATAAAATATCATGTTCAATGAATCAATAGTAAACCTATTTTTGGTTTCACCATTTTTATCTTTTGTTTCTTCTGTATAATAATTTTCAGTATCTGCATCTAAATAATCAAGTTGTCCATTCAATGCAATCATAACAGAATCTAACCAATTTTCTGTATTATACACAACCCATCCTTGTTCCATATCAAAACTTTTAAAATTTAAATCTTTTACATTGTCTGCAAATTTTAATTGAAATAATAATGAATTTAATTGAACTGTAGATTCAACATCAATTGTTTGTTCATTCATTGAATCATTAAATGACGAAAATATAACCAAATTTTTCTCTGATAAATAATGAATTAAATGAAACCCATGTAATAATTTTTCAAAATATTTTTGAAGCCCTTTTTCACTTATTACTGGTGTTATATATTTACGTATTTCATCACATGTTGCAAGATGCACTCTAATTTTTTCATTGGTTTTACCTATTTTATAATGTTGTATTTCAGTTGAAGAAATATTTACATCTATTTTTTGTTTCATTTCGGATAAACTTATCATATCATTTTTATTAATACTCCAAAAAATAGAAGATGGAACTTTATATTTCCATCCTTTTTTAGCATTTTTTTTTTGTTCTTGTTGTTTTAAATAATATGCGATTTTTAAAAAATATAAATGTTCATTATCTAATATTGCTTTATCAATAACAATAATATTATTTTCAGCTATATGTAAACTATATTTTCTTAAACATTGAATTTGTAATAAATGTGTAAATAATATAACCGAATCATATAATTTTTCTTTTAAATTCATTATGTTAGTATATCTAAAAAACTCTTCTTTTTGAAATGGTGTTAATGCAACAGTAGAACCACTTTTATTAACAATCTTTTGTTTATTTTGGTTACCACTATTAAAAAATTGTAATATATTTGCAGCAATTGTCCTGTCTTCCGATAAGCCCTTAATATCATATTTTGTCTTCATCCTTTCAAAATCAGCATTTATAAATTCATATATATCAATATCAGGTACCTCATATGTTTTTATTTCTGCTGTTATAAAATCCATAAATGACCTTTTGTGAATTTCATCTAATATACTGTCGTACATATAATTATTACTATCACTGCATGCCTGTAAAAAATCTAATATGTCTTCTACATTATCCATTTTATCTACAGTTTCTTTTATGAAATTGATTGGCAATGCAAATAAACCTTCTTTTTCTTCTTCTACCGGTTTGTCATCTTTTTCTTCTTCTACCGGAATTTCATCTTTTTCTTCCATACCAATATGTTTTGATAATGATATTCGTTGTCTTTTTTTCTCTTCAACTTGGTTTGTATCCAAATTTTGTATTTCTTGTGAATATAAATCGTTTAACCCTTCTAATAAACCTTGTATTTTAGGTTGTAATTCATCAAATGTTTTGTTTTTTGATTTAAGTATTACATCATATACATTATTTGTTGACTTTTTTATATAAGTTAACCAATTTTTTATTAATGGAATGTCTATATTTTGGACTAATTTAAAATTTAATATATATAACGTGTATAGTCCATTTTTTCTTTTATATGTTATATTTTGTGTCATTTTGTTTAATCGTTCTATATTATGACTAAAATAATCTGCAACATATTTTATCATATCATTTACTGCAGGATAGTATTCTTTAAAAACATTCAATTCATTTAAACGACTACTAAATGATAACATATTTATATATATTTCCATTTGACTACATTCAATGTCTAATGTTTCGGGTTTTGATTCGTAAAATTCAAACCTTTCTTCCCAATTTACAACCTTTTGCAACATGGCTATTGTTGGTTCTAATTTTTCTTTGTTTTTCTCTAATTTATCAATATCATTTTTGTTTGTACTCAAACGTGTATATAAATCTATATCAAATTCAATACATTTTATAGCTAATTCGGCATTAGCTGCGTCAGTTTTTGTTATTTTAACATAATTCTCTTTAATTTTTTTCAACATTTTTAAAATACATTCAAAATATTTTAATTGAGTTTTCAAATATTCTATTAATTTTTCATATACATCTTTTAAATCATTAAAAAACTTTATTTTTAATTGTTGTAATACTTCCAGTTCATCAATTATTTGATCATGGTCTAAAGGGGTTTCACTATATAAACCAACTTTATTTTCTTCATTATTTTCACCCTTATCAAATAAATATCTATCTAACGCTTTATGATCAGGCACTTTAATATGACATATTTTTTTAGATTGTTCATCGTATTGTTTTTTAAACTTTTGCAATTTTACCATTTTTGTTTTAAAACTGTTGTCTGTGGGTCCTCCGCCACTCGTACTATCACTATACGGATCAACATTAACTTCAAAATTATTCCCCCTACCCCAGTTTTTCGGATTCTGTTTCGGTATATTAATAGAAACATGAGCAGAAGAATCAGACCCTGGATCAGAATCATCAGAAGCAGGAGCAGGAGCAGGAACAGAAGCACGAGAAGCACGACCAGGAGGACCAGGACCAGGAGCATCAGCAGGAACAGGAGCAGACACAGAAGCATCAGCAGGAGCAGGAACAGGAGCAGACACAGAAGCAGACACAGGAGCATCAGCAGGAGCAGACACAGGAGCATCAGCAGGAGCAGACACAGGAGCATCAGCAGGAGCAGACACAGGAGCATCAGCAGGAGCATCAGGAGCAGACACAGGAGCAGACATAACACCCAATGTTTCTAATTTTTCTTTTAAAGTTATATATTCATCCCATAAATTAAAAAACTCTGTATCTTCACTATCTAATATATATTGATTTATTTGTTCGCTACTTACTAATAATGAAAATGTCATAGGATCTAACTCTAAGTTTATATCTTCACTATAATTAATAGTAGGATTACTTAATGACCAATACTCTATATCTTCCGCAGTGGATGAAACTAAATTTTTTATTTTTTCGTGTCGTTCATTAGCTTCATCTACTCTTTGTTTAAATTCTGATTTACTTGTAGTTGCTACTAAATTGTCATCAACAATATTAGATGCTGCTAAATTGCCTTGATGTAGGGGTTCTGGGATTTTTTTAAGTTCTTCATTTGCTTCATTTTCTGCATCCGCTGAAAAATAAGTTATTAATTTATTCATTGGTTTTTTATCTATTTCCCAATTTCCAGGATTCCAGTGTCTGCCTACAATCGTATAAGGACGTTTATCTAAATAAATTAAACTATTTATTTTAAATAACGTTTCTATTGTATTTTTTATGTTAATATCTATTAATCCTTCTTCAGTAGCCTGTGGTAAGTCTCGTTCCTTTTGCATAAATAAAAAACTACTTAGAATACGATTTATTAGACTATCAAACTGATTTGCTTCAAAAAATTGGGTAAATAATGCGTCCTTTGGTGCATCTGATGGAATATCTGTCAACGCCATTTTATAATATTTAACCAATGGGTCAAAATATACTGCATTACTTTTTGATTTAGGAACCGTCATTGAAGGTTTATAATTTATTTTGTAATGATTCGGAATTCGGGTTTTTATAAATATAGTTAATGTATTTGGAACTGGTATATTATTAGCATCAGTGCCAGAATCTAATGTAGAAACTACAGTAGAACCAGAAGCATCAACACCATCATTTATATTTTTTTCATCATTATTTGTTGACATAATATACTTTATTATACAATTAGATTTTTAAATTATTATAATTACGGTATAATAATTTATATATTATTTACTATTGATCAGCATCAGTTAGATAATTATGAAACAAAGTAAATGAATGTTTTTGTTGTTTTTGTTCTTTATCCTTCCTCGCCTTTTCTAAAATTACTATAGCTTTATTAATTTCCTCTTCTGATACCATTCCGTCATTATTTGTATCTAAAACTTTATTTAATATCCGGTATTTTTCAGGAACAATACAATATGGGCTTTCCTCATTGAATAAATGGTCAGACAAAACAGTAAAAACAGCTGTTAAAATGAGTGCGGTGTATATGTCACGAGTACCCATCCATGCCATAGCAAAAACCAATATCTGTTTAGTGACATTCAATTTAAGGTATTCTTCTGCGGAACGACTAAATTGAATGGCAATAAATTTTGATCCGATGTTTAGCAAAATCATAACTATACCTGCAAAAAATTTACTATTATTTAGAAACATAACATGGTTATGAATAAAATCTATTGAATTGTAAACTATTTTACTCATTATTATTATAAAATAATATTAAAATTTTTACATATGTTATACCTGAAAATATACACTTAGTGTATTATTTAACTGTGTTTTTGTAGTTTTGTTAAAGCACGGTTAATATTTTTTAATCCATATTTATCATTAAATCCTTCAGCTGTTATACGCAGTTCTCTTTTAAGTGAATTTGCTGTCTCTACGCCAGGCACGTCAAAACCCTCTTTCTCCCTATAAATATAAAAATATATATAACCTAAAAATATAACAAGCAAAACACACATCCAAAACAGTTTTACTTTATTCATTTTAAATATATTCATATTCATATTCATATTCATAATATATATTATTAGTGCATAAAATATATTAAACAAATTTTTTACTGGTTTAAGAATATAATAAGGAAAATCCTTGTTTAGCATTAACGGGGTCTACTGGTGCTACATCAGTTGAGCTAAAATCACTTTTGTTTACCGGTATAGCGGCAGATTCAACCGGTTGTATTGACTCATGAACTGTTTGTTTATCCACACCAACATCCTTATCTTCTTCTTCATCTTTTAGTGCAGTTGTTGAAACCTTAATTTTTGGCTCAGTTGAATCAGGTGTAATATTATCTTCACCGATGGTTCTCGCACCTTCTACCAACATTCCTTCCATAAAAAACATATTAATTGCTATAATTAGGCATAATGCAACCAATAATCCTAAAGTAGTATTATGTGCCGTAAAAAATATGACTAATCCAATCAACATAATTCTTCCTAAAATAGTTTTGTGTATATCATTTATGACACGAGGATTTAAAACTAAAACTACAACAATCAATACAAACAATCCAATCAAAAACTGTATTTTTTGCATTATCTATATAAAATAGATTATATAATTATTTCAGTGTGTTCTTCAAATAATTATCTTAATTTTTATTAAGAAGAATGTCTTTAGCAATAACAGCCGCATCAGTTGAGAATGACAATAATGACAATAATTATAATGAAAATAATTACAATACAAAGAACGTTGTTGATAATAAGAGGCGTCAGAATAATTCAAATGCTAAAACTCAGAAATACCGTGAACCCGTGTTTAATATGGAAAAAGTAAAATCTGTTATTAATTCTTTACATAATAATAGTTCTGACGATAATGAACTCGCTGATTATGTCCCGAATTCTATTTCTAACACAAATTCTAATAAAATAATGGGACCCACAGTTGAAGGATTTACTCCACTTGACCCATTAAATCCTCCAGAATCAATGCGACAAGTTCAAAAAGAATCTACAAATTATGACAGCAATGTACCTCAGCCAATTCAAAACGACGATTTAAAATTACAAGACCTAAATTCGGCGTTTTTAAATGATGCGCAAGTGAGAGACTATTACCGAAAATTGGCACCTGGGTATCCGTCTGAAAAGAATGTAAAAAATCATAATAATAATCAACAAATTCATTCAAGTCAACCGAGTCAAAATAGATATAATAATATGTTGGAAACTCCTGCAACAAATGACGTCTTACTAAACAAGCTAAACTATATGATTAATTTATTGGAAGAGCAGCAAGACGAGCGCACTAATAATGTTACAGAAGAAGTTGTATTATATTCATTTTTAGGAGTCTTTATTATTTTTGTAGTGGATAGCTTCGCACGAGTTGGTAAATATGTCCGTTAAAAAAAATAATTAGTTATATAAATTACATGATGGACTTAAAACCTACAAATATATATGGTATTACAAAAAAGGTTGCATTATTTACTAATGCAAGAGATGAAAAACACATTAGAGAATGGGCAGCACATCATTTATTAATAGGTTTTGATAATATTATAATTTTTGACCATAATTCCATTATTCCGTTATCAAATGTTTTTCAAAATTTTGATAATAGAGTAACTATAATTAATCATAAAACACCACCTACAGAAAATGCAGTAAAAATGCCTTTAATGAATAAAGCTATTCAAATAGCAAGAAAACTAAATGTGGATTGGTTTATATACTTAGATGCAGATGAATTTATTATTTTAAATAGTAAATATAGAGGTATAAAACATTTATTAAATAATCATAATTTTGCACATTCATTGGCTATAAATTGGCTTTATTTTGGAAGTAATAATTTAATAAAAGATCCAGACGGACTTATTTTAGGCAATTATACTAAATCTGACTTAATTTTAAATAATCATGTAAAAACATTTGTTAGACCATTTGAAGCAATTAATTCTGGTAATCCACATTTTTATAATATTCGTGATAAAAATAGAATGTTTGCATTAAACAAATTTTTAGATGGTTCTGAACCTTATTGTTTTAACACAAATAACGTAGAATATTATAACGTGCCTGCATTTATAGCACATTATGTAAATCAATCAGAAGAAACATATATTAACAGAAAAATAAATTTACCACAAGATGATATAGGTAAATATCGCAATTGTTCTGTTGATTATATACATAAATCACATAATGATTATGAAAATTTATATCCTAAATATAAATATGCTAAAACAGTAAAAGATTTTTTGGCACAATATTCAACAAATTATTAATATGTCATCTGATTTAAACGTATTATAAGCAAAATTATAGAAAAAATATGCTGTCGGTGATTCTACTATGGGATGCGTTTTTTTCGCAATGTTTTGGATGATACAACCATTATCGCTTGTATCTTCTACTATTAAATATTTGAAACTCTTGTTTTCTGGTTTCTCTATTATTGACCACAATGCCATCTTAAATCCTTGTATAAAGTTTTCTTTTGATAATCGTTTCCCATTAATAGATGCAATACAACAAATAATTTCCCTTTCTTTTTCTATAAATGTGCATGTCTTTTTAAAGATATATGCCGCTTCTATTTCTCCCTCGGAAACCAACATTACAACAAACATATTTTTAGTGTTTACCAATTCTATTATATTACTCATCTCTGGCAACACTGTTAGTTCCCATTTGTACGTGGTCTCTTTAATGAAATTATATAAATAATATATATTTTGATTATCTCCGGTTAGTAATGTAATATTTGCCGACAGTTGCAATGGTCTATTCCATTTCTTCATATCAAAACAAAATGATTTATAGACAGTTAAAGGAACTATTCCTGTTAATTCGTCTTCTCTCTTAAACAATGAGACACAAATATTTTTATTTAAATGACTTTGCGTGTATTCATGTGTTTGAATCAACTGTGGTGCAATGTTTTTCTTTCGGAAACCCTTGTCTACGCATAAATAATCCACATAATATACATCCATGGATTCTGGTTTACCATTAGTTTTAGTTTTACCTTTCCTGGTAAAGTTTACATGCAGTGGTCGCCCTGTAATGACGCCAATTAATTTTTCATGATATACAGTTTCATTTGTTTTGTTGTCTAATAAAACATCGGGTTGCCAATAAAAAGACCAAAATGATTTGTGACTATGTCCTACAAAGTATGGTAATATATTGTCTTTTTGAGGTGTATAGGTGTTGTCTTTATTTCGTAAATAATTTAACTGAACTAATAATGTAAAATCTGCAATATTTTCCTTACTTAAAATATCAAATGAAATAGTTTTAATATTTTTAAAATTCGTATATCTATTCTTAAGAGGCAGTTCTTTATTAATAATACCAGCATTAACGACCCAATAATAAAGGTCATAAATATGAAACACTGGCTGCATTGCCCAGAATCGGTATTTAATGCGAATATACATAAAAAATACTATAATTACTAAAACAATAAATGCTAAAACAAATGGTAGACTATACAGTAGAATATTTGTAGCAGTAGCAACCCAACTGGTATTGACAGAAATATTATTGTAATAAAAATGTTGCAGTTGTTGTGATGTGTTAGAATTCATAAAATATAATTATATTATGAATTTGATAAGTTTACGATTACTATTAGTTTCTAACAAGTTTCTAAAATATTTAAAAAGCATTGATATTCTTCAATAATTTTTGTCATACCAAGTATATCTGCAGAATCAGCACATGTGGTGTCTAATCTCATTCGTTCTATTCTTGCAATTTCTCCAAGTAAAATCAATTTCAATCGTTCGTAATATTTCCAAGAGGCATGTTCATCAGGATTATATGATTGAATAATTTCAGTAATAAATTTGTCTGCTACTGTTTGTATAAATTCCTTTTTCCTCCATTTTTTTATAAAAATGTTAATTATTTCGGTAACTTGTTCTGGATTAGTAGGATATTCTGCTCCAAATTTATTTTGTAAGGACATTGATTTATAATATATTGTATATATTATACATATTTTTATATCATTACAAAACAATTACTATAAATACAAAATACAAATACAAATACTATAAATATAATATTTATTTTTCTATTATAACCTCTTTTGCTACATTAGATATTATTTTTTCATAATTTTTGTGTTGTTCTTCGCATGTTAATCCCGACATTGCATTAGATACAATTTTAAGGTATACATCGTTTTTTCTGGAAGTAGAATCAGTGCAGTTAGGATTTGCCTTTTTCCATTCCCCGATTTGTCCTATGTTTTTATTTGCTACCTGTTTAATCGCCTTTGTTAGCATTAGTTTTTCAGTATCTTCTTTTGTCCATTCGTTATTATTTTTAATGTATAGTGTCTCTCGTTTAATATCGCTGCAATGTATAGGTCGTTTAAATTGGTCTAATCCATTTAAATTTTTATTGATAATTCTTGAAACACCTTCTACATAACCAAGATGCCCAGTTGTTTCCAAATCAGTCAACTGTATCTTAATTGTTTCTACGAATTCATCTATATTTAAAGCATCTTTGCACTGCTCATTCAAGAAAAACTGTAAATTAAATGTATTGTTGCTATTAGTATTATTAGTTATGTTATTATTATTTGTTGTATTACTCTTATCTTTATTTATTATTTCCAAAATTAGATTCTTAAAATCAGTGTTTTCCTTAATAAGCATTTTTATAATTTCCTTATCATTATCTGTTTCTACAGGTTTTTCGGGATTTTTATAAACACATATTTTTTTATGTTTCCATAATCCGCTGTTGGTTTTATACTGTTTCCCACAGAAACAATTGTGTATTTTGTCGGTGGAAATAGGGTGCTCGTTTATTTCCTGTTTATTTACAAAAATCCTTAAATTATGTTTATTAGTGGAAATATGTTTATTGTAATCTTTACTACTGCTCGTATAATAGTCACAATATTTACATTCAAATTTTGAAGGATTTTGGGGGGATAATTTTAGTTCCACGATGGACATGATATTTCCAAAAGTCTATAATATATTGCAGTATTTTTATTTATATTCTATTCAACATTTATATTATTTGTCCCTTTTTATTTCCAAAATGGAAATATTTGGAAATATGTGACTGAGACCGGCTGAAAAATAGGACATTGTACAAAACACTTTCGCATTATATGCAATGCATAAAACACACAAAAAAACATAAGGGATTTTTTGGGGACAAATACCATTTCCAAAATTTCCATTCAAAATAAATGTCCAAAATTCTGGGATTTCAAAAAAAAGTTATGATAACAACATTTTTTACATTTTTTTAATTTTTAGAGCATTATGGTAAGAACCTATTTTTCACTTTTTTTTTCCCAAAAGTAAAAAGGGAAATGAAATTTGGACATTTATAAATGTCCAAAATTAATCCTCTGAAAGACTTTATGGAAAAGTTGTTTTTTTGTCTTTTGCAAAAGGGAACAATATTTTCTCTTATATTTCTCATTATTTTTGTTACTACATTTGGTAACACTGTGTTTCAATTGTGGCGACTTTGTGACCATGTTTGCGACCTATGTTTGACTATTATGCTGTCATATTATATAGACTGTTGCAAATATTTGTGACGATGTATGCAGCCATATTATAATCATTGTTTTGTTGCAAATTTGTGAAAAAAAATGGTTACCAAAATAATATATATTTTAAAACAACTTAAAGAAACTTTTCGGAAATAATATATATTTTAAAACAACTTAAAGAAACTTTATAGAAAGTATTATTGAATATTGGATTCAATGTCGTTATCTAATTGAGGCACTGCTTTTCTGATATAAAATCCCATTTCTAAATTTGATGACCATAATTCTCTTAGCTGTATTGCTGTATAAGTTCCATATATGTCTACTGGGTCACCGTGTTCCGCTTTAGCTTGTCCAAACGGCACAAACTCAAGTTGTCTCGGCTCTATATTAAAGTCTGCTGCAATTATAGAAAATAACTCAGTTACTAATTGTCCAAAAGTCCAACTGGGACATACACTATAATATTTTGTGTTGCATGTCCATGCTTCTTTGAAGTAAACGGAAATGAATTGATTGACTTGCTCAGATTGATTTTGCATTTTATTTGATATTTGTTGTATAAATTATACATATTTCTGATCTATAATTTATATTTCAATTTTTTATTTAATTTTTATTTAGATTTAAGTATTTTAATTTTATTAATATTTATTTTTAAACTTATAATTAATTATGTAGGTAAAATTTGTAATTGGTATTGATAATTTTGTAATTTATTTTTTATTATATAAATGGCTGAAATTGTTAATAATGATATTTCAGTTGAACTTCTAACAATCATTGGCATGTCACTGTTACTAACGCTATAATATATCCACATACTGGATGACGAAATACTTACACCTTTGCACTTTTAAATCGCCGTGTTTTGGCGATTTTATCAGTGTCAAAGTAACGTTGCCATGCGCATTTGAAATGCGCAAAGGTGTAAAATGCAAAATAATAAGGATAAACTATTTGTGCTTTTATTTTTATACAAGAGAAACATAAAAATAAATCTACCAAGCACAGATATAGATGTTGCTGTATAAGGTAAAAATTTTAATGTATCATTATTCATATTTATTATTTTTATATAAATGTAATAAATATAAAAATATTAATTCGGCTTCGTAAATATATAAATATATTGATACTCATATTGGCATTGTAATAAATTAATTTGTCCCTCTAAAATAAATCCGGCTCCCTGGGCTTCATCTACAATCGTAGATAACTCAGGCATATACATAATATGCTCTTGTTTTCGCACTTTACCATTTGCATCATTTTTAAACTTTTCAGAAAATTTGGCTATATCAGTTTTTTCATCCAACTCAAAATCAGCCGCATAAGCAAAATCAGTAAACTTTACTTTTGTGCTGGTAATACGATCTTTTGCATATTTTTGAGGCGAAACAAGAACCAATGGGTTGCCGGGAGGTAAAATAGGGTCAAATTTATCACGATCAACTAAATGAACTAATAAATAACCACCAGGATGCAACCAATTAAAACAATTTTTAAAGAATTGTGCTTTATCCTTGAAATAATATATGGTAAAATACATACATAAAATATGAGTAAATTTATTTGACTCAAATGCATTGCTATTTAATGCATCGGCTACTTTAAATTTATAATTAGGAAAGTTTTCTTTTGCCTTTTTAATCATAGCTGGAGAAAGGTCAATGCCTATTGTATCAATACTTCTGGATGCTAATTCGGCTACATGATGCCCTGTTCCACAACCAATATCTAAAACTTTACTTTTACTGGACGGAGATGTTTTGTTGATTATTTCACCAACTTCATATTCATCTTTTAAACTGTTAAACACTAAATAATCATATATCTCTGCATAAAAATCATCATAAATGTCTTGTCCTGTTTTAAATAGAAAATCTTCTTGCTGCTCAAACCCTTCTTTGAACTCCGATTTTAAACCCTTAAATGCAAATATTACAAACAAAAATAAAACAATAAATACCAGTAATTTTCCCCATACTGAACTTTTACTATACACACTAATTATTGGATTAAATGGTTTTAAAATACTATTTATTATTTTGGGCATATATTATTCTTTGTTATTTTTATTTTTGGTTCTTTTTATTATTTATTGTTATTCATCTATATTTGTCTAATGCATGAGACAAAAGTTTTGCAGTTTTTATTCCTTTTGAACTATTTCCAAATTGATTCAACGGAGGCGAAATTATTCCTATTCCCATTACACCAGGAATAACAATTAATAAAATACCACTTACTGCACTTTTTGCATGTAATCCTACTGTAGACATCCAATTCACAGTTTCATTATATAGTCCAGCCGTCAACATATGGTCTAAAATATATTTAACTGAACCTATTTTGCTTACTTGATTTTGTGTTATAGGATGTCTGCCAAAATTAGCCAAGGTTGCCGCCATAGTAGCAATGTCTACACTTGTAACCATAGCAGAACATTGGCTCACATATACATCCACACATTTTTTTACATCTCCGTAAAACCGATTATATGATTTTAATAAATAAGCGATTGCTAAATTATGTTCTGAATGAGACAACTCTGAACCAAATATTTTATCGTTAATGTGTATTTTTTTCCCTGCAAATTTTGACATATTATTTATAACCTTTTTTTCCAAGGCAATTTTATTTATGCTTGGTTTATCTAATAGGCTTAATGTGGCTAATGCACCGCTATTATTGAAAGAATTGATTGTATGTCCTTTTGTTTTATCAACTGCACAAATTGAATTGAACTGTTCTTCTGAAGATAAATTACCAATCTTATTTTGAACATATTTAGCACCAAATGTATCTAATGCTAATTCTAATGTAAATATTTTTGAACATGATTCAATTGCAAATTCATGACTACAGTCTCCTACATTTATAAATTCTCCATCAACCGTGCAAATTGATATAGCATACAAGTTAGGGTCAACTTTAGATAATATAGGAATGTAATCCGCATTTTTGCCTGAATGTGTATTTTTTAATTTATTATATATTTTATTAACATCTTTCTCCAAAGCTTCTAAATTTATGGTTTTTAAATTTAACATTATGTTATATATACTATATACTATAGTAACATTTTACGTATTTCGTATTTTGTATTTTGTATTTTGTATTTTGTATTTTGTATTTTGTATTTTGTATTTTGTATTTTGTATTTTGTATTTTGTATTTTGTATTTTGTATTTTGTATTTTGTATCTCGTTACAACTATTTAGTAAACTTAAGTATATATAATAAGCAAGTAAATGGATGAATCAGAAATAAATGATGTTAGAGAACAACGGGATTTCAAAGGAATCACATTTTCCGAATTTAAAAAAACAGATGTTAAAAAAGAATTACTCATTAGCTTATATAATTCTAAAATAGAACCTGCCTGTTATTGGAGTTCTGAATTAATTTGTGCGGGTCATTATGCTGACTTGTGGGATCTTATTATAGGTTTTTATACCAAACACATTCATACAGGAAATCCTAAATTAGTAACATATTTAGATCTAAGAATAGGACATTTTAAAGACATTATTAGCAATGGATATGTTGACCAAGAATTACGATTAAGAAATAGTGAAAAAATGCGTAAACTGTTTTGCGAAGTGATGTGTATTTTATGCGAGGCAACTAAAAAGCACAGTTATACAGTTGTAAAGGTAAAAAAAGAAGATTTTGATTTAACACACATGACTGAGCGTTTCAAAGCCCCTACTGTGAAATACGCTGAATCCATTTTTTTAAAAGATGACCCAAAAGAATTATTTGTTGCAGCAAATGAATTTGCATATAACATATCTGAAGATGGTAAAAAAAGTGTTAGTGCATGTTATTGGCTTGAATGGATAATTGAATTTGAAAGCATTTGCAAACAGAGAAAAGAAAAATTTAAATGTGAGCGGCGAGAATTTGCAGCAGTAGAATCTAAAGCGCAGATGGATATAATATGGATAATTTGGGATATATTTTTTGCAGAATCAAGTAAACGTAGCACGCTAATACAACGTATTGTTACAAGTGCGTTTAATATTTTCTGCTTACGATATACATCAGGATGTCATAGAAAACGAAAATTGATATTATATTTTATTATTGGCATTTTTACAGAACCATTTTCAACCGATGAAGAACTTGTTAAGGATAAAAATAAAATAAGTGTAATCACCAAATCTATACATAAAATTTATAAACAAATCAAAAAAAATGAACATTCGCCTGGAACTGATTATTTGTATAAAAATCTTAAATCCAGTAATTTAGAAAAAACAATTGCCAAATTAGAAACCATGAACAGTCTTGGCGAAGAATATTTGCCGAGATTTAATAATTAGTTGTATCGCATATATTGTTTAACAAATAAAATAACTTAAATATATGCGTATAATATATAGTTTAGATGAAGACCAAAATGCATAAACTACACAGGAAGGTTCGTTCAGCTGGAAAAACATGTAAAAATATGAAAAAATCGGGTAATAAATACAGCCATCCTCATATCGTGACCATGTTTCTACAAATGTTAAATACAGTCAAGTTATTTCATTGGAAAACAACCAGTTTTGCACAACATAAAGCTACAGATGATTTATATTCTAATTTAAATTCCAGTATAGATTCATTTGTAGAAATCCTTTTAGGTAAAACTGGAACACGAGTGAACCTAACTGGGACAAAAACTATACCATTATTAGATTATACTGATGTAACTAATTTTAAACAGGAAATAGAAAGATATAAACAGTATTTGATAGACATGACGCTAAATTCAGGACTGGATTCAAAACGAGACACTGACTTAATAAATACTCGGGATGAAATCTTAGGACATCTAAATCAATTTACATATTTATTAACATTTAAGTAAATGCATTTAGAATTATAATGATATAACAATATAGCTTTATTACCAATTTATACATAACATGATTATATTAGGATTCAATATTGGTTCAACAAATATAATAAGTCTATCATTATTTTCGCTTGGATATTTTATAATAAATCCATTATTGACATTATGCCGAACGGGATTTTCAATTGAATTATTATGTAATATTTTAGGTCATCAAATGTCTATTAATTGGAGGATAGGTTATTTATTACATGATAAATAAAAACAAAACAAATAAAGTTATTATAATAAATTTAATATATTTTTTTATTATAATGAATACAAATAATAATGCATTAGCTAAAACGTTGTCTGATATTACTCCGGATGATTTACCGTCATTAACTTCTTTGCCACAAGCATCTTCTGCATCTTCTGCATCTGCCGCAGACAATTCATCCTTTTTTTCTAATATCACATGGCAAACATGGATAATTATTATATTAATTTTAGCATTTTTAGGAATCAATGTTTTTATTTATTTAGGAAAGGGGCTTCAAGAAATAACTACATTTTTTTCTCCCATCTTAAAACTCTTTGGATATGAAGTATTAGAGACAACTAAACAAACCCTTGATGTATCTGCTACTGGCGCTAAAACAGGTATCAATTTGACTGCAGAAGGTGCTAAAACTGGCATTGATATTGTTGCAGACACTACTACAGGTGCTATTGATTTAGCTACTGGTTCTAATAATACTACAGGTGTTTCCGGCAAACAAGCATCCAGTTCATTGCCTACTCAAACGACTATTGATGCTAAATCCAGTCCCGATACAGAGCATAATAATATTCATAATGCATTAAATGATGCCAAACAAAGTCAAGAAGTTATGCCAGATGACTCTAAAAGCAGTATTCAAGCATCTTCAGGTAAGTCAGGTTGGTGCTACATTGGCGAAGACCGTGGAACCAGAAGCTGTAGCCAAGTTGGTGTTAATGATATGTGCATGAGTGGAGACATTTTTCCCAGCAATGAAATTTGCATTAACCCTAATTTACGACCATAATTATGATAAAAGAAAATATAAAACTACAATACCAGAACCACCAGAGCCTCCTGGATACGATGAACCATATGAACCAGTTACGCCGTTACCAGCCTGTCCACCACCACCACCCCCGCCAGTGTTAGGTTTTCCATCGGAACCTGGATTGCCGCCATTTCCTGCATTTGAATTGCCTCCAGTACCTGGTTTACCATTATAAAAACCTAACCCACCACCACCACCTGCGCCAAAATTATTATTATTATTATTAACAGGAATATTTAATGCACCATTTGCACCACTGCTAAAATCTGACGTATTAGAAATATTATATGAACCGCCTCCACCTCCACCACCAAGTATTCCTGGAGTAGGAGGTAAAATATTAGATTTTGCGCCTTTGCCACTAACACTGCCAGGTGTTCCACTTGCACCGCCATTTGCACCATTTGTACTATTATTTATAGCACCTTCTCCACCGTATCCACCTGAACCAGTATATGATATAGCACCCCCTATAAATGTACTGCTTGAACCAGATGAACCGTTAGTTCCATTTATTAGTGATCTTCCGGCATTACCTTTAGCTCCACCAGAACCAACTGTTACAGTATATATAGTAGTATAATTAGAATTAAATGTAGTTGTAGTTATTCCTCCACCACCTCCACCACCTCCACCTCCACCATCAACATATGCACCACCACCTCCGCCACCACCCCCGCCACCACAAAATAAAGTAACTTGTGGACTATATGGATTTATAAACGTAATAGTTCCACTCTGTGTAAATGCTACAGTATATTGATTGCCTTCAATTTTTTGAATAGGGTTACCTGTAACTACAAAATATATTGTGGTGTTTGAAACTATATTTGATGGTCTGGATTCAGTTTTAATAGGGTATGTATTACTAACTGCAGTAACATAAAATACATATATTAAACCTGGTGTTAAATTATTAATTGTTATTGTATTATTTGGATGCAAAACATTGGCAACAAGTTTAAAATTTTGATATATATTATAACTGGAAATAGGTAAACTGGCCACTTGATCATTTGTCCATGATAATGAGACTGTTGAACCTGATGGAGGTAATGATACTAATGTTAATATAGGCGGGTCAATAATAACAGCACTAATTAAAGTAGCATTTACAGGCCATTTATTGCCACTATTTGTCATTGTGTAACGTGTTCTGGGATACCAAGGCGTTATACCATCATTCCAACACAAACTCATAATTTGTCCTGGAACATTAGAATCGGTTGTTAAATGACAATTTGGTATTGGAGGTTTTCTTACAACAACTCCTGTAATTGGGTTTTCTATTGTTCCACACACAAGAGTACCTGAATCTTGAATAGTTGTCGGATTATCTGAATTAGGGTCAATTTCAATAGTTTCGGAATTTACTCTTTCTAAACACCTTGTATTAGGATTAGTATAGCCATTAGCAGATTGTGTAGCCCATGTTGTATGTCGGCTAACACGATGTCCTTGGGCGAGTTGTGAATATTTTTGTTTTTTTGTTAAATTGCTGCTATTTTTTTTATATTGCAATATATTGCCTTTATTTAACATAGCCAATTCAGCTCCAAGTTGGGATACAGAGACAACCTTTCCAGTCAATGGTATGGTCACATAATCTTGATTATCAATTTCATTGACACCAATTAATGAACATGGGCCTTGCACTCTTGACCATTCTCTTGGTGGAATTGGCAAGGTTTTATAACAAAACATATTATCTTAATACAAGTAAATATATTATTTATTAATTTATTTTCAATAATAAATTAATAATCAGTTAATAACCAAAATTATTATTTATGATTTTGTTATCCAAGTAGGAGTATCTACTAAAGTTAATTTAGGAGGTGTATCAGAATTCTGTGTCGGATCTGCTAACCATGTTGGTGTATCTAATAGTTGTAATGTAGGACCTGATGAAGAACTCGTAGTTGAATAATCAGTTGAAGTACATGTATTAGAATATCCATTTCCTGAAAAAGAACCGCATTTATTTAGTCTTGAATTCCAAAAACATTTACTATTAGCATCTCCCTGTGATAATTTTACTCCCAAACAATTAGCACATGTTTTTTCTACTGTTTGATTGGAATTAAATGTAGCACATGAATTTAATACTAACCCCTCTTTCATTGATTCAGTTAGTTTTTTTAAAAAAAAAGCTAATAAGATAAAGATTATGAGACAAATTATACGCTTATATTTTAAACAGAATTCACTAATTGAATTGACTAAACTCATATAATATATCTACATTTTTTTATATCATTTAACAGCTAATATATATAAATTAACTATATATATTTTACTAAACCGGTGCAAGAGTAGTGGGAGTTGATGGATTATATCCATCACCAATACCACTAAAATACCATCTTAATGATAAATAATCAGGATTTTTCAAATTCATTGCATCACCATCAGCCCCAACCATATTGGTATTTGGTCCATTACTTATCATGGCATTAATTGCAGTAGGAGTTAATGCAGAATTATAATACCATAAATTAGAAATATATCCATCAAAACCACCATTTGGCGCTATATACACATCACCATAATTTTGTTTTGGCACTCCTTGTAATCTTAAACTTTTGGCAATACCTCCATTTATATAAACATCTAATAATGTATTTTGACAACGAATTATAACATTAAACCATTTTCTAATCGGTATGTCGTTTATTGTAACCTTTGTATTTATATCATTGAATGTATTCATAACAACCACTAAATTATTAGTATTTGGAGCTATGTAAAGACCTGGAGCATTATTGGGAAAATTTAAACCTGTATTACCAACACCTGATGCACCAACAAAATCATTACCCTTATAAAACACACACTTATACGAATTAGGGTTTGTATTTATATCATTTATATATATCCAACACGACCATGTAAATTCTATACCTTCTCGTTCATTTGTTGAACGAGATACGTTAACGGCATTAGCAAGTTTAGGGTCTTGAGGTATAATACGCATTACTTTTGCATCAATCATTCCATCCAATAACTTTGGTGATCTTGAATCAGTTAAATAATAACCTAAAAACCATATTCCTAAACGAAGTAATATTGTAAAAACAAATAAAACCAACAATAAAAATGCTACCTTTGCTACCAAACTATTTGATTCTAAAAATTCTTTTGTAGCATTTTTGTAGGTTGACGTAACTTCATTTATTGTTGAACCTATACCTGAACTTGTGCTTGTGCCTGTGTTCATCTTTTTCTTATATATATATTATAAAAGAAAAAGTAACTTATTATACCGTTAAACTTATTCCTTGAAGCTTATTCCTTGAAGCTTATTATATAGTTAAACTTGAACTTTCCTTGTCATTTTCTAATAATGCTAATTTAACCGAATACTTTCCAAATAATTCTCCTAAAAGACTACCACCATATCCCTTTTTATACATATCCCATGCAGTTTGCGGATTTGTCGCATCAGCTACGTATTGAAACCGTGTTGTCCATCCAGAAAAACCACCATTTGGTGTAACATATACATCAGATGTTACATTTATTTTTGGTACACTGGTTAAAACAAATGTACGAACCAACTTTCCATCAATATACACATCTAATGTTCTTCCATACACACTAATCATTAAAAAAACCCACTTTTGGATTGGTATATTTTCAATAGTATATGTCTTGACTGATGAAGTGTTATCATTCATTGTCATTTTAATAACTATATTATTTTGTGTTTCATCTAAATATACATAAGGACAAGGCTGTGTTGCATCATTTGCCGAATTCATTCTTCCAAAAATACACTTTTCTTCTCCATAACGAACATTCCAATCATCAATATTAAACCAAATAGAATATGTAAAATTTGATGCATTACTTGTACCTAAATCCGCCGCATTTATCTTTTGCAACATTTGTCCAGAATTTAAGCCAGTTAGCGTATTTAAATCACTTGAAATATAATTATATATAATTACTGCAAAAACAATAATAATAACTAATAAAATTATAGTTTTATATTCCATTATTATATATTATACATTTAGAATTTTTTTACAAATATTTAATCTTTATGCTTTATTTACTATTAATGCTTTACAATTTATTCTAAAGGAGGGGTTTTATCCTTAAATAACACATATAATTTATTTATTGTTAAATAATCAATAGGTTCTTTGAAATATACCAAATTTGCAACTTGTCCACTTATACCATTATTAGTACCAATAGATAGCATATCATTTATAACATTATCACTATCATTATTCGGCTCTTTGGTATCTTGTCCAACTCCTTTATTTGTCGGGACAACATTTATAGCGGATTTTACCAACTCACCATTATAAAATATATCTAAAGTTCCTCCATTATAATTCAACACTATATTATTCCACTTTTGCAATAATACATCTGTCTTTTTATAAATGATTCTATAACTGCTCTCATCTAATTCATGCATTTTATCTGTCGTCCCTTGGGTTTCCTTTACAGTCACAAATAATGTATTTGTAGGTGAATAGTATTTTACATATAAATTATCCCCATATCCTAATATGCGGACATTTTTTGAATATGAACTGTTTGTATTTGGTGGTAACGCATCAATATAATACCAAAATGATAATGCATATGTGTAATTTAATTTATTCGGATTATTATATTCATTTAATTTTGATATTGACTCTACATTTGTTTCCATGTTTATAGCTATAGGCTGGCTTATTAATGTATTACCTCCCAATTTATAATATTGTTTTTTTACAAATGGAAAAAACATTGAATTCAAAAATAAATACGAGCTACATAATGCAACTGCTATACCTAAAAATATATAATCATTTTTTGACTGCTGAACATTTGCGTTTCCTGCAAATACTAATTTAGAAATAAAGTCTGTTACCACAACCAATAGACACGGTATGTAAAAAATAATGTTTATTATTAATCTGAAATAAGCATTTTTTGCCAAAAATCCTCCCGCATTTGCTAATTTATATAATATACCCATCATACTCATTAATAAAACTAAATTCACTACAATATGTCTCAAACTACGTGGATTGTCTGCATCATTTCTAAATACACCTAATACAGATAATAGTCCCCATAAAAATAATCCCGAAATAAATATTGCACCTAATATGTAACCTATTTTAAAAAATGAGGCGAGTCCAGGAGCATCTTTATAAAATGCTGCATTTTGCGGATTCATAAAAAAATAATTATTTACAAGTATCATTGCAAATATTATAATGCCTATGAACAAGAGAAAAAATACCGACGCACCGCCATATTTACTCATTATTTCATAAGGATTCAATAAATATAAACCAATAACAAATACTAAAAATAAAATAAATATTATTGTATATTTCATTTTCTCATTGTAAAATAATTCTAATCCTTGAGGAATGTTTACTGCATCTTTCGCTCTTGCATTTGTAAAAAAGTAATACGATAATCCTGCCATTACTATAATTATAAAGTAATTGAATAATGCTGCTTTATTATTGGCAGGAATATGTTTTTCAAATAAACCTAATGATGCTAATAGACCTATAAATAATGAAATTATTACTATTGAAGCTCCGATTGTTTCAAATGCCCCAAATGCATTAAATATATTTTTAATTTTATCTAATGCTGTTGCACCACTCAGCAAATTTTGATTAACTTCGTCAAGCTTATATTTTCTTAATAATACAATAATAATTATAAACATTATTAATGTTATGAATAAACCATAACCTAAACTTTCATTAAAACCTTTGGGATTGTATAAAACCAAGACTGAGCATAATATAAAAAACAATGTTGTTATTCCCAATAATGCATTATATCCTGAAACAGATTCTACGTTATTCATATAATTTTTAACCCCTTGTTTTAGGTTGTCTATATTTTCACTTATCATTATATATAATATCTATTATATAATGATATAAATTTATTTCATTCTTTTATTGTTCTTTTGTTCTTTTGTTCTTTTGTTCTTTTGTTCTTTTGTTCTTTATACGTTACATATTTTCCATTGCGGTTTTCTCTCCATGACATTCTCTACAAAGTGCTACCAAATTTGTTGCATCATTACTACCACCATGATCTAATCTGATTTTATGATCTACTTCAAATGTATGAGACAACTTTTTATTACATTGACCACATTTCCAATCTTGAATTGATGCTACATATTTCTTCTTTGTTTCACTTACAGACCGTTTAGTCGCCTTATTTCCTGATAATAAATTACGTTGCTGTTGCGACGCTAATACTGGATTATATTCTAATCCTGGATTCATTCCTCGGTTACATTCATCCATAAAACTGTGTCCGCTATTAACACCTTTTGACGTAAAATCAAATATTGGGGTTATCATATCCATAGATGACTTGTCTATTGGCAAATATTTTACCATGTTATTTGTATACAATAACATATTTTTGCTTTGAGCTGGATTCCGTTTTATCATTAAATAAAATGAAACTGCAACAATTACTATTATTGCCATTTGATAGTATTTTTTATATGTGAAAAATATCTTACTATATTTTCCATCATTATACAAGTTATATAATAAAAATACAGTGATTGCTAATATAACTAACTCCAGCTTCATATTATATTCAATTATATTTTTCTTTTCCTTTTCCTTTTCTTCTCGTATTTTATTACACAAAATAATATTTGTGAATATATTATGGATGAATCAAATAAACTAAATAATATAACTAAACCTAAATTATTAGTTACAGGCGGTTCTGGTCTTGTTGGTAATGCAATAAAAATGTTTCAAGAAAAATATATTCAAGATTATGAATTTATATTTGTATCTTCAAAAGACTATAACCTATATAATTTTACAGATACTCAACAAATGTTCAAAGATTATAAACCTGAATATGTTATACATTTAGCGGCTAATGTAGGCGGACTTTATAAAAATATGAATAACAAGGTTGAAATGCTTGAAACTAACCTAATGATTAATTTTAATGTTGTTAAATGTTGTCACGATTATAACGTAAAAAAATTAATAGCATGTTTATCTACCTGTATTTTTCCAGATATAGTTCAATACCCAATTGACGAAACTATGCTTCATAATGGACAACCGCATTCTTCAAATGATGCATATGCATATGCAAAACGAATGCTTGAAATTCATTGTCGTGCATACAGAGAAAATTATGGAGACAATTTTATATGTATTATACCAACTAACATTTATGGACCACATGATAATTTTAACCTTGAAAATGGACATGTATTACCATCATTAATCCATAAATGCTATTTGGCTAAAAAACATAATGAAGATTTTATTGTGAGAGGGACTGGAAGCCCTATGCGTCAATTTATATTATCAACTGATTTAGCAGAGTTAATAATGTTGGTTTTAGAAAAATTCAATGGAGATAATATTATATTATCTGTTCCTGAAAATCAGGAAATAAGTATTAAAGATGTTGCTACAAATATTGCAAAATGTTTTAATTATGAAGACCGTTTGCGTTTTGATACTAATTATAGTGATGGTCAATATAAAAAAACGGTATCCACACAAAAATTAACAGATTTTTGTCCAAACTATAAATTTACAGATATTAATAATGGCATTTTGGATACCGTAAAATGGTTTATAGATAATGTAGATGATAATAAAGTAAAAGTTTAATTATATTTTTACTTTTTATTTATCTGCATATATGCTGTATTTTTTGTCTATTATTATTTTGTTATCTGCTTATTTGTTACAAAAAAGTTACCATAAGAATTTTTAGTTTTAATATCATATAGAGAAAACATGTCATTACCATTTATATCATATTTTAATATGATAGATATTAAATTATATATTTTTAGTTGACCTTTTGAACCATTTATACCTGAAATATGTAGAAAATAACTTGACAAACCAAATAATTCTGCAAATGTAGGTATATCTTTACTTTGAACCGAATAGTTATATAAAGAACCATTAACAAAACCAGTTGATGTATGTAAAATACGTGCTTCATAGTCTAAATGTACTAATTCTGGATAAGTATTTGTATAGTTAGCAAAACCTAATTGATCATCATTATAATTGTTATCTAAAACCCATTTAAAAGCTTTAATTAAATTTTTTACTCTACCTATTATTAGACCAGAATTAACATATTTTCTTATTGGTAAATCATTTGTTTTGTTATGATGTGACCAATAGTTATTTAGTGGAATTCCTTGCCAAAAAAAATTAGGGTCTTTAGATTTTGCATTTAATATTTCTTCATCACTCCAATCCATATGACGTATCAAAAAACATTCGGCACTTATAATAATTTTTTTATCAACTATATCTTGTATTTGTTCTAGAAATAATTGAGAATCTCTTAAACAAAATACATCTCTTGCGTCAGTTAAAATAACAAGTTTATTTTCAGAAAGACTTTGTAAAAATGTATAATATGATACAATTTTATTTTTAAATCCTAACCATTTTTCTCCTTCTCCAATAAATTTAAAATTCCAATTATATTTTTCTAAAGTCTTTTTAAATAATTGTGAATTAAGATTATTAGATAAATCATTTTCATATGAAATTAAAAGAGGTATATTGTCTTCCATAATATTATAATTTAGATTATAATAATGGTATTTTAACCAGAGTAAATGATTTATAAATAGTGTAGATGATAAGTAAAAATTTAAGTATATTTTAATTATATTTTTTATTCCTTTTATTTCTTGTTTTATTTTGGCACACCTTTTTACATTTGGTATACCGCCTATTTTTTTTACTCTTAGCGATACTCTTAGTAATACCTTTACCTAAATTTGTGTTTACAAAAAACTGCATAATAATGTTATTTAACCCTTGTAATTCTTTTACTAACTGATTTACATCTATTACTTCAGTTGGCGATTCAAATAAATAATGCATGACAATATATTTAATTTTGTCTATAAATTCTATTTGGGATTGATTCAATTCATCATAATCACCAAAATCATTTAAAAATATCAAGTAATTCATTACAAGCCCCCAAATATCTATTGTTTTCAAAAAAACAGTATTAAAATAATTCAATAATTTAAACTCGCCATCTACCGTAAATTTTAATAAAATGGATGAAATATAGTCTACAATATATCCATATGTAAAATTATATTCCATTACATGTTTTTTAATTTTTTCCTTTTTTATTTCAGTTAAATCATGTCGTGTCAACTTTTGTATAATAGAATTAATTATTTTTAAATGCCCTATACCTCTTATTTTATTCCAAGCAAATATATAATTAGTTACAAATTCTTTAAGATAAATCATATCTAATTTCTTATTCTCTTTATCTAATGTTATCATAAATTCAGCATATCGTTTTGTAAATTCTTTATTAAATAATATGACTGAAAATGGGACATTGTATTGAAATGGTCTTCTATATAGTCTGTGAGGGATGCCGTTGTTATTCGTATGATACACTGATAACCCCCAATCTATTAATCTACATTCTAATCCATTATTTTCTTTAACCAATATATTCCCATTTTTTACATCACAATGATACAAATTTAATTTATTCATAGGTATTATACCATTAATTAGCAGGTCTATTAATGAATTATTTAACTGTGTATATGAAGTATTTATTTGATTATTATTATTTTGATTATTATTTGTTTTTTTATGCTGTTCTCTGATTCTTTTTAAGAATCTCTTTATATCTATCCCTCCATCTGGCATATTTATTGCCAAAACTTTGTCTAATGATTGGTTTATATTTGTTCTTGTAAATTTCTTTTTTACCAATGCTTTACATTTTTTATCAAATAATTGTAAATCTTCTGTCTCTAATTCTTCCGGTTGACAAAGAGAGAAATCATCTACTAAGAAATATTTTTTGTAGTTAGGAATATGGGCCAATACTTTTTTAAATGCTTGTATTTGATTGTATTCGTCTGTTGCATGTTTAGCTGTCATTAATTTTGATACCATATTGGCTCCATTACTTATAGAATTTTTGCATTTTAGTGCCGTTTTAAATACACATCCGAACCCACCGGATGCTAATATATCACCGCCTTTCATTGTTTTCATTGTTTTCATTATTTATTATAATAATAGCGAATATTTTATTATAATATGAGTTATTTGGGTCATTTTATATTTTTAAGTAGCGTTTGTATCATCTTTAAAAAAACTATTTGGATCTTTAAATGTATCCGGATCTTCACTTGTTTCTACTTTTAATACCTTTTGTGTAGTTTTAAATAATTCTTTAAATAAATCTATAGCTTCTGTTATTTCTGTTACTTCTCTAGAGTTATGAGGTTTTATTTTTGTATTTATTTTAATTATTTCTTTAAGTTTAATTATAATATCCTTGATAATATTTAACGCCATTTTTTTTAATATTTCTATATCGTCTCCATCAATGTTGAAACCACCTTTTTTATTGGAACGTAATTTAATAGATTTATTCTTTCTCATATGTTTAAATTTAAGTGATTTATTTTTTCCACCGCCTAATACTACTCCAGATAAAAATCCTGCAGCAAGTAAATATGCTGTAATATTTGACATTTGTATAGCTTCATCACTAATTTCGGCTGTTTGTGATTTAATAATCGGGTTATCTTTTATTTTATTTATAATATCAGTTAATTTATCTATGTTTGTGTTATTATCAGCTTCATGTATCTTTTTTATTATTGATTCATATAACATCATATAATTTGCTATATTTTTGAAATTATTATTTACTATTTCTTGTAGTGTAACTTTATCTATTTTTAAAGTAACTTCGGTTGAATTATCTGAATCAGGAGCAGGAGGAAAAGGAGCAGGAGGACCAGAAGCATTAGCACCAAAACCAGTAGCATTAGCACCAAAACCAGTAGCATTAGCACCAAACCCAGTAGCATTAGCACCAAACCCAGTAGCATTAGCACCAAAACCAGTAGCATTAGCACCAAACCCAGTAGCATTAGCACCAAAACCAGTAGCATTAGCACCAAAACCAGTAGCATTAGCACCAAAACCAGTAGCAGGAGGAACAGTAGCGTCAAAAGCAGCAGGAGCACCAGTACCAGTACCAAAAAGACCAGTACCAGTACCTGAAAGACCAGTACCAGTACCTGAAAGACCAGTACCAGTACCTGAAAGACCAGTACCAGTACCAAAAAGACCAGTACCAGTACCTGAAAGACCAGTACCAGTACCTGAAAGACCAGTACCAGTACCTGAAAGACCAGTACCAGTACCTGAAAGACCAGTACCAGTACCTGAAAGAGCAGGATCTACAGTAAAATCAGGAAGATCTACAGTAGAATCAGGAGGAGCTATAGTAGAATCAGTAGGATCAGCAGTAGGAGCAGCAGGAGAAGCAGCAGGAGCAGCAGTAGAAGTAGCAAGAGCACCAGTACCAGTACCAAAAAGACCAGTACCAGTACCTGAAAGAGCAGGAGTACCAGTATAAGTACCAGGAGTACCAGTATAAGTACCAGGAGTACCAGTATAAGTATCAGGATTAACAGTACCAGTACCACCACCTTTCATTTTCCATTGTTTCAATGTATTAACATGTTTTTTATTTTTATTTTTTAAATTTCTGTGTTTATGTCTATTATGTTTAATAGTTCTCATATTTATATATTACAATATTATTTATTATGCAAATACATGATTAATCCAGTTGCTCCAAAAATAACAAATATATAAATTATTTTCTCTCTCCATCTATGATATTCTTTAATTTGTATATCCTTAGGTTTATATTCTTCATAATAATTTATATAAAAGTCATCAATGGAAATTTTGGGTTTTTCAAGTTTTTCATTTATTTTATTATGAATAAAATGCATCCATCTGATAAAAGACTCTTTTGAATCCAAATAAGCTGTTACAGGATATAATTCCAACATTTTGCTAAATTCATTACCAATTGATTCAACCGGGATAAATAAAGGCATATTTTGCACTAATTCATAATATTTTCTTTTAGACACATCATTTGGTCTATGAGGGTATGTCATAGCGACTGTATGCAGAAAAAACCAATATTTTGGTCCCCATATTTTTGGGTCTAATGCAGGCATTTACAGTAAAACAATATAAAAACAATAATGTTTAAACATATAATACAATGAATACAATGAATCAAATGAATCCGACAAATACGATGAATAAAAATAATATTTGTAACAATTGTGGCAAACAAGGTCATTTATTTCATCAATGTAAATTGCCAATTACAAGCTATGGAATTATTTTATTTAGAACAAGCGATAAAGGTATTCAATATTTAATGATAAGACGAAAAGACAGTTTTGGATATATTGATTTTTTAAGAGGTAAATATATACAGCACAATGTGGAACATTTACGAATCATATTTAATGAAATGTCAGTATTTGAGAAAGAAATGATAAAAACGAATCATTTTGGAACGTTATGGAAACAAATGTGGGGTGATACACATATCAGTAGTCAATACAAAAGCGAAGAAATGTTATCACAAAAAAAGTTTGATGCTTTGAAAACAGGTATTGTTATAAAATCAAATAATGAAGATGCTGATTCAAATCAATTTTTATATCCTTGCATAGAAGTTGGTGAATCAGATATAGATATACAAAAAAACGAAATAGTTTCTTTAGAAACATTAATAAACAATAGCACTACCGCATGGAAAGAAACTGAATGGGAATTTCCAAAAGGCAGAAGAAATTATCAAGAGAAAGATTTAGATTGTGCATTAAGAGAATTTGAAGAAGAAACTGGATTAAGTAAGAAACAAATCAAAGTAGTAGAAAATTTAATGCCTTTTGAGGAAATATTTATTGGTTCTAATCATAAATCATATAAACATAAGTATTTTTTAGCATGTGCTACAAATACAAATACAAATACAAATATAAATATAAATACAAATATAAATTCAAATTCTTTATACAATTTTCAAAAAACAGAAGTAAGTAAAATAGAGTGGAAAACATTAGAAGAGTGTTTGGAATCAATTAGACCCTATAATTTAGAAAAAAAACAATTAATAATAAATATTAATAAAGTATTACAAGAATATAGTTTATATTGATTATATATAAGTAATATATAAAATGAGTATTGATATTAAAAAGAATAAAGATAAAGATATAGATAAAAAGAGCAAAAAAAAAGATAGTTTACAAGAAGTGTGTGATAATATAGATAATATTTATGACAAAAAATGCTCGCATAATAGAGAGTTATTAAAATCAGAAGAAGAAAATAGAACTAATTTAGCTGCTGAATCCAAAGATGATATTCTCTTATATCCTCATTTGGATGACCCTAATTTTAATATGAAAATTGCATTAAAAAAGGAATTTAACGATACCAAATATGACGGAACAATATACAGTGTAAAAGATTATGCTGAAATACTTAGTAAAGCAGAATATGAATTATTGCCACAACAAGCTTTTGTAAGAAATTTCATGTCATTTCAGACGCCATATAATAGTTTGTTATTGTTTCACGGATTAGGCTCAGGAAAAACATGCAGTGCCATAGGGGTTTGCGAAGAAATGCGAGACTATTTAAAACAGATGGGTATTTCTAAACAAATAATTATTGTGGCCAGTCCAAATGTTCAGGATAATTTTAAATTACAATTGTTTGATGAACGTAAACTGAAAGAAGTTGATGGAATTTGGACAACAAAAGGATGTCTTGGAAATAAATTATTAAAAGAAATTAATCCTACTGGTATGAGAGGACTATCAAGAGAGAAAGTCATACAACAAGTGAAATCATTAATAAACATGTCTTATTATTTTGTAGGATATTTGCAATTTTCAAATGATATTGTTAGAAAATCAGGTAACCCTGAATTAAGCACTGAAGCAAAAATACGCAATTTACAAAATGAATATAACGACAATTTAATAGTTATTGATGAAGTTCATAATATTAGAATTTCAGATGATAATGAAAATAAAACGGTGGCAAAAAATTTAATGTATTTAGTTAGTGTGGCAAAAAATTTACGTTTATTACTTTTATCGGCTACGCCAATGTTTAATAATTATAAAGAAATAGTATGGTTATTGAATTTGATGAACATGAATGATAAGAGAGGTATTATCAGTGTTTCTGATATTTTTGATAAAGATGGAAATTTTAAAGAAGCAGTAAATGGCATTTCTGGAAGAGATATATTGATTCGCAAGGCTACAGGGTATATCTCTTATGTGAGAGGTGAGAATCCATATACATTTCCATTTAGAGTATATCCGAATAAATTTGCACCTAATTTAACATTTAAAAGTAAAGAAGAATATCCTCAATACCAAATAAACGGTAAAAAAATTCCGGATGACAGAAAGATTGAAAAACTTAGCATATGTTTAACTGCAATAGGTCAATATCAAGAGTTAGGATATAAATATATTATTGACCGTTTAATGGCAAGACAAGAAGGGACAAAACAAACAAAGACGGGTAAGATTAGAAAAACTCCCAGTTTCAAAGGTCAACAATCATTTGGTTACATAGATTTACAAGTTCCATTGGGTGCCTTAAATATAGTGTATCCTTTAGAACCAGGACTTTTGGAATCTCTGACCGCAGATATAGATAATGTTGAGTTTGATGAAGAGTATGAAGCCGATTTAGTAGACTTGTCTCCTATGCAAAAAGAAGGTGATGTTGATGTTGTTGCTGAAATTGATGATGTAATTACTAATGGTCCTAAATTAGAACATAGTATTAAATCTGATATTAGAGCAAGTGCAAGTGCAAGTGCAACCGCAAATTCTGAATTAGAGTCTGAACCAGCCGTAACAGAAGGTTTAGATGGTGATATGCATCTAATTGACCAACTTGTTGAAATAGATACGAGTAAAATTAGTTCTAATAAACCTGGTCTAAACGAAAGTTCTACTGTAGCTCTTCCTCTTCCTTTTATAAAAGAAGATTCTACTGTAGCTCCCATTGATGTAAAAGAAAAGAAAGGCAAACAACTAACAAAGACAACATTTAGTAAATCTATTGTACAAAAACCAGTTATTGCATCTTCAACTAAAAAAAGAGTAAAAGGAAAAGAAACAGAACACATTATTGAAGGTAAAACAGTTTCTTTTTTGCCCAGTGAAAAGAATGAAATGCCAGCAACAACATTAGAGGCAAGTTTAAATAAAGGCGGACAACCATCCCCAACTCCCAGACAAAAATTATATGTGAATCCGAAGGAATTGACCGGAAGTGAAGGATTACGCCGTATTATGGAGTATACCGATGAAAAAACACCGGCTATAAAAGGAGACTTTGAATATAGAAAAAATGTGCCACACATGTTTAATCCAAATGAGATTGGTAAATACAGTGCAAAAATAAAACATATATGTGAATGTATTTATAATTCCGAGTCAGACCAGGTTTCAGATGGTATTATTTTAATATATTCGGCCTACTTAGATGCAGGATTAATCCCAATGGCTTTGGCATTAGAATCAATGGGGTTTACAAGATTTGGTAAAAATACAAAATCATTATTTAAAACTCCTCAAACTCCTATAACAGATGTAAGAACAATGAAACCACCAGCAAATAGAAAAGATTTTAAACCTGCTGCATATTCAATGATAACAGGCGATCCACGTATTTCACCAAATAATGATTATGAAATGAAAGGTATAACAAATGACGATAATATAAATGGACAACGGATAAAAGTGGTTTTAATTTCCCAAGCAGGTTCTGAAGGGTTAGATTTTAAAGCGATAAGACAAATTCATATTTTAGAACCATGGTATAATGTAAATCGTATTGAACAAATTATAGGCAGAGGTGTTCGTAATTTTAGTCACAAGGATTTACCATTTGAAAAGCGTAATGTGCAAATATTTTTATACGGAACAATGTTGACAAATGCTTTAGAAGAAGCTGCTGATTTATATGTATATCGCATTTCGGAAATAAAGGCAGTTAAAATAGGAAAAGTAACCAGATTATTAAAAGAAAGTTCGGTAGATTGTCTCATTAATCACGACCAAACTCAATTTACACCAGAAAATTTTAATCAAGTTAGAGAAAATTTGAATGTAAAACAAATAATGTCTATGCATAATGAACTTGACAATTTTGAAATAGGAGATTTGCCAAATTCAGCTACATGTGATTATATGGATACATGTGAATACAAATGTTTGCCTGATACTGAAATAGACGAAACATTATTAAATTATGATACATACAGTGAAACATTTATGCTGGTGAATTCAGATAAAATTATACAAAAGGTTAAAACATTAATGAGAATGCGCTTTTTTTATAAAAAGCGTGATTTAATACAATTAATCAATATTCCAAAACCATATCCCATCGTGCAAATATATTCGGCGTTAAGTCAAATGATAAATGATAATACAGAATATATAACTGATAAATATGGTAGAACAGGTTATTTAGTTAATATAGGAGATTATTATTTATTTCAACCAAGCGAACTGAATTATGAAGGCATATCAGTATTTGACAGGTCGGTGCCATTAGATTTTAAACATGATAAAATAAAATTTGAAATTAAAACCGATATTTTAAAACCGGCTTTAGATAAGGAAACACATAGATTGGTAGATGACACTGTACCTGATATTCCGGCTGAAGGTGTAATAGGAAATGCTACAATAGCTTTAATGTTTGAAAATTACAAACTGGCGTTAAATTCTTCAAGCGTTGAAAGAGGAAACAAAAATTGGTATCAACATTGCGGTATTGTTATTAGAAAAATGAAAGAAGAAGATATTGCATTAGAAGTTTTAGAGACATTTTTAATTGAACATATCGTTGATTCGTTGATGATGAATGAAAAGATTGATGTGTTAAATTATTTATATTCAACTCGTAAAATAGAAATGATGTTTCCAGGTGATCAAATTTTTAAACGTTTTATACCAAGAGTGAAAATATATTTGATGACTAAACTTGTAGTTGTAAAAAATATAACCGGAATTGTAATATTTGATGGTCCATCAAGAGTAGATAATTTAAATATTTTTGTATTAAATGGAACAACATGGATTCCAGCTGAACCGGAGGATAAACTAAAATTACAAGAACCTATATTACAAAAATATAGACTTCAGCACTCATTACACAAATATGTAGGATTTGTTGGATTTGAAACTAATAGAAAATATATGGTATATAAGGTTAAAGATACTACAAACAATAGAAGCAGCGGGTTTCGCTGTGACCAATCAGGCAAAGAAAGTGTAATTGAAATATTAAATGAAATAGAAGGTGCTGAAAAATATGCGAGTAAACAGACAAAGGATGGTGCGTTTGAATTATGTGTGAGACAAGAGTTTACATTAAGAAATAAAGAGAGAATGAGTAAACAAACAGATGGTGCTATATGGTTTTTAGATACGGAAACAGCGATTATTAATGAATTTGAAAAAAAAGAAAAACCCGATAAAAAATAAAGAGAATATAAAACTGAGAGAAATAATATATTAAATAAAATTGAAAAAAATTTAAATATTAAATATGTATAATAATTATAACATGAATACTGAAACTACTTTTAAACCAAATAGACAACAACAACAAAATAGGTCTTCCAAATATAAACAACGAGAAATCAAAACTGTATATTGTGATGCACAAATAACAAAAAATGTAGTAATTCCTATCAATTCAATTGGAAAAAATTTACATAAAACAATTGAAGAGACAATTTCAGCAATGATTGAGGGAAAATGTATTGTAGAAGGATATGTAAAACGTGGCTCAGTTAAAATCATTACATATTCAAGTGGAGTTATTAAGGGTGAAAATGTTATATTTGACGTTATTATTAAGTGTGAAGTTTGTTATCCTGTTTCAGGTATGTTGATTAATTGTGTCGCAAAGAATATAACAAAGGCAGGTATTCGTGCAGAGAGTTCAGAAGAGCAGCAGTCGCCATTTGTATTATTTATCGCCCGAGACCACTATTATGACAGCGAAATATTTAATTCTATTGAGGAAAATAACAAATTTGTAGCAAGAGTTATTGCTCAACGTTTTGAATTAAATGATAAATACATTTCAATTATTGCTGAAATCGTGCCTCCTCATAAACAGCCACAACAATCAAGTAAACCACGTTTGGAGTTTTAATAGCTTATATCATGTAAATATTTAAGTGATAAAAATAAAAAGAAAGGTATATTTTTTTATTTTTATTGTTATTTTTGTATGCATTAAATGTTAAATATTTAAGTTTATTTTGTATTAAAAGTAATGATATATTTAATTTAATATAATATAATTGAATGGAATTAGAAACTGAAGGTAATTTTGAAAATAAAATAAAGCCAGATATAACTTATTTTGAAAAAGAATTAGAGTTAGAGTTAGACTTGGAGTCAGATAACGAATCATTTGATTTTAATAAACTGAATGGAATTAGAGAAACGATTGAAGGTATGTCAAAGTTTAATCAAATTGAAGTATTACGAATATTAACAAGACATAAAAATGTTACTATTAATGAGAACAAATATGGAATTCACATTAATATGAGTGATTTAAAATCAAATATATTAAATGAACTATTAATTTATATTAATTATGTAAATACACAGGAAATAGAACTATATAATATTGAGAAACAAAAGGAGAGCTATAAAAATACATATTTTGTAAAAGATAATAAAGATAATACTGAAAATAATATAAATAATAAATATGCAAAAGACAGTCGGTAATCATTATCAGAACAAAGGCAATAATAGCAACAAACATTATCAGAACAAGATTAGCAATAACAGTAATGTTTCTATTTATATTCAACCGGTAAACACAGATTATAATATTTTAAACGATTTAAAAGATTATATGCTTGATAATAAAAATATATTACAGTTTACTAAACATAACATTGATTCGCATAACAATCAAAACAAACAACCAGATAAATGTAAACTTGAAACTAAGGGTCAAGGAATAAAAGGAACCCAGATCGTACCGAATTACAAACAAAAACCTATACAATTAAATCGTGAACTGCATTATAAGCCCAGACAAAAAGATTCATTATTTTGGTGTTTTTATATTCTAAAAAATGGTATTTCCAAATATGAAATGGAAATCGGCAACCAACACTTTGTAGTAGAAAAACAAGAAAAGTTTAAATACATTGACATGATAAGAAAAAACAAGGATATTATAAAAATGCATAAAATAAAACCGTTAACATTTTTAGAAGATGATTTAGCAAATAGTGAAATAATATCAATCAAAACATTTTTTGCATTATGCGTTCTTGAAAAGATTAATATTATATTAGTTGATAAACGTAAAATATATGAAACTATAATGACAGATGATGTAAAAATACATATTGTGCATAGAAATAGTGTAACTCATGAACATTATATTGAATTAGACGCAACAAGTGAAGCAATTCAAGTATATAGGGATACATATTATAAAATGACTGATTTTGATGGTGGTGTAAAATCAATGTCCTATTACAAGGTAGATGAATTGTTAGATTTATGTAAAAAATTAAATATTCACACAAATTCAAAAACAATTAATAAAAAATTATCAAAAAAAGACATTTATGAACTGCTGGTTTTACATTTTTAACGAATATATAAAAAAAATTGAATAACAATATAAAAATATGTCTATGAATATATATATAATACAATGTCAAAACCTATTTTAAAAGAAACTGATACAACTAAAATGAAATATAAAAATATGTTAAATGATGACAAACCAAGAGATGGACATAATCCGAGACAAAGAAATAAGGCATATGAACCGGTTAATCCTAAGCAACAGTTGTTATATATTTCTAAGTTATTGTTGGAATCACTACGAGGTAAGTATAATGAACTTGAAATGGAAGTAAAATTTGGAACAAGAGGAGTTAGACAAATAACAAAAATAGACTATGATAATGTAGTAAAACGATTAGCATCATTAAATTTTGCAGCGGATTCTACCAATGGCAAATATTCGTTAAAAATTCAACCAGAATTCTTGGATATGAAAACGGGTGAATATAAAAGTTCATACGAGTTTGATAGGTTTCGGGTTGAAATAAATGAAATGAATGTAATACAGGAATACTGTAAAACAAATAATATTTCCAGTTTATTAAATAAATACTCAAGCGAATTTATCAAAATTATGAAAAAACAAGACGTATTTATAGATAGTTCACCTGTTAAAAGTGCGGATTTTAATGATTTTAATTTCAGGGTTACGTATAAAAATGAAGAAAGTATCGGTAAAAATAGCAAGATTGGACAAGATTTAATTACTAATTGGGACAAATCAAAAAAACAATTTAGATATATTAATCGGGTCTCTTATGTAGCAGCTGGTTTACCATTTCGCATTGATTTAAGTATTGTCAGGTCTTCAACTAAGGATAGACGTGGACAACTACTAAAAACATACAATATGGCAGAATCAAATGTATTTCAAAATCCAGAAACCTATGAAATTGAAATTGAAGTTATTACATCACAAGCCAAACAAATGTTTACAACACCAGAAGCCTTAATGGCTGCGACAGAAAACATTACAAAAATTATATTGTCTGCATTACAAAAAACAAATTATCCCATATCTTATGTAGAACAAAAAAACGTTTTAAATGATTATATGCGTTTAATTCATGAACCTGAAGCCAGAAAACAGAAAATAGATTATGAACCGAAACATCGTGTTTATTCCAGTGATTTTATTGGCCCAAGCGCAAGAACCCTTCAAATCAAACATATTGCTCCTGTTAATCCTGATATGAACATACCAAATATAACCGCACCATATTCATATTGTGTTACAGATAAAGCAGACGGCGACCGTCATTTAATGTATATTAGCAATTCAGGAAAAATATATTTAATTAATACCAATATGGATGTCATATTTACAGGAGCAAAAACAGAAGAGGAACGTTGTTTCAATACATTAATTGATGGAGAATTAATTTTGCATAATAAACTCGGGACATTTATCAATACATTTGCGGCATTTGACATATATGTTGCATCAGGTGTAAGTATACGAGAACGTCCATTTATACAGGTTCCTACAAGAGATGAAAAAATGTTTAGGGATGGATGCCGTTTGCCTATATTAAAAGATATTATAAGAATATTAAAAGCAGTTTCAATTGTATCTCCAAGGTATGATAAGGATGAAGACAAAAGTAAAAGTATCAGCAAAATTGACGAACAGTTTAAATCAGCCAAATTAAAAAGTCCTATGACGTTTGTAACCAAAAATTTCTATCCGCTATTTTTAGAACATGACGACGATGAGTCATTAAAAAGAGAAAAAGGAAGGAGAAGAGGAGAGGAAGTAGTTAAAGGAAGAGAAGAAGAAAGAGGAGCAGCAGCAGCTGATGATGAAAAAAATATAGATTATGATATTTTCGGTGCTTGTAAATTTATTATGCAAAGAGTAAACGATGGATTGTTTGAGTATAATACGGATGGATTAATATTTACTCCTACATTATTTGGTGCTGGAGGTGCTAAATATTTAGAATCGGGTCCACTAAAAAAATATACATGGGAATATTTGTTTAAATGGAAACCATCGGAATACAACACAATTGATTTTCTGGTTACAACTCAAAAAGGTCCCGATAATAACGACATAGTAAAAGCTATTTTTGAAAATGGAATCAACATGCAACAATCCACTCAATTTAATCAATATAAGGTAATTGACCTAAGGGTTGGTTTTGATGAGAAACGACATGGATATATAAATCCGTGTCAGGATTTATTGGATGATAATATTCCCGAATCAGCATCAAAGGATAAATATGGCGAAAATGAAGACACTTATAAACCTAAGAAGTTTTATCCATCTGACCCCGCAAATCCTATGGCTGGTATTTGTAACGTAATGTTAAAAACCGACCCGACTGGAACACCTCAAATGTTTACAGAGGAACATCATATGTTTGAAGATAATACTATTGTTGAATTCAGATATGATTTTACAAGAGAAGAGGCATGGAGGTGGGTCCCTTTAAGGGTTCGTAATGATAAAACTGCAGAATTTAGAAATGGCAAAATTAGTTGCAATGACTACAATACAGCAAATGATAACTGGTATTCAATTCATAATCCGGTAACAGAACGCATGATTACAACTGGTGAAGGTATTCCTCTTGAAATTTTATCAGATGAAGTTTATTATAACCGAGTTACGAGTGAAAAGCGAACCATGGGCCTAAGAGATTTTCATAATTTATTCGTGAAAAAATTATTAATAAATACGGTTTCCAGAAGGGGTAATACATTAATTGATTATGCTTGTGGAAAAGGTGGTGATTTTCCTAAATGGATTTCATCAAATTTATCATTTGTGTTTGGAATTGATATATCTAAAGATAATATTGAAAATCGTATTAATGGAGCTTGTTCTCGTTATTTAACATATAAAAAAGATTTTACTACTATGCCTCATGCGTTATTTGTTTGGGGAAACAGTAGCCAAAATATACGTTCCGGTAAGGCGGCATTTACAGATAAAGGAAGTGCAATAATCCAATCGGTTTTTGGGTTAAAACCATTAGATAAACATTTGGGTCCCGCTGTAGCTCGTCAATATGCAAAGGGTTCTGAAGGTTTCAATGTATCGTCTTGTCAATTTGCAATGCATTACATGTTTGAAAACAAAGTCATATTTTACAATTTTGTTCGCAATGTTGCTGAATGCACCAAACAGGGGGGATATTTTATTGGAACAAGTTATGATGGCAGAACCATATTTAATAAACTGAAAAATAAGCCTCCTGGTCAAGGAATGGAAATTTATATGGATGATAAAAAAATCTGGTCATTAATAAAAGATTATGATAATGAAAAATTTGATAACAATGACAGCTCACTTGGTTACAAAATATCAGTATATCAGGATTCTATTAATCAAACATTAACTGAATATTTGGTTAATTATGAATTCTTTACAGAAGTAATGGAGAAATACGGTTTCAAGTTAGTTCCATTGGATGAAGCAAGGAAAATGCATTTACCAGATGGAAGTGGAATGTTTGCTCAGCTATATAATACAATGATGACTGATATAAAATACAATCCTAGGTTAGCAAAAGAATTTGGAGAAGCACCTAATATGTATGATTTTGAAAAAAATATTTCGTTTTTGAATCGTTACTTTGTGTATCAAAAAGTTGTTACGTATGATGTAGAGAAAATAACCAGGGTGATTTTGGAACAATTGCCAGAAGACTATGAATTTACAGAGCGTCAGACGAAGGCAGCACAAAATGTTGCAAAGAGTATACCAAAATTAAAAGCAGTTAAATTGCGAAAAACATTGCAGCTACAAGAGGCGACTGAAGCATTAGAAGAACGAGAGGCTGAATCGGCAGCAATGGAAGGAACTACAGTAATAACTGAGTCGGTCGTAGTAGCAGAAGCGGCAGCAGAAGCAGAACCAGTAACAGAAGCTGAATCAAAAACTGAAAAAACGGTTGAAGATATCAAAAAAATAAAACAACGCCAAACAAAGAAAAAACTAATAATACAAGAAGCAACTGCAACTGCAACTGCAGAACCGACAACTACAGCGAAAAAAGCAACCACGACACGAAAGAAAAAGAATGTAGATTTTGATGTTTTGTAATAATAGTTATTATAATAAAATTAACTTAAAAAAGATATAAATATTTGAATGTATTATATAATAATAAATAGTAAATGAATTATTATATAATACCAAAAAACAATTTTAAAATCAAACTTTTTTTATTAGAAAAGCCCGAACCAATAAACCCAGTCATTTCATATAGTTTAATTTTTCATTTAAATGATGTATACAGTAATTTATTAAAATTAGAAGACGCTGCAAATAACATGACAATTGACCATATAAATAAGATTGTAAACCCTTTTGAATTTATACATACGAATGTTCCTGGGTATCAAGTATCCGTAAGTAAAGTAAAACCAGAATCTAATATATTTTTTGAATTAATGGAAATATTTCAGTTATGTAGTATTTTTGAATCAACTATAAAAAGTAAAATTAATATAGCACATTTAACACCTAATCACAAATCTACTAATTATTTATTGAATATGATGAGAGAAGATAATGAAGATAATATATTATTTGAAGACTTTGATTACCAAAATTTATGTGATAAATTTGTTATTGATGTAAACCCCACAAAAATAGATTTGTTTATTTTTGAATTTAAAGATGAAGATTATACTGACATGAGACAATATATTAAAAATGTTTTATTAGTATTGTACATAATAACAAAATATCAGTCAAACAGAGGCACAAGTATAATAAAATTAGACAGTATTTTTTATAAAATAATAATTGACGTTTTATTAATTTTTACAGCTATATATGATAAGGTTTATTTAATTAAACCATCTATAAGTAACATTACTAAAGGCGAACGCTATATTATTTGTAAACAACTAAATTATAGTGCTATAACTGACAATAATTTATTATCTCAAATAGAAGAGCAACTCAGACTAAAATTAGCTAATGATACAATTTGCGACAAAAATATACATTCATTTTTAAGTAATGAAATTCCATATTATTTTTTAAATAAAATAGAAGAGTCAAATGCAGTTATTGGACAACAACAGCTTGAATCGTATGACCAAATAATTAATATTTTTAAAAATAAAAATAAGGATGAAAAACTGGAAACATTAAAACGAAATCATATACAAAAATGTGTTCAATGGTGCGAAAAAAATCAGTTACCTCATAATAAATTTACTGATAAAATTAATATATTTTTAAATTCAAAGAAAAAAGATGATTTATTATGATTATTATTAATTTATTAACTATGGCTGTGTCGCACCAATATAATTTCCTTGTGCTCTTTGAAATACTGAAACAAAATCCTTAGATATATCTGCGGAACGTTTGGAGCATATTTTGCTATTCTGATGCTGTCCTTGAAAGAAAAATGGGTTTCCAGTATATGTTGCCGGATTACATGCCGCCGGTGTTTTTGCTTTGTTATTTTGCAATCTATTTTTTGCCGCATTTGTGCTTATTGTATCCACATTGAGTTTTAAAATACGTGTGCTACTTGAAACACTTCCTTGAGTTGCATACTGTGGATTATTTGGTTTATAGTAAACTTGTTTGCATCCTTTTGTGTTACTTGGTCCGGAAAGAAGTGAGCCATTATAAGGATTACTTGCAATTTCATACAGGTAAGCAATTGCTAATTCGGACTTATCCGCTGGTAAATTTGTTTTTAAAAAGTTGACAAACTGTTGTATAGAACTCGGATTATTTTTAAGCAACAATGCATATTGTGGTTGAGTCATTAATGATTTTTGTATCATTGAATTTGTTATAGCGATGATGAATGCCACTTCAACGCCTTGTTCAATGGTAACATTCGGATTACATTGAGCCACATATAAATTGACTAATGATAATGGACTTCCTGGCTTGGCATATTCTAATAGTTTTTCATTTACAAACGGATATTTTTTTATAATACTTAATATACTTGGGTCTATTTGCCCAGAGACGAAATTGAATTCACGCTGTTCAAATGTTTGACAGCGATTGTATAAATACATGTAATTTGTTTGATAATAGTTTTTTTTAACATTTGTACTGGTTGGCAACACTCGTTGTCTTGCCTTTCTCTGTTGGTTACAACAAAGCAATGGATTTGTAACATCGGATTGTGGTTTTTCAGTTAGATTAACAATGGGTTGCCAATCCGAAACGAGTCCAACTCCTTGACAGTTTTTACAATCCGCATCAATATTTACAAGTGGGCTGGAATTATTTTTAATACTAAAACTACCAGGAGTATCAATTAACTGTGAAATTAAACCTGTTCCACCATTTCCACCACCAAGTGATGAACCAATAGATGATTTTACTGCTCGGTTAACATTATAATCTATTTGTTTTTTTTGAGTAGCATTTAAATTGCTAATATCTGTATGCACTGGAATAACAGTACCTTTTCTAAAATGTTTGATTGGTCTTGGTAAGCCAAAACCAGTTGGAAATATATTACCCATATCGTTATTTGTAAGTGGCCGAACGTGGGTTGCAGTTATACCAACTGGATTACTAAAAACTCCTTTACCTTTCCATGTTTTATATCCACCTTGATGTGAAGTATTATTCCATGATTTCATACCTTGAGGATAAAATGCTGAAGACATTATAAAATATAAAAAGAAAATAAAAGTAGTATATATATAATAATGATTCTGATTTACAGTTTAATCGTATTTTTTACATGTTTAATAGGATATCAAATATTTTTAGCATTAACTCCTAATATTGTAGAAGGATTAAAAACTCAGAAATCTGATGATGCATATAAACCATATAATATGAATGACCCAAACAATGCTTTAATACTTGGGCAACAGAATGCAGGAAATATTGAGGTATTAAAGGGACGTATTGATAAATTAGATGGTGTTAATGCCAAAGTAGATACAATGCAACAAAATATGAATTCAATGCAAGTACAAATAGATTCTTTGGTTGAACAACAAGCCAGTTTTGTTACTAATTTATCTGGTGGGGAACCGGTTACTGTAACTGGTCAAACTGATGAAGAAGAAGAAATAGTTTAATAAACTATTTATTTTGATATGACAAGGTAATTAACAACGTATATTTTTATATATTTATATAATGTAAATATATAATGACAAATTCAGGATACTTAGGACCAGATTATCCCTATTATAAATACATAAAGACTCCAAAAGAGGTTGGCATGTCTGATAAGGGTAGCTTAAAACAAATGGGAAAAAATATCAATGGATTAGTTTCTTATGTGGAAATATTAGTTTCAGGAAAAAGTAAAGCATCTGCTACAGGACGACCTTTAGGAAACAAATTTTTTTTGAATACGAATGGAAAATGTATAGATACTAAAACAAAAAAAGAGTCAGAAAGATATATTTACATTAACAATGTTCCATCTGGAAACATTCCATTTATTTCATCTGGAATGGGTGTAAATTTTAGTGAATTTAAAGGACTAATTCCAGGTGTAATGGGAAATCTAAATGCATTTAATCCTATGACGCTAATGAATGCATTTTTAACTGGCACGACTCCTGATTGTCAACAAATTACAATGGAAACAATTGATATAAATAATAAAAAATCATCCGAGACGTACTTTGTTTCTCTCATTGATATTAAATCAATAGACCCATGTTCATTTCCAAATAAAACAAATCCTATAACTACACAACAATGCAGAGAAACATTTTCAAATATGGATTTAAATCCAACTAATTATGCTTGTGTTATGCCAAAAGTTCCGGATGATTTATTTGCTCAAGCATATATAGCGTCTCTTAGCTGCCTTGGTGTTTATATTGCATATCGTGCAATGGTCAAGTTTCAACTTGTGCCTGAATATAAATAACTTATTTATGTAAACACGACGCACTGTGTTTATGTCTTTTACATTTACCTTTACAGCAAGTATGTTTATGTCTTTTTCCGCCTTTCATTGATACGGAATTTACTGGGGTTGCATAATATAATAGTCCTAAATTATTTCCTCCCTCTTTATGTTTATGTTTACGGGATTTTCCATCGGTTATAGGAGGTGTTGGAGGTGAAGGAGGAGGTGTAGGCAGGGGTGATCCAATTAATGTGTCTTTTCCATAACCTACTGGTTTTTTTGCATGTTTACGTTTATGTTTACGGGATTTTCCATCGGTTATAGGAGGTGTTGGAGGTGAAGGAGAAGGTGTAGGCAGGGGTGTTCCAATTAATGTGTCCTTTCCATAACCTACTGGTTTTTTTGCATGTTTACGGGATTTTCCACCGGTTGTTCCAGGAGGTGATGAATATGAGGGTGTTTCATTTAATGTTTCATCACCATAACCTGCTGTTTCTTTTACCTTTTCGGTTATTGCAGATGCTTCTTCTGCAATAAAATTTTTTGCTCTTGTTGCAGCATTTCCTACTTCAGTATTCAAATTATCAACTGTACTCTTAATTGTACCTGTAATTTGAGTATTATTTTCTTCTGTAGGACCTTTAAACCAGTCCATAGCACTACTCCAATAGGATTTTGGCTCCGTGTCGGGTAAACCAGCTGCAACAGGTACGGGGACGTCAGGAGTTCCAAAATTTCCCAATGATATAGTATGCAACAAATTGCCACCTCTTTGGCTTCTTGTTCTATGTCTATGACTACGTCTTTTAGTTACACAATTACGTCTCTTAGTTTTATTTCTGTTACGAAGTTTAGTCATTTATATTATTATGCGAGAAATAATATAAATTTTTATTATTTGTTAAATAATATATTTAACCACGGCGACTCATCATCATTCTAAACGCTTCAAATCCAGCTAAGGCTCCCGCAATTTGAGCAACCATATAAGGAATCAAATCAGAACGAGGTAACTTACCGGCATACATTAACGCAATAGCTACAGCAGGATTAAATGCACCGCCACTAATAGCCCCGCCTAATAACACAGCAACTGCTAAGGCAGCACCAATAGCCAAATAATTACCTGTGGCAAAGATAATAAAAACAAGGAGCATTGTTCCTAAAAACTCAACTAAATACTTGTTCATCATTTATATAAAATATATATATAAAAACTATAATCAATAATCAATATTAAATATTTAATATTAAATATTTATATCCATAAATACTTAAGTTTAATATGTGCTTCTTGGCAAAGCTCCTAAAGCATTTATTCCTGGCTGTGTTAAACTATAATTATATATTGAACCCTTCTTTTTAGGAGCACATGAACCCGCAGACCTTGCTCTCTGTAACGCACTTTTAGTACCACTTGGATAATAATTTTTGGTTGAAATCGGTGCAGCTAAAGGTAGGCCAACTTTGTATGCGGATTTACCAACAGTCATACTTTTAAGTCTATCCAAACGACTTGACGAATCCATTGGAGCGATGTAATTAACATGTGACGAAACTGGTATGCGTCTCTGCGAAGAATAAGATACTTTCATTACCGGTGTAGATAATTTACCTAAAGCATCCTCTTTTGCCTTTTGTTCAACGCTTATATCAGTAGCTCGTATATATTGCCGTCTTGCATTAACATTCATTTCAGAATTAACTGGTTCTTGTCCTGAATAAAATTGTTGCGGCGTTGGACGCTGTCCGGCTAATGTTCCGTAACTATGATATGCCATAGAAAAAGGATAATTATTGGTTGTTAATGGACCGGTTACAGGTGTATTTACATATCCTTGAAACGATTGGGAACCATTTGATGTAGATACGCCATATGGAGTTGTCATTTAATATAATATAATATATCTTATTTATAAAAAAAACTAAACAAATTATAAACTAATAATCTAATAATCTAATATAACAATATAACAAACGAATTGACTAATTAAATAAATTCCTCAAGTTTATCATTTTTATACAGGAACAAATAGCAGCCAGTTTCCTTACATTTGACTCGGGTATCAATTGACGCTTTCGTAGGAATATTATGACTTAATTTGGTATTAGCTTCTTCTAATACTTGTCTAAATAGTTGCACTTTGGTCTCTGATATTTTATATTTATCGTAAATTTTGTCTAATAAATCAACAAATTTGTTTCTATTTGTGTTGCCAATAATAGGATTTGAACTGGATGAATAATGTTTTTTGTATTTGATTTGCCATTCATTTGCAACAGCCTCTATTATGTCTCTTTTCTCTTTTGTAACATCTCTTATGTAAATGTCTGGAACAGTTTGACTTTTATTTAGTGTCTTGAATATCTCTATTAAATCTCCTAAAAACGCATTGAAACGAATATTCACAATTAAATATTGTTTGTAAATCCATTCCGCATCATTATTTGAACCAAAATCACCGAATGATATCAAATCAAGTGTCTTTGAGTTTTCTGCCTTAAGATGTCTTAATGCAGTTATTCTATGAATTCCATCTAAAACTTCAAAATGGTCTGGAATATTTTTGTATGTTAGATAAATCATGGTATCAATTGGTTTCTTAGAATTATACATATATCTTGCTATATCAGGGCAACGAGACATATCAGGTGGTCTATTATATTCCCAATTTTCTATTTGTCCATTTAATATATCGGAAATCTGTATTCTAAATAATAAATGATTTTCACTAAATGAATGCAGTAATTCAGCTGATTTAAAATGATGCGATATAATGTATGAAATCATGTTATTCGGAATATATTCGCTACTTCTATATGGTTCTCTTAACTGACAATATAATTTTAAATTTGTTTCTTCTACATTTAAGGTTGGTTCAACTTCTGTATTAGGCGATCCAGATGTTCCAGATGTTCCAAAAAGTGTCTCGGTGAAATCAATCAAAATATTCGGTTTGCCTTTGTTATGCTTACCCTTTAATGTAATAAGCTTATTTGTCTTCACTTGTGTTTGAGTTGCAGTCTCCATTTATATGTTATTATTTCTTTAAATACCTTTATATCTAAATAAATAATATGTTTCAATTTTTAAAATAACTTTAATTACATGTTTTGCTTAATATTCTTTTTATTTGTGTGATTCTTTATTTGTCTCTTGTTTACCATTTTCATAATATATTTTTATAGATAACATATACATTAATCCTATTAATAAAACTGTTGTTGGAATATAAATACCATATGCTCCATTTATTACTGCGTATATAATCATTAAAACTTGAGCTCCTATATTTGTATAAAACCATACGTAAGGTAACGTGGATGTATTTTTTGTTTTAATAACATTATATAAAAGTGTTCCAAAAGAAGAGAAATTTAAGAGTAATGCAGCCGATGCTAATAATTCATACTTGCCCATATATTCCACTTTTAAAAAAGTGGAGCAAAATATATTATTTTATTATAAAGAAGTTTTGCTCCACTTTTCTAAAATATAAAGAAGTTTTGCTCCACCTTTTCAAAGGTTGTAAAAGTGGAAGGTTTGGCTCCACCTTTTTAAAGGTTGTAAAAGTGGAAGGTTTGGCTCCACCTTTTTAAAGGTTGTAAAAGTTGAAGTTTGGCTCCACCTTTTTAAAAGGTGGAATTAGTATCTCTTAATCGCTCTAATTGCCGATTGGGACGCCGCATAATTATCACCTCCAAATGATCTATCATTGTATGTCTTGTTTACTGCCTGTTTCTTCTTAAAATTTATGTAGTCAGAACTATCATAAACAAATTTGCTATTACATGCGGATGCAGGCACATTGGGATTTACTTGGTTTGCACTGTATGTAACAGATGACGTGCATGCGTTGGAAATAGAACCAAATCGTTGTCTCAACCCACTCAATCCAGGTCTACTTTGGAAACTTTGACACGTGCCACCACATGAATAATTTTGTCTGCTGAGAATATCTCCAGCATTGTTTACTGCTCTAAAAGGTCCTACAATGCGTTTAGGATATGCGCTTCCTGAATAACTGCTTGTGTTCCACGCATCTCTTAAAAAAAAACGGGTTTTCGCAAAATCATGCGAATTATCATGGTCAACCACCGGTTGAGGCATAATACCTCTTAATCCACCTCCTAAACTTGGGCGATTTAGGCCAGGATTATTTGATATGTATATATTTGTACTTAGCCCGGGGCCATAAGCAAATCCACCAGTTGACCAACCAGATTTTCCTGTTGCTGATGGTGAAAATCCTGTTCCAATACTGTTTGACATTTATATTATACAATAATAAAAAATAATATTATTTCTAAATCTCAAATCAATGTATAACAAAGTATATAACAAAGTATATAACAAAGTATAAAAAATAATATTACTATAATATATGTTTGATTTTACATTACTTATAAGTGCGATTGTTTTTGTTACAATTGATTTTTTCTATTTAAATTTAAATAAATCATATTTTGCGAATCAAATTAAAAAAATTCAAAATAAACCTATGACAATGAATATTTTAGGTGTTTTATTATGCTACATATTTCTTATTTTTGGTATTAACTATTTTATTATTAAACCAAAACGCAGCGTACAAGATGCATTTCTTTTAGGATTGATTATTTATGGTGTATATGAAACCACTAATTTAGCTACATTTTCCAATTGGTCATTGTTTATGGTAGTTATGGATACACTTTGGGGTGGTGTATTATTTGCGCTCACTACATATATAGTGTCATTAGTTCGCATCACTAATTAACATTATGTAAATTAAAATAAAAAATAATTATGTTACTTTTTATTTACTGTTATTACCTGTTATTACCTGTTATTACCTGTTATTTACCTGTTATTTACTATTACCTATTATTTATTTCTCTGTAATCAATCGTGGCGCAACATTCATTGTAATTAACTCTTGGAACAATAATTTACAAGCATACGGTATCTCTACATATGCAAAGTCTGTTCTATTATCACATGTTCTACAATGGTGTATGTGCATGTCATTATTATATGAAGCTACTAAACCACAATTTTTACAAACATGAACCGAATATTTATCCGATGCATCATACATTCTTCCTCTCGTGAATTTCGCTGCTCCATGTGAAACCATCGCATCCTTCTCCATCTCACCAAACCGTAATCCACCATCTCTACTACGCCCTTCTGCCGGTTGTCTTGTCAAGTTCACCATAGGACCAATTGAACGACTATGTTGCTTATCATTTACCATATGTTTAAGACGCTGGTAAAATACCGGCCCCATAAATACATTGCATTCTATTTGTTGTCCCGTTAAACCATTATACATCATCTCGTTGCCATGTGCTTCATATCCTAATTCCAATAGCTTCTCTGAAATACTACTAACATTCAACTCTCCAAAACTCGTTCCGTCTCCAAATAATCCAAGCTCAACCAACACTTTTCCTAAAAGCGTCTCCTTTAGTTGCCCTATTGTCATACGAGAGGGAATCGCATGCGGATTAATAATGATATCGGGACGTGTGCCGTTGCTTGTAAATGGCATGTCTTCTTCGGGGATGATGTTGCCTACCGTGCCTTTCTGCCCATGTCGAGAGCTATTGCCAATTATTAATGCAGGACTGTGATCATCTTCCCTCATATAATATGTATGAGAACTCGGAACTTCAATACAGTAAACTTTTCCTTGATAATCAATTAACTTTTCTTCATTTGAATCATTTACTTTTTTATTTATCCATGGTTCATTTTGTTTTGTAATAATGCTAACTTTGTAATAAGTGTGTTGTTGAGTTATTGAAACTTCTTGACCAGCTCTGGAACCTAAGTTTCTTTTTCCAATTCTTGCAATACCAGTCGGCTCTTCTGATACTTTTACAATACCTGAGTAACCACAATGGAGTGCTAATCGTGTAATATCATTTGCCAATTGCATGCTGATAGTTCCATATCTATTGAATGACTCGCCTTTGTATACCATACTTGAACCGTCTCCCTGTAACAAAGCTTCTAACAAAATTCTGGATTGCCTTTGAGATAAGTTCCATACATATTCAGGCAAATATTTATTTAATGCTCCCACACTCAAAATAGTTAGTGCATTATATACTCCAGAATATGGTCTACTATTAATAATAAAATTACCGTCTTTACCATATTTATATTCAATATTTAATGCTTCTAAAAAGCGTTTGTTAAATACTATTTTTCTCTCTTTTAACGCAGTTACACAAATATATTTATTAATTTTATCACATGACCCATCTGCTATAAACATTCCCAGTAATTGCAGCCAATCATCCATTTTATATTGTTCATCTCCTAATTGAATATTTTCTACATCAGGATACACATTGTTCATTGTCTTCTTGAATCTGACCATTTTTCCCATTACGTCTTGTGCTTCAATTAATTCAAATTGTTTACCTGATTTTCTCTTGACATATAATTTATGGTTTAATGTACAAATGATATGAAGTTGTTTATTCTTGAAATAATACAATTTATCATCATGATCATATTCATATTTCGCAGTAGGATATTCGTAACACATATTTCCATTTACATCTAATGTCGCTACCTTATGCACTTGTATATCTATGTCCTTAATTTCAACCCATCCTTTATCTGTTAGCACTTGCTGAGTCGGTAAGGCACAAAACTTGTCACCAATTACTGGCTTTCTTAACGCACGGAGACGCACTTTGGCAAAACTATATCCGTCACCATTTCGGTCAATATAGTTCTTGTCAATATATGTTTCTTCTACTGTTTTATATATTTTACTTTGGTCTTCATATTTAATAACTTTTGTATGGTCGTTTCTATTTTCCTTAATTGGTGTGACTTTGGCAATAATTATATCACGATTTTCAACGAGCGTGTTTTCCGGTATTACGCCCTTTGAATTAACCTTGTTGTAATTTGCAAACTTCATTCCTTTCGTTTTTGTTTTATCCGGCTTACATCGTATCTCTTCGTCTCCATTAATTTTCTGTTTGTCTTCATCTTTTTCTGTATGATAAATTGTTGTCTGGAATAAACCTCGGTCAATAGAACCTTTATTAATAAGTACTGAATCCTCCTGATTGTAACCAGTGTGTGTCATAATCGCCACATTAATGTTGCATCCGGAAGGAATTTTATCCAATTTAATTAAGCTCATGATACGAGTGTCAACTAAAGGACGAGTCGGATATGTTTGCACATATGCGGTTTTATCCATGCGCTCGTTGTAGTTAGTCGCATATACACCCATTGCCTGCTTCTGTTGAGCGCATTGGTATGAATTTCTCGGGGATTGATTGTGTTCGGGGAAAGGAATGCACGAGGCAATCACGCCAAACATTGTGCTCGGGTGTATTTCACAGTGTGTATACATGTACATATTATCGGAGCTTGAATTGCCAAGTAGTTCCCTCGGTTTGGTCGCAATCATGCTATAATTTTGTTCTTCCGGGTCAATATATTCTAAAATCGCATCACCTATTTTGCAGTCAGTGAATAAATCATCCCAAGTAATGACATTGTTCTTTAAATCATTGATGATTTGATGAGTTAACAAAATATTGTTGTTTTTGACTCGGAGTAATGGGCGTGTGATGCGTCCACCGTCATTACAAACACGAATTTCATTAACTTTATAATCAAATACAATAGATGTGTAAATGTTAATAACGCCTTTGCATTTCATGATTTTGAGCATTCCGAATAGTTGTTGAGGGTTTTCAGTAATGCCAACCCATGAACCATTAATTAACACTTTAGTTTTATCAAATAATTCTATTGGTGTCAGGGTTTCAATGGTTATAATATGAGGCGTAACATAATCATAAATAGACATGCTATTGGATGGAATTGTGATGTGAGCCATGTAGCTCAAATTTTTTACAATACCAACAGACGCTCCTTCAGGCGTTTCCGCAGGACATAAAAACCCCCATGATGTATTATGTAATTTACGAGGAGGAATAAGTTTACCGCTTTTATCAGTAGGTGTTGAAATTCGGCGCAAATGACTTAAACTGGACACATAAGTCAATCTATTTAGAACTTGAGCCACACCGACTTTATTGGAATTCGTGTGTTTAATGCCAAAATCACCGGTTGCCAATGCACGTTTGAAGCCATTTTCAATCGTTGTGGATTTTACAATTTTATAAATGTTTGTCAAATTAATGATGCTGGTATAATCCTCGGTTGATCTCCAGCTGCCAGTATTAATTTCCTTGACTACTTGTTTTTCCATATCTTTAACTAACTTGTTGAAATAATTGCGAAACAAATTGTTTAATGAAACGCCGGTTAAATCAATACGTTTATTAAGATACGAATCCCTGTCGTCTGCTTTAATCCACTCAAAATTTACTCTGGATAGCTTATTTGCCATATGACCTAAGAAATATATTTTTTGCAGACGAGTCTGGCAATGCGGAAACAAATCGTTATTTAAAACATCCAATGTAAATTCATGCTTTTTCTTTATTCCAGTTTCTCTGTCCATATTAATTGGGGTATACATGACATAGCTGGTAATATACTTGATAGATTCTTCTGTAGTTAAATGTTTATTCGCTTCAATAATTGAAGCCTGTAAATTTTCTAAAATAACTGCATTTTTATCAAACTCAATATTTAACAATATATATTCGCAAATTTCCTTATCTGAAATGACACCGAGGGCACGAAACACAATGAATAATGGAATTGGTTGTTTAACCCGGGGAATCTGTACGACAATCGGCTGTCCAAAACCGTTATTTTTAGTGCACATCATGAGGTTAATTTGCTTTGGAGAAATGCATTTGAAATCAGGAACAGATTTTATTTCAGCAGACCATGTGTATTTTGTGTTATTTTTGGAAATATTGTAACAATAAATGCGATTTTCGGCGGCACGTTCTTGTCCAAGCACTGTTTTCTCTGATCCATTAATGATAAAATACCCACCAGCGTCATACTTGCATTCTCCGGTATGTTGATTATCAATATATTTATATTGACTTAAAACACAAATATTTGACTTTAACATGATGGGCAATTTACCGATGTGAATTTTAGATAATGTTTTGTGAAATGTGCTGGTATTTGCAAGATTTTCACCATTTCTGACAATATATTTAATATTAATATCAATGGTCATTGCAGACGCATATGTGAAATTTCTAAGTCGGGCTTCTTGAGGGAACATTAACTTAATTGCTCCATTATTTTCATGAATTTGTGGCCGATAAATGTGGAAATTTTCAAATGTAATAAATATTTCTAACGCATATTTTCCGGATTCTTTGTCGTAATCATTCTCTGATTTGATATGAACCGGATTAAACATTTCAATCGTTTTAATAATTTGGAAACCAACAAAATTATTATACGATTCTAATTGATGTCTTACTAATCGCTCTAAGTGTTTGTCCTTAAAATACGAATCAATAATAGACCACGGGGTCTCAATATATTGCTCCTCTGCAATATTGAAATCTGTTTGATTTGTTTGCTTTTCAATAGACTTTTCAGTTGACATATTACTTATAGTTTGGTTAGGTTTATATAATTGTTGATTCATACTTGCAGTTATTTTATATTTCAATTTATTTTTAAATTGTTTTTCTTATATGTATTACATATTTTATCATTTTAATATTACTATATAATTAATACAAATAATTTAGAAAATACTTGATATGTTATGTAATATAACATAATGATTCATACTAATAATACTGATAATACTAATAATACTGATAATACAAAAAATACCTTTAATAAATATAAATATAAACAAAAGTTTAAATCTTCTTCCGATATTAACAACTATAATAATCTTTTGTCAGAATTGGATTCAATGAATAACCAATCAGACAAAAATTATATAGAATTTAAAAAACCTCGTAAAATAATTGACCCCAATGTGTATGAAAATACTGATGTAAAATGCTCTACAACTAATAAATTAAAATTACAAATTGATTTGACAAAAATTAATAATGATCCAATTGAAGAGAACTATCAAATTAAAACAAAGGTAAATATTAATCATGTCATTAATAACATCAGTGATTTATTGAAATTGATTGATCTATATCCTGACGCTAAAGCGATTGAGTATAATATTAACATGCATTGCCTGCATAAAATAAAGGAACCTTTAACTGAACTGAATAATATGATTGGAATGAAAAACATCAAGGAAAATATTGTTGACCAAATAATATTTTATATTCAAAATTTACATTTAATTAATAACGCTGAGACAGTAAATCAAAAAAAAATGGTTTCCAATGATTTTCTGCATACAGTTATTTACGGCTCGCCTGGAACAGGTAAAACTGAATTAGCCAAAATAATGGGTTCTATATTTTCAAAAATGGGTATTTTATCAAAAGGAACATTTAAAAAGGTAACAAGAGCAGATCTAATTGCTGGATATTTAGGTCAAACTGCGATTAAGACTAAAGATGTTATTAAGGATAGTTTAGGAGGTGTATTATTTATTGATGAAGCATATTCGTTGGGAAACACAGAAAAGCGTGATTCGTTCTCAAAAGAATGTATAGACACCCTGTGTGAAGCATTAAGTGACCATAAAGATAATTTAATGGTTATTATTGCTGGTTATGAGGCTGATTTAAATGACTGTTTTTTCAATTATAACCAAGGATTAAATTCACGGTTTACATGGCGTTTTAAAATAGACAATTATAGCGCCACTGATTTGCATGATATATTTCTAAAAAAAATTAATGATTGCGGTTGGTCATTATTATCTGATAATTTAATTGATGTAAAATGGTTTGATAAAAATAAAGATTCTTTTAAATTTTACGGAAGAGACATTGAGACATTGTTTGCAAAAACAAAAATAGCACATAGTCGGCGAGTGTTTTGTTTAGACGCTTCTGTTAAGAAAAAACTCACCTTGGAAGATATCAATAAGGGTTTAGATATATATCTAAAAAATGAAAATATAAATTCTAAAAAAAAGGATGAAGAAAATATGCAGAAAATGCTTTCATACATGTATATGTAACATGTATTTCCTTATTTTATTCTGTATTTTTATTATTCTTTGTTTTTATTCTGTTTCTCTCTTATTCTGTATTTTTATTCTGTGTTTCTTTTATGAAATTGTTTTTTTTATATAATACATAATACAATAATATCTATGTCTAACACAAAAAAAACAATTCAAATTAATCCTGAACTTTTTAGATTGCCCGGCAACAAAACAAGGAAAGCAAGAGAGAAAAAGGAACTGCCAATCGCTTCCATTATAACTCCAAATAATCTGAAAAATAAATTGTTAAAAAGAATCAAGGACCATAAAACTAAGGAACTAAATGATATCAATAAAAATAATAAACCAAATAGTGAAACGGTTATTAATGCATATACAGATGAATTTAGCGGTGCTGTTAATTATTTATCCGATTTATCTAAAAAACAAAAGAGAGATACCGAAAAAGCTAAGTATCAAGCTAATATTAACAGCAGGACTTTAAAACAATATCCATCTATTACTTCAAATGCTTTAAATAATATTTCTCTTGAATTACCTGAAGCGCTTCAAGAAAATTATCAGACTATGTCGTCTTTATCCCGTATACCAGTTTCCAGTATTATTCCGACTAATAACAACACTTCTTCTGCAATGACACTTAATTACAAAACTGACTCTGATGTTCCATATGGGTGTATGAAAAATGGTTCAAAACCTACATTTCGCAGCTGGAATCAAACAATGAAAAATTATGAACATCCTGAGCTTGTTAGTGTGTCTGCTATTCGTCCACCAACGCCTCCTAAAAGACCTCCAACAGATTCTACTGTAGTTCCCGCTATTGTAGCTTCTAATATACCAAATTCTACTGTAGTTCCGACTATTTCTACTGTAGTGCAACCAGTTTTATCAAGAGAACAACGTTTAGAACAAATTAAAAGCAAACTGAAGCGAATTCAAGACAATGAATTAAAGGCTATTCCTGGTGCAGCAGCTGTAACGGCTACTTTAAAAACATTAGACGCCATGACACCTAAACCACTAAATGTTGAAGAAGTGTTACCTGAAATAGGAGATATTGAAAACAGTTCAATAAATATACCGGAAATACTTAGAGAGAAAAGGATTCAAGAGGAACTAAGTGTGCCGAAACAATTATTAAAAACAACAACTTCACGCAAGTTTACGCTGGGTAAATCTACTAAATTCAATCGTGTTTCAGTTTTGTTAAAGGATAAAAAAACACGCAAAAATGTTATTGATGCACAAAAAGAACTGAAAAAAACAAGCATTACTGATGTTCGGAAATATTTGAGACAACATGGCATCTTTAAAGTTGGCACTACCGCACCAGTTGATATATTGAGGAAAACATTTGAAGCATCTATGTTGGCTGGGGAAATAACCAATACAAATAAGGATACAATGTTATATAACTTTATTAATGGAGAGATACCAAAGGATTAAATTTTACCAAAGGATTAAATTTTACCAAAGGATTAATACAAAATAATACAAAATAATATATAATATATATAATGACTACAACTAAAAGAGACAAACCAAAAAGTAATAAAAGAAACTTAAAAATAAAAGGAGGAAAATGGAGCATGAAATATAAAAAAAGTATTAATTGTAATCACCCCAAGGGATTTTCGCAAAGGCAACATTGCAAATATGGGAGAACCCATAAAAAAAGAAAAATATAAGTCCCTCTATACACCATTGTCAAAATACAAAATAAAATGTTGTTTATTTATTTTGTATTATATTTTTCATTATAAAATAGAACTAACGAGAGAAAAAGGATAAGATTTTTCGTGTTAGTTTATTACCCCCTTTTGCTTTTTGGGGTTTTGAAGCCTTTTTACTCTTTGTGTTGCTAATTCGCTTCTCTCGTTTTGATTTGGTTTGTTTTGTCTGTTTACTCGGTTTGTCAGGTCCATCCATTTCGTCTGGTTCCACATTTTTCCTTGTTTTCGTCGCTACAGGTTTTGTTATTTCTTTCTCTACTACCCTTATTTCTGAATCAGTTAAATTGTAAAATTTGTAAACTGCCTCATCTGTCCAGTCTTTCCCTTTATCCAGTGGCGGCAATGGTGTCCACAATAAAGTATCTTTTTTAATATGGTGTTCGCCTTTTCGTAGTGAAAGCATGAAATTTGCAAATTTTGTTTTTAAATAACTTTCCAGTGATTCTGCTTCTGCTTCCGAATCAACCTTAAATGAAAAATATGTTTGCGATGCTATTTCATTTGGCCTTCCGATTATTAATGCACCAAACCCATCTTTCATTGTTTTACTTCCTTGTGCAGCCTGCGGAGTAAATACCTTCCAAAATTTGTATTCTTGCTTTATATGTTTTTTATCCACATATTTTACAGAACCTTTTGCCTTAGCCACATAACATTTTAAGGTGTCCGCAGTAGGAGTATCTTGAAAATATTCTGAATTTGAAATTATACCAAAATGACCTGTTGATAAATATATATCGCTCAACTTGGGTTCATCTGCTATTTTATTAATTATAGAATACGCACTAACATTTGGCATCAATATATCAAATTTATTTAATTTAATATCTGTTTCTGCTCCCGATGCCTCGTCAATAAAATGGGTTAACCCTTTATATTTCTTATCAACTAAAAAATAATTAACCCCACCAGCTATACCAACTGTCGGCCATATTGTCTTGGAATTTTCAATATGATTTATTAATACAATATCGTCACGACTTAACATGGATTGTCTAAATTCATTCAACCCTTTTCCACCACTAAACCACCTGCTTGGAACAATAAATAATAATTTGTCTGTTATTTCTAACGCAGCAGTAATAAATTTGGAATATAACGGCGAATCAGATGTTTCCTTTATTCTTGACTCGTTATACGGTGGATTTCCTATAATAATATCAAATTTCTCTCTATCATCTGGAATTAATGACCTGTGATTTTTTATAAAGTCGCCCTTTGTGATATTTGGCTTGGCATCGGGGTCTATCATTTTAAATATTTTTTTGGTTAATGCAACATTCACTGGATTTAATTCATTCATATAAATCATATTTTCAATAATGTGTTTACTTCGTTTCTTTTCATTCTCTAAACCTTTTACATCCTTTAACGAATCCATTAATTTATAATACACAATAATCGGAAAATTTGCTATACCATTTGAAGGGTCTAACCATGTTAAACTTGGGTCTTTCCAAACTTTGGCTGGCAAATGACTCAACATTTTACATACTATTTCTAACGGTGTAAAAACTTCACCAAATAGGTTTTTCTCATTATCTTTTGGAGATAAGTATTTACGAATTGTCTCCAACACCTTTTCGTTATCTATGAAAAAATTAGGAGGACAACCTTTTAAATCCGCATTATTAAATGCCCTTTTTTCGTTGTCTAATTTTCCTTTTAATCCTTTCATCTCCTCTTTTATATTATCAAATAAATTATTTATTTCTCCATCTTTTTGATTATCTAATAGGAATTTAATCAAATCAATGTTTTTTTCTATATTTTGTCTAATATAATCTTCATGTATACCCTTTAAGTTAAAATTATCTGGAATTGACATATTTATAACGCTTGTTTTAAAATCTTTTTCATTATAATCTTGTTCTGTTCCATCTTCCCATTTTATTTTAAATGACTTTGTTGCACCGCCCTTTAGAACTTCTACTGTAGCTCCTTCTTCTCCTGATTCTTCTCCTTCTACGTCTTCTTCTACGTCTCCTTCTCCTTCTACTGCAGCTCCTTCTACTGCTTTTTTTATAGCCCTTGTATTGTTTATTTCAACAATTTCTCCCTTTAGTCCATCTTTTTTGCTTACAATATCACCTACTTTACTGTTTTGCTCTCTATTTGAAATTAAATAACAATAATACATTATATCTGGGTCATTACAATCCTTTATTCTATCAATATCTAAACCATCGCTATTTATTGCATCTCTCAATACGATTTCATCGCCATTAAATAATATTATTAATGTAAATATATTCTTTATTTGTTCAACTATATTTTTAAATATTGTTTTAATATCTTCTACCTGTATTGCAGGTGGACTAATTGACGCAGCCATGCCTTGGAGTTCATCGTTTCCTAAAGGAACCTGTTCTTTAAATGATTTTAACTTTTTTCCCTTATCTTTATCTTTTTCCTTTTCTTTTTTTCCTTTATTTTTTTGCCCACGCTGCTCAAAAATATTACCTATTTTTTCCATCAATTCATCTTTAATGCCATCATCCTTATACAAATTGCCGAGTAATTGCACAACATCTGTTTGGCGCTTTGCGATTTTGTCCATATTGTCGCTACTACTATCACTACTGCTATCACTACTATCGTCATCGCTACCTTCATCATAATGATCCTTATTATAATCTTCCTCCTCTAAATTATCTTCTTTAAATCTCTCAAATTCTTCCTCTTTTTCATTCTTATCAATTTTAAATTCAGTTGCAATGTCACTATATGAATTTATAGGCTCTGTAATTGATGCAAATCCTATTGATTTTCTAATTGAACCTGCATCAAATAATAATAAGTTTTTCTTGATATGTTCTCTTGTAATCTTTTTTGTAGAAATGTTTTTCTGTTTTTGTGTATATTGATAAAAAAATTGTATCGCCCTATCTATCACCATATCCACAAAAAATCCCCGAGCTTTACCGGGTCTCTCTGTTAATACACGAAACATAGATTGATAAATTATATCATATGATTTAATATTATCCATATGAATAGCCACATCCACGCATGGCAAACTAATTCCTAATCGTAAACGCTGTGCTGTCAAAATAATAAGACATTTACCTTGTTTCTTAGTTGCATTTTCAATAGCTTTTATACACGCCTTTACATTTCCTCTATATTTATTTGACTTGATACAATGAAAATATACCTTACTTTTTTCATCATCATCTAACTCTTCATCACGAACTGACAAAATTTCGGTAGTTTCCTTTTCAGCTCCACTGTGAACCACACAAACATTAAAATTTATAAACAATGGATGATTTATTATAGCCTTACCTAAGTTTTTTAACATAGGACCAACAATAGCTCTATCATTTTCTTCAGGTTCATCTTTAGTTTTATCAGGTTTGCCGTCCGCATTTTTCATTGAAGTAGGTAAAAACCAAAGTTGACTGTGGAATCCTCCCTCTCCATTTGCTACAAAATCATATTCTTTCTCTAATAATTCATTATAAACATCATTGTATATATAGTTTAACAATTTATTTACAGCACCATCATGTTTAAACGTTCTTTCATCTTTTTTTAAACGGAATATTTGTTTCAAATTTCTTCTAATATTAATTCTTTCTTCGCCGCCTGCGGCACCGCCATCATCAACCACAATATTATATGATTCGTCAATTCCTGAATCGCCCACATATTTTTCCTTTAATGTTGGCAATAAATAAACTAATTCAGGATTCTTATCATATTCGTGTGCAATATCATCGCATGATTTACCATTCGCATTTAATTCTTCGGTTATTGATTTAAGTAATGTCATTTTTTGTAAAAAATTCTCACTATTTGTGTCTATTAAATAATCTGAATTATCAGTTTCTACTGTAGGTCTTTTTACCATTGGTTCTCCTTCTGCTTCTTCTTCTACTGTAGATCCCTCAGGTTTTCTCTGATAGTCATCTTCAATTGTGACATTTTCAATCTGAAAATTTTTCATTTTCATTATCATTTCATAATTCCACTCTATTAATACAGCTTCTTTCCCATCAATCTGTTCACCATATTTTGCCATTGGTTTCGCATATGTCGCTGTAACCATAATTAATAAAGGTTTGGGATATTTCTCATCATAGAAAAAGCGAATTGTCTCTTTTTGCATTGAATCAGATCCACTTCCCTGATGAATTTCATCAAAAAATATGATTTTATCTGGTTCAACTAAAAATTGCTTGATTTTATCTAATATAACGTTACTATAACCTTTTCTATCTTCTTCTCTTATTTCTACATCTTCATCACTAACTGGTTTTTTACCTTTTTTTTTGCATCTCGTATTATCTGGATTATTTTTACAAAAATCTTCACGTATTTTAGCTCGTAAACTTTCCTGACTAATTACAACCACGTATTTTTTATCCTTTTTAGGAATTTGGTCTCTGTCCTTTGCATTCTGAAAATCAATAACCTCATACTCTTTTAAATCGTTATATTTTTTGAATAAATCATCAATAAATTGTGGCTTTGTCTCATTCACTGCTCCAAGAATCAATAAAACAACCTTTGGTTTTCTTTTTGAAACTAATCCACCAACCATATATGATTTTCCAGAACGAGCAACTGCTCCCCATATAAACCTTCCAGGGTTTATATCAGCGCCTTCAGCCATATTTTTATCTACAATACTGTTTGTATATTCAACAACATATTTTTGATGAAATCGTAAATTATCTGATATATTTATTATTGGCATACTATTTCTCAATATTTGTCTCCATACATCAGGAGAACCAATATTTTTACCTTCTTCTAAAAAATGATGTAATATCCAGTTATATAATTTAGGATAATAAATCAAATTTAAATCCCCTTCATCAAATATTAAATTAGAATCAATATAGCTTTTAACAACATCTTTAGATGACCTTTGCATTCGATTTCTATATTCAGAACCATTTCTAACGAGAGAAACAATTTTAAAATCCTTTTTACCGAATTTTTCCAAAGCTTCAATCGCTATGTCAGAAATATCATAATTACTGAGCCCTTTTTCATTTCTGTAAAATTTACTTGTAAATATATAAGCATCATGTATTTTTGGTATAAACCCTATTTCTTCACAAGCACTAACCGACTCTGATTTATCTGAAGATTGTTTTCTCTTTTGTTTTGAATCACTTGAACTAATAACAGTAAAATAAAAATCAGCAATACCACTTTCTGAACCGCTATTTATATTTGCAATTCTATTTTCATCATTTAAATAATAATATTCATTTATAGTTTGGTCTTCTTGTAATGAATTTTTATATTCTCTGTCGTAACCGTCAGTTAAATTATCCAGCCTGAGTAAAAACACTATTTTCCACAATGCTTCAAAAATATATGGTTTTGATAATAATCCCTTTGTTCTCTCATTAGATTCAGGAAACTTATCAAATAAATCTTGACATGTTTTTAATGTTTCTCTGTTCTTAAAAATATATTTAATTAAATCCATCAACTTAACTAACTTTGACTGCTCAGCTTCAGACATAAATTTTGTCTTATTGCATTCTTCCGAATAGCCTTTTTTAATTTGACTCAATTCCTTTATTTCCTTATCAACTTTATCTCTTTCTTTGCATGGGTCATGAACATTTTTTGGTGACTTTATTTTATCAGCTGATTCTTCAGATTCTACTGTAGATCCTGATTCCGAGTCTGATTCAGATTCAGATTCTACTGTAGATCCTGATTCAGATTCTGATTCAGATTCAGATTCTACTGTAGATCCTGATTCAGATTCTGATTCAGATTCAGATTCTACTGTAGCTCCTTCTAACTTATCTTTTAACACAGGACTTTTTTCCTTATCTGATTTTTGCAGTGGAGGTAAAGAAGATAATGAAGATAACGACGATAAGGAAGACAAAGTTTTATTTGAATCTAATTTATCAGGAGACAAAGAAGCTGATTTTACAGGAGACAATTTCTTTTTAGTTTTCGTTATAGCTTTAGCAGGTTTCTTTTGGCATTTTTTACTTTTATTCAATAAACAATCTATCCTTTTTTTACATTCTTCTTCATCTTTAATATCCTTACAATCATTATTCATATTATATTATATTACTAAAAATAATATAATAATACTAAATAATTTATAAATAACTTTTTCTCTCATTGTTCTATAATCCAAATCAAAATATAAAATATTAATTAATAATTACAAATAAATTAGAGATAGAATGATATAATTATATAATATAAACAACCAAATTATGTCTCTCACTAAAACGTATTTTGAATTAACTAAAAAATATTGTAGCGAATATGGCGAAAATACAATATTTTTAATACAAGTCGGCGCATTTTTTGAATGTTATGGATTAAAAGATGATTCTACCGGCAACATTTACGGTTCCAATATTATGGATTTTTCTCGCATTTGTGACCTAAATATTGTTGATAAACGTGTTTGTGTCGGTGCAGAATCTGTTGTCATGGGTGGTTTTAAAGAGCACCTATTAGACAAATATGTTAAGAAATTACAAGACGCCGGTTATACTGTAGCTGTTCACGTTCAGGATGAACAATGTGCCAACACAACTCGCAGTTTATTAGGAATATTCTCTCCTGGCACTTATTTTTCATCCGACGTAGAAAGCATCACCAACAATACATGCTGCATTTGGTTGGAAGTGAAAAAGAAACCTATGCATCAAATCAAAACAAGCACTGCTTCAGCCTTAAACATTTACATAGGTGTCTCCATCATTGATATTTACACCGGAAAAACATGCATAATGGAATATCATGAGCAATATATTAAAAATCCAACAACATTTGACGAATTAGAGAGATTTATTTCCATACACAATCCCAGCGAAACAATTCTAATATCAAATTTACCGAAACCCGACATAGATGATATAATTAGTTATACAAACATCAGAAGCAAATCAATCCATTTTGTGAATCTATTGGATCCAGATCCATCTAATAAAAACATGCAAAGAGCATTGAATTGCGAAAAACAGACATACCAAACACAGTTATTGTCTCGTTTTTATAAGTTTGACGACATTACTGCATTTATGGAGTCATTTAATGATAAAGTATGGGCAACTCAATCATTTTGCTATTTATTAGATTTTATTTATCAACATAATCCCAATTTAGTTTATAAAATATCGGAACCTACAGTAGAAAATGATAGTAACAGATTAATCCTTGCAAATCATTCGTTAAAGCAACTAAATATAATTGACTCAGACCAATATAAAGGTAAATATTCTTCTGTTGTAAAAATGTTGAACGAATGTATTACAACAATAGGTAAGCGAAAGTTCGCATATACTTTTTTAAATCCGGTAACAGATATTGACTATTTGCAAACAGAATACAACATAACAGACCATTTACTTCAGAAATCAGAGGAATATAAAATAGTGAAAACAATGTTAAGTCCTATAAAGGATATTACTAAAATTTGCAGACAGATTATGTTGCAAAAGGTGTCGCCAAAATCAATATATCAGCTATACAGTGGAATTTTATCTGCAAAAGTGATATATAATTTTGTAAAAGGAAATCCCGAACTAACCGAATATTTAAAAACAAGGCTAAAAATACAAGTATTTGAAAATGTTGCAGCACATATAGACGAAATAATACAAAAGTTTGAATCATTGTTTATAATGGATTATTGCAAAGATATTGAAGTTATTCAAAAGATTGAAAAAAGTTTTATTAAAACCGGAATTAATGCAGAATTAGACGAAAAAATCCGAACACTAATGGAATCACAAGACCAATTAGAGACATGTCGTTCATATTTCAGCACAATTATTTCAAATTATGAAACTATTAATAAGAAAATTCGGAAACCCAGTAAAACAATCAGTAAAGCTAAAATTAAAAATGATGATAATAACGAAAATGATAACGAAAACGATAATGAAAATGAAGAAAAGGTCACCGAATATGTAAAAATACACGAAACTGAGAAAAACAATTTCAGCTTAATAGCAACAGACCGGCGTTGCAAAATATTAGAAGAACTATTTAAAACTGATAAAACGGTTATATTAAAATATAAATCCACCTATTATAACACTGAAAAACAGTTTAGTTTAGAAACCGGCAAAACTATTATTGAATTTCATAAGCAATCGGCTACAGGTAAGACAATAACGAGCACTCAAATATCCAAACTTTGCAAGGATGTTGGTTCAATAAAGGTGAATATTATTGATTCAGTTAACAATGTTTATTCAACTATTATTAGAGAGCTGGAAGTATTTCAGGATAAATTTGAAATAATTTGTGACCTTATTACATATGTTGATGTAATATATTCTAAAGTATTTATTGCAGAGAAATATAACTATTGTAAACCTGAAATCGTTTTAACTGATACAAATGATACAACAAATACAAATGATACAAATAATAATAAATCATTTGTTAAAGTGACTGATTTACGTCATTGTTTAATTGAAAAAATCCAACAATCTGAATTATATGTGGCAAACGATGTTTCTATGGGAACAGATGGAACCGACGGAATTCTTCTTTACGGTACAAATGCCGTTGGAAAAACCAGCTTTATTCGTGCTCTCGGTATTTCTGTTATTATGGCTCAATCCGGCTTATATGTGCCTGCATCCAGCTATAAATTTCGCCCTTATAAATGCATTTTTACTCGTATTTTGGGTAATGATAATTTATTTAAAGGATTATCCACATTTGCAGTAGAAATGTCAGAATTACGCACCATTTTGCGTCTCGCTAATCAAAATAGCCTTGTATTAGGCGACGAACTATGTTCAGGAACAGAAAGTATAAGTGCGGTCAGTATTTTTGTGGCGGGAATCAGAGCATTACACAAGCAACAATGTTCATTTATATTTGCAACACATTTGCATGAAATAATTAGTTATGATGAAATAACCTTATTGCAAAATGTAGTAATGAAGCACATGTCTGTAATATATGATAAGGAGACAGATGCATTAATATATGATAGAAAACTCAAAGATGGACCCGGAAATAATATGTATGGACTGGAAGTATGCAAATCACTTAGTTTGCCGCAAGATTTTTTAACTGATGCGCACAACATTCGCATGAAGTATCATCCCATTTCTGCAAGCTTATTAGATAAGAAACCGTCACGATATAATGCAGCAAACATAAAAGGCATTTGTGAAAAATGTGGCACCAATATGGCGCAGGAAGTTCATCATTTACAGTATCAACAAGATGCAAATGATAAGGGTATAATTAAAACAAATGGACTAAACTTTCATAAAAATCATGCCGCAAATTTATTAAATGTATGCGACAAATGTCACGACGATTTCCACAATGATGAGAAACGATTTAAAAAAGTTAAGAGCACAAAAGGTACGATTATTAAAGAAATCTTATAAATATTAAACATAGTAAAGAGGAAAAAATAATCTAATTACCTAAATAATTAAAAAAGAAACTCGCTTATTACGTCTGCTCTTATTTAATCCAATCATACCTAATAAATCTCTCGCCTTTCTCTGAACCATAGGCATAGTTCTGGACATACCTTTGGACGCAGCGTTGGTAACCTTGGATCCTACTCTTTCTAAACCTGTTTTAACCTTCGGCATATATCTTTGCGATGTTGTTTGCATAACAGATAAACCCTTCTTCAACATATTTTTGCTTGTTCGTCGTTTATGACGATGATTAGAATGATGGCGAGACCGACGATGTGTTCTTTTATTCATTATAAAATAACGCTATATTTTATTATAATATTTTGCAACCTGAGGAGCCTACGACGCAGATGGTTGTGTCGCAACCAATTGCCGAATCCGTATACCCGAATCCGCTACTAACATGCTTACAAGTTGATCATTATTATAATTATGTAAATACACAATTTCCTTAATATTGGATGCAGCAATAGAACGAAAGCAGTTGATGCAAGGATAGTGAGTAACATATATTTTAGCACTGTCTAAACTTGCTCCACGTTTGGCACAATCGGTAATAGCATTTATTTCACTATGAATGATTGATTGTTCGTGACCATCATGTATACGACTGACATGTGGAGCACCAGGAATAAATCCATTATAACCCATAGAAATTAAACGATTATCTTTTACAATAACGGAACCGACATGTAGCCTGGAACAAGGAGAGCGACAAGACGCAAGTAAGGCAATAGACATAAAATATTCATCCCATTCTAAACGTTCTTTTATATTTTGTGATTGAATTTGACATAAACTTTGGAGCATATTGGTTATTATTTAACAATAGATAATAGATAATATATAATCGTTTTTAATTTGTTTATATATATATAAAAAATTGAATTATTTATATCATGATAAAAATGATATAAATAATATAAACAGTAATATATAAACAATGATTATTCCTATTAAATGCTTTACGTGTGGTACAGTGCTTGCAAATAAGTACAGATATTATTGCGAAGAGGTGAGAAAACGTAAGTTATCTAAAGATTTGCATGTTGAAAAAGTTATTTATTTAACACAAGAATATAGCCAAAAAACACCTGAAGGTGAAGTTATGGATGAACTAAAATTAAATAAAATGTGTTGTAGACGACATATGCTAACTCATGTAGATATTGAATAATTCCACTTTTTGGAAAAGTGGAGCAAAACTTTTACAACCCTTAGACATTTCAAACGCCATTTTAGGTATCTTCAAATTCATAAACTGCTTTCATCATTTCAACTAATTCTCCAAGTGTATTTTTTATTTCATTAACATCATATTTCATTTTTTTTACATCATTTTGTAATTCTAAATAATCATTTTTATTAATACTGATAAATACATTATCTATTTCTTTAGATTGCTTTTTTGAATTATATTTTTGTCTTTTTTCTATTGTTTGTTTAATACTATCATAATCTAATTTAGTTTTTTTTATTATTTCTTCAGTAGACATTTTGTTTACATACATTTTATAAGCTATTTCTCGGCGTCGTGATTCAATGCCTCCAATCGTTCTATTATGTTTTTGTGCTATTGTTCCAACATCTATATTATTATAAAGTTCTGCTATTAATAATGCTTCTTCTTCATCAGTCCATTTTTGTCCCATATTAGTGGGATATTCTTTATCATCATTTGAAATTCTTACCATATCCCAATATTCATTACCACGATATTTATTCATTTCAATTATTCTAATTTAAATTATATAATTAATTTTAAATATATAATTTAAATAATATTTATTATTTTTAACTAATTAGCGTTTTTAAACTTTTACAACCTTTGAAAAGGTTGTGCCAAACTTTCCACTTTTCCAAAAAGTGGGAGAGATATTTACTATGTTTTTTGCTCCACTTTTCCAAAAAGTGGAAAAAGTGGAAAAAAGTGGATTTTTTATATATTTATATTATATACTGTACATGCATACAAAACGTGTAAAGAAAAGTAAAAAACAAAAGTTATACCTTATGAAGGGCTGTTCCAAACGTAAATGTAAAACAGCAAAACGGTTTTCCAAGCGAAAAACCCGTAAATATTCTATCGGTGGAAAGTATTCTATCGGCGGAGATGCTCCTATTGCCCCATATTCTTTACTTCAAGGAGGAACATGTTCTTCATGTTTAGGACTAAACGGCGGTTCAACTGCAAACGGTGCGTTAATCGGTCAACCATGGTCTGTTTCAACCAGCGGTAACGAAAATTATATAGCACAAAATTTATATAATAAGGGAGACGTACAAACTATGATGCAGATACGAGGTGGCAAAAAACGACGACATAAAAAAAAAAATTCAATTAAAGGTGGTGGGTTAATTCCTTCTGATTTAGTTAATTTTGGAAGAGATATTACATATAATATAAATAGTGCGTATAATTCTCTGAATGGATATAAACCACCACCAAATCCATCTCCATACGAAGGACAACTTACCAAATCTATTTCTGAATCAAGAATAATTATTTAATTTGATTGTAATATACATTATAGTTTATCTATTATTTAGCTATTTATTGGTTTAGCTATATTTTTTTCTAAGCATAATACATAAAATGGCCTTTCCTAAATCATTGAATGAATTATGCAGACCTTCCTATGTTTATTTTATTATTTCCGTTATTGGAATGATTGTAATGGCTATTCAAAATATGGGCAACAGTAAAAAATATTGTTTAGGTAGCTTTTCATGCCATGTTCCCAGCACAATTGCTATATTCGCTATAAAAGTAGTATATGTATTATTCTGGACTTGGATTTTGAATTTGATGTGTAAAGATGGACATAGTAATGTTGCTTGGTTCTTAGTATTATTACCATTTGTGCTTTTATTTGTTATTATTGGTTTACTTATGATGTATCAACAAGATGAAGAGAGAGTTCAAATGAACAAAATGAAAAATGAAAACATGAATAATCAATATTAAGTTTAACTTAAATACTCTTTAATATTATATTTTATAACTATAATATAATAACATATATGTCAAATAAAACTGTAAAAAACGGATTATCATATGAATTAAATGGTTGGACATATGTAGCCGTTAAAGGTTCTCCTAAAGAAATGGGACAAGCCTATGGTAAACTTATTCATAGTGAAATGAAAAAGGTGCAAAATATTTTAGAATTTGTCATTTATAATGACTATGGAGTCAAGTGGGAGTTTTTTATTAGAGCAGCTGCCAAATATTTCAAGCCAAAAATAATGGAGTTATTTCCAGAGTTTTACGAAGAGATGGTAGGATTTTCTGAAGGATGCTCATCAGCAGGAACTCCAATGAGCATTGATGAAGTCATCGCATGGAATAATTATTTCACATTAACAGAAAGTTGGTGGGCTAATATGCCTGAAGAAGAATCAATAGAAGTCAATGGTTTAAATAATACGAATAAAACGTCATCTAAAGAAGGCGGTAATGGCAGCTCTGAACGATGCAGTGGATTTATTGCAAATGGGGATTGGACTGCCGACGGCAAAATAGTCGTTGCACACAATAATTTCTCTAATTTTATTGATGGACAGCTTGCCAAATTTGTGGTTGATTTAAAACCTAATAAGGGGAATCGTATTTTGATGATGGGCTTCCCAGGCTGGATATGGTCTGGAACTGATTTTTTCGTAACATCCAAAGGCATTATTGGAACTGAAACAACAATTGGTGGATTTATAAAATATGAAAATAATATTCCTATTTCATGTAGGATAAGACAGGCGATGCAATATGGTGACACATTGGACGACTATGTGAAAATATTATTAGACGGCAATTCGGGCGATTATGCAAATTCGTGGCTTTTCGGAGATACAAATACAAATGAAATTATGCGTTTAGAATTAGGATTACGGTTTCATAATGTAGAACGCACTAAAAACGGTTATTACATTGGATTTAATGCTCCTTATGACCCCAGAATCCGAAATCTGGAATGTGTGAATACCGGATTTGATGATATTCGGCGACACCAAGGAGCAAGGCGTGTCCGATTAGCTGATTTGATGGATACATGGAAAGGCAAAATTAATATTGAAGTCGCCAAAAATATAATATCAGACCATTATGATGTGTATTTGAAAAAAGAGAATCCATGTTCAAGAACATGTTGCAGTCATTATGAGCTTGATGCCCGGGAATATATGTCAGATCCCAGTAGACCAAAACCGTATCAGCCACGTGGTGCATTAGATGGAAATGTTTGTGATACCACATTAGCTAAGGCAATGTCGTTTTGTTTAAGATGGGGGAATTCGTGTGGAATTCCATTTGATAAGAATAAATTTTGCGATCAGCATAGAGAATGGGCATATTTGAAACCATATTTAGAGGATAGACCGCAGCAACCTTGGACAATATTTAGTATTACAAATAAGTATTTAAAAAATCAAAGTAAAAATAAAACTAAATCCAAGAGGATTAGAAATAATAAAACTAAAACAAATAAATAATAAAACAAATAAATATATATTTATCATAATAAAATAATAAATATATACATTTTATGTAAATATATAAATATAAATATGAATATGAATACAAATATGTGTGATTATAAAGTAGGACAATATATTTATAAGACAATAAATAATAAGATAGACACAGAATTGAAATTATACAAAATACTAAGTATAAAAGAAGAACGAGGTGGTAATTGGCATGACGGGTTTTCAATTAGTTACATTGCTACAATATTATCGCAAGATTCAACAACTGATTATTCCACAGAAGAATACCTAATACAATATATAAATCAAATGTGTCAAATAAATTTGTTGTATGGTATTATCGTAAATGATGAATATATATACGTATAATATAACTTTGCAAAATATTTATTATTGTTCATGTAATTTAGGTTGCACAGTATATGTTTTAATAGTTTTTTTAACAATTAGATAAAACCAATATATATTTAGTATTGTTAAACTAATACTTGAAATTAATCCAAATACTATATCTGGATTATTTGGAGTTAATAAATATATTATTGAAACTGTCGGAGCTAAAATTAAACGATATATAAAAAAAGTGATTACAAATAATACATCTATTATTTTATATTGAAGTGGACGCAAATTTAAAAAAATAGAAGATGTCTCTGTCAATAAAAACGTGTAAGTTGCTAATACATTATTATTCACAAATGCATATACAAAAGTCACTACAAATAATACACCATGTATAATATTTGCAGTGTTTTTATCCCTTATACCTATATATAAGTCATAAAAACTGTATCCACATGATATTAATGGAACTAAAATATAAATATCATACAATTCTTCTTTAACTATGTAATGGTAAACAATTGTTGGTTGACAAATGTAACCTAAATTTGTACCAATACTCGCAATTATTCCATGTATTAAACCCGAATTAATTATTCTTTTATTAGTAAATAACGATACTGTATCAATATAAAACCAAAATACAGTGGATGCTAATACTATTATAGTCTGTAGATATATATGCATTTATGTTTATTATAAGTTGCTACATATATGTAGCAGTAAATGTTTAAATACATTTAATATATTATATAACCTTATATATTAAATGACTACATTATAAAAATAACATTATAAAAATAACATTATAAAAATAACATTATAAAAATAACATTATAAAAATAACATTATAATATAATATAATGGATACAATTTCGTGGAATATAATTGACAAATATTTTAAAGATAATCCGTATAATTTAGTTGCGCATCATTTAGACTCTTACAATGATTTTTTTAGTAAAGGTATTTTCCAAATATTTTTAGATAATAATCCTATACGATTCATAGAAAGAGATGATAATATAGAGAATGACAAGAGAAATCAATGTTTACTATATTTGGGTGGAAAAAATGCAGACAAAATATATTTTGGTAAACCAGTTATTTATGATGATACTAATATAACTGGCATTTCTGAACCATATCCTCATTATATGTATCCAAATGACGCCAGATTAAGAAGTATGACTTATGGAATCACTATTCATTATGATGTTGAAGTTGAATTTATTTATTATGAAAATGAGGCTAAAATTGAAACCACAAAGATATTAGAGAAAATATATTTAGGTCGGTTCCCAATCATGCTTCATTCTAATTTGTGTATTCTTAGAGGTCTATCAGTGGAGGCTCGGTTTAATTTAGGCGAATGCCGTAATGATTATGGTGGTTATTTTATTGTTGACGGTAAAGAAAAATGTATTCTAAGTCAAGAGAAATTTGCAGACAACATGCTTTATGTTAGAAAAAATAAGGAAGGCGAATTATACAGTTATTCTTGTGAAGTGCGTTCTGTGTCAGAAGATAGTTCTAAACCAACACGGTATTCATCAGTTAAAATGATAGCAGAAGATGCAACATATACAAACAATCAACTCGTGGTTGACATTCCTAATATAAAAAAACCAGTACCTCTTTTTATTTTGATGAGAGCCTTAGGCGTTATTTCAGACAAAAAAATAATAGAATATTGTCTACTTGATTTAGACAAAAATTCCAATATGATTGATTTATTTATTCCATCAGTTCACGATGCGAACAAGATTTTCACCCAAGAAGCTGCATTAGAATTTATGAGTCATTTGACTAAACGGACAACGGTTACCGCAGTTATTGATATTTTAATGAATTATTTTTTACCGCATGTAGGCGAAGATAACTTTCTAAATAAGGCATATTATGTTGGGTTTATGGTTAATAAATTATTAAGAGTTCAAATGGGTCGGGAAAAGGCGACAGACCGTGATAATTTTAAATTCAAGCGCATTGATGTATCTGGTACATTGATTTATGATTTATTTCGTGAATACTGTATAAAACAAAATCGTGATATATTTTTAAAAGTTGACAAAACATTTTATTACCATCCGGAAAAGTATAGAGCAAATTTTACAAGTTTAATTGAAGACAACTATAAGGATTTTTTTAAAGACAGAGTAATTGAAGATGGATTTAAAAAGGGTTTCAAAGGTAATTGGGGGTCAGATGAAAACACTAAAAAATTAGGTTTGGTTCAAGATTTAAATCGGTTATCATGGTTCACATTTATTTCACATTTACGTAAAATTAGTTTACCATTAGACCCTACTTCTAAAGTGGTCGGTCCTCATTTATTACATAGTTCACAATGGGGTATAATTGACCCAGTGGATACACCTGATGGTGGTAATGTAGGTTTACATAAACATATGGCTATTAGCACTGCAATTACAAATGGATTTTCAGCATATCCTTTAATAAAATGGTTACGTGCAAACACTCCTTTAAAATTGCTGCAAGAGTGTTCACCTAAATCGTTATCAATTTCAACAAAAATATTTGTAAACGGAAATTGGATTGGTATTCTTGAAAACCCAATAGAGACAGTAAATATTTTAAAATTATTCCGTAGAAACGGAGTTATTCCTATTTATACCAGTATTTCATTTAGTTATGAGACAAATATTGTATATTTATATACAGACAGCGGACGCTTAACACGGCCAATTTATTATATAAATAATAAAAAAGATGGAATTGGTACATATATATCTTATGAAAATAAAGTGATTAAAAATAAAATAGACAGTCGTGAATACAGTTGGATACAGTTAGTTTCTGGATTCCAAAAAAAGAATGATGATTTTAATATTAGAAACAATATTTTATATGACACTAATTTTTTATATCCTGGATACGATTCATTAGAGAAATTGTTCAATATGTTTGAAGACAATAAAGGAATTATTGATTATATTGATTCATCTGAAGAAGAAAGTGCATTAATTGCCATGAATCATGAACAAGTTAAAGATAATAAGTATTATACACACACTGAAATAGACCCATCTTTAATGTTTGGTGTTATGGGTAACTCTATTATTTATCCGGAAGCAAATCAATTACCACGAAATGTTTTCTCATGCGGGCAAAGTAGACAAGCAGTTTCAGTATATCATTCAAATTATCAGATGCGTTTAGATAAAATGGGTGTTGTGTTAAATTACGGTCAAACACCTCTAATCAAATCCAGATATTTGGAATATATTAATCGTGAAGAACAACCCTATGGTGTAAATGCTATTGTTGCTATTATGAGTTATACTGGTTATAATGTAGAAGATGCAATTTTGATTAATAAGGGTTCTGTTGATAGAGGAATGTTTAGAACACTATATTACACAAGTTACGAATCCCGTGAAGAAAATGCAAAGGTATCAGGCTCTACAGTTAATTCATTTTTTGCAAATGTAGAATCCAAACCCAATGTATCTAAACAAAAAGAAGGATTTGATTACAGTAAATTGGATGAACACGGTTTAATCAAAGAACATACTCCGATTGATGATAAAACTATTTTAATTGGTCAAGTTTCGTTTACTACCGATTCTAAAGGCGAATTTACCGATAATTCGGTTACCACTAAAAAGGGACAACTCGGATTTGTTGACAAATCATTCATTTCTGAAGGTGAAGAGGGGTTTAGAATAGCAAAAGTTCGCATTTGCGAAGAACGGTTGCCTGCAATTGGAGACAAATTTGCGAGTCGTAGTGGACAAAAGGGTACTATTGGCTTGGTTGTTCCAGAAGAAGATATGCCGTTTACTCCCGATGGAGTGCGTCCTGATTTAATTATTAATCCACATGCATTGCCTTCTCGTATGACTATTGGTCAATTAATTGAATGTTTATTTGGAAAGGCATGTGTTTCATACGGAGCATATGGGGACTGCACTGCATATTCAGTTAAAGGGGCTAATTGTAAAACATACGGTGAAATGTTGACAGAAATGAATTTTCATTCTTCAGGAAATCAAATACTGTATAATGGTTTCACAGGAGAACAGATATATTCGGAAATATATATCGGCCCGACTTACTATATGCGTTTAAAGCATATGGTTAAAGATAAGATTAATTATCGTGCCACAGGTAAACGCAGTGCTTTAACGAGACAAACAAATCAAGGCAGGTCTAACGATGGTGGATTAAAAATTGGTGAAATGGAACGTGATGGTATTATGGGACACGGATTATCATATTTTTTAAATGAATCGTATATGGTTAGAGGTGATCAATATTATATGGCAGTTTGTAACAAGACGGGAACCATAGCAATATATAATCCTAATAAGAATTTATTTATTAGTCCGTTTTCAGACGGACCATTAGTTTTTAATAAAACAGTGGAAGGTGAACCTGTTTTAGATGTATTTAGTAAATTTGGCAGATCATTTAGTATTTTACGAGTGCCTTATGCATTAAAATTATTAATACAGGAATTGCAAGTTTTAAATGTTCAAATGCGTATTATTACAGAGGAAAATGTTGACCAATTGCTAAATTTATCATACCAATCACGAAATATTGACAAATTATTACATACAGATAATACGTCAAAGTCTATAAAAGAGACTGTTCAAAATTATAAAATTGAGTTGGATGCTAAAATTAAAGCAGCTAATGACGATTCTACAAAATTTCTTTCAAAAAATGTAACATTAAAACAAAATATTAGTTCAGATGTAACTCCACAGGTATTGGATTCAGAAGCGGCTGCTATGCGTCGTAGGGAACAACAAGAACAACAACAAGGACAGCAAGGAGAAGATTTTGATCCCTTAGATTGGGATGTTACTGAAGAACAACAGAAACAACGACAGCAACAACAGCAACCAATGGATGATGATTCACCTGATTATGGTCCACCTGATGTTATTACTGGAGACATTAGGTCAAAATGGGCTGGACTAACTAAACAACAACGTGATGCAATTTTAAGTTACCCAGAAGAAATGCAACAGGGCATTTTGTGGCAAGTTGTTAATAAACCAGGGACTAAGCTCCCACCAATTCCAGTTCCACGAGATCTGGAACCATTAGAAGGTCAACAACCACCACCACAATCAGAACAAGGACAACCACAACCACAATCAGAAGCACCTAATTTTGAAGATGAAACATTGCAGCGATTTTTTGCACAATTACCAAAAGAAGAACAAATTGAGCTATTAAAATTATCACATGAAAGACAATTAGACAAATTGAAAGAAATGTCCAAAGCACAACAGGATTCACAAAATTTAACAATTGTTATACCCAAAACTGCATCAGAAGAATTATACGGAGGCAGTTTAAGCTTATTAGCACCTGTTAGTAATACACCTGTAACTGATGCATCTAATACATCTAATACATCTAATACAGCAGTATCAACTGGAACAACTGTAGAATCTACAGTTAGTGGAGGCGGTTTAGATTCTACTAAAAAAATTATCACATTTAATTAAAGAATAAGGAATAAAGAATAAATAGTGAATATAATATAAATAAAAATTGAAATAAAAATAAATGAATATATTTATATTATAAAGAAGAATGGCAACTCAAAATACAAGTAGTTTAACAGCATCTATATACAAATCCCGAAGTGTTCTTTTAGAATTAATGAAATCCCAAGGATATAATACAACTGATTATTCGGGGTTTAGTGTAAATGAAGTGAATACAATGAAGTCAAACAATCAGTTAGATATGATTTTAGAAAAGACAAATACCGAAAATAAAGATGATAAATCTAAAATATATATACGTTATTATTTAGCAAAGTCGCTTCGTCCTGCAAATCTACAGGAAATGATGGATGACTTATTTAATGTAGAAGAGGTTCTAACTAAAAATGACACATTAATGATTATAGTTAAAGATGAAATTAATGAAACATTGGTCAATACACTTAAACATATTTGGGAACAAGACAAAATATTCATCATTATTCAGAATTTAAAGCGATTACAATTTAATATTTTAAATCATATATTAGTTCCACCACACCGTATTTTGTCTGATATGGAAGTATTAGAAGTAAAGGCCAGATATAATATTATGCATGATGGACAATTTCCAGATGTTTCACGATTTGACCCTGTCGCACAGGCAATTGGTATCAGACCCGGGCAAGTGTGTGAAATAATTAGACAAAGTAAGACTGCTATTAGCGCTCCATATTATAGAATTTGTGTATAAAAATTTTACACTGCTGTATAAAATAAACTATATATAACAATATAACAATATAACAATATAACAACAGTATTAAATATTTATATAAAATATATATTTAATATAAATATGTCAATGGAACCTGTAGACCCAATATTATATACTCAACAAATTAGTGACCAAAATAATATTTTTTTGCAACAATTTAAAGATTTTAATACTTCTTACAGCAATTATATTAAAAACAGTAGTTCAGACAATCAAACACTTTTTTCTCAATCTATAAATAATTTAAAAGATACCAGCGATAACATACTTAATATTGCAACTGAAATCCAAACAAGTGCAATGGGTCTTGCCGAATATAATCAATATGTAAATTTAACAACAATAAAAGAAAAAAATGATTTGTTAACTAATTCATTTTTACAAGCGGAAAATGTAAAAAATGGTTCTAAAACTATGATACATGATACAAAAAGTGAATATAATTATCAATATTACAAAAATGTTCAACTATTTATTGGTATAATTGCAATTATAGGGTTATCTACAAAAATATTTAGTGGTAAATAAAATAAATATAAATAGTATAAATAGTATAATATAAATAATATAAATACAAATACAAATAATATGAAAATAACAGATTCAACCGATATTAGTATTCTTATATTACCACAAGAACAATCAAAATTTATTTATTATATTAGTTATTGTGCTGTTCCGTCATTTTTATATGGATTATATACAAAACAATATTTTTATGCATTAACGCCTGGTATTGGTTTTATAACATCCATAAATTATTGGAGACATCCTATTTATTCTTGGAGAAGAAATGTAGATATTTGTTTTGTATGTTCTTCATATATTTATAATATGTTTAACGCCAATAAAACATATTATGCAATGTGGTATTATACTTTTGCTTGTATTGCTGGTAGTTTTTATTTATTAAGTTGGTTTTATTATAATAAAAAACAATATTGGTTGTCTACATATTCACATGGTATGGTTCATGTTTTTGGAAATATTGCATTATGCATATTTTTGTATGGAGCTAAAATAAAATCTTTAACTAATTTAGAAAATATATAAGTGATTGGTTTGATATAATAATATTTATTATTAACTATCTATAATTATATTTATATTTATAATGCTTTTATTTGACATATTTACAAAATTAAATAATCTTAAAAATCAAAAACAAAATACTAATCAAAATGGATATAAATATAATACAAATTTGAAAATTACTAAAAATCTGGTTTCAAATATGCCGCCATTATTTTCGGATAAATATGCGGATATACATAATAAAATTATATTACATAAGAAAATAAAAGATTTGTTTTTAAAACCAGGTAAAACAAGTAATACAACAAAAGCAATGACATTTTCTGGTTTTAATGATCCATGTTTTGGATTTCATGCTTTTATTTTTTGCTGTATATCTTTTTTTGTAATTATACCTATCCGAAAATATTATTTAACATACTTATTTATTTAGTTATTTAGTTAATTAGATCTGGTTATATTATATTTTATTTTATAATTTCTGTATATACTGTATATTATGGTTTTAAATCCTCCTATTTCAAATTGTGCAACTGCTACTGGACAAGATATATTAGTATGTACTGCAGCATTAGAAGCAGAATATGATACAGTACTAAGCCAATATCAAGAAGCATATGCAAATTATGTCAATTTATTGACAACAAATAAATCAAATTTAAATAGAACACTATTAGAAAAACCAGATAGCACATGGACACCAACACCAGGAACAGTATCAACGTTGCCAACACCATCAACAACTACAACGTCAGCCTTATGTAATTCTGTTTGTGCTACTACTTCTAATTGTAGTGCTGCTGTTTTTAATTCAGCAGCTATTCCTCCTGCTAATAAATGTCAATTTTATACGGGTAATGGAACTATTACTTCGGACACAACAAAAACAAAAACTGTATATATATCTATAGTAGCAGCTAAAAATATTGTAGATACTTTAAAAATTAGATTACAATCTATAATTGATGAATTAAAAACTAAAACAGATACCGCAAGTCTTAAATCATACATAGATGGTAATAATGCAGATTATATTGTTAAAAAGGGTGAGCTTGAGACTAAATATAATGAATTAGTTGATGATAATATTATAGTTAATAATAGTTTAAACAAATATAATACAACAGATAATGATTTTAACCAACAAAAAGGTTTTGTTAAACAACAACATTTAAATTATCGTTTTTGGACAATATTTACTATTATTATTTTTATAATTGTTATGAAAGTGGTGTTAGGTATTGATTCTCCAAGTGGTAATATTATGATTTGGACTACAGTAATAGTTTTAGCAAGTTTTAGTTTAAGCAACCCTTCTGGGTTCGCAATGATGGGATTAATACTAATTATTTTAATGTTAAAAACAATTAAGGACTATTTTACACAAAATCTGTAAACTAATATTTAATTACTAATATTTATTTATTATTATATATTAGTAATGTTAAATGACTCTGAATATTTAAATCAAGGACAGCAATTTAATAAAAAACAAAATCAACAAACAATGATAGAAGGTTTTGCTACAAATATTTTTCAACAAAAGCAAACACGTGATGCTCAAAATACTTTAACTAATACAGCTGAAACAAATACATTAAATGATTTAAATGGAAAATATGTTGGTTTGGATGGACAATATACTCAAGCCAGTGCTAATTTATCATCTAAAACAAATAAGGTTATTACCAGAATCAGCTCTGCAAATACAAATTTAAATAAAAATATTACATTAGGTACAGTCTCATTACCTATTACTGATAATGGTAATGGTGGATATGTAACTGGCAAAGGTGTATTTAAATCATATCCCAGTCAGGATATTAAAGATAATACTATTGGTAAAAATGGTTGTTCTTCATCATTTACACAAGTACAAAAAAATAACTTTTCTGATTCATTAATCCAAGGAACTCCTATGCAATCGGGACAAGCATGTGGAAATGAAGGAAAAAATGTTTATGTATCAAGTTTAAATAGCAATCCAATAACCACGTATGTTGGTTGTTATAGAGATAAGAATACAATTAATGCTAATACAGCTATGACATATGATTCTAACGCAATTGGAATTACTGATTTTAATACATGTAAACAATATGCATCTGAAAATGGATACTCTTATTTTGGTATGCAAAATTTACAGTCATCAGGTTTAGCACAGTGTGTTGTTAGTAATAATAGTATTGATACAATTAAAAATAATGGTGATGCAAGCGCAATGGTAAAATTTAAACCATTATGGTCTTCTAATACAGTCTCTTCAGTTAGTAATTCAATGAAACTAAATGGTATGGGTCAATTAGAAGTATTTAATACAATAACTGAAAATATTGTATTTAGCACAACTAATACAGTTCCTGAGTGTGTTAATTCAGGAAAAATAAAGGTTACTTCAGCATCATATGATATAAATTGTAATCAATTAGTTTCTGGGTTTACTAATTTGTTTTCTTCAACCATTGAAGGATTATCCATGAAAAAAATAGGGAAAGCCGTAAAAAAAGTCGCATCAAAGGCAGAGGAAGCAGCAGAAGAAGCAGCAGAAGCAGCAGAAAAGGCGGCTAAAGAAGCAGCACAAAGAGCTAAAGAAGCTGCAGAAAGAGCCGCCAAAGAAGCGGCACAAAGAGCTAAAGAAGCAGCAGAAAAAGCTGCCAAAGAAGCGGCACAAAGAGCTAAAGAAGCAGCGGAAAAGGCTGCCAAAGAAGCGGCACAAAGAGCTAAAGAAGCAGCAGCCGCAAAAACTGCGTTGGATTCTGCAGCACGTAGTATATCAATGGCTTCTGTAATAAATTCTACAAGAACTTCAGCATCAGAAAGATCAGCAGCAGAAAGAGCAGCAGCAGAAAGATCAGCAGCAGAAAGATCAGCAGCAGCAGCAGCAGCAGCAAGAGCAGCAGTAGCAGCAAAAGCAGCGGCAGATAGAGCAGCAGCAGAAAGAGCAGCAGCAGAAAAAAGAAGAGCAGATAGAGAAGCAGAAGATAATAGAATAAAGATAAAAATTGCCTCAGATAAAGAAGCAGAAGATAATAGAATAAGGATAAAAATTGCCGAAGATAAAGCTGAAGCAGACAGAGCCGCAAGAGCATCAGAAGCAACTCAAAAAGTATCAACAGAATGTAATAACAAAAACAATTGTTCAATAAGAGCAAATAGTTTATTTAATACAGACAAAGCATGTAATTTTAATGTTGCTTATACATGCGGGACACGTGCATTTACAAATCCCACACCTTTATCTGGTTCTCAAACAATGATATTAAATTGCGATGATTATATAACTACAAACTGTACATTTTATTTATTGTTAGAAGACAATGGTTCTATTAATATATATAAAGGTAGCAGTCCTCCTATATCAGGTGCATTAGAAAGACCAGTTTATAATGTATATACAAATACCAGTACAAATCCTATAATTTCTAATTCTGATTGGACGACAAATAAAGGAAAAGGTAACTTTATTTCTATGAATGTTCCATTATTACCAGGACAATGGTTATGTTCAACAAATGGATCTTTTAAATTAATTATGCAAACTGATGGAAATTTAGTGCTATATACATCAGAAATAGAAAATGGTTGTCCTGAAATAAATGGTAAAAAATATGGTATAGCAAATATAAATGCAGTTTATAAAATAAATGAAAACATTGATAAAAGTAATTTAGGTAAAGTTGCATATATTGATTCAGATGCAAACTTAAGGGACTATCCTGAAACAATGCTTCAAAAATCAAATAGTTATACGCTATATGATAAATATGATTCAATTGGAAATGATATTAGTGCTATTAATAATGTTAATAACGTAAATGATTGTAAAACGAGTTGTAATGCAAATAACTTATGTGCTGGATTTGTATATAAACCATCAGAACAAAAATGCTATTTAAAGAATGTTCAAATGTATCCTGCTGGTGATAGGCAGCGACATGAGAATAGTAGTTTTACTATGGGTGTAAGAATACCTGAAATAATTCCAAATGTAGTGAAAACATGCGATAAAACTATTGTTCCAATTGACTCGGTAAGATATAATGCTTATAAAAAGGGTAATATAATGAATGAAACTGTAAATTGTGGTATAACGCAAGAATTAACCCAAGAACAATCCATTTTTGATACAGTAAAAACATCTTTATCTAATTTAAAAGATGTCATAATAGGCAAATCTGACGATGCTTATTTAAGTTATACAAAAAATACTAAACAAATAATACCTATAAATACACGAAATGCAACAAATAATAAAAATGAAAATGCGATAACTAAAGCACAAATAGGAGTAATAAAAGTAAATGAATATGGTATTCAGGAAGGATTTGATATAAATATGAATGATGTTAATAGTATGTTGAGTGATTCAGATCTCACTATTCTACAATCTAATTATAGTTATATAATGTGGAGTGTTTTAGCTGTTGGATTATTAAGCGTTACTGTTAACACTGTTAAATATTCATAAATTAGAAAAAAGAAATGATGTAATTGTAAAGAAAAAAAAAGAAAAGAAAAGAAAAGAAAAGAAATGTAAATGATATATAAAATAAAAATAAATATTTATATTTTATATAAGTAATGTCAGTAAATGATCCAATATTAACAGAACTAACAGAACGAAGAGACCAAATTATAGCACATATTTCACAGCTACAAACAATGGAACAAAACCTTGTAAGTCAATTAGATGTTGTTGGTTTAACAGATGCAGACCGATTAAGTATACTCGGTAAAATCAATGAAATTTCACAAATGAGAATTGACCTTTATAAAATTATAAACGATATGTATTCATATTATCAAGATAATGCAACACATACAAAAGATATTTTAAGCGATCAATTAGCAGCTATAGCTATTATTGAAACAGAATTAAATGATAATAAAAAACGTTTGAATATGTTAACTGAACAAAAAAACAATAAGGTTAAATTAGTTCAAATTAATACATATTATGGTAAATATTACAACGCACGTAAACAAATTATGGTAACTATTGTTTTAATTTGTCTTCCTGTATTAATTTTAACAATTTTAGGAAATATGGGAATACTTCCCAGTAATTTATATGCATTATTTATTATTATTATTATTATCATTGGTAGTATTTCAATTGGATATCAAATTATTGACTTGTCTAACAGAGACAATATGAATTTTGATGAATATAATTGGAGATTTAATAAGAAATTAGCGCCACCAATTGGTGATGCAACTATTACAGGAGTTAATCCATGGGCTACTATACCCGCATCATGTGTTAATAATGCTTGTTGTCCTGACGGTTATACATATGATTCTACATCAAATATAAATAAATGTGTTGCTAACCCTCCTCCTTCTTCTCCTCCTTCTTCTCCTCCTTCTTCTTAAAAAAATGAAATAAATAACATAAAATAAAAATAAATTAGTAATAGTTTTATAATCTATTACTAATACAAAGATGTCTACTGAAATTGACAAGTTGGTATCATCTACAAGTGACCAAAATCAAACTATTATCAGGATATTAGATATTATATATAGAAAAACTACTCAGGAAAAAGGAAATTTTAACTTACCCAAACAAATATCAAGCCTGATGACAGCTTTTAATACTGAAATATCAAATGCAAATAAAATAAATTCCTATTATGCTATTATTAAAATGGCAAATGATGAAATTATTAATGAATTATATGATGTGTATTCTAATAAAAATGATGAATTAAATAAAGTTTCTAAAGAGTATACAGAAGATATACTAACTAATAATAGGAAAACATATTACGAAACCGAAGCGTTACATGGTCTGCAAAATTGGAATACCTTTTTTTGGTATATATATTACATATGTTTCATTTTGTTTTTATTAGGTATTATATTAGCACCTAATTCTGTTCCAAGATATATAAGTATTATTATCGCCGGATTTATATTAATATATCCTTATGTAATTGAAGACATAATATATAAAGTAAAAGAATATTTTAACATGTTTTATAAAATATATCCTAAAAATGTTTATAATAATTTGTAAACCTAATTTGTCTTTATAATATATTATTTTTTCAATAAAAAATAAATAATATATTGTTGTTTTCACTATATTTTTACTATGTTTTTACTATTATTTCACTATTATTTCACTATATTTTTAAATTTAGCAATCATTATATATTGGATTTGCCTCATCTAATTCATCGGTATCTTTCTTTATTTGAATATTTATCCATTTCTTTGTTTCTCCCTTTGTTCCTGATGTTGTTTCAAATCGTTTATTCATTGCCTCTTCTAACTCCATCATTTTTGGCTTTTTTCGGGATCCATAATTTAATTCAAACCACTCCTTAAATACGTCATTCAATATCTTCTTACCCACGGTTTTACCATGAGACTTTTCTATCTTTTCTCCAATAAATCCATCAATACAGTCTTGGCTCTGTCTATATTTATTTGATGCTGCTTTGACTTCTTGACAATCTATAACTTCTCCATCCGTTTCAAATGCACGTTTTACTAACATACTCATAAATACAATCGCCCATGATGGTAATTTCTCCTTTAAGCCCTTATCCTTTGGGAATATATATTTCGTATCATCTGTATGATGTTCTCCCTCTGAAATAAATTTTGACAGGAAATCCACTAATTTCATTCGTCTCCATGTTCCATCATCATTGCTTTTAATTTCAAACAATGCATTTGTACATACAACTAAACTGAATTGCGGTATAAATATCTCACTTGCTGAATATAATGCTCTTGCTTGTATCGGGTCGCCTCCAGTCAATTCTTTCATAATACCTTCATTAATAACCGCATCCTTTGACGGCTCCTGCATTACTGCATATCTAATACCTTTCAACTGTATTACTTCGGATGATGTTCCGCCAATTGCATTTCTTTTCTCTGTAACTAATGTTATCGGAACAGTCCCTTTATATTCTCCTAATGCTTGCGACATTAAATCTGTCAAAATTGATTTACCGTTACTTCCTGAACCACGATATATGTTAAACGCATGTTCCTTTTTTATCCCTATTAAACATGATGCTAAATGGTCCCACATATATGTACATAATTCATCCTGTGGAAATAACTGATGCATAAATGTCTTGATTTCATCCGCTATTACTTTATTTGCCTCAGGATTATAAGGTACATATGGAATTCCTGTAGTTTTAGTTATATAATCCTGTGGATATCCTTGTCTATATACTTTATTTTTGAAATCAACCACACCATTTGAAAAGCACATTAAATACGGATTTGCATCCATATTACGGATAAAATCTTTATCAAAGAATATTTCCATAGCTTCTCTCATTATGTTGTTTTTATCATTAGTTTTCTTTAATTTAATACATATTTCGGCAATTTTCTTTATTTTTCGTTGCACTTTTTCAGCCTGTTCTTCATTTTCTTTAGCTATCTGCATATCCGCCAAGTATTCATTCTGTTTATCTGAATATAATTGAAACAAATCTTTTGAAATTGCCATACGCAGCGTCTGTCCTTCGTCACTTTCCCATCTATGTTTTTTAAAGGTATACCATTGTTTATTTTTAATACTACTGCAGACATATTTATCCTTAAACATATGAAACAATACCATCGCATAATCCCAATCACCTGCTTCAAAAATTGTCTCTTCTATATAACTATCTATTGTAGATTTTTTCACCTTTTCGTATTCCTCAAATGCATCCTGCTTTGCCCAATACATTATTGAACGTCTTGTAACGCCATCCGCTCGTTTATTAAAGTTGTATTTCCATTCATGCAACAACGATGGTATTGAGTCGTAATCAAAATCCGATGCATAACTTCTCAACATTACCCACGAATAAAATAACCGCTCGTCTGTATGTTTTAATGCAAATGCCACCTGTCTATTCAATAAATGCGAACCCGCCTCATAATATTTTTTCGGCAAAATTTGCGTGTATTCGTGCGTTTCTCTAACATATTGCTCGTTCATCTTTAACCCTTGCATTATACCATTTACTACCCGTTTCAATATTTCTGCATTTTTTATTTCCCCCGGAGCAACATTGAAATCTTCTTCTTCTAAAACTAAATTTATTTTATTTTTACTCGGTGACCGTTTCGCCTTTGACCTACTTGCTAATCTACTATTATAGTCTTCCGTTATTTTAGGATTTATCTCAAATCTTACATGTTTATCATATTGTGCCGATAATAAACACAACTCTTTGGATAAATCTAAATCTCTTACGCCTTTAGGTGTTGTCATGAATTCATTATCTGTTGTATCTATTTCTACCATCATGTAATACGATAATTTATATGCCTCGTTACCAGGCTTTTGCGAACCATATAATTGCCAATTTGTTACCCCCTTACTTATTCCCTCGTCTAATACACTGTTCCAATCATTTTTTAAAGGCAGCTCCCAAATATCACCCAGCTTTTCTAAAATTTTGTCACGAAGCATCATCTGCAAAACATGGTCCATTTGAATACCAATTATCATATGTATTCCATCTTTTGTAATACTTTTATCGGCAACCCTATTTACATTTGGTTTTTCCATCACAAATATAGGAAATGACTTTTTCTCCTCAAATATTAATAATTCCTTAAGCTCTTCTAAATATAATTGAATCACATCCTGTACATGTTCTTGTGTGTGTATGCGATTTGTCACACCAAAATCATAACGAAAATCAAAATCTACTAAAATCGGACCACAACCATTGTCTAATTGTCGTTCAGTTAAATACTCTTTTCTACCTTTTACAAAAGTGTGCTCATAATACAGCCGGTAAAATAGTCCAAGCTCTTCTTTATCAATATGAAAACATCCTCCGTAAATATTCAATTCTTGACTTGCTATTCTGGTATGTGTCATTTCTTTACCCAAAGTCTTTGCATTATGCTTTGTTATAAAATCCGCAAAGTCGTTATATTGTGACGATGTTGTCATTATATTAGTAATCATTGTTGATATAATATAGTAATATTTTTCTATTTCATTTTTTTTTTATTATATTTATTCATATACGGGCAAAATAATATTATACAAATGTTATGGATACATGATAAATGCTTATATAATATATACAGTATATACAGTATAAAATTATATATTTTTTGTATTTTTTTGTATATATTTTATATATAAATGATATATAAAATATGATATAAAAATAATTTGATATAATATATTAATAATTATATAAATGTCGGCTGAAACAAAAACTATTTCAAGAGAAACCGTTAGCCGGTTATTAAAAGATGTGCGTCAAATTATTCGTCATCCGCTGACAGATAATGGTATTTATTATGTTCACGATGATGTTAATATGTTAAAGGGTTATGCCATGATTGTCGGTCCTGCGGATACCCCTTATTTCGGTGGATACTATTTTTTTGAATTTAACTTTCCATTTGATTTCCCATTTTCGCCTCCAAAAGTTAAATATATGACAAATGATGGTACTACAAGGTTTAATCCAAACCTATATAAATGTGGCAAGGTATGTGTATCTATTTTAAATACATGGAGTGGAGATAAGTGGTCGTCTTGTCAAACAATCAATAGCATTTTACTAACATTGTGCTCGTTATTGAATGAACATCCATTTTTAAATGAACCAGGACAATCATTAGAATCCCGTGATTGTTTGTCATATCATAAAATCATAGCATACAGTAATATTGATTTTGCAATATGTGAATTAATTGATAAATCCAGAAACCAAATTCCAAGTCAATTTGAAATGTTTTATCCTCAAATGTTAGAATTATTTAATAAAAATTACGACAAATTAATACAAATTGTTGACAGTAAAATAGACATCAATGAACATTTGAATGTTCAACTATATTCTATGAATGCTCATATAGATTATAAAAAACTGAAAACAAAGTTGTTATCTGTTAAGACTATTATTGATACACAAGTTAATACACAAGTTAATACACAGTTATAATAATTATTAAACTAAAAATTGAAATTATAATATAAATATAATTTGTATTTATATTATATACAAACAACAATAATGCATTTCTGTTCTAAATGTCAAAATATGTATTACATTAGCATTGACCCAAACAATGCTAATAGTTTAATCTATTATTGTAGAAATTGTGGTAACTCAGATGATACTTTATCTGTAGAAAATGTAACCGTATCCAAAATGCAATTGAAAAAATCAGAACAAGAATTTAGTCATATTATTAATAAATATACCAAACTTGATCCCACTTTGCCAAGAGTTAATAAAATTTTGTGCCCTAACGGCGACTGTCGCACCAATAATGCAGAAGAACCCAGGGAAATCATTTACATCCGGTATGATGATGTTAATATGAAATATGTATATTTATGTTCTACATGCGATACCGTATGGAAAACGGAAGATAATAAATAAACTATTATCATGGTTTTATTGTATTCATTTTATAGTATTGATTTTATAATATTTTTTTATTGTAATTTTTATTGTAATTTTATTGTAATTTTTATTGTAATTTTTAATTTTATTGTATTTTATAATAAAATTGAAATAATAAATTAAAAGTATCTATACATATAATAATAAATATGAGTTACTTTCAAGATAGCGACGATAACGATTCTATTAAAAGTTCCGGGTCTGAAAATGAGGACTCTGATGTTGAATTAGATACTAAAATTAATAAACAAAAGCCAAAAACTGTTGTTTTAGCAGGAGACGAAGAGTTAGGTGATGATGAATCTGTTCCTGATGACGACGATGAAGTTGAAGATGAAGATGACGACGAATCAGTTCCTGATGACGAAGAAGACGACGACGATGACGATGTAGGCAAAGGTGTTGACCAACCGGATGATAATTATGACGAAGAAGATGTAGATGGGGATGCGTCAAGTGGAGAAGAAGAAGGAGAAACAAAACGAGTCGAACGAAAAAAGAAAATTACAATAGCTTCTTCTAATGTTGGTAAAAAAGGAACTGTTCCTAAAATTAGTGATCTTAATTTAAGCGATGACGAGGATGAAGACGAAGAAGGTGAACTGTATTTAAAAAAATTTGATAAGGATATTAATGATAATTATTTATTAAATTTCCATCCCGAATGTGCACTACATAATTATGATGAAGTTTTAACAATGACTAAGGTTGTAAGAGATAAAACAGGCATTATTATTGATGACCTACATAAAACAATTCCATATTTAACTAAATATGAACGTGCTCGTATTTTAGGACAACGAGCCAAACAAATTAATTCCGGTGCTACAGTTTTTGTAAAAGTGCCTGAAAATGTGATTGACGGTTATTTAATTGCTGAATTGGAGCTTAAAGAAAAGCGAATTCCTTTTATTATTCGCCGTCCTTTGCCTAATGGAGGCAGTGAATACTGGAGTGTTAGAGATTTAGAAAATATTATATTTTAAAAAGTGTAAATAATTTAAAACCATCTTACTATAGATATTATATTACTAACTTTGTAAAATGAATAATAATTGTAAATGTCTATTAATAACTTCAAGTGTATCTTTTATTACAGGTCTTTTTTTTGCTTACAATAAATTTAAACAACTTAAACAATTAGTAAATTCAATTGAAAAAAAACTGCGATATATTGAGAATGCAATGCATATTAATGATAATTATCAGATTCATCATGATAAGCATCATTTGTTACTTTCTGAACGCATTACTAAATTGGAAAAGGAAAAAGAGAGGGAGAAAGAGAAAGAGAAAGAGAGGTTGACTATTATGCCTCAGAATTTAACGTCTGAAATAGCACATGAATTAGAGTCCGAATATATTCAGGAATTTGATAACCAGGCTTCTACTACTCATACTAATCCTGTTATATCTACTAACAGTTCTAATAATTTACTTGATGCAACTAAAAAGTTGATTTTTGGTTAACTGTTTACGATTTAATGATGTTTTCTACTTTTATTGTTATGATTTCTATTGTGTTTTGTTTTTGCTCCACCATAAGTAGAAGGGGCTACTTGAGCACTACCTTTATCACTTGACGGTATGAAATAAGTACCTACTGCACCTAATAGAACTCCTACTGCTAATCCCGCTAAACCATATTTAGTGTTTGGCAACATATTATATATTATAATAATAAAATAATAAAATATTATTTGAAGAGCGTTTGTTATATGTATTATTATTTCTACATATATCAATAACAATATATCATGAAAGTAGCATTATGTTTCATAATTAGCTACCAACATGTTCTACATAAAGAACAATTATGGATTGATTGGATAAAACCCAACCAAGATATCCTTAATATTTATTTTCATTATACTGATATCAGCCTTATCAAGTCCCCTTGGATTAAAATGTACTCCATACCACCTAAATATGTTCACAATACTACCTATTATAACGTCGTTCCTGCATACATGTCTTTGTTATCTTACGCATTCAATCACGACACTGAGAATCTATGGTTTTGCATGTTGACTGAAACATGTGTCCCCATTATTATTCCAGCTAAATTTAGGCAAATGTTTTTTGAACATTATCAAGCCAGTATTTTCAAATGGAAACCCGCCTATTGGAACATTAACATTCATCGTCGTGCCAACTTACGTCTACTCACAAAAGAGTATTGGCTCGCTAACGACCCATGGTTCACAATGTCCAGAGCCCATGTGCAAAAATGCATCCTTTTTATGGTAGGTAAACACGGCATTTATAAACAAATCAACGAAGGCGGCTTAGCCAATGAAAGTATTTTTGCCGTTATGTTGCAAACTTTTAAAGAATTAACTAATCCACAAACACTCATTAACGAATGCAGCACGGTTGCCGATTGGACACGCATGTCTAACCCTACGAGTCCTTATAATTTTAAAGACGCAGATGATACAAATATTAATATTATAAAAAACCTACTTAAAGAAAACAAGTATACCATGTTTTTACGCAAGGTTGATAAAACGTTTCCTAACGAAACATTACTTGAAATCATGGACTACGATTTTGGTCATTCGTATGATATACTACATAACCAAGCAAAAAAAAAGACGGATAATACTATTAGTTGCTGCAATAATTTTATGTATTTTGGGTTCGTTTGGGTTCCATTGTTTATAATTATTATTTCTGTGTCACTGCATATATGGTAACGTATATTTATAGTTGTTTTGGAACTGTATGTCGTTTAACTCAAAAACTTATACGATAATATTGTATTGTAGGATGTTTCCTATAAAAAAATCTCCGGAAATCTCCGACATTTTTAAAAATAAAAATGTAACTATAAATGCAGCAAACAAAGTGAATATAATAAACGTATTTTGACTAATAAACACAAAATCCTATATTTTCCTACATCAAATCCTATAGAAAAATCTCCATTTTCTGATATAAACATATTATTTTAGAAAAAATATGGTTATATATTAATGGATCAACAGACTACAAATTTAATACTTTTGTTTGTTTCTATGGCTGTATTTATAGGAACTTTTATTAAATTTGTAGATAATAATTATGCAATTACTGCAATATTTTCTATATTTTTTTTTATACAATGCTATTTTGGTAAAATAAATGTTTTTATTAGTCTTTTGTTAGGACTTCTTGTAATTGCATATGAAGGAATTATATTTTATTTTACAAAAAATACTGCAACTGGCGTTCCTTGGAAATTTAAACATCCAGACTTTATGTTAACTCAACAACCTATGTGGAATCTTATATTTTATGCTATTTTTAATAATATGATGTTATTAGTTTACAATATATTTAATAAAAATAGTCATTTTGATTTATCGTTAAATAATTTAATTATGTGGCCGTTTATCATCATATTAACTATCATTTGTACGATTAAATATAATTATAATCACAATTTATTATTTATAATACTATCATTAATATGTTTGGTTGTTTATTATTTTATGCCTGTTGATATATTATGTATTATAATAACATTAATATTATTTCCCATTATGGAACACATTTATATAAAATACTCTAATGTATATGTTGGTACAAAAACACCAGGGGAAATTTTTATAGGAGAAGAATCAATATTTTGGTTTCCGTTTTATGTATCTTGGATAATAGCTATTCCATTTTTTTATTACTATTTGAAGAAACATTATTTTTAAGGGTATAGTTACTGCACACACTGTTTTTCTAATTTGTTTCCGAATGACCCTTTAACATTGCAAATTAAAACTAAATCTAAAGAAAACTACGTACGAGACTATTTGAATGAAAATTTTAATGGATTCATTCATGACAAGCCTTTGTGGACTGGACATTGCGATTGCTCACAGCGACGCCGAATAGATCATCGGTTACTAATCGGCAACACATTGCTATGCATTGAAACCGATGAGAATCAACATAAGTATTACGATAAAAAGGATGAAGAAATTAGATATGATGATTTATATATGTTACATAGCGGTAAATTCATTTTTATTCGCTTCAATCCCGATAAATATGTGAACAAAAACGGAACTACCATGAATCCATGTATGAAAAAAAGAATGGATGAACTAACTAAAGAAATACATATACAAATAGAACGCATAAATTCTGACGCTAATACAGAGTTATTGGAAATAAATTATTTATTTTATGATGGATATCATTAATAGTTTTGCATTTTATATGTAAATAAATATGATTTTTATATATAAAATTATGATTTCCATCTGGCGCCACAATCAAGACAACTGACAAACAGTGTCATTGGTTCATCGCTACTACGTACCTGCTGAGCATAATAGCTGCACTTTTTTGATTTACATTTGCGACATGTAAATGTATCAGTTGATGCCTCTAATTGTGTTTCAAATTTGCTTCTATCCCGAATACTTTTAATACGAATTAGCTCCTCCCATTTTTCAGGACACATCTCTTGGTGCGTCATAAAAGCAATTGTATGTGATTTGATTTCACCGGATACAACTTGTTGCACAAGTTTGTCGTTTTTCAAATTAGTAATTATACTGCGTAAATGGTCTAAATATATTTGAATGAAGAACGGATTATCCCATTTTTTCACAACCTTTCTATTAGTCGCTTCTTTTAAAGCCCAATTATGTATACCTTTTTCTAAATTGGATGCATGTTTGTCGCTATTTTCAGGAAAGAATGCAGCCAATTTGTTGCGAATATTGGCTCTAAATACATCAGGATTCTCAATGTGTTTTACGGTCATTTTAATTTATTGAACTTATTATACTATGTTGGTTTGTATTTAAATTCTTTTCAATTTTTTCGTTATATTCTTATATCCTTTATAAAATATTCTTATATCCTTTATAAAAAATTATTTACTTGTTTTTAGAATCAGGTTCTGAATCAGATACGTCACTATAGTCATAAGACTCTTCTGTCAATTCTGACCCATTTTCGCCCGAATCAGTGCTTAGAATTAATTTATCACTTTCACTTGTTTCAGTGCTGTCATCTAATTCGTCGTCTTCGTCTTCCGTTGATTCGGTAACAACTTCTTCGTTTTCATCTGAATCAACCACAAACCCATCTTTTAAATATCCACCCTTTTTCGTTTTTTTATGTTTAGGAATATGAGCTAACTCGTCTTCTTCGTCTTCATCTTCAGCGATAGTTAATGCAAGGTTTTCAAATCCGCCGAATAATTTTTCATAAATCTTAGTCCAAAGACTAAGAGACAAATTTGTAAATGAAACAACACCTTTATCGTTTTTGACAGAACCGACTAATACACATGCTCCGAAAAATAATTTAGTATCAATAGGAGGAGGAAAATCATATTTGTTTTCCGTGTTGGCTTTGCCATCCAACTTTCCATACATTGCAATCAAGTATCTCACTCCATCTATCTTAACATTCCATTCCGTATGCTTAATAAATCCATCGGACTTTTTGAAGCCGCCCTTTTTATATAATTCTTCTTCTTTGTAATCCTTTACATTCAGTGTCTTTAAATCTCCCGATTTTTCAACAATAATGATAGATAATTGTGGCATTTTTTTATTATATATTTGCAATGGGTTTAAATAGTTTGTGATAAATATTATTATTAACAAACAAACATAGTTATGAAAATCTATATAACAAACGTTGCACCAGAAACAATTAAAAATAGATTAGATAAATTTGAAATATTTTTACTGCATAAGAGAGAAAAGTATGAATTATTTTCTGAAGAATTCGGTTTGCATATTATAGAAAACGTTGATTCCGAAAAACAGCCACAAAAAATATATAAAGTAGAAACTAATTTTGACACCAATTATCATTTAATGAAAGATTATAAATCTGTTGCAAATTCAAATGCAAATACAACAGTAGATTTATTATTTGACCTTACAAATTATGTGTTAATTCCAGTTGTGTCGCAATTACCTACAAAGTATGTGCTTACAAAAATAACACAATTTGAGTATAAAATAAATAAAAAATCTAATTGGCGATTAATAATTGAATGTATTAGAGAAACAAATATGGAGTTGATGGAAAAAGAATGGATACCGATTAATTATTATTTTGTATACGAATATTCTAAAAATGAAGCAAAAATAACTAATATGCAAAATTATGATAATTTATTGTTTCAAAGTGAAATTAATATGTTTCTATCGCACCTAAACTAATATTTCAATATATTATGTTAAGTTGGATTATTCAAATTTCAATCATTTCTATTATATTTATTTTTTTGGTGCATCACCTATTATGCTTTTTTAAAACTACATTAACTGTTCCAAAAATTAAAGATTTAGTAAACTCGCCTAATAAAAAATATCAACAAATTTTTGATACTATTTCTAATAGTAATGATGCAAATACTTATACAAATATAAATAATAATGCGAATGCGAATGCTAACAGCTATACTGAACTTGATTTGTTACCATCTGCAACCGACGTTGAAACTAATATTAATACTAATAATAATGCTACTAATAACGCAAATTCTAACGCTAATAGCATGAAGAATGAATTAAAACATTTTTTAAAAAAACAGCTAAATACTGAAAAAGAGACTACATTAGGAACGCTATCTAACGGCAGCAACAACAATAATTATGCGGCGTTTTTGTAATCTAAAGCCAGCCAAATATAATATATATAGTAAAACAACTTAAAGAAACAAAGCCAACAAATTATATTATGAATCTAAAACATTTTGATACCGAAAAACTTAAACATGACTTCCTAACTGCACAACCATTTAATTATTTGGTTATTGATAATTTTTTTAGCGAACCATACTTAAATAATGTATTAACTGAAATACAACAATACCCACTTGAATTATGGTACGATAAAAGTAATGCATCAATTAACAATGAATCTGATACTATTTTTCAAAGTAAAAAAATTGCATTGACTGATTATAATAAAATGGGGTTTTTGGCTAAATCATTTATTGACTACACAAACAGTCAGGAATTTATTGATTTTTTAATAAATATCACAGGAATTACAGACATTGAATCTGATCCACATCTGTATGGAGGCGGTATACATAAGGTTGGAGTCGGCGGTCGCTTGTCTATTCACAGTGATTTCAATATTCATCCAATGTTACAAAAGTTTCGGCGACTAAATGTGTTATTATATTTAAATAAAGATTGGCAACCGGAGCATAATGGTCAGCTTGAATTATGGAGCAAAGACATGAAACAATGTGTAACCAGTATTGCACCTATTTTTAATCGTCTAATTATTTTTCGTATTACCGATGATGCGTTTCATGGGCATCCTGAGCCTTGGTCGCATCCAAAAAGTATTCCACGATTATCTTTTGCACTATATTATTATACACAAGAACGACCGGATGCTGAAAAATCACCATTTCATTGGGCACTGTGGCAACGACGACCTAATATTGGTTATTAGTTTATAGTTTATATCCTGTAAATTATTAACTGTAAATTATTAAGCTACTAAAAAGATATAAAGATATTTTACTATTAAATGTAAGAAGAAGAGAGAAATGTTTGACGAACAAGAACGCCAATATATTTTAAACGAATTTCCTAAATTTGAACTTTCTTATGAAACCATGATACATAATAAAGTTCATGATGCTAATGTATTATTAGCGATTCCTGACGGGACAAAGTTTTTTGCATGGTTCACTACATACAAGGATGAAAATGCATTATTTTTGTTAGAATTAGATTCTAATAAAAATATTAAAAATATCCAGACGGCAATGACGTGTTTCAATGATAAATTAGTATATGGCGATGGCACTATATTTTACGGAACCAATTTTAAACATAATAGTAGTAACTTTTTTTGTATAGAAGACCTTTATTACTACAAAGGAGACAATTATTTAAATCAATCGTATTTAACAAAACTGCGGACTTTGAAACAAATATTACAAGCGGAAATATCTTCTTCATCATTGTTTAATAAATATGTTATTTTTGGTTTACCTTTGATGAATACCAATTTTAATAGTTTATTGAGAGAAATTGAGTTGTTGCCATATAAAATAAACCAAATAAGCTTCCGCTACTTTGAATCAAAAAAATCAGTGTTTGTAAAATATTATAAACCAAACAATAACAATCTTAAATTACATGAGACAAATCGTGGGACAAGTATTAATAATAACTCTACAATGGCTAATAAAATATTTAAAGTGAAAGCGGATATACAAAATGATATATATAATTTATATACCAGTAAAAATGGAACAGATGAATATCATGATATCGCATTTATTCCTGATTATACAACAAGCGTCATGATGAATAAACTATTTAGAAATATAAAAGAAAATAATAATTTAGATGCATTAGAAGAAAGTGATGATGAAGCTGAGTTTGAAAATGATAGAGAAGACAAATTCGTATTTTTAGATAGAGCGTTTAAAATGGTTTGCCAGTATAATTATAAATTTAAACGATGGATGCCATTGTCTTTAGCTAATACCAATAAATAATCTGTTAAATAATTATAAACATTCTATCAAATAATTCTAAACAATAATATGTATATATATAATTTTAGCTGTTATATATATAGTATAAATGAACCAAAATTTAGTTAATCCTGATAGTTCAACATATTCTGGAAACTTATTTACAAGCACAGTTGACCCCAGAACTGTAAATCCAAATTCTTTACCATTACCAGCAACAACCAACGTTGAGGCGGCAAATGCGTCAAAATTTATGATGAATGGTGGTAAAAAGAATGAAAAAAAGAATGATAGAAAAAGTAAACAAATATATCGCAAAAAAATAAATAAAATATCAAGAATGTATAAGATGAAAGGAAGTCGTAAAAATGTTAGCAGACGTGTTAGACAAATTAAGAGCCGTGTGCGTTCCAGTTTTGTTTCCAGGGCAAAAGGTAGCAGAGCAAAACACATGCGCCGCCATAGAACAAAGAGACAACGAGGTGGCACTAATAACATGCCATTTTCCAATAGTTATTCCACTGGAGGTGTTTTGTCTCCCAGCTTAAGCGCATTAGCAAACCCTCCTATTTTTGCAAAATTAGATAATACAAATTGTCCCAGCAGTTACAATCATTTTAAATAAATAAGGTTTTAGAATGGGATAAAATCACTATTTTTATTTATACAAACTATATTACAATATTGGTATGGTCATTGAAATCTGTTATTATTACAGGACCACTATTAGTTAAATATGAAAATTTATAAAATCCCTTTTCTTCTAAATACCTTATAACATCAATTAATTTTATATTATTATCTAAAAATGTTCCGCCATACTCAAATTGAATTATTTTAATATTTTCTAAAAAATCTTCAAAACCTTGTAAAACATTCAATTCATACCCTTCTGTATCTATTTTAAGAAAATCTATATTTTTAATACTTTTGTTAATAACATAGTCATTTCCTTTTTTAATATATAACAAAATTTTATTAGAATCATCACTAATAAGACAACTATTTATTCTATCATAAAATGATTGATACATTGGATAATAATATATTTGGGTATCCTCTTTACCTAAACCAAAGTTATTGAAATATGAAGTTGTATTTAAATTTTTTATTTGTTTTAAATTTTCAATAAATTCATTTACAGGATCAAAGTAATGAACTTCTCCATTAAAATTAATAAACTCAGTATCACTCCTACACCCTACATCAAAAATTATATTTATGTTATCTTTAATATCATAAAAAAATTTAGTTTCTCCATTTGTTTCGGAATTATCATTGTTAAACATTTTTATAATTACATATATATATATGTAATTATACATTATAAACGAATAATACCTTTTCTAAATCTTCAAATGTAAATTATTATTATTCTCTTATTTCGTGTCTATAATATATAATGCATCACCCCATCCATGTTGTGTCATATTTGTTAACACTCGTTTAAAATTATATTGTAATAAAAATTCATCAATTTCTGTAATTAATCCACAATTTTTATATAATTCTTTTTCATTTACTTCAAGATAAATAGCTTTTGCATAATTAATATATTTACTCGCACCTTTTAAAGCCATTAATTCAGCCCCCTGAATATCAAAATTCCAAAAATTATATTTTGAAGCATTTAAATTATTTTTTTCAAAAAAGGTATTAATTGTTATACTTTTTTGTTGTATTTTATCAATATATACAACATGGGGATGTTCTTGTGAATGAGTTCCAAAGTCTAATACACTTGACGAACATCCATTATTTGATATATTAAATACAATATCTTGGTCATCTGTATCTGTTATTACAGCATTATATACATTTGGAATTCCTCTTAATTTTGCTTCATCAACCTTTGTTGGTATTGCATCTATCCATACAATATCATTTTGATTAACTCCTAATTTATTATAGAATGGCATTTCTTCACACTCATAAGCACCAATATGTAATACACCGCTAATATTAATATTTTTCAAAAAAACATTTAGTTCATTAAATGTGATTAACATATATATATTATAAAACATATATTATAAAACATATATTAACGCAATAATTTTAGATTACATATATTTATTTTAAATTGAAATTTAGTTTAGTCATATAAAATAATATGTTTTTTATATTATGGAAGAATATATAAGCAAATATGATACATTTCAAAAAAAAATAGTATATAATTTTAATCTTGGTTCTGGTGGAATAGGAGATTGTATAAAATTTTTTATACATACTTTAAACTTATGCATTAAACATAATATTAAATTATATTATTTAATAAATAATATATATATTGAAAAATATGTTGTATTAAAATACCCGCAAATGTATATTAAAACTACTGATATTACATGTTCGCATAATATTATAGAAAATGATATCCCTAATATTAATACAGATATGTATAATATTGTAACTCCAGGTATATTTTATGACACTTACAATGATGATAATATAACATTGGATATTCAAGATATTTTTTATTTTTCAGATGATGTTAAAATAAATAGTTTAAAAATACTTTCAGAACCAATTACAGATTATATTTCTATACATTTAAGATTAGGTGATATGTATTTAGAAACTGACAAATCATTTATACAATGCTATACTGATACACGAGTCTATAACGAAGAAAATATATTTAGGTTTATTGAATCAATATGTGATAAAAATATATTATTTTTTTGTGATAATAATAGTTATAAACTAAAAATAAAAAATAAATATAATTATATTATTATTACAAATATTGAAATAGGACATACCAGTTTTTATAATACATCAGATAAACATACATTGGATGCTGTGACTGAATTTTATTTGCTAACTAATTCTGAAAAAATATATAGTGCATCATATTCAGGGTTTTCAATAATTGCATCAAAATTTAAAAATATACAGCTTATAAATATATGATAAATATATGATAATATTTAAAAACCATATTTAACCGAACGGTTTCTATAACTGAATCAACAATGACTATGTTCTATATACCAATATATTATTTTTATAACTTGTTATATACCATGCGAATATATATTTATATTTTTATTATTATTTGTAAACTAATATTTAGTTATTTTATATATAAAACTATTGTTTGAATATAATACGTTATTATATGTATGTTTTATTATCGGTAAACTATATAACTATAACTGAATGAATACAAATAAATTTGCAATTATTTTTGGAACAAGGCCAGAATATTTAAAAGTAAAGCCTATTATTGATATATTTAAAAAAAAGAATATATTAAATTATAAAGTTATCTATATTCAACAACATTTATCAATTGATGAAGAAATGGAAGATTTTTATGAATTATTACCTATTATAGTTTATTCTGATAAAGATAGGTTATGTTCATTGGGTGAACAAATTTTATCTAAATTACCAAGTTATATAATAGATTTTACTCACATTATAGTTCAAGGTGATACTGCAAGTGCATATTATAGTGCACTAACTGCATTTCAATTACAAAAAAAAGTAGTTCATATTGAAGCCGGACTTAGAACATATGATTTAGACAGACCATTTCCAGAAGAGGCATATAGACAAATGATTTCAAGAATTGCTACTATTAATTTCACCCCACATACAGATTCAAGTAAATTATTGTTAGACGAAAAAGTCTTTGGAACTGTATACACAGTTGGCAACACTATTCTTGATTTAATTGCATCATATAAACTGAATTGTTCTATGTCTAATATTGTATTAATTACATTCCATAGAAGAGAAAATTGGGATAAAATAGACATTTTATTGTCTGGACTTAAAAAATTAGTAAAAAAAACACCACATATTAAATATATTTGGTATTTACACCCTAATCCTATGCTTCAACAAAAGGTAAGAGAATCTATTAAAGTCTTTAATTCTATAGAATTACATTCTCCATGTAGTCATAAAGAATTTACAAACCAAATATCAATATCTAATTTTTTAATTAGCGATTCAGGTGGAATACAAGAAGAATCTTCATTTTTAGGTAAACATTGTATTGTATTAAGAGCATCAACTGAAAGAAGTCATATACCTAAGGAATATATTACAGTTTTAGAAGATTATTCAAAATTAGACGAAATATATGATTTATTACCATTAAAACAACTTCCGAAATGCAATGTTTATGGAAATGGGGATAGTTCTAAAAAAATTTATGCGCATTTATTTGATTAATTATTTATATATTTATATATAAATATGAATATAATATTTGTAATAGGACCTACGTGGCAAAATTTGAATACACTATTAAAAACAATAGAAATAAATAAATCACGTTGTTCTAATATTAAACATTTTTATATTCCAACAAATGATAAAAATGTTGATAAATATTTTAAGGATTTAAATGATGAAAATATTACCAGTTTTTATTTTAGTGAAAATCAAGGATGGCAACTTAGTTGTTACAATTCAATTATTGCCGGAATGAAAATGGTTATAAATAATGAAGAACAACTAAATAACGATGATATTGTTATATTTAGTCACGAAGATTGTTACATTAATAACATAGATTTATTTCATAAGGCTATTAGTAAGCTAAACCAAAATTATAACGTAGTTTGTAGAAAATATAATGGTTCTATTGTAAATAGTGAAGATTACTACATGAATGATACATTTTTTATAAAAAAAAATGCAATTAAAAATATTTTTGATTGTATAGATATGAAACAATCAATTGAAACAAATTATTTTTGTGAAAAATATTTTAGTCAAGACATTAGTAAATGTAATATTTTTTATATATTATATACACATTCTACATGGGGTGATACTGAATTAGGTTTTTATCATATACCTTCTTATGTAGATACAAATGTATGTTGGGATAAAAATAATATAGATTTTATATATGATTAATCTTTATATTTTAAACTAATTAGTCCCTACAAAATAATTTCTAATATGATTGCTATGTATCAAAAATTTATATTATAAACGAACAACATTCACTACTGTAGGTAGTGTTTGTATCTGTATACGGTCGTGCACGTTCTATGCCTTTTGTATAATAATCTAATACCGAACCTATATCCAAATATGTATTATTTGGATTTTTTTCCATGCATTTAGGTATCCATATCTTTGTCAATGGACCTGACGCAAAACAAATTAATTCATTTTGTTTATCTTTTACGTATTCTAATATACGATTTGTTTCAAATTCCCAAACTGTATTCCAGTTATTTACCAAAAATTTATCAATTAAAAATCTTTCCTTAATTGGAAATTCACATTCATTTGTTCCACAAGTTATTAAATAAAACCCTTTATTGTATGATTTTAAAAAAGATACTGTTTTTGTCCAATTTGAATTACAAAATATATTTGCATAAGTTAATTGTTGTTTTTGAACTTGATATTTTTCAATATAATCATCATACATATTTGAAGGATTGTGACCACATGTATTACAAGGAATACCTATATATAATTTAGGATTAACCGTTTTGACTGCATTGATTAATTGTTCACGCAAAATACCGTCTGAATAATTTGTCCAGTCATCGCAGTTAGAAAATGTATGATTTTCTAATATTAAGTATTCTCCATCAGATGGTCTAATAATACCAAAATGTTCACCCATCTCCACTTTCTGAATAATTTGGTTTAAATGTTCAGTCATATTTCCACTTAAAGTCATTTATTATAAAATTATAAAATATAATATATTATATAATTTTACGTATATATTAACGATTATTCATTGTGATAAATCCTAAACTAATAAATTGTTTTAATGCTAAGTCAAATTTACTACAACCATCTGGTTGTAAATAAGTTGCATTAGAATCATTACCATAGTGTCTTGCTATTTCCGGTATGCTACCCCATAAGTCTCTGTTATTTTCAGGATGAGGAGGTACGTATGTATTTATACCATTCTTTTGTAAACAATATGAAAAACAAATATCTTCACCTGCGGCTAACATATAATTATAATCTGGTTGATATTGCCACAAATAACTCAACCATTCTTTTTCAAAAAACCATGCATGACCTACAATATCTACTTGTTCTGTTATATCACTTGGTCCATCCCATCCTTTTCTGGGTAATTCAACATCGTAATCATTACCTCTACGAAACCGTAGTCCAATTGTTCCTAATAATCCACGATGTTTTGACATTGTTTCTATACAATTTTTAAACCAATCACATCCTGGAATTGTATCGTCGTCAAAAACACATATATACTTACTATTAACTAATAATCCTACAGTAAAACGACCCCAAACACCAAAATTTTTAGAAGAATCAATAAAAATAACATTTTTCTTTAATTCTAATGGAATTTCAGGCATACAAACACCTTCTGAATAATTCTTCCAAATAATTATATTTTCAGGTAATACTGATTGTGATTGAATCGCTTGTAATTGTTGTATTAATGTATATGGACGTTTATATACAGTTAAAACTGCAGTAATACTCATTTTATATTTATATCTATATCTATATCTATAAATTTCTTTTATATTGTTTATAATTAATATATTATAATAAATTTTCATACTTAACTAATTATTATTCTTTAGTAATAACAACCTCTTTTGTCACCTTGGAAATAATCTTATTCAGGTTAGTAAACTGTTCTTCTTTAGTTGATCCAGACATGGAATTGGAAACTATATTTAAATATATGTTGTTTTTCTTTGAATCTGAATTAGTACAATCTGGGTTTGCCTTTTTCCATTCGTTAATTTGCATAATATTTTTATTGGCAATTTGTTTCACCGCCTTCTTCAGTATTTCCTTTTCGTCATCATCTTTTATCCATTCATTATCATTCTTAATATATAATGTTTCTCTCTTAACGTCGCTGCAATGAATTGGTCTCTTGTTTGTTTCTAATTCATTTAAATTTTTATTAATAATTCTGGAAACACCTTCTACATAACCCAGCCGCCCTGTTGTTTCTAAATCCGAAAGTTGCATCTTAATCGTGTCAACAAACTCACCAATATTAAGTGCATCTTTGCATTGCTCGTTTAGAAACACATGTAAATTAAATGTTTTATTGTTATTGTTGCAATTAGTAATAACAGTTCTCTCTTTGGAAAGCTCAATAATTGTTTTTTGTAGTTCTTGATTCTGTTTAAGTAATTCAATTACAAAATTTGTATCAACTGAATTTATTGCATTTGTATCCGGGTTTTCAATATTTGTATTATTTGTATTTGTATTATTTAAATTTGCATTAATATTAGTTTCTAAATGTTTCATTATAACACATTTTTTGACATGTCTCCATAATCCACTGCGTTCTTTATATTTTTTACCACAGTGACATAGATATGACCTAATTACCGTCTGGGGATTTGCTGTTGAATTTGTTGATATTTGTTGCTTTTTATGTTTCTCAGTTGATAAATGTTTATTAAAATCTTTTTTGTTATTGGTTTTGGTCTCACAAATTTCACAAATAAATTTTGGGACAAAAGGGACAAATTGGGGAGGATTTGTCAACATTTGGTTGATATATTAGCAATATATATTATTTTTTAAGTTGTTTTTTAAAAAAAATGTAAATTTTTATCGTAACACTTTTTTTCATGCAAAAAATAAAATTAAAGCATTATGCTCAGGGAGGCGAAAAAAAACTGTGTTTTCCAAGACTTTATTTGATTTTTCCAAAATGGACATTTTAAAAATGTCCAAAAACGATTTCCCTTTTTTACTTTTGGGAATTTTTTTCACCTTTTTTATTTTATGGACAAAAGGGAACAAAAATGTATGAAAAATATGCAGACAATAACAGAAATAATAACTAAAACAATAAGACCATATATAGTAACAAATATAACCGAACTATTTCTTGATTTTAAGGAAACATTTGCCGACATTTAGTTTATCCTTGGGTTCATCCATGTCTTCGTCGGAAACTAAGGATATAACATCATCTTCTTCGGATTCACTACTTTTCGGACGTGCCTTTTTGGCTGTGGTAGGTATAACAGGTTTGCAAGTGCTGCCCGATGGTTCATATACGGTCTTCCAACTATTTGTATCCGGTGTATACGTTGTACTATTGGACTGAATAATTCGGTAATTTTGTTTTTTAAAGTATGCCTTGCGTTTTTGCCATTGCCGCTGAAATACATCATGTGTGTCCACAAAATCATAAATGATTGGATTACATGTTGCATGCTTCGCTCGCAGAATACGTCCTACTATTTGTATCACATCGGTTTTGGGAGTTATTAAAAATTCGGTATTTAATGTGGGAATATCCAGTCCTTCGCTGCACATGCTGTAACTCGCAAACAGAACTTGCTGTTTTTCACTGCGTTTAAGCTCTGAATCAGACATGCCACCGACATAGTATCCGACAGATGCCAGATTTTTGCAAACAAATTTGTTATACATGTAATCTAAAATATTCAAATTGTGAGACATTACGATGATATGACGGTCTGAAATGGATTTTAGATATGGATTTTCAATATAATTTTGTTCAAAACAAAGTATCTTATTACATTCAGGACACTTGGCTCGCCGTTTAGTCACCTTTTCCTCACCATTTTTATCAATCGTAACATGGGGTTTTTTATAATCTTCTATAATGTTATTCAAACAGGGTAAACAATAGTTAACTGTGTTACAACAGGTATTTTTAAGTAGATAATTATTATTTTTAAGACACATTTTGCAGCAAGGATTGGCTGCATCCATACAAAGCTTATGCTTCTTAATTGTCTCTTTATCTACAGTTTCTAAACAAATAAAATCAACAATAGTTTGAATTATAAATTCTGTTCTGCGATTATATGTGCATAATTTTGAAATCATGGAACTAATTTGCGGCTGCCCTTTAAAATCCAAAATAGTATCATTAAATTCTTCATCATTTGTCTTATATGTAACCGCCCTAACTTCAACTGCATACTCGTCTTTTCTCTCAACCTTATGAATTACATCTCCTAAAAACATTTTAAATATTTTAGTTGTTCCATCTTTTCTGTCCATTGTAGCAGAAAGCCCAAGCATATATTTAGTAACAACTTTGAATAATGCGTTTGAAAATGTCTCGCTGGAAATATGATGCACTTCATCTAAAATGGTGAAACCGAAACTATCAAAAAGTGAAGACGGATATTCTTTTAATACGAGACTTTGAAGCATACATAGGACGATATCTTTGCCATCAATATCAATAACCTGACCCTGGATTTTACCGATTCGTGCAGTAGGTAAGAATTGTTGGATACGCTCCACCCACTGATTCATCAAAAATTCTTTATGAACAATAACCAATGTTTTTTTCTTTAACTGAGACAGTAAATAGAGAGAAATAGATGTATTATGTGTTACCGTAAAATCACCCAATACAAATCGCTTGTTGCCATCAATTTCAAACCCATAATAATCATCTACTTCTAATTTCTCTACATTAATGCTATACATGAGATGATTATTATGATCTGTAACTGGTTTTACATATAGGTACAATAAGCTGGGAATCTTTTCTAATCCAGTCCCATAAATAAAAATCTGAGTATCTAAATTATTGTCACATATTTTTGAATAACATCCAAACCCGAGTGACCTACATAAAAATATAATGTCATTAGCTAATTCCGGCGTTTGATTTTGATAAGACTGGACAATTACATAATAATTGTCTTTATAAAACCCACTTGAATCAATTAATCCTGCCAATAATTTTAATTGATTCTCTTTACCATTACATTTATAAACGTGAGGAATGTATTTGGAATCCTTCAAATTATGCCGAGTCAAGAATGCATCCGGTAAATGTATTTTATGCTCTATTGTATCATTAAGCCAAATTCCTAACATATATGGATCTACTTCTAATGATTCTGTCTCTATATTATTAAAACTAATTGGAACTTTATAGCCTTGTAAAACTTTTCTTATATTTTTAGGTAATTTTAAATAGCCTTTTACAGATATATCTACGATGTCTCCTTTGTGACAAAGTTTACTGATTTTAGAAGCACACATAAGAGACAAAATATGGCTTTCATTTACAACATATTCATCACCCATTTTGTTACTAATTTTATACATTTGTTCTCTTCCTCTGGCTAATGATAACACTGTTCTGGGCGTAGAATCATCTCCCATTAATAATTCACCTACTTGAATATTTTGCACCATTTTAATGTTGCCATCATACATGATAATGGGTGTATCTATTTTCAGACACTTACCGAAACCACATGGTAATTCAAGTAGCCCTGCACCACAGCTTACACCACTAACATTATTTAAAACATGATTTAAATATTTTGCAACAACCGGTTGTTGAGTAGGTCGTAATGTGCCTTGAAATAACAAGTCAATATCAGTCCCTTCAGTAAGCTTGTAATCTTTAGCAGAACCAAATAATTCTTCTCCGTAATAGCGAGGTAGGTATAATTTTTTATCGGATTCACGATATGCAGGGAAAGATTTCTGAACTTGGACAGGAGCACCGGGCATATAAGGTTTAACAGTTAGTTGTTCTTTAATCACAGTTAATTGTTTAATAGTGAGTTCGCTTTTAAGAATAGTATAGCCTTTCTGGCCTAAATATGAATTTATATTTTTAGGCATCAGTATTTCTTCAGGTTCAGAATTAGCTGAACTTGATTTATTTGGTTTATTATTATTATGGTAATATTTGGAGTTCATATTAATGATATTTAGAGAAATATATTTATATTGTTTTGATATACCTATACTTTTTTTACAGGTATATAATATAAGATGGAATATATAAACAATTTGCTGGAAAAAAGAAACATGCCTCAGCTAATATTAGTGATTTTGTTCATCATTTATTTAATTATGGGCTACAAAATGCCGGAAAGAGCGGCAACTGCGATTGACAGCCTTTTTGGAAAAGTTGCCGTGGCATTAGTTGTGCTTTTATTGTTTGCGTATTCTAATCCAATTTTAGGTGTTTTAGGTGTATTGGTTGCATATCAAATTATAAAGAGTGCATCAGAGAAAACAGGCATGGCAGCTATGGATCAATTTTACCCAACCGAAGCGAGAAAATGGTCTCCATTTGCTCCTGCTCATAAATTTCCTTACACATTGGAACAAGAGGTTGTCAAAAAAATGGCGTCGCAAAAATTCAACGAAAATTATGTGAAGGCGCCATATGTTCCCATGTTAGAAGATAACTATGATGCCGCACCCGTTCTCAACTAAATTTGCAAAATAACAAATAAATAACATATTATTACAAAATAAATAATATATTACGCTACATGGTAACATTCTGTTATATAATTAACGAACTTATCCAGCCTGCTCCCTTTTGTCCATGGTATACAGACCCAGCCTTTTGAATCTGGGTCGCAACCCGTGTCACTTTAAACGCATCAAGTATTTTATATACGAACATAATAAACACAATGAATATTAATGAACCTAAAAAAAACTGAACAACTGGATTATTTAAGGTATTTGTAGATGTGATAGTATTACCTGTGTTTATATTATTTACAACAGTTTCTTTTTCATCTGAATGTCCAACGGGTTGACAATCAATATAAATTTGACTATCGTTGCTCATTGTCACAGGACCTTTTGGGTTGTAAGCTAACAAGTTTTTTGCCGAATCTGTTATTTTTTTAATAGAATATGTTTGTTTTGTTATTACTTTGGTCAATATTTCATAAGTTGCGTTCGCTATATTTATATAACCCTGAGATGGTGTAAATACGACATAATTATTATTGGTTGTAGAACATGGTGTATATGGCTGTGTTGCTATATACGTATAAAATGGTTTCATTGGCACAAAATCATTTAAATTGTATTTTTTTATATTAACTGTGGTTTTGTCCCCATCCTTAGGTGCATTTTTACTTATATAACTTATAATACTACTTAATACACTGGCTGATGTAGTTGTTGACGAACCTTTTATAATAGGAATACATATGAATAATGGTGATTTACCTGTATTGGAATTATGTATGATAATTAATTCTCCATCTGCATGATTGGTGTTATAAGTATGCAAAGAAGGCCAGTAAATTCTTACTTCAGACACAGTGTAACTTGTTAAATTATATATTACATGTGATGATTTTGTCGGGTCATATGATAATGAAATATAACCACCTTGATTTTTTGCGACACAAGAACTATCAGTATACGAAAAACTAAGCTCACATTTTAAACTACATGTATCTGTAACACTGTTTGTATCTATATTTACTGGAGCGGTAGCTTTATTACAATTTACTATATTTGCCATTTATATTATATATATACTATTTTTCATTAGACTTTTATTAGTCATTTAATTTAGACAATATTTGTCTAATGCATTTATTTATTTAATGCAATACTTTAATATCTTTTTTGTCTTTGTAATTTTAAAGGAACATAACATGAAATTCACTAAAGCTCGTTTGCAAAAAATAATAAATAATAAAAATACTCAAACCAGAAAATGTTTTAAATCTACTAAAAAAGTGTTAACACACACAAATACGAATAGAAACCGAAAACAAATCAACTTAAAAAATAGTACATTACGAAATTGGAGTTAATATTTGTCTCTTCCTTTCACTAAATAGGGTCTCAAAATATCGGGCATATTCTATTTCGCTTGTATTTATCTGCTGTTTAGCTAAGGTTTGCAATGATGGTATTTGTGTTTTTGATGCATACTTCTGAATTTCTTGTAAAACCGGGTTTTCATATAAATAAAATTCATTATATCCATTTATACATCTCTCATATTGATTTTTACTTTCAACAAAAACCACTATAGTATAGTTTTCAGTATAATATTTACTTTTGTATCTCGCTGTAAATGTTAATGGATTTTTTCTTTTTTTACCATGATTATCCCAATTATCTACAACATTATATAATTTATTTGGCTCTAATTGGTTTATGTATTTTCTATTTATTCTTTTTATTTTATGTGTTATTTGTGTCATTTATATTATTGATTTTGTATTATATTTATATATAGGTTATTTCTAAATTATATTTATTATTTGTTTGTATTTGTTTGTTAGATAAACGGTAAATATTTTATTGTTTCTGATTCATATATTGTGACCTTAAACGCTTCGTTATTTCCCTCTACATAAACGGTGTCGCCATTAAATATTTCATCCACTCCTACTTCACTTAATCCAGATTTTCCATTTACTGAAATCGGCAATTTCACATTATTATGCTGATTAGAAATTGTATAGTAATTGAATTTTGACCGCCGAGTAAAAAGTGGTCGCCCCATTAAAGGCAATATACTGTCCTTACTTGAACCATTTAGTGGTGTTAATATTCCTAATTGTCTATAAGATGTATCTACTGCACTTGTTGAGACATTAATTGGCATCGCATTTGGTGGAATATAATTGGATCCTGATACAAAATATCTTTCATCCTTTAACGGAGCATCGTATGGATTTTGCAATATATCCTTGGGCATATTATTATATGGGTAACTTGGAGTTATTCCAAAATAGCCTAAAGGCATGTTATTTGGACGTTGTTCAATATTAGTAGACACATTTATTTCTTGTTTACCTGGTTTGCCAGTTCTTATGTATATGTAGTAGCCGATAGCTACAATTATAACCAGAATTAATATTATAGTAATATTTTCAATACATATTACACCTGGTGGACAGCGTTTCATTGATATATTATTATATTTTATAATAATATATTTTCAGTTTATCACAGATTCAGTTTATCACAGATTATTTGATTTTATCACTAATATTCAGATTATAATTTATTATACTGGAGCGGGTTGTCCTTGACTTTGCCCCTGGAGTCCCTGCGCCATAGATGCTAAATTACCCAACTCTTTCATATCAAACCCGGTTAACATATCCTTTGCATTTTGTATCATAGGAGCCATATGTTTCATGGAATCAAATAATTTTTGTTGCTGAGCCATTAACTTTTGTGTATCGCCGGTTAATTTATTTATTCCATCGCTGCCTAAAATTTTATCTAAATTATCGTAGGCACCTTCTAAAGTAGATGCATAATCAATACGGGAACCACCATCAGTATTTACTGGCGCCGCATTTTTTAATTTAGATTCATGTTTGTTGCCGAATTGTTCATCTTTTTTTACGGTAGTTGCTGGTTTTACTTCTTCTGGTTCAACTGGAACTGTTGTTTTTTTATTTTCATCTTTCTTTTTATCAGCTGTTTCTACTGTAGTTGAAACTGTTTCTACTGTAGTTGTATCTGATTTTACTGTATCTGTACCCATATCTCCAGGTCCTCCTTCAGTAATCTTTTCCATCCCTTCTCTCATTGATCTATTCGCCATCAATAAATTTGTAGCAATTAATGAAACTAACAATATAACCACCATATTTTTACTAAAGTTTGCCATTAAAAAGCTGACTAATGCAAAAAATATAACTGCATGTATTTTATTATTAACAAGATACCCTAAAACATTTGTTACCGATAAAAACACAATGAAATACAAAAAATACTTATTGGTTAACAATTTGTTGGCCTGACTTGCAAAGTTCATTATATATATAATATATTTAAAAAAATTGAAAATATATATAATTATTAGTTTATATTAACCTTAAATACAATATATTTTAAACGAACATGAAATTTAATCTGGTTTTATGCGAATTACATTTGCCGTCCATGCACGGCAAAACAAACAATAGTTGTCCTATTATTGAATCACACTTTTTGCTTATTGATAAATTTGACGGCTTAACTGGTGTACTGCTTGACGAATATAATGGACATAATGGATACGCTACCGATTCGGATCATGAATCATTTGCTTCCGATTCAGAAGAGGAACGTGATATCAATCCAGCGGACGACGATGCATCTGACGACAATAATCCAAATTATATTAACTCATTAAAAGCAATACAGCAACTTTATTCAATTGAATATGAAAACATGAGGTCTATTTCACATCCTATTATTCGTAATTATTCTAATATAATTCGTAGAGCAAATTATATTAAACCTGAAATTGGATTATGTATTGAACTGCATACACATGAACAAATTGTTATTATTAAAACAATGTGGCTAAAAATTATACAACGCAAATGGAAAAAAGTGTTTGCTGAGAGAAAATGCATTTTAAGAGAACGGTGTTTTCCTGGTGTATTATACAGTAGAATGATGACAGGTAAGTGGCCAGCACATTGTCTTGTGTTGCCTGGATTAAATGGTATGTTGTCTGACTTACTATAAATTACTATTTATTATTGCATTATATTTATTGCATTTTATGTGTCTTTGATTTATAGTGACTATGTCTATGTCTTTTTTTTGTTTTTCTTAGCCCCTCTCCTTTTACATTAGAATTAGAATTAGTTTTTGATTTAGATCTGGATTTAGAATCTGAATTAGACCCAGAATTAGTAGTAATTTCGGAGCTTTGGCTCTCTAATCTTTCATTAGACTTATAAACCCAGCCACCTCTTTTACTATTATTTCGTTTCTTATTTGTCTTTTTATTTCCTTTTCTCATATTATTTCTTTTTATTTTTTTATTTTTATTACCTCCACTAACCACCGCAATTGCTAAATTCTGTTTAATGGTTGCTATTAAATTTATAAGTTCATCCGGCACATTTTCACCATTTTGATTTTTAATTAATGCAACGTCAATTCTCTCTATTTGTTGATGTAAATTTTGATTTATTTCAGATAATCTTGTTCTGATTTTTTCTATGTCTTGTTTTTGCGACAGATTTTCACGTGTTAAATGTTCTTTTTCTTGCAGAAGTGTATCGTTTTGGGTTTTTAATCTTGTTGTTATTAATGTTAATCTTTGTATTTCTTCTTCAAAACGCTGTTTACCTTCTCTTAATTCTGCAATTTGTTGTTGAATTAATAATAATTGTTCACTATTTCTGTCATGTTCTGTTTTTTTTTGGACTAATTGTTGTGTTAAATCATTTATTTGTTGTGATAATTGATCTTTGTCATTTTTCAATCCGGATAACTCTAAAAGTTGGTTTTTTAAATTTTTTATTTCTATTTTAAGATTACTTATTATCGGTTCCAATTCTCTATTTTTTGCCATTATTGACGCATTAATTGTTTCTAATGATTTTTTTTCCTGAATTGCTTTTAACATCTCAGCTTTTTGGGTATTTAATTCTGTTTTTTTAACTTCAATTTGTCGTATTTGTTCATCAATTAGTTGTCGGTTTTTTGCAATTTCTGATTTTAGTCTCGTATTTTCAGTATTTGCAGTTTGTAATGCTAGTGTTTGTTCTCGTAATTGTCCTTGTTGCTCTGTAAATAATTCTTTATTTTTAACATAATTTGATAAATCAAGCTCAGTTATTTTTTGATTTAATGTGCGAAGATCAATTATCATTTTACTTTCAAAACTTGTTTTGGATGTTAGTAATGACTCCAGCTTGGTTGTTAATGATATTCCATTTTTTTGTAATTGTGTTAATAATTCGTCTATTGAATTAGAAGCACCTGAATTAGCAGCCGCCATAATATCTATACATTATCACAATATTTTTATCTATTTTATTACTTATATTATTAACTCGTCTATTTCTCCCTTGATTTTATCTATTTCATTCATTATATCCTTTTGATCATGTTTTGCCGTTCTTAATTGCGTATCTACTAATTTCTCTGTTTTCACTAAATCCGCTATATATTCTTTCAGCATATGCATCGCTTTGTATTCCTTCTGTTTTTGGTCTACTGTATATTTATGAAATCTATCATAATCATTATTCACTCCTTCCAAATACATATTTACCGTCTTCTTCTTCTCTAATTCCTTCTTCTTTTTCATTATCAAATGTCTTTTATGTTTTATTTCTTCATCTATCTGCATCAATTTTAAATCCCTATCTGCAACTAACTGTTTTGACATCTGTATCCTATTCTTATTCTACTTACACATTAAAAAAATAACGAATTTTTAACGAAAAATCAATAAAATAATATATATTCTAAATAAAATATTAAAATCTACTATATATATTATTTAGGATGTCTAAACTAATAACAGAACCATTACTTGCACCAGACGATAATAGGTTTGTAATGTTTCCAATTCAATACGATGATATATGGCAAATGTATAAAAAACAAATTGATTGTTTTTGGAGAGCCGAAGAAATAGATTTATCAAAAGATTTAATGCATTGGGATGGTCTCAGTAAAGACGAACAATTTTTTATTTCAATGATTTTGGCGTTTTTTGCGGCGTCGGATGGAATCGTATTGGAAAACTTGGCGCAACGCTTTATGAGCGATGTTCAAATATCAGAAGCAAGAGCATTTTATGGGTTCCAGATTGCGATGGAAAACATCCATTGCGTTACAGGAGACACAAAAATATTAACAAACGGAGGATATTATATGATAAAAGATTTGGAAAATACAAATGTTAAGGTGTGGAATGGTTCGGTTTTTTCAGAGGTAACTGTGAAATATACGGGGAACCAAGAGATTTATAAGGTGAGTTTATCAAATGGTATGGAATTAGATTGTTCACCGGGACATAAATGGTTAATACAAAATCAAGGTGAGCGCCCTGCAGAAATAGAAACAGTTGAGCTAAAAGAAGGGGATGTAATTAACAGTTATTTAACGCCTATAATTGTATTTGATAATATAGACGAGTTTCTAAATCCATATATGCATGGATTTTTTTGTGGAAACGGAAGTTATTGTAATCACAATTCAATGATTTATTTACATAATGATAAAAAAGAGTTATTGCAATATTTTACACATGATTCCTATCAAGAAACTGACGCCAAAATTAGTTTCAATGTGGCTGCATACATTAATAAGGAAAAATTCGTAGTTCCAATTAATTATAGTTGGGATATTAGGATTCGGTGGTTAGAGGGATTGGCAGATGCGGCGGGTTCTAATAATGATAACACGTCTCTTGAGATAACGTCGTTAAATTTCAAGTTTTTGCAAGACGTGCAGCTGCTATTAACCACATTTGGTATTCAAACAAATGTAAAATTAAATACAAAATCGCATAAATGTTTGTTACCAAAAAATGATGGAAGCGGAGATTATGTGCACTATATGTGCAAAAACACTTATGTTTTAAATATATCAGGAAGAGAACTAAATAGTTTAATTAATAAAGGGTTTTCTCCAAAAGGGATAAAATTAGAATATTGTGAAGACAGAAATAATTCGGTGTCTTGTGTAAACGGAATAGAGACAATAACAGTAGTTTCTATAGAGAAAATATCAGACAACGAACCCACGTATTGTTTCAATGAGCCGTTACAGCATAGAGGAATATTCAATGGAATATTAACTTGTCAAAGTGAAACATATAGTCTTCTAATTGAGACATATATTAAAGACAAGATTGAGAAAGGTAGGTTGTTTAATGCAATCAATAATTTCCCCTGTATTAAAAAAAAATCGGATTGGTCGCAGAAATGGATACATGATAATCGTAGCAGTTTTGCGACACGATTGGTTGCATTTGCTTGTGTAGAGGGGATCTTTTTTAGCGGTGCCTTTTGTAGCATTTATTGGTTGAAGAAGCGAGGTTTAATGCCCGGTCTCACATTTTCAAACGAGTTGATTTCAAGAGATGAAGCCCTTCATTGCGAGTTTGCTATCCTTTTATACAACAAATTGACCAAAAAAATAGACAAGGCTCGTATTCATGAAATTATTAAAGAGGCAGTTGAAATAGAAACTGAATTTATTTGTGAGGCACTGCCGTGCCGATTGATTGGTATGAATTCGGAATTGATGACGCAGTATATCCAATTTGTCGCCGACCGGTTAAGCGTGCAGCTCGGGTACAAGAAGATTTATAATGTTACGAACCCTTTTTCGTTTATGGAGATAATCAGCCTCGAATCCAAGAAGAATTTCTTCGACCAGCGAAACGACGCTTATGCTCTTGCTACCGTCACAGGAAAAAACGATGCATTTGATATGACTACTGATTTTTAATATGATATTATAGGATATTATAGCTTAAAGACAAATTAACTATAATAGTATAATATAATGCCAAAAACACAAATGGATTACTCACGTACAATTATTTACAAAATTTGTTGCAAAGATGTTTCTATTACTGATATTTATATTGGTCATACAACCAATTTTGTACAAAGAAAACAAGGTCATAGGTTATGTTCTTCTAATATAAATTCTAATAATTATAATCAATATGTATATGAATTTATTAGAAATAATGGAGGATGGGAAAATTGGTATATGATACAAATAGAAGAATATAATTGTAATAATAGAAGAGAAGCTATAATGAGAGAGAGATATTGGATGGATACACTCAAAGCAACATTAAATACAAATAATCCTTATACATCTCCCGAAGAAAAACAATTATACCAAAAATGTTGGTACGATGAAAAAAAAGATTCTATATTACAAAAAGCAAAAGAACATTATGAAGAAAATAAGGAACAAAAACTTGAATATCAAAAACAATATGCAAGTGAAAATAAGGAACAAATTCAAATTTACCAAAAGAAATATGGTGAGGAAAATAAAGAAAAATTATCAGAACAAAAAAAGATATACAGAGAAGAAAATAAGGAAAAAATAAAAGAGGCGCTTTCAAATTGGCGTGAAGACAATAAAGAAAAAATTAAGGAAAAGCGAAGTCAAGTGATTAATTGTGATTGTGGCAACCAATACGCATTTGGTAATAAAAATAGACACCTACAATCAAAAATACATGTTGATTTTGAAAACCAACTTTGTGGAATTATTGTAGAAGAAGAACCTACAATTGTAGACGAAGTTTCTGAGGAAGAAAAATTACAAATTCAAAGACAAAAACAAAAGGAATATAGAGAGAAAAATTCAGAAAAAATAAAAGTGTTTAAGAAAAAATATAACGAAGAACATAAGGAAGAAAATAGCCAATCAAGTAAGAAATATTATGAGTTGCATAAAGATAAAATTATAGAACAAACTAAAATATATGTAAATGAAAATAAGGATAAAATAAAAGAACAAAAAAATGAATGGTATCAAAAAAATAAAGAAAAGGTATTAGAAAGACTACAGGAGTTATATACTTGTGAATGTGGTTCAGAAATAAGAAGAGGTGGTAAAGCAGAACACAATAGAAGTGTAAAACACAAAACATATATTGAATGTAACCCAATAAATAACATTGTAATAAACGTGTAAAAATAGTTTAAAAATAACAAGTAATTATATAAAAGTGAAAATATGATTACTTGTTATTTAATGGGAGGCTTAGGGAATCAGTTGTTTCAGATTTTTGCAACCATATCGTGTGCAATTGATAACAGAAGTAATTTTTTATTTTTAGATACAGACGTGTTAACCGTAGGAACAGAGCGACCAACTTATTGGAATACTTTTTTACATAAGCTGAAACGGTTTACAAATAAAAACAATTATATTAACAATGCGATAATTTTAAAAGAAAAAATAGAGTTTTGTTATACGAAATTAGATTTGCAAATTTTTTCTGGAAAAGATGTATGTTTATACGGATATTTTCAAAACTATAAATATTTCTCTAATAATTTTGATTTTATATGTAAAATAATCGGTATTAATGAAATCAAACAAAGTGTAATGAAAAATTACATTTATTACATCAATAACAATAGCAATAACAATAGCAATAACAATAGCAATAACAATACCACAAATAATGTTTCAACTGAATATTTTAAAAGCATAACAAGCATGCACTTTAGAATAGGTGATTATAAAAAGTGTCCAAATGTTTATTATATTATGAAATACGAATATTACAAAAATGCGTTGTTATTAATTGATTCAATTGATAATAATGGAGCAAATAAAAATGTACTTTATTTTTGCGAAGAACAAGATATTTTGGAGGTGAATCAAATAATTGATAAGTTGAAACAGGATTTTCCAAAATTATCATTTACGAGAGCGTCAAATGAGATAAGTGATTGGGAACAAATGATGATAATGAGCTGCTGTAAAAATAATATAATTGCAAACAGCACATTTAGTTGGTGGGCTGCACTTTTTAATACAAATGCAAATAAAATCGTTTGTTATCCGGAAACATGGATAAAAAAAAATGACGTCAGTGATTTATTTTTGCCGGACTGGAACAAAATAGTTGCGTAAATCACAATTATATATTTTGTAAATTTAATAATATATGTCATCAAAACCTTTTTTTAGTATAGGTTCTGGATTAAATATAAATGTTGATTCATTAAATTTTAAAACATTAAATACTGGATTTGTTTATTTAGGAGCTACTGGTTCAGCTAATATTAAATTAATTGGTACTAATGAACTTGCATCTAATATACATGTTTCTGGAGCTCCTACAGTTGATACTGCATCATCTGGAACAAATACAACGCAAATTGCGAATACTGCTTTTGTTCAAACCGCCATAGCAAATTTAGTTGAGTCGGCTCCAAATACATTGAATACATTGAATGAACTTGCTGCTGCATTAGGAGATGATGCTAATTTTTCAACTACTGTAACAAATTCAATTTCTGAAAAGGTTTCAAAAACAGGGAATGAAACAATATCAGGTGTAAAAACATTTACGGTTTTGCCTGAAAGTAGCTCTGTTCCTGCAACAAATAACCAAATAACAAACAAATTATACGTAGATACACAAATTGCTGCAATAAATATACCACAAGGCGCAACAGGGAGTCAAGGGTTTACAGGACCACAAGGACCATCTGGCGGCGCACAAGGAGCTATTGGTGTTACTGGGGCACAAGGACCATCTGGTGGTGCACAAGGTATTAATGGTGTTACAGGTGTTACAGGTGCACAAGGTATTAATGGTGTTACTGGTGCACAAGGTATTAATGGTGTTACAGGTGCACAAGGTATTAATGGTGTTACTGGTGCACAAGGTATTAATGGTGTTACAGGTGCACAAGGTATTAATGGTGTTACAGGTGTTACAGGTGCACAAGGTATTAATGGTGTTACTGGTGCACAAGGTATTAATGGAATTAATGGTGTTACAGGTGTTACAGGTGCACAAGGTATTAATGGTGTTACAGGTGCACAAGGAGCTGTTGGTGTTACAGGAACATTTACTGGATTTTTAAATCAAGATATAATTCCTGATATGCACAATGTATATTCATTGGGTTCAACTGGTAGTTGGTTTCATAAAATATATGTAACAGATGTAATTGTGTCTGCAAATTCTTTTCAAGTTGGCGATGCTGTAGTATCAGCATCAGGTTCAACTATTATGCTTCCTGTTGGCACTACGGTTGGAGGAGTTTCTGTTGGTTCAATTAAAATAATTGGACAAGCAGATACAGTTAATGACTTGCCATTAAATACGACTGCAACAAATACATTAGCAGGTGATGCATATATTGTAGGTTTAAATTTATTTGTAACTGCTACAGATTCTCCATCATCCTTATCAGATTGGGTAGATTTTGGCGTGGTTAAAGGTCCACAGGGTGATGTAGGTCCTCGTGGTTTACAAGGTTTTCAAGGGTCACAAGGAACACAAGGAACACAAGGATTACAAGGAACACAAGGATTACAAGGATTACAAGGAAATACTGGTGCACAAGGATTACAAGGAACGCAAGGTGAACAAGGAACACAAGGATTACAAGGAACACAAGGATTACAAGGAACGCAAGGATTACAAGGAAATACTGGAGCCCAAGGAGCCCAAGGTAAAGGATTTAAGGTTTTTATGACTGGAACAACTATTGACTCATATATAACAAGTTTATTTTATGATAATAATTCAGGATTACACATTAGTGATTTTTTTCTTATGACAGGAGGAAGAATGTATTGCTATATTCCAGGTACTTTATTAAATGAAGAAAATGGAGATTTAGTTGATTTTAAATATAGTGGAGATGTTACAAATGATGCTATTTTAATTGGACCACAAGGCGCACAAGGAACTCAAGGAACCCAAGGAAATACTGGGGTCCAAGGATATACAGGAGCGCAAGGAATAAATGGAAATACAGGTGCACAAGGAATAAATGGAAATACAGGTGCGCAAGGTGTTCAAGGGTTTAACGGTACTACAGGAGTACAAGGAACTCAAGGGTTTAATGGTACTACAGGAGCACAAGGGTTTAATGGAACAAATGGTACTACAGGTGCACAAGGTGCACAGGGAAAGGGATTTAAAGTTTTTATGTCTGGAGCAACAATAGATTCAACAATAACAAATTTATTTTATGATAATAATTCAGGGTTACACGTTGGTGATTTTTTTCTAATGACAGGAGGAAAAATGTATTGCTATATTCCTGGCACTATAGTAAATGCAACAACCGGAGATTTGACAGATTTTAAATATAGCGGAGATGTTACCGATGATTCTATTTTAGTTGGTCCTCAGGGCCAACAAGGAACCCAAGGATTTAATGGAAACACAGGAGCACAAGGTCTTATAGGTGCACAAGGTATTAATGGAATTACAGGAGCACAAGGAAATACAGGTGCACAAGGTTTTACAGGAGCACAAGGATTTACAGGAGCACAAGGAAGAACTGGATCACAAGGAAATACAGGTGCACAAGGAAGAACAGGATCGCAAGGTTTTACAGGAGCACAAGGAATAACAGGGGCACAAGGACCACAAGGACCACCAGATGGTGCTCAAGGAAATACAGGGTCACAAGGTTTACAAGGAGCTACGGGAGTAGGCGCCCAAGGAACTCAAGGTACACAGGGTCCACAGGGTATTGCTGGCACACAAGTATATAACTATAATACAATAAATATGGATACAAATAATACAGTATTAAAAAAGACAAGCATAACATATGTTAATCCTACAGTAATAACAAGTAATAATATAGTAACTAATATAGATAGTAATAACATTAGCAATCCACAAGTGTATACATTTGGATCTACCGTTCAAAATAGGCTTATTTCTTTAGGTTCAGGAACAAACACATTAGCTTGGTCAAATGATGGACTAACGTGGACTGGACTTGGAACAACCATCTTTTCTACGCAAGGTAATTCTACTGTATGGAATGGAACAATGTGGATAGCCACAGGTTCAGGAACAAACACATTAGCATGGTCAAGTGATGGAATAATATGGAGAGCTGTAACAGGAAGCACAAGCATTTTCTCAACTTCGGGAAATGGAATTGCTTGGAATGGCTCAATATTTGTAGCAACTGGTTCAGGAACAAATACATTAGCATGGTCAAGTGATGGATTAATTTGGACCCCTGTAACAGGAAGCACAAGCATTTTCTCAACTCAGGGTAATAGTTTGTCATGGAACGGAACAATGTTTGTAGCAACAGGTTCAGGAACAAATACGTTAGCATGGTCAAGTGACGGAATAACATGGATCGGATTAGGAACAAGCGTTTTCTCAACTTCGGGAAATGGAGTATCATGGAATGGATCAATATGGGTAGCAACTGGTTCAGGAACAAACAGTATTGCTTATTCATTTGATGGATTAACATGGACCGGTTTAGGAACAAGCATTTTTTCAACTTCAGGAAATAAAATATCATGGAATGGAACTATTTTTATAGCAACTGGTTCTGGAACAAATACGTTAGCATATTCATCAGATGGAATAACATGGACTCCTGTAACAGGAAGCACCAATATTTTTTCCACTTCAGGAAATAGTATTGTTTGGAATAATTCAATATGGATTGCAGTTGGACAAGGAACCAATAGTATTGCTTGGTCAAAAAATGGAACAACATGGATACCTGTAACTGGAAATACAGGTGTTTTTTCAACAGCTGGAAATGGTATTGCATTTAATTATAGGAGACCACATACCGCAACATTTTCAAAATTGGATACGTCAACAAGTAAGTTAGGTCTTTGTTGTGGAAGAAAAAATAGAACAGATATTTCTATATATGTTGGGACAGGGACATTTTCAATAGCTTATTTTATTAGTAGTGTTGTAGGTGTAGCTGGAAGTAACAGTATATTTACTACAGCAAATGCGATTACTGGTAATTTGACAAGATATGTAGTAGTAGGAACCGGAACATTTAGTATTGCTTCATCTACTAATGGAACATCTTGGTCTGGTATATCAGGAAGTAACAGTATTTTTACAACGGGAACTGGAATATCATGTACTGAACAATTTTGGGTTGCAACTGGCACAGGAACAAATAGTATTGCATGGTCGGATGATGGACTAACATGGACAGGAGTTACAGGAAGCACAAGTATTTTGAGTACGGCATATGGTGTTTGTTTCAATGGAATTGTATGGATTGCGACAGGTACTGGAACATTTTCATTAGCATATTCGTATGATGGTAAATCATGGATAGGAGTTGCTGGAAGCACAAGTGTTTTTTCTACCGCATACAGTATTACAACATTTAATGCAAAATTTTTTGCAACTGGAACAGGAACAAATAGTATAGCATGGTCATATGATGGATTATCATGGATTCCTGTTGCAAATAGCACATCGTTTTTAACTACAGGATATTCTATTTCAGCCCTAAATCGTGCAATAACAAGGTTTGAGAGTACAAGTACAATAATGGTAACAGGGGTTGGTTCATTTTTAACGGCATATTCTACGGATGGAATAACATGGACAGGTGTATCAGCAGGAACAAGTTTAATAACAACAGGACGTGTCATTCTACAAGATGCTACTCCGGGACTCGGATGGTGGTATGTCGGAGGTTCAGGAACAAATATATATAGTCAAAATGGCGGCGGGACATCTTGGCCTGCAGACACAACTTTTAATTCTATGTTTACACAAATGAATGGAATATGGAAGATTAAAAGTGCAACACAGGGATATATGCTTTCATCAACCAATGAAATAAGCACATGGACACCTGTTTCAGATATAAGTAATATTTTTACTAATGTAACATGTCTTAAATGGAACGGAAAAATGTGGTTGGCTGGTGGTGCGGGATTTTATTATTCATTAGCATATTCATATAACGGTTTAAATTGGTTTCCAGTAATAAATAGTGGTAAATTTATGTATGGATGTTTGAGCCTTGGATGGAATGGCAAAATGTGGATAGCTTGTCCATGGATATGGGGAATTGGTGTTTGTTCAGGAGCATATTCTTATGATGGAATTAATTGGTTTACTATAACATCACAATATGCATTAGCTTATGCAGTTTGGAATGGAAAACTTTGGTCTGGAGCTTGTACTTCAGCATATATGTTTTATTCTTATGATGGAATTACTTGGACATATACAGGCGCCAGAAGTGGATATACAGCAGCATTTTTAGTAACAAATGGGAATGTATTTGTTTCTGGTTGTTATAGTGATGTATCTTATTCTACAGATGGACTTACATGGAATGCTGTTGCTACTACAACAAATATAGCTCGTGCAATGGATTGTGTATGGAATAAAGATAAATTTATTTTAACTGGATATAATGTAGGTGGTACATCAAATTGTGGAGCATACTCATATGATGGTAAATATTGGTATCCTACAAATAATATTAACAGTGTAATTACTAATGGTTTTGCTATTGGCTCAAGTGATGTTGCTACTATTGTTGTAGGTTCTGGTAATTACTTAGCAAATTTAAATTTTATGGGTTATTCTTATGATGGAATTACTTGGACTGCAATATCAAGTAATAATAGTTTAACATCAACTACTACGATAAATCGTATAGAATTTAATACTAATTCAGCAGCATTATTAAATAATGCGTGTAGTATAAATATACAGCCACAAATAGTGGCGGTGGGTGCTTATGATAAATGTTCAATTGCTTATAGTATGGATGGTTTAAATTGGTTATGTTCAGGAAATGCGAATAACTTTTTTACACAAGCAAATGATGTTGTATGGAATGGAACAAGATGGGTTGCAGTGGGTTCTGGCGGAAATAGAATTGTTTATTCAAGTGATGGAAATACATGGACTGCATCAACCACAGGAAATACATTACTTAGTACAACTGCTAATGGTATTACATGGACAGGTTCAATATTTGTTGCAGTAGGTTCAGGAACAAATAAAATAATTTATTCTACAGATGGAATTACATGGACTGCTGCTACTTCAAGTAATACTATATTTACAACTCAAGGCAATCATGTTGCAAGTAACTGTATTGTTTACAGCACTGGTAAAAAATTTGTGGCAACAGGTTCAGGAACAAATTCATTAGCTTATTCTGCAAATGGTATAGCATGGACTGCTGTAACAGGAAGCACTTCTATATTTACAGTAGGACAAGGAATTATGTGGGATGGTAAATATTTTATTGCGACAGGTTCAGGAACATATACATTAGCAATATCAAGCGATGGTGTTTATTGGACTGGAATAAATGGTAGTGCCAGTATTTTTACTGTATCGGGTTACAATATTGCTTGGAATGGCTCAGTATATGTTGCAGTTGGACAAGGAACTAATAGTATTGCTTGGTCAACAGATTTAATAATATGGAATGGATTAGGAACCAGTATTTTCTCTACTGCAGGATATGGAGTTACTTGGAACGGTAAAAAATTTATAGCAGTTGGACAAGGAACTAATACAATAGCATATTCAAATGATGGACAAACATGGATAGGTGTGCCAAATAGTAGCAATATTTTTACTACAACTGGGTATGGAATTGCGTCAAATTCATCATTAAATCCATCACTATGTAATAATCAAATAATTGTGAATAATTCAATTAATGTAAATAGTGTAAATAATAACCAAGGTGTTTTTGGTATAAATAAATTGGATATAGTATCAGAACCATATTATAATAATGGATATACAAATATGACCATGAGTGTGGGTAGCATTAACTTGGTTTAGGTTTGTAAATATTTTGTAAATAATATGTTATTAATTTGATAAACTAATAACATAATATAAATTGTAATATAAAAATAGTAAAAATAAATTATAATAATATTTGATGAAACATGAACCAATTATCAAAATAAATATTCTCTTCTCTATGTAAGCAAAATAAATGTGGATTATTAAAAATACAATCCATTAAAATAGTTTGGTCATCTTTTATAAAATAACCATTAGAGAAATAGTAATTCAATTTATCATCAAACAGTTTAACATACTGTGTAATTATATTAGGGCGTAAAATAAAAAACCCACCGGAAAAACATGGCACATCATATTTGTCTGTTATTGCCTTTATAACTTGTGTATTTATTGATGTATCGTTTATATTTGTATTTGTCGTTGTATAATAATGATTGTATATATCTTGTTTCAAGCTGTCATATATTTCCATGTCATTTTGGACACAACCGTAATGAATAGGGACACTTAAAAACTCTTTTGTAAGAAGTTTTGCATAATTTGGCCACCCTTTAACCAATAAATCTTTTGTATGCATCGTAAGAATTGTATCATTTTGGTTGCGAAAATAACCAATATCACACCAGCCATAATAGAGTGTTTCAAAATATTTATTACTAATAGTTTCCTTTACAAAATGCACCTTTTCACACCATAACATATTTAATTCCCAATCAATATGTTTATGAAGTAATAGAGGACTTGCTTTATGGTTACGAATCCATTGGTCTTTATATTTGTAACCATAAAAATCTATAAGTGGTTTTATAATTATTTTTATTTTTGTGTTAATTAGATGATGATATTTTTTAAATAGTTCCATTAAATCTGCTATACTTTTTTCATCCGTATAAATAACAAGATTAAAATTCTTTATAATAGAGAGAAAATTATCAATCCATACTAAATACTGTTGAGGTGGAAATTTAGACTTCAAATTATACCAACAAGTAGACAATGTAAGTAATGGATTCATTTATACAAAATATATTATACTTAATACAAAGTCTTTATATAACTTATAATTAAATAACTTATTATAATTAATACTGCATCGTTATTGTTTAAAATAAGCTTTTCATAAAAAACGTATATAAAGACTTTGTATAAAGTATAATATATTTTATACAAATGATAATGGAAATAAACACAAGAGTAAAAACCCAAGACTACATATTGCTAATCTTTAATTGTTTCAAATATCAACACAAAGCTTTGAAACAAAAAGAGACGTGGCTGCAAAATATACCTACTAATTTATTATATTTTCATGTTTTAGGTGACGCTGAATTGGAAAAAGACTATATAATAGATGAGGATGCACATATATTATATGTAAAAACAGCAGATGATTATAATTCTTTACCTAAAAAGGTTATTGCTGCATATAAAACAATTCATAAGTTATACAATTTTAAATATATTTTTAAAACAGACGATGACCAGATGGTATCAAATACTCGTTTTTTCAAAATTTTAATGAATGTATTGGATTCTAAACAAACGACAGATTCCGTTCAACATTATGGCGGACATATTGTGGATGTAAAACAACCGTATAGAAGCGAATATTATAGAGTTCACCCGGAATTGCCCAACGATTTAATTGTTAAAACCACTAAATATTGCAGCGGACGGTTTTATTTTCTATCAGATACCGCAGTCCAAATACTGGTAAGCCGGGAATCAAGTGTATCCGCAGAATATTTGGAAGATTATGCGGTTGGGTATAATATTCCGGATTATTTAAAAGTAAATATGACGAATTTAGACACGAGTAAATATTTTATAGATTTTTGTTGATTTATAGATTTTTGTTGATTTATAGATTTTTGTTGATTTTTAATTTATAATTTTTATTTCATTCTTGCAGCAACCTTTGCATTATGTTGTTCTATTTGTTGCATATATTGCTCTTTTATTTTTTGTTGTTTTAACTTATATTCCTCTATTTGCTTAAACATTGCCTTTTTGTCTAAATCAACCATAATAGCCTGATAATTAATTACCTTTTTTTCAATATCACTGTAATCTTCTCGCTGAACAACCGTTGGCGGAATAATTAAAAACCATGCATCTGATTGCTGCAATGTGAACCAGAATTTGTCAATAGCATATAACGATGGTTTGTCTGGTTTACGTATTAAATTGGATAGTCCCATTTTGATATTTTCCACCATCGTTTTTATATAATGTCCATTAACTAAATATCCAGTCGTTGTTTGGCATTGTCTAACTTTAATGCATGTCTCATCAACTGTTTCATATGGCGGCATATTGTTTCCGGCAAACAAAATAACATCCCAATTGTTTCCGTGTTTTTCTAAAAATTTATTAAAACTTGATATAAACTTTGGTGGAGACAAAAACTTAATATCATCTTCTACTACTAAAACATGTTCAAACCCATTTTTCAATGCGGTTTGTAATATTTTTAGATGACTCATGCTGCAGCCAATTGCTCCGTTTTCCATTTTAATTGCCTCAAATCTTGTTGCATTGATACCAATGATATTTAATTCCTTTTCTACGTGTTCTTTACGGTCAGTTCTGTGGTCTAAATTAATATAAAATGCGTGTTTTATATCGGATAAACATTTTATACCTTGTTCTGATTCTGATTCTGTTCCTGTTTCTAAGAGAGTTTTGGATAACATAATATAAGTATTATGATTTATTTATTATTTTTATTAAATTTATTAATATTAAATTTAATAAAATTGCTTTTATTTTTAATTTATTATTTATCACTTTGTTTATTATTAGTTAACCGTGCATTTTCTTCATTTTCCATTTTATTATAATAATAACTTTGTACAACAAAAAGCAACCCATATATAGAAGTCAGAAAAATAGGAATAGTGCTAACAATCATACTTACCGGTGGATATAGCGAATATACATTGAAAAAGTTGCAAAAAATTAGTGATGTTCCTGAAAGACCAAAATTTCTTAGTATTATTTTATTTTCTTGTTCCATTTTAGGTCCGTAATATTTATAATATTTTCCTTCTTCGCCACAATTTGTAATTAGGTCATTAGTTCTAAAGTTATTACTATCTATAGGACTTCCAACATTTATATTACATGTCAATTTTTCCATGTTATGATGCAAACAGTTACTACAAGATGGTGCATTGTTTGTTTTATTTTTATTCATAATAGTGCTAAATAATCTACGTCTAAAAGACATGATTTTTATTATAATAATTATATGTCGGAAACTCTTTAAATAATATTTAATTATTAATAAATACCTCCTAATTTAATATTTGCTGATTTATTTGCCTTTGGTTTTGCAGCAATAATTCTGGAGTATGCGGAAGAAAATTTATTAATATTTTGCGGAATGATTCTTGTTTTTGAATTAAATTGCTGCATTAGTTGATTGTATTGTTGTGCTTGCATTTGCTCTTGTTGCTGCTGTTGCGGTCGCTGTTGTTGTTGCATTTGTTGTTGTGGTCGTTGTTGCATTTGTTGCGGCCGTTGCATTTGTTGTGGTCGCAAATTTGGAGGCATAACTGGAGTATTTGGATCAACCGAATTAGCATAACTATAATTAATAATTTGTTCCGCATGTTCTTTACCATATTGTCTAATCAATTCATTTTTCTTTTCAGAACTGGGAAAAAATGGAATATTTGTCCAATCATTATTGTTTATTTTATTAATAGCTATTTCATTTATATTTTGGCGAGGAGCATTCATTACTTGACTCGGATTTTCTCTCAAATCATATTTATAAAAATCATTAGTTTCGTAGTTAGTTCCTGTCATAAATTGTTCAATATTAATAATGAATGTTTTATCCGATTCTACTGTATGAATATTGTCTAATGGATTAATAGATTCATCATCAATTGTATAAAGTAAATGAGCAATAGTTCGGATGCCATCTTGTCCATTATCGTTATTGGCACGTATTGGGTCTTTGCGATTGATTAATCGGGAAACGCCGTCAAATAAATGTAAAATTTCAGGGCTACCAATGGGGAAGAACTGGTCTCTGTTAATATGAAGACCAATATTTTCACAACGATGCTGCAATACGGTGTCTTCCATTCCCCATCCCCAAAAATTAGGATATCCATTGGTTGCTTCAAAATCAGAACCAGTTATTGAGACAATTCCACCTAAAGCATAATTAAACCCATAAAAGTGTTTAACAATTCCATGCGTTGTTTGATAAATAAAAATATTGCTAAATGGAAGTGTATCTATATCATTAAATACAAATGTTATATCTTTATAATCGTTTGGATATTTCGCTTTTATTGCAAGAAAACCTATGTTTTTTACTGCGCCACGATTAAAAGAACGACTGTCACATTGATGTGAAAAATAAATTTCATAGCTTGTTGTATCAGATAATTCTAAAATAGAAGTTAGGTAATTAGAGAAAAAAAACTTGTGTTGATATCTATTTCTATATGGAACTATAAATACGATTTTTGGAACATTAGTAGTAACTGCATTCGTAACTTCTATCATAACTTTAGACATGAAATATAAATATATTGGCATTATATTTATAAAATGAATACGAATACAAAGAATATAAATAATATTATGTGTAAAAAATGGTTAAATAAAATAAAAAAATATTTTAATGTTATCAAACCCTTTTTTTAATACAGGAGCTACTGGCTCTGGATATAATATAAATGTTAATACGTTAAGTTTTAATTCTTTAAACACAGGGTTTGTTTATTTAGGTGCTACAGGGTTAGCAAATGTAAAACAAATTGAAACAGTTGACCTTAGTGACTCTTTTATAACCACCTCTAAAATTGCGGATTCTGCTGTAACAAGTGCTAAAATAACAAGTAATATACATTTGTCTGGTGTTCCTACTGTACCTACCGGTGCAACAGGAGCAAATACAACTCAAATAGCATCTACTGCATTTGTTCAAAATGCTGTTGCCAATTTAGTAAATTCAGCTCCTTCAACCTTGGATACATTAAGTGAATTAGCTGCTGCTTTAAATAATGATGCAAATTATTCAACAACAATTACAAATTCTATTGCTGGAAAAATCTCAAAAACTGCGAATGAAGTAATATCAGGCATTAAAACATTTACAACCTTGCCTGAAAGTAGTGTGGTGCCTACAAGTAACAATCAATTAACAAATAAATCATATGTTGACATACAAATACCATCTATTAGTTATGGTTATACAGGTGCTATAGGGACTCAGGGTGCTACAGGAACACAGGGTGCTCAAGGAACTCTTGGGGCTACAGGGGCTCAAGGAACTCTTGGGGCTACAGGGGCTCAAGGAACTCTTGGGACTAAAGGTGCTACAGGAACTCTTGGGACTACAGGTGCTACAGGTGCTACAGGTGCTACAGGTGCTACAGGGACCCAAGGTTTTGAAGGTTCTCAAGGAGCCACAGGGGCTCAAGGTGCTACAGGTGCTACAGGTGCTCCAGGTGCTACAGGTGATACAGGTGCTCGGGGGACACAAGGAGCTCAAGGTGCTACAGGTGCTCCAGGTGCTACAGGGGCTACAGCTGCAGGGGCTACAAGTATTAATATATCATCAATTGTGAATAGAGTGTATAATTATCCTATTTTTATTAATAGTATAGGAACATTTAGTACTTTAAATATTTATTCTAACCAAGGATTTTTATCTTATATTCCATACGAAAAGACAATTAAATGTAACAGTTTATCATTAACAAATAAAATAACTACAACTAATATAGCAGAACCAGTTTCTGGGGAACTCGGTTATATACAAACAGTAAATACTACATCCTCAGTATCACTTACCAATAGTACTATTACAAATTTGGTTTCAATAACTTTAAGTGCTGGAACATGGAAACTTATATTTTCAACTAATTTTACACGTACATCAACTACTTATTATGGTTATAATATTGGAATGAACACTAATACTTTTGGATTTAATACAGATGGCACATCATATTTACAGGATACATTTATTCCTTCTGTGTCTCAAACAGGTACTTCAATAAATCATGGAATAGAAATGTTTTATTCTGCTGTATCATTTACAGTTTATGGACTTGTTAGACCTTATTTTGATAATGGAACAATTTCTGCGGGCGGAAAACTTCAAGCAGTAAGAATAGCATAAACAATATGTTTAATTTTAATATAAATATATTATTTTATTATAATGAGTTTAAAACCTTTTTTCAATACAGGAGCTACTGGTTCTGGATATAATATAAATGTCAATACCTTAAGTTTTAATTCTTTAAACACAGGATTTGTTTATTTAGGTGCTACCGGGTTAGCAAATGTAAAACAAATTGATTCTGCGGAACTTAGGGATTCTGCTGTAACTACTGTTAAAATTTCGGATTCTGCTGTAACCAGTGCTAAAATAGCAAGTAATATACATTTGTCTGGTGTTCCTACGGTAGATACTGCTGGAACAGGAACCAATACGACTCAAATAGCAAACACTGCATTTGTTCAAGATGCTGTTGCCAATTTAGTAAATTCAGCTCCTTCAACACTGGATACATTAAATGAAATATCAAATGCTTTAGGAGATGATGAGGATTTTTCTACAACAATTACAACCTTTATTTCAGAAAAGGTTTCAAAAACTGATAATGAAGAAATATCAGGTGTAAAAACATTTACAGCCTTACCTGAAAGTAGTGTTACACCTACAACTAATAATCAATTAACAAATAAGTCATATATTGATACACAATTACAGACAATTATTTTTACTCAGGGAATTACAGGGGCTCAAGGTTTACAAGGTATAACAGGTTTACAAGGTATAGCAGGTTTACAAGGTATAACAGGTTTACAAGGTTCTCAAGGTTTTATAGGTGATCAAGGTGCTACAGGTTCACAAGGTCTCGCAGGTTCACAAGGTTCTCAAGGTTTTATAGGTGATCAAGGTGCTACAGGTTTCGCAGGTAGTATAGGTTCACAGGGTGCTATAGGTTTGACAGGAAGTATAGGTTCACAGGGAGCTATAGGCGTCCAAGGTTTTAATGGTGTTCAAGGACCACAAGGTCTTCAGCCTACTCAAGGAGCTCAAGGATCTCAAGGATCTCAAGGCCGTCAAGGTAATTCAGGTATTATAATAGCTGATAATAATTCTAATACAACTATGTATCCTGTTTTTATTAATAGTACAGGAACATTTAGCAGCTTAAACATTCATTCAACATTCGGACCATTTTTAACTTATAATCCAAGTACTGGTACACTTACTTGTGGAAGTATAACACTAGCAAATCCAATAACTACTACAAATACAGCAGCTGCGACTTCTGGACAACTTGGCTATATACAAACATCAACATTGACGACAAATCAATCATTATCAAACAATACTTTAAAAAATTTAGGTTCTATAAGTTTAGCAGCAGGAACATGGTTAGTTATATTTGCATGTAGGTTTACGAGAACGTCAATTACATATTCTGGTTACCAGGCAGAAATATCACCAACATCAACTGCATTTAGTAATAATATTTCAGCAATAAAAGAGACGTTTCCTGGGGCTACTTCAGCAACAAATGAATCAATGTATTCTACATCAGGAGTTTTCTATTCAGGAACACCATTTTCACTTCATGGAAATGTGAGTGGAACATTTTCAGGACCAGGAGGAACACTTGTTGTATCAACATCTGTTATGCAAGCTACAAGGTTAGCATAAAATGAAAAAATAATAATTAAAAATAAATACAACCAATACAAACAATACAACCAATACAACCAATACAAACAATACAAACAATACAACCAATATAAATAATACAAATAACCAATTATTTATGTTGTTAAACTTGTTAAACAGCATATTTTTTTAGAATAACAGCAGGTATCAGTTCATCCTGAAGTTTTTCCAATTTTTTATGAACCTTATTAATAGTGACTTCGCTAATTTCACTAATCATTTTTACATCTCTTTTACTAACATTTATTTTACATAGCTGCGAAATAAAGTAGACTACTCCTGCTGCGATGGAATGAGGTGTGTTTTCAGGCATCATGTTGTTTTTCTCTATTTTAATCGCAATAAATTGTGCCAACTTAGTAAGCTCTGAATTAATGTTTAATTTACTGCAATATCGCTCTATAAATGCCTCCGGTTTTGTCTTGCAAAACGATGTCTTATCTTTATTATCCATATCCTTCTCTAATTCATTAATAATTGACTGTGCATTTTTACAGCCCTGCGTTGCACTGGTAACATCTAAATGAAATATGGTAGCCAACTCTTTTGCTGTTCTCGGATAATTATTAATTCTACACGATATGTAAATAGATGCAGCAATAATTCCATCCTTATTGTCTCCTCTGAACGTGTGGTCATGCTCTGATATTTTTTTGTGATATCTAATAGCATCATCAATGATAAGTTTTGGTATTCCGGCATTTTGTGCCATAATTGTGATACGCTGGAACTCATCGTAACGAGTTTTCTCTTTATACGGCATAGACTGCCATTCGGTATAACGACGTATTTTACGCATTTGGTAACTGGATTTGCCGATACACAACACTTTGCAACCGAAAGACGATTCTTCTAATAACGGATTAATTGGCATACCACATCGTGTAGGGTCCGAACTCTGGTTGTCGTCGGCACCGTAAAATCGCCATTCTGGTGATTGGTCTAACATATCTTTATAAATAATGCCGCATTTATTATTGGTGCATGTTAGAAACCCTTCATCTGAATATGCTAAACATGCTTGACACATCTCGCAATTTTCTCTGCTTGCGATAGTCCGGTAAAGACACTCCAATGGTTCTTTTTGTTTGGACGGATTAATTACTTCGGTTTCAAAAACATTCCATAATTTGCTTTTGTCAGCAGTACTATTAATAGAATTTTTATTTTTTTTGCTTTTTTCAGTAGTTTGATTCATAGGTATAATCATTGTCATTTTCATTGTTCTCTTTACAACTTGATATATTTTTAAATCAATTTTATTTATATTGTAAAATAACGAAATAGGTAGTTAATATTATAATACTATAATACTATATACTATATAATATGGGAAATTTAATATCTAATATGAAAAAAGATAATGCATCAGAGCCTACAACTCCAGTATCAGTTAGAGAACTGATGGATTATATTGCAACATATTATATTTTAACAATGGATTTCAATAGTTTAAGAAAATTACAAGATAAGGAATATTGCGATAATTTGGTGATTTTAACATCCGAAATTGTTGAAAAATATTTTACAAATATGGAAATAACATATTTAGCACAAAGTATTAAAAAAGAAGGCGAAAGTAATAATTCTGAAAACGAAAACGAAGGTGAACTTCAAAAAGATAAGGTTATATTTTTTAGTAAAGATGACCTAAATAATTTAGATATTAAAAATCCTATTAAAAAGAAACGGATTTGTAACGGAATCGCTAAATTCTATATTAAAATCGCACACATTTTTGCATCTATTCTCACTACAATAAATCCTGTGTATGTTTATAAAGATGAAAACGGTGCCACAGTTAATGCAACTATTTATAACAAGGGCAAAATACCTAAAAATGTCCAGCCAGAGATTCGCAATTTAAATATTTGTGATAACCGAATTAATGCATTAAAAGGCGACCTAAATTTGGATTCGGTTGATGAAGTATCTATACACCCTAAAATTTGCTCATTTAATGCTAAAGGTGGTTCAAACGAAGTGGGAACAAATGAAATACAAGCAAACGAAGAAGAACCAATAGAAGAAAAAACGTTAGCAGATGAACCTGGTATTCCAGAATTAATGGAATTATATTATGATGATAAGTATGATTATGTAACCGGTAAATTTACTGGCATGACTGAACAAACCAAAGCATTATTTCAAGAGAATTTAAAATATTTTTTCACTGTCTTTACTGATGGTAAGGAAATGCCTGAAGACATAACCAAATTCAGCGACATTAAATTACGAGCATATCATAATATGCCTGAATGTAAAGGAGATAAACCACTTTTGAAAACAAGTGTTTCCGGCAAGTTAACCGATGAATTATTTAAAAAATATGCTGAAAATTTAAGGGGAATGATTAAAAAATCAAAAGATAACCAAGAATTGCTATTAGATGTTCTTAATAAATTGTTTAGTTATACAGTTAATCCTGAAACAAATAAAAAACAAATTCGGGTTAATCCAAAACTAACCGAGTCAAGTTTACAAGAAGTTGTTTTAGAAACAAGAGCTATTATCGTGAAATTATATTTAACATGTGAAACCGATTTTACAAATGGTATTAAATTATACGAGGCTATTGTTGAAAAAAAGATTCTGGATACAACGCAAGCACAATTAAGCACATTGGAAAAAATGTCGGATAAACTTGTAGCAGAAAGTGATATACCAAATCCAGCTGAAACCAAAGAATTGGAACGAATACAAGGGATTGCTAAATAAGTTTCTAAATAATAAGTTACTAAATAAGTTTCTAAATAATAAGTTACTAAATAAGTTATTATTTTATTATCTAATCAAACCCATAATGTATTTACGTTTACATTTGTTGGTGAATGTAATGCGTTTACATTTGTTGGTGAATGTAATGCGTTTACATTTGTTGGTGAATGTAATGCGTTTACATTTGTTGGGCTTGCTTGGCCTGTTGAGCCGCCTTCTGGGCTTGCTTGCCGGCCTGGGCAGCCTTTTGGGCAGCCTTCTGAGCCTGCTTGGCAGCCGTAGCAGAGCGACCAGCCTGGGAGCCACGAGCAGCCTTAACAGCACGCTGGGCAGCCTTGGTGACTTGCTTAGCGGCTTGTTGAGCCTGTTGAGCGGCTTGTTGAGCCTGTTGGCTGGCCTGTCTTTTCATGGTACGAGCCTTGCGTTGGGTTTGGGCCTTTTGTTGAGCCATTTTGCGAGATCTACGTTGAGATTTAGACTTACGAGAAGCAGCACGATGAGTACGATGAGGCATCTTAATATATATTATCTTAACAAAAAAAATAAATTTAAAAATTCAATTAAATATGCTAAATAAAATATACTTAATTAATTATATTATTTTTATATTTACCAAATTGTATCCGTTGAATGCCAAAACATTTTGTCTCCCTTTTTAATATTATACAAACTCCTAAACAATTCTAAACGAGCCAATGGACAATTTGTTCTATATTTATCCATCGGATGAGGATTAGTTTTTAATTGTGCTTTAATTGCCTTATTAAATATTTTTTGTCGTGCTTGAATCGCAATATATGTGAAAAATGCATGAAAAGATAACGCACGTATCGGCACTTCATCATTATTTTTATCCTGAAAGTCTCTTAAATATTCTACGCAGATGGCCAATCCAGAAATATCTGCTAAATTTTCCCCCGTACTCAAAGTAGCGTCCATTTTTATGCCATCATATGCAGCAAATGTCTCATATTGTTGAACAACATCCTTAACTTTCCTATTAAATTTTGCTCTATCTGCTTTTGTCCACCAATTATGCAAATTACCCTTGTAATCATATTGGCTACCCATATCGTCTAAACAATGCGACATTTCGTGACCTAATGTATAGCCAATATGTGCTAAATTATATTCTATGCCTCGTTCATCTAAATCAATAAACGGTTTTTGTAAATATCCTAAAGGAATATAAATTGAATTTTCAGTTGGCGTATAATACGCATTTACAACATAGGATTGTTTGCCGATTAATTTAAATTCAGACCAGTCTATTACAGGAATATCTATTTCAGTTGATTTACCATCTAAATCAATTAGTTTTTTAGCTCTCCATACCGCTATTTTTCTTAAATTTTGATAGGCCTCTTTATTGCTGTATTTTAAAATAGGGTCTTCTCTTAGCATTGCAGGACTGCCTATAATCAAATTGATGTTTTCCAGTTTTTGCAATGCATATTTTTTCGTTTTAGGAGACAACCATGTGTTTTTTCTAATCTTTCTCTTATAAACTGATAACATATCAGCTGCCATATTTTTTACGTAATCAATATGTTGTTGTTTTTTATTCCTTTCAATGTATTCATTAGACAAAAAAGTATTGAAACAAAGTGATAGACCAAATACGGGATATATTTCTTTCGGCCACGGCACTGGCTGACCAGAAACAAACTTGCCATGAAATTCATAGTAAATTAGCCGCCACTCGCTATGGAAGCGAATCAATTGTCTAAATATTGTGTATAAATAATATGTTCTCCATTTACTGGTCTTCCATGTATCATCTGTTACTAATTTAGCCATAATGCATTTAACATAATTCAAACTGCGGCATATATATTTTTTAGGAATATCTTTATATCCAATATATTTTACAAACTCCGCAAAATCTAAACCACATTTTTTAATTGATTCACTTGTTTCAACAACATTGTAACCATTTTCATCGTCAGTTTTAATACTATAGCAACCCAATGCATCTAATATGTCATATTCTGCATCCCATACATCTTTTGCTATTAGACCATGATTTTTACCTAAACATGCGTCAAATATTTCATTTATATATTCTAAATATCGCTTTTTAAACGCTTTTTTATATCTAATAGTGCTCGCATCTGCAGTGTTGTCTTCAATGTATATCATATAATCATATGCAGTTAATTGTGGAGCGGATATGGTGCTAATATATACTTTTGAATTTTTTTCATCGGGGAGCACAGACCATACTAAGGGGCATCCCCATGATATAATTTCATTTTGATTTAGTTGCCCAAATAAACTGTATATAGAATTTTCAGCAATAACTTCATCAATTCGTTTTACAGCCCAGTCAACATATTGTTGTGCTGCATTATTATCTAAATTATATAAAGATTCGTAAACTGCTTTAATAGCTCGGGATTTAGGAGTATCATTATTTGCAATATACTCCTTAACAATATCCATTAGTTCATAATATACTTTCTCTTGTGTTATCCTAAAACTATCAATTTGGACATAATATTTTTGTTCAATTTCCAATTCTTTGCTTTTTTTTGCCATCCATTGGTAATTAATATATGTGTAATAGTCGTTACGTGTGGTATAGCGTGATGGAGTAAATGGAGTTTTAAATAATTTTACTAATTCTTGTTGTACATTGTTTTTCCCCATTTTCAAACGTTCCGGAAAATCTATCGCATATTGTTGTTCAAATTGATTAAATGTGTTTGCGGATTCACGACAATAGACCTGTAATTCTTGCTGAGTAGGTCTATTTTTCTTGGTTTTTTCTTTTGTAGATATTCTATTTCTTTTATTTCTTGTATTTGTCTTCATATTATAAATGAATAAATAAAATGAAGAAACTGAAGATATATCTCTAAGAAAATTTATTTTCTATTTTGTTTAACAAGTCTTCGCTGTAAACCAATTTACCAGATGGTTTATATGAATTAATAGGAGTATATTTTTTACTATTTTTAATTTGTTGTAATCCTTGTTGGCCTTGCTGCCCTTGGCTTTGCAATGATTCATTCACATTATCTTCATTTTCATCTGAATCAATTGCTTTTTCATCCTTTATTTTCTCTCCATATTCATTAATAACAATACCAGTTTTCTTCTTAATTTCGTTTCGCACATATGTTGGCACCCAATGATTCCATGATATAAATATAGTATTCGGATGAAAATATCTCACTTGGAATCCATTGGTTTGCAATGTATCCATTATATAGGCAATACATCCAGCTTGGTCATATTTAGGCACACCAATAATTACTTCAGGAACAACAAACCAACAAAATTTTTCATTTACGTTTTGTCTGGCTGTTGTTTTTATTCTAACGTGAATACGATTTAATATTTTTTTGAATAGTTCCAGCTTGTTAACGTCAATTTGTCTCTTTTTTTCGTAAAGGTCGTCAATATTAATCTTTTCTGAAAATTCGTCAAAATTTTCAAGAGTAAATATATTTGCCATTTAAAAACAATCAAGAAAATAAAACTTGTAGTTTATTTTATTTCTTGTAAAAACTATAAAATAAGTTATAAGTTATAAATAAATTTTTTTTATGTTTTGTATTACTAAGTTTCAATCCAAGTAAATGACAATAAAACATTTAATAATAGCAGGCGGTGGTCCTATTGGATTACAATTTTTGGGTGCATTAGAACACTTAAACGAAGCCGGGTATTGGAAAATAGAAGATATTGAAACCATATATGCTACTTCAATTGGAACAATGGCTGGAACATTTTTAGCTCTTAAATATGATTGGGAAACATTAAATAAATATATTATTGAACGCCCATGGCACGAGGCATTTAAATTAAATGGGAAACAAATTTTTGACGCATTTTATAATAAAGGGCTTTATTCAAAAAAAATATTTGAATCTATTTTTAAACCTGTATTAGAAGCTAAAGATTTGTCTCTTAATATCACTTTAAAGGAATTCTATGAATATACAAAAATAGAATTCCATTTATATACATTTGAGCAAAACAAATTTGAAACAGTTGATTTATCATATAAAACACATCCGGATTTAGGATTAATACAGGCGATTATGATGTCTTGTACTATACCGGGACTTTTTATGCCGACATGTATTGATGATGGTTGCTACATTGATGGAGGTGTTATGGCAAATTATCCTATTAGTTATTGTCTCAATGATAATGGGGGAATTGAAAAACAGGATGAGATGTTAGGTATAACATTTTATCGTGATTATAACAAACCAGACATATATAAATACAATATGGTAACAGATGATTCAACTGTCTTGGAATTTGCGGTCGGATTTTTTATTAATGCCATGAATTATATACACAAGACTAATAAAAAGGACAAAATAAAAAATCAAATAGAATGCATAAATGATGATTTTTTTTTGACATTAGATGTGATGAGAGAAGCGATTAATAATTCAGAAATGCGGCGAACTTGGATACAGCGTGGTTGCGAAGATGCCAAAATATTTTTAAAAAAATTAGAAAATAATAACGTATAACGTATTATATCATGATATAAAGAAAAGCAATTAATAAAATACAATATAAAACTAAATTACCATTATTATTATGGAAGAAGAAAATCATATATTAGAATCATTAGTAGAACAAGAACAACAAATAGAAACCTATTTTTCAAAAAAATATTATCGTTTAATACTTTGTAACGCTTGTATACTTTCAGTATCAATATTTTGCATTGTTTACGTATATTGTAGTCAAACTTCATAGGGTTTGTTATAATTCTTAAATAATTGTTGGAAAAATCTGAGTTAACAAATCCTGCCAAGAAAGTGTATTATAATTTAAATAACCTGTATTACAATCATTTATTTCATTCTTGTTTTCATTTATATATGAATATCCCTTTCTTATCATACAATGTAATGCAGTTTTATGCGCACAGAGAATCGCTATTTCAAAATTGTCCGCATTTGGAAAATAGTTGTCAATTTCTTGTATTTTTTTAACCAAAGTTGTCTCAAAATTATCAACTGTTAAATTCATTTGTTAAATATATTATTATTTCTAATATATTTAATATATTATTGTTTAAAATATTGTTTTACACCTTTGGACATTTAATATGCTTCGCTGAAACGCCGATTATTGATATAAAATAATATAAAAAATTTATATTATATTTTATATAAAATGTCAGAAGATTTAGATTATATACCATTTAAATATGATTGGCATAAAAATAAAAATACATTAAGATATAAACATTTTGATTATTTATCTTGTAAAAATGATATATTGGAATGTGATAGAAATCTCAATAAAGAAAAAATCCCAGTTACAATAATAGATGAATATTTTGATAACAAATTTATTGATTGTACCAATGGATATTCAAACTATCAATTTAGACCATTAAATACAGATTATCTTTGGACGAATGTAGAAAATGCTTTAGAAGACACCTCTATACAGACTATAAAAAAATGGAACCCTGAATATGGAGTTGTTTGTCGGACTTTTAATGTTCCCGTTAAAAACTACGTTCTTAAAGATAATACTTTACACAAAGAATTGACTTGGTTAAAATGGAATAATCAATATTATGATCCAACCTATTTATATACATTTAATGGAAATGATGATGATACATCTGGTGTATTAAAAAAAATATGTCCATTAAAATGGACGGAACCAGAAATAGAGAATATGGAATCAATAGGAAGAAAAACATTTACTCAAAAAAAGAAGAAAAATAAATTGGTGCAAACAAACGAATGTTATTATCAAATTGATTTAGGAGATGTTATGCATATCAAATCTATTCTTACATTTGGTAAATATCCAAGTAATAGACCTTTTCCAAGAAGAAAATATAATTATAACAGTTATTATTGTGATACTAACAAAACATATGTTAATGTTGTTGAAATAATAAATGATGATTCATATGTTACAAATTATTCAGTAGCGTATAAAGATTCTCAAACTCAAAAATGGGTGTATTATAATGAATTTGAAGGCAATATAAATTCATATACTGCAAAAATAAATCCAGTTTATATTTATTCTAGATATATTAGAATTAAACCATTAAAATTTGTTAAAACAAAAAGCATGATTATTTATGTGTATGTTTCAAAAAATACAAATAAAAATGAAGACAAACGTGAAGATGAAGATGAAGAAGTTGTTAGTTATACTTTAGTGCCTTCAAATAATAAACAAATAAGGTATGATGGGTATGGTGAAACACGTTATTCACCTGATTATTTTTATGCGCAATACAATAAAAATGAAAGAAAAAAAAATATTAAATATATGATGGAAGAACAACTTGAGAATTTAGATGATTTTTATTTATAAATTGGTTTTTTCGTAAACTTGTGAAATGTCCAATGGTGTAAATTACTGGATTTAAAATAATATATATTGTAAAACAACTTAAAGAACCGTATGCAAAAATTGTTCCATGGTGGACTTGGTGGGTTTCGCATCATATTCAACAATCTGGTTATCCTTTAACAACTTCACCGTAGGATATCCTTCAATTTTGTATTTATTCATTAGCTCTTCAGTCTCGGGCGATTCTGTCGTGCAGTTATACTCTGTAAATGTTAATGTATATCCATTAATATTTTTGCCTTCATATTCTGATTTCAAACTTTCCCATTCCGGTTTAGCCGTTTTGCAATGAGGGCACCAATCCACATAAAATAACATTAAATTTGCGGTTTTATTTGATTCTTGATTCGTGTCAAAGTTTTCTCTATTTGCACTGTATTGTGTTTTATTGCTGAAATAATTGGTATAAATATAATATCCTAAAACTCCGAATAATAATGCTGATACGATAATCATCCAATTTGTTTTGACATATATGAGAGAAGTTTGTGATAAAGTTTGTGCCTTTGCTTTAATACTATTTAGATCCATTATATATAATAATAAAGAATAAATTACAATTACAATTAAACGAATATAAAGTTAATTTAGCATTATTTATTAGAATTAATTGAATTAATAATGCTAATTAGAAATGTGGATGGTAGATTACAAATTATTAACAGAAAAGACTGCAAAAATGAAACCGACTATAACCAAAAGTTGTATGCCGTTCGTTTGGAATATATGCAAAAATATAAATCTATTGTTTCACAAGAGACAAATGTTAAATCCCTTAAAAAAACTTCTTTGCAACTGTAAACATAAGAATTAATAAAAATCCGGTAAAAATATAACTGTATGCTATATTTGTCTTAATTGTGCTCCAATTTTCTGAAAAAATAGATATATTGAAATCATTTGCAAATTTATTTGTTTGCGATATATTGTAAAATATTGTATATCCTAAAAGTAATAAAATAATTACTTTTGAAAAGAAGCCTGTTAAAAAGTATGTATTAAGGGGAGACAATACAAATAATATAATAAGAAATATAGCAACACACAGATACAAGCAGACGGTTTGAGTTGATTGTGCGTATTTTACGATCATGGATGATGCTATTGTTTTTTTTGTTTCTTCTGTTTCTGTTTCTTTTGTTATCTCTGTATTCATTTATACTATATTATTATAATATTATAACAATATAATATCCGTATATTTTATACCATTTATTCGTATGGCAGGACTTAGTGTTGGTATTCCAGTTCCAACTCCAATAGATTTGCAGTTAGAATCATATTATCAATTAGCTCAACAACCCAACTACATATATTTTCCATTTATTATGAATACAATTTTGGTAATGATTGTATTAAATAAAATGACTGGTAATTTATTATTACCTGAAACTATTCCATACGGTGGGTTTCAACTTACTTATAATGGAATTAATCATATAGAAGAAAGTGGTTCTGATGTGGTAGTAAATAATTTAGTTATTAATGAAATATTAAATTATATTGAAATAAAAAGAGAAGAAGGTGTAAATAATCCCATAAGAGTTGCGGTTTCGTTGTTTTTGCATAATCCTATTAATGCTGAAGTTAATCATGCAAATATGTTATTATTTGAATATAATAAAGTCACAAACACTTTAAAAGTGTTTCATTATGAACCATATGGAGACGCTTGGAAAGAATTATTCTCAACCATTGCTGTTAAAGAAAAAGAATTAATAGATGATGTTATTAATAGAATTAAAACAACTAATCAAACTAATAAAACAATCAAACTAATTATTCCTGTTTTTAACATTAGTCCTGTCAACCATCAACTCCCAACAAGAATAGATCAACGAATTATAAGTAAGATTCAGTCGTACAGTGAAGGTGGTTATTGTCAAATGATAGCTTTATTACAAGCTATTTTATTTTTAATATATGGAACTACTTTCACTCCTGATGGATACACGCCATTGGGAAGTGTAATAAACAATATTTCTCAATCAGTTACTCAATTAGGCAATAGTTCCCCAAGTATTTCTAAATCAGGTCCAGGCATTTTTCAGTTAAATGTTATACGTGGATTTACAATAGATATAGGAAACAAAATAAATGAAATTTTTGAACCAATTGGGATTGATATAAGTATTAATACACTTTCACGTATACAAAAATTATATAAAAACCAACCAGGAGCTCCTCCAATTTATTTAATTTATATAGATGCATTAGTAAAATATTTTGTTAACCAAACACAAACAGGAGTTATTATACCATCTGATATAATGAGTGTTATAGTTAAAAGTAAGACTGTTATGAATGCTTCAGAATTAACTAAGTTGGAAGATATGGTTATGACATTGTTAAAAAGAAATGTTGAAGATTTTGAATTATCTGAAAGAGAAAAACAACGCATATTAAGATTATATCCTGCTCGTGCTGCTGCTGATGATGCTCGTGCTCGTGCTGCTGCTGATGATGCTCGTGCTCGTGCTGCTGCTCAGACAGATCCATTTGTTACACTTGATACTGTTCGTCATGCTAAAAAGACTGCTGCTGTTGTTCCAGGTAAGGTTAAAAGCACTAAAAGAGTTATAAAAGGAGGAAAACCCAAAACCAAAAAAACGAAAAAGAAACAAAGAAAAACAAAAAAAACGAAGAGAAAGACAACGTAAATAATTTAGACTATTTTATTTTATATCTTAATATTATGATGCAAACACGTAAAAGTAAAAAACATAATACTAAGAAATTCAGGGTAAATACAAAAACGAAGACAAAGAAGCATCGGGTTTTCAAAAAAAATGATTTCTATTCCGGCGACGGAATGGTTACTAAAATTTGGGGACCTGCGTTCTGGCATACCTTGCATACAATCAGTTTCAATTACCCAGTCAACCCTACAGAAGAAGAAAAGACTCATTACAGAGATTACGTTTTGTCTCTTCAACACATTTTACCATGCAAATATTGTCGTCAAAATTTAAAAACGAATTTTAAACAGTTGCCATTAAATATGTGTCGTATGAAGAACCGTGACACTTTTTCACGATATATGTACGAGTTACATGAATTAGTTAATAAAATGTTGAAAAAGAAATCTGGATTAACTTATTGCGATGTTAGAGAAAGATATGAACATTTTAGGTCAAGGTGCACTGAAGAGAAACCTATTATTTTCAAATTTAATCAAAATAATAGTACCAGAGAAAAAGGCTGCACTGAGCCGCTGTATGGTAAGAAATCTAAATGTATTATTAAAATAGTTCCACAGGAAAACAAAGAACAAACAATGCAAATAGACAAAAAATGTATTAAGAAACGTGAATAACAATGAAGTGTAAATAGGAAGTGTAAATAGGAAGTGTAAATAAATTACATGCCAAATGTGCTGAAGCTATTTAAAACTGGAACAGGCATAGAACTGGGATTAAATACGCTATAGTTAGGAACCTTTTTACAGTCAAAGTTGGGCTCAGGGCAACGGGCGCATGGAGCACAAGGGGGACATTTGGATACATCAAATGCAGAGTTACCTGATGTCGTTGAAGTGCTTTCATTTTTCACAATTGAAGGCGGGCACGCAGGACACACTGGTGGCACAACTTGCGACTTTAATATGTATAAATCTCCTTGTCCAAACGGGATATCCGACTTGGGAATTCCAGTAGGGAGCGAAGCCAAGTAAGTATCCGGATCATATTTAAGATTAGCGCTATTAGAAGAAGAGTTATTAGAATTTGAAGAACCAGTTCCAGGTTTAACAGGATTATACATGTCGCTATAGCTGGTTCCGGGGGCGGAACGACTGGAATCACGATTCATTGACCCCATAAAATTATCAACAATATTGCTGCTATATGTGTATGTGTTTTCTTCAGTATAGTTAATTTTCCTACCGGTAGGAGACGTAACTTGTACAGCTGTTCTGCCTCTTGAATCTGATACGAGTTTAGCAGAGCTTCCATCGGGACCAAAATATGCCTTTCTATTTGTATTACTGTCAATATAGTAAATATCAGTGGTTCCATTTTTACTCGTAATTACAAGCGTATTATTATTTCCAGTATCTACTACACGAGCAGTTGATCCATTAGGACCATAATAAATAGATGCATATGAAGTGCCATCATAATGATTATAATTATCATAGGAATGGCGTCTATCATGGTCGTCATCGTCATCATGAGTATGAGGGGGAACATCGGGAGTTATAACAGGACGAACTACAGCAGCAATAACAGGGGCATTAAAAATAGTGGTTACAGCTGGAACTGCTACAACAGCTGCTGTTGTTCCAACGGCAGCAACCGCTGCAATTGCATTAATCGTAACAGTAATAGCTGTTAAATCTGAATTTATTGTGGCGGAGCCTTTAGGTGGAGTATTTGTAATATCATTATATATATTAGGAGCAACAGTAGTATTTTTGTAGTTGGTTACATTCGCATCAGTTTTAGTAACAGTAATAGTTTTAGTTGTGTCAGTATTAGTAGCAATAGTTGCAGTGGAACCATTAATAGCTGTATAAATGATAGGGCTGCCAGTAAAAGTAGTTGTAGTTGTTGTTGTTGTACCTGATGCAGGAGTTGTAACTGTAATCGTTGTTAAATCTGTAGATAGAGTAGCTGTTTCGCCATTTGGGTTATAAAATCTTCCAGATGCATCGCCACGAGAAGTGTTATATGTGGTTACAGTTCCATTGAGTTTAGTAACAGTAATCGCTTTAGTTTGGTCAGTATAAGTAGTAACACTTGCAATGGAACCGTTTGGAGCGGTATATCCAATAGGTTGAGCAAAGCCTTCAACATAATTACTACCTCCTAAATATGTGCATAAAATAAGACCTAATAACAATATTACAAAAAGTATTATAAATTGTGTATCCATTGTATATTTTATGTTGTGAAAAAAGTTTATAAATATATTAAACATATAAATCATAAAGTTAAAAATCATAAAGTTAAATAAATCATTAAAAATATAATTGATTTGTTTATATATGAATAATTAAATGTATATAAACAATATAATCCAAAATGTCAAAACTCAATGATAAATACATCAGTGTCCAATTAATAGATGATTCAGATGACGAAGTGGAAGTAGGATTTGAAGAGGATGTTCTTGAGAAAACAGTAGTAGAAACAGTGGTTATAGATGATTCAAAAGAGACAAAGGAGTCAAAAGAGACAAAAGAGACAAAAGAAGTAAAAAAGGTGATTCCCAAAAAGAGGGCGAAAAAAGTAACTGATAAAATAGTAGAAACAGATGTTGTAACCGTAGTTCCGGAATGTTTACTAAAGAAATATTATAATTTGGAAGACCATATTATAGAAATAGGTGCAGATGAGGCGGGAAGAGGACCAATGTTTGGAAGAGTATATAGTGGCGCAGTAGTTTTACCTAAAGATGATAGTTTTGACCATTATAAAATGAAAGATAGTAAAAAATTCACATCAAAGAATTCAAAAAAAATAAATGAAGTAGCTGAATATATAAAACAAAATGCGATAGCATGGGCGGTTGCATATGAAGACGAACGAGTAATTGACGAAATAAATATATTGCAGGCAACACAATCGGCAATGCATAAGGCAATTCAAAATGTAATTGGTCAGCTATCAAAAAAAAATGCAGTTTTAGACTATAATAATTTGTTTCTATTGATTGATGGAAATTATTTTAAGCCTATACAAATGCCGTTAACAAATAACAAACCCAGTTTCAAAACAAGTACTTTGCATTATACCACAATTGAAGGCGGTGATAATAAATATACATCTATTGCAGCAGCGTCAATATTGGCAAAAGTAGAAAGAGATAAATATATTGAAGACTTGTGCTTACATAATCCAGACTTAATAGAGAAATATGGTTTAGATTCAAATAAGGGTTATGGGTCAAAAAGACATATGGATGGTATAAAAAAACATGGTATTAGTAAATGGCATAGAAGAACGTTCGGAATTTGTAAAGAATATGCTTAAAGAATGTTCCTCAGAATGTTCCTCAGAATGTTCCTCAGAATGTTCCTCAGAATGTTCCTCAGAATGTTCCTCAGAATGTTCCTCAGAATGTTCCTCAGAATGTTCCGCCGAACATTATTTATCCCGAACACATTTCACATATATCTTCTTTTTCATCGTTCTTCGTTATTTTCTCTGGCTCTATCGTAAACTGCTGCGCCTGATGCTTTGCCTTTCTTCGCAAATAATAAATACCGGTTTTTAAGCCCTTTGACCACGCATAAAAATGCATTGATGTTAATTTATTGTATACAGGGTCTTCCATCCACAAATTTAGACTCTGACTTTGACAAATAAACGCACCTCTGTCTGCCGACATATCTATCAGGTGTTTCATGGGAATTTCCCAAACAATCTTATATTTGTTACGAATATGCTCTGACAAATTTGTTAGCTGTTGAATAGATCCCTTATTTAATATTATATTGTTTTTTAGATTCTCATTCCATAATCCAAGGTCTAATAGTTCTCTCATTAAATATTTATTGACAACTACAAATTCACCTGCCAAAGTTCCACGACTGTAAATATTACTGGTCAATGGTTCAAAACACTCATTAAACCCTAAAATCTGTGAGGTTGATGCGGTTGGCATTGGTGCAACCAATAGCGAATTTCGGAGACCATGTTTGACAATGGATGCTTTTAGTGTGTTCCAATCATATCGCCCCGGGGTAGGAGTTGCGTTCCACATGTCATATTGAAGAATACCCTGTGACGCAGGTGAACCAATAAACGAACTATATGAACCACAATGTGATTCATCTAATTTATCTATTTCTTCCTTAATAAAATGATAATCTTGCAAATCCTGAAATTCTATATCTGGTTTTGTTAATCCCTTTAGAAACGTGAAATTACTTTTGTTTTTTCGCATTCGTTCAATAGCAATTTCATTACTTTTCTCTAATGAAGCATGGTAAATTGTTTCAAATATTAATTTATTTATTTCAACGGCTTTAATTGAATGAAACGGAATATCCATTAAAATAAATGTATCAGCTAATCCTTGAACCCCTATGCCAATCGGTCTATGTCTGAAATTGCTCGTTTTTGTCTTGTTTGTCGGATAAAAATTAATATCTATTACTTTATTCAAATTATTTGTTACCACCTTGGTGACGTAATGCAGTTTTTCATAATCAAATTCTTTAGTTTTTTCATTCACAAATGTTGGCAGACCAATGGATGCCAAATTACACACCGCTGTCTCATTCGCATCGGAAAATTCAGTTATTTCGCAACATAAATTTGAACTCTTAATCGTGCCCAAATTTTTCTGATTTGATTTTCGGTTTACTGCGTCTTTATATAAAATATACGGAGTACCAGTCTCCATCTGTGCATCCAAAATGGCAAACCATAGTTCTCGTGCAACTACCGTTTTTCTGGCCTTACCTTCATCCTCATATTTTGTATATAAATCAACAAAATCTTGTCCATAAACATCAGATAATCCAGGGCACTCGTGAGGACAAAATAGCGACCATGTACCGTTCTTTTCTTTCACACGCTCCATAAATAAATCGGAAATCCATAATGCATAAAATAAATCTCTCGCTTTTAATTCTTCATCTCCGTGATTCTTTTTTAGTTCTAAAAAATCGTAAATATCAGGATGCCATGGTTCTAAATATATGGCGAATGAACCATTTCTTTTTCCTGATTGATTTACATAACGAGCTGTATTATTAAATACCCTAAGCATTGGAACTAAACCATCTGTTTTGCCATTTGTTCCTTTAATATGCGAATCCTTTGCTCTAACATTATGAATATGTAGTCCAATACCACCCGAATATTTTGATATTAACGCACAATCCTTTAATGTATTATAGATTCCGTCAATACTGTCGTCTTCCATTGCAATTAGATAACAACTGGATAATTGTGGTCTGGGACTTCCGGCATTAAATAGTGTTGGGGTCGCATGTGTAAAATATTTTAGAGACATTAAATTATACGTATCTTTGACAAGTTCAAGACTATCCTTATTAATTGTATCGCCGTGAATACCGATAGCAACCCTCATCCACATGTGTTGCGGACGTTCAATGATTTTTTTACCTATTTTAAATAGATATGCTTTTTCTAATGTTTTAAAGCCAAAAAAATCAATTAAATAATCCCTATTATGGTCAATGATTTCATTTATTTCAACTGAATAATGTTGAGTAAAATTCCATAAATGATGGGATACAAGAGGATGAGGGTTTCCATGCACATCATTAAATTGGTACAATTGTTGCATTACATTAGAAAAAATAGGATCGGTATTTTTGTGATGATTAGAAACGACAATTCTGGCAGAAAGTGTACCGTAATCGGGATGATAAGTAGACAATGATGCGCACTGTTCAGCAGCAAGTTCGTCAATTTTAGTAGTAGAAATTGTATCGTATAATTGGTCTATTACTTTCATAGAAAGCGATGCGTAATTTATATTAATATTTGCTTCTTGGCCCAATTTTTTAATGCGGTTTAGAATCTTATCAAAAGATATTTCCTCTAATTGACCATTGCGTTTAGTAACCCGCATATTATTATTATTATTTTTATCGTTATTTTTATCCTTCTCTGATTGTTGCATTATTATAATTATATTGTTTGTTTATTTTTAAGTTTATTTATCAATAAGAATAATAATTTATATAAATCAAATAAATTATAATAAATCAAATAAATCTAATAAATTATAATAAATTATAATATATTATAATATATGAAGTCAGCTACAATGAAAAATATTTTATTTTTAGCGGTAATATTAATAGCTGGATTAGCTTTAGCTCCATATTTAGCTTCGGTTGAAGGATATGAAAATAAAAGACAAGTTTCATTATTACCCGGCATTTATCCTGATACAGTTGATAAGCCAATATTAGATAGTTTTCCATTAACAGGTAAAACAAGTGCATTATCTAATACAGACAAATCTAATTCGGATACCACTATTTTTGGATTGGGCTCTTATGCACAAATAACAAATAATATGAAATATGTGCAAAATCCGGATAATGGTTCTTGCACTCCGGCAATGTTTTGTAATTTATTGTATAAAAATATTGATTTAAAAAAAGAACATGAGACAAATGTAATTACTGCTCTAAAACCTGCAACAGAAGGAGCTGGTGCCCGTGTAAATTATTACAGAAGCACTCCAAACACATTGTTCTTTTCTATTCCAACAAATGAAAATATACTGTATTAAATTACTGTAAATTGTATTACACCTTTGGACATTTAAAACGCCGATTTTTATTATAGTAATTATTAACTATAATAAAATTATAATTTAATTATTTAATTTGTCAATTGTAAAAACAATATCGTCATAACGATTTTTGTTTTGTCTTAAATCATATACTTTGATAAATTGTTTTAAATTTTCTGGAACTTCATTTTTAAGTATATCAATCCAATCCCATGATTGAACATCTTCAATTATTAGTATTCCATCGTCAGTCATTATTTGTGAATATAATTTTATAAATTGTTTCATACTTTCTAAACTATGAGGACCATCATCTAACATAAAATCACACTTTATATTTTTATTTAAGAAATGAGTAATAAAAAAATCATTATTGTATGCGTCCGTGGATGTATGTAATATAATTTTATCATTATTTTTTATACATTCACAAACATCATTAATATTCATTATATCTAATCCATAAACATTCGCATTTGTAAAAAAATCACTCCATAATTTTATACTTCCACCATTATATATTCCTACTTCTAATACATTTTTAGCGGTTTCCTTTTTTGATATCAATAATTTTTGATATAGTGGTAAATAAGAGTGTGTTGTATTTTTATCGGTTTTCATATTATCAACTATTTTTTGTAAACTCATATTATATATATATAATATATTATTATTTTAACGAAAATTTTAACGAAAAAATAATAAGCGTTTTAAATGTCCAAAGGTGTAAAAATAAAACAAAAGTAAAGAGATTGCTATCACATAATTCGGCCCATCATAACAAAATAAATTTTGTTATTTTGTTATTGGCATTGTATAATATGTTCCTAATATATAGTCTGCGCCTGGAAAAACAACATTATAATTTCCTTTTTCATCCTTTTTATAATAATGGTGCGCTTTATGATTTTCAAGAGACCAATTAACATATATATTATTTGGATTAATATATTCTGGCGGAATACCATATATAGTATTTTTACAAATTTTGTTTACACTAAAAAAATGAATATAACTATGAAGTGAATTCCAAATAACTATAAAAATAATTTGACTAATTATTACAGTTATAACAATAATATGTAAACTTATTATTTTATAAAATAAAATAAATAAAATAAACACATTCACTAAAAATATTGGTAACATTGTCATAAAACTAAAACAAATATTTGAATGATCATTATCTTTAATTGTAAAATCTTTATTTGTTGAGATATGATGTTTAATATGGTCATCATATGTTTCTTTTAAATATGGAATGTTTATTTTGTTATGCATGATATATTTGTGCATAAAGTATTCCTGGAAAGTTAAAATAAAATAAAATAAAATCAAAAATAAACAGATTGAAGAAAATGAATTTTTTTCTAAAAACTGTCTCATATATATTATATATTATATTCATAAAAAATATTATCAAAAAAATATATTTAAATTATTTCATATTTCCAATACTGTATTAAATATCTATATTTATATCTAATTTGTCAATTACAATTGATTCTACTGTAGGTAAAATTGGCGACTCTGTCTTGAGAATCGTGATTTTTCCATTCTCCTTGTTAAATTGTAATAAACACTTTTTTGGTTCGGATTTTAATGACGCTTGAGCCTTTGACATCACTTGAAACGCATTTTCTCCCTTTGTTTTACGATTTGGTGCTCTATGTTCAAATCCTGAAACACGTTCTTTTTCAATTATTGACCATAATTCACCCAACTCGCTTATATTGTCATGAAACCATTGACGATTTCTACACACTAAAACACAACTTAGAATAGCAAGTTTCCAATAGCAATCCTTTATCCAAATATATTTGTATTCACTTGACTGATATAAATCAATCATTTGTTCCTGCCATTCACTGACATCCTTAAACGTAACGATATTTAACGGCATGTATTTATAAAATGGTTTCCCTTCTTTTGTATGGAAATACATGATAACTCCTTTTTTCACTGCATTTGCATTTGCGTTGGCATCCTCATTTGCAATAGCATCAGACCAGTAAGCATCGGCATTATCATATTCAATAAATTTGGTCTCTAAAAAGTCACACTCATCTAAATTACATACTTCCATTTGTAGCTGCATTTGTATCCAATATTCTTTTTTTGGGATGCCATCAATTTCACGATTTACGATATTTTTTATCTCTAACATACGACCATATCTTAGCGAGTTTGGGTCTACATTAATACCATCCGGTGATGCACCCAGAAACGGATATTGTTCATGTTGAATACATCCAAAATCTTCTATTTTTGTTTTAAACATATATTCATATATTAAAACAGACAAAGGTTCGTATTTTTGTCCCCAATGTAATGTTGAATTCACATTTACCATTTGATTTTGTTGCTGTGGATGTGTCAGCGGCAATTGAATATGTTTAATTGTTTCATCATTGGACACACTTACACTTGACATTGGTTCGTCTGATACATAATTATTTGGATTTAGTGGCTGACACTTTTCATAAATTAGTTGATTTTTATTGGATTGACTGTCAAATGCTTTATAAGCATTACTTGCAGTAATTAAGTTATGTCTAAATTCATACCACTCTTTTGTTCTTTGAACTGGTTGTGGCTTATTTCTCAAAATATCAATTTGCTTACATAAAACAGGAATATTAGGTTCTTTAATAATAATTGAACTGGAATATGAACGTGGTGGCATAAAATCTTTAAAGAAATCAGTTTTAGCATATTCAATAATTTCATCCAATTCATCTTCTGCATCATCATTGTAAAATATATCGGAATCAAAATGTGCCTTTATTAGTTCTTCAATATTTTCATCAAATATGTCTTCAAAGTCTGGATCTGTAATTATTTTAGTGTTATTTTTGATAAATTCTTCCATTAATAACTTGCATGTCTCGTATAGTTCTAAAGCATCATCGTTATTGAAAAACAAATCATTTTCATCCGGTTTAATTTCATCAATAATATTTATTAAGGGAGTATTTAATTCTTGTTCCATTATCTGTTATAGATTGTTATATACTTGTTATATTGTTTTTATATAAGTATAATAAAGTCAATTTTATCTATTATTCAAATATATTCAAATATACTGTTGTGTAAAATTATATAATACGTTTTACTAATATATAAATATTATTATCATTTATAAAGTATTTAATTTAAATGCAAAATCAAAAATTAATAGACAAAAATGGATTGCAAATTATAAAGGTAAATAATAATAATTTTAAAATACTATTTGATATCAATAATACCAATATTATATTGCCGAAAATTATTAATTTTGAAATGATAAAACTGGTATATAAATTAAATCCTAATATTTTTGAATCAGTTGAGTTAGTGAATAACAATGAAAATGAAATAATTGTTCATACTTTATTAAAAGACCTTTTTGGAGATTTAGGATTACCTCAATTTTATTCTTCAATAATTGTAACTAAAAATAGCGACAATGAGACAAATTTGATTACATTTACTGGTAAGACATTTGATAACAAATGTAATCAGTTTTTATATCCGGACGATGTAGTAGTTTTACCTATAAATGATATAAAAATAATTTGTCAAATTGTAAACAATCATTATGTTAAAATATTTTGTGATATTAATTTAGAAGATAATCATATTTTTCCACAATTTGCCGAAAAAATAATTGTAAACTTAATATACAATATATTTATTAAGGTAAAACAATTTATAGAGAATATTACATTTTAGTATAATAAGGATGTCCATTTTTTTTGTAAATTTGATTGATTTCATAAATAATTGTATTTTTTTAATAAATATTTTTTTTGTGATTATGAGAGAAATTGGTATTTATTTTATATTTAGGGATTATGATAGTTTAATACTCAATATAACATCCAAGTTAGCAAAACAAAATATACTGTATGTAAAAGTATTTCAAGCATTTGCATTAAATAATAATATAATAACCGATAAAATGTGCAATAATTTATTAAAGTTCACCGATAATGCTCCATGGAACAAAGATGATATCAATATGCAGTCTTTGTTATTATTAGAAAAGGAACATAACGTAAAAATATTAAATGATTATAAACCAATTAATTCAGGAATGATATCCTTGGTATTTAAAGGAATTAAATATGATACAAACGATGCTGGCACATTTTCTACTGTAATTATTAAATTGAAGAGAGAAAATATTGAATATACATTAAATGAAGCAATTAAAAAAATGTTGTTTTGTATAAAAATATTATCATTCATACCTATTATGAATAATTATCAAGTATCTGAAATGATACACAACAACATACATTTAATACGACAGCAAACTGATTTTCACCAAGAAATTATGAATATAAAACAAATGCAGAGAAATAGTAATAAGCTGAAGTATATTAAAATACCTGACGTCTATGATGATGTAACCTTAAAATTACCTAATATTATTTTAATGGAATATATTGATGGCAAAACAATTCAACATATTGACAAAGAAGACTATGATGCATATGCAAAACAAGTAGTAAAATTTGTATTGGTTACCTTATTTATGCACGGGCTATGTCATGGCGATTTACATGTTGGAAATATATTATTCATAAAGGATGAACATGATGAAAAATATCCATATAAAATTGGTATTTTGGATTTCGGAATAGTATATAAAATTGAAAAGACAAGAGATGCATTTTTTTACATTTTTTCTAATATGTGCGACAAACCACCCGAAGAATTAGTAGAAAATACAATGTTATCTGGTATTATTGAACCTGTGGATTATTTTAAAAATTTAAATAGGTTTCATTATGATAATATTAAAAAAATATTTACAAGGTTCATAAATGAAACTGTTCATGAATCAAAAAATGTGTCTCAAATGAGTATATTTAGAACCTTAACAGACTTAAATAATTACATTGTTAGTAATAATTTAATAGTAAATGACGTAAGACTCAAGGCAAGTGACGACTTGGTTAAATTTCAAGTAGTATTAGGAATGTTACATGGTGTTATTTTAACACTATGTAAAAATAGATATATAGAATTAGTGAATATAGTTATGCGTGAAACATTTCATATAGATGCATCAGAATCATAACTAACTATATTTTTAGCTGTGCCTCTGGCATTTTTTGGTGCTAAACCTCTTGTGGTTGAAACGTGTTTTTCCGTATTTTTTAATGTGAAATGATTTGTGGGTTTATTATGAAATAATGCAGGAATATTTTTCACCTCGCCGCTGGTTTTATCATAAATAACATCCTTAACCTTTTGCAGTTTCTTTCTATCAAGACAATCTTTAAAAAACACCATTAATTTATCATATTCATCTTCTGATAAATTATGCTCATCCTTATATTTTTCTGCGAAAATGATTAATTTTCTTATTTTTGTTGTTTTGTCTAATTTACTCCATGGTTCAGAAGAATTACTGTTTTTTTCATTTTCCAGAAATTTATCTAATACACATAAGTTTGATGATGATTTTCTTTCAGGCCAAGTAATTCCAGTTGCTAACATGGTTTTGTATTTTATATTTTTAAGTTCATTTGATTCAGCCATATTCATAATATTTGTCGTTGACTCAGTTGTTTCTATCTCTTTGCTCATTATATTATATATATTATATATTGGCTTAAGTTTAACTCAATTTTTTATATGTATTTATTGTTATTTATGTAATTATTATTTACGTAATTATTGTTTATATAGTATTTATTAACAATTTATAATACTATATAAATATATTTATGAATACTGAAAATATAAGTTCTGATAATAATGATACTTCATCATCTTCCGAAAAGAAAATCATATTTACAGGAACTACGACAAAATATCAAATGAAAAAAATAAATAATACAGTTAAAGAGAAAAAGATGCGAATTGAAACCCAAACATGGGGACTAAATGAAACAGAATTATCATTTGAAATGCAGCTAAATATATTAAATGAACTTGTTTTAAATGATAAAATAAATGATAAATATAGTAAATTGATTATTAATCACATTAAAACTAAAATACAAAGTTATAAACAACAGGATACTATTAAAAAAATATATAATGAAGATGAATTTATTAATTTAGAACAAGTTATAAATCTGTTACAAGAGACAAAATTAAAATGTCATTATTGTTCTTGTGAAACATTTCTACTGTATGAAATAGTAAGAGAGATGAAACAATGGTCGCTGGATAGAATCAATAATGATATAGGTCATAACAAAAATAATTTAGTTATCGCCTGTTTAGAATGCAATTTGAAACGCCGCCGAACAAATAAAGATTCGTTTATGTTTACTAAAAATTTGAAAATTATTAGAGAAGGTATAGATTAATAGATTTTAGATTTTAGATTTTAATTATACACCTTTATTTAGCATTTCAATTAGTTAAAACTAAAAGTAATTTAACAAATCTTATCTATATAATGGATATAAGTAATTTCTATAATTGGAAATGGAGTATAAGTGAACCATATTATAAAAGTGCGAGAGCTGTAAAAAAAGAACCTGAAACTGGTATAAATCATCATGTAGAAAATGATTCTCAACAAAATGCAATTAATCATTCGCTAAATGATGATATCATTGATATAGATAATGTAAACAATAGGAGAGAAATGTTGGACAATAAAATGGCAGGTCGTGAGCCTGTATTGCAGCGAGGTGCGAATCCATTTATAAACCAATCAAGTTATGTAAATGATATTGTTGTTAGAGACATGTTCCTAAAGCCAATCAATACAACACAAGGCAGAGTTAAAAATAATGAAGAAGAAAGATAATAAACTTCATTATTTATTTTAAATTGTTTTAATTTGATTTGTTTTAAATGGATTTAACACACATTGTATGCAACAAACGATTAGCAATATATGCTAAAAATGTATTAAATAATACTAAAACAGAGTTTACAACAAACATTGAGTTAATTTTGTTATAATGCATCACTGAATAACTAACAACAGATACAGCACTTAATACAAAAGATACACCGGCAATGATAGAAAGAACATAAAAATACATGCAATACTCTTGACCAAGAGGACCGAAATAATCGTTCATAAAATTATCCATATTACTTATATTTTAATTAAATATTTTAATTTTTATAAAACTATGTTTAATTAAATACTTAAATAAACTACTTAAATAAAATTGTTCAAGTTTTAAATAATGAACAGTTCGTATATTACACAAAATGACCTATTATTAAAAAACTTATTGGTCTTTTATAATACTGAAGATAACGACAACTTAGACAATATGCTGCGAATTATTACAGGAGAGTCTAAAATTTCATTACGTATTGTTGATTGGTTTGCGACAAACTATGCTAAAAAGCACTACACTCTTTACACAATTGACCAAACAAGTGACAACATGGTGAGACGTTTTAAGGTATATGATGATTACAAATTAAAGTTAAAAGCTTACAGCAAGAGAAGGTTTGATCCATTTTGCAGATGGGATAGAATTAGTATTCCGTATAAAGATGATAAATGTATTGAAACGACTATCGGTCAACTTAATTTTTTCAAATGGGCTCTTGAAAATAAAGTGGTTGAATATATTAGTAACAATTATGATACCATTGAAAAAGACATGAATAACCGAAATAGCACATCAAAACGAAAGGAACAAATTACACTTTGTGATACAAATAATTCCAAGACACGAAAGAAACGTGAGGAGCTATCCGTATCAGCTACAAAAAGCATTAAAAAAGAAAAGGTTGAAATTGTTGTAAAATTTCATTAATTTATTTTATTTATTTATTATATTGTTTTGTATTATTTTGTATATTTTTTTGCATGATATTTTTCAATTGCTAATAATAAGCCATACATTTCAATATTGGATCGGCGACCCTTTGCGTCAATTAATAACTCTATTTTAGATCGTAAAATTAGTGGTACTAAATTTTTATATAATGATGTACCCGCTTTTAATTTATTATAATATAAATTATGATATGAATTATGAACATAATTAATGTTATCTAATATAAGCGCAAGGTCTTTTTTTGTCCAGTATTTAATTAACCCAACGATACGTGCTTTATTGGAATTAATCCAATTATTGTAAAACTCAATTTTAACTAACCGTTTTTGATTTATGACTGCATGCGAGAAACTACCTATATATTTTTTTATTTCTTGTGGTAACATGGCTATACGTGAAAACAATTCTCTCGTTACATTGGTCTCATCTTGTTGTTTTATGAGTGCTTCCCTATTGGTTTTCACTGTGTCTAATTCTATATTTGACGCAATTTTTTTTTGACATAACAAGGTATTCATTTCATCTGTGTTGCCAGGTGCATTTAATAATGTTTCAATAAACATATTAAACTTCAATTCGTATTGATATTTTGCGTCTAATTCGGATGTCATTATTATTGGTTTGGGTTGTCTTGTATTTGATTTAACTTTGGGTATCAGTTCTTAGTTTATTTATTTGTATAATCATAAAATAAATAAATTATTTCAATTTTATTATTTCGTTTTATAAAGTTATTAAATATATTTTCATAAAACAGATAAACAGATAATGGGTAATTCACAATCAATGCAGAAAATAAATTTTGAAGATATGCAGACAGTTATTAAAAATCCTGAAATTTATTTATTAATTAATACGTTACAAGCTAAAGACCAAACATGCTTAATAGTTAATACTATTTATTTTGATCAAGAAGAATCAATTATAAATAAACATATGAGAGAAGGTAAAAATATTAAAATTATTATTTATGGTCAAAACTGCAACGATGAGACAATTCAAAAAAAATATCAACAGCTGTTAACATTAGGATTTTACAATGTATTTGTTTATATGGGTGGACTATTTGAGTGGCTTATGCTTCAGGATATTTATGGCAAGGAATTGTTTCCCACTACGAAAAAAGAGTTGGATTTATTAAAATTTAAATCAAAACCCATTCTAAATATGTGTCTATTAGAGAACTAAACTATCCGTCTTTATGTTATTTATGGTTATTTATAATATAAAATAATATAAAGATAATTACCGTAATAATATATTATATTACAACTAACTAAATAATGTCTTCAGCATCAGCTATCCCAATCGTAAGTGATTTATATTTTGGAGATGGGTCCTTTGAGTTTGTAAAGGATGAACAATATCGTAAATTTTTACAAAGTGCTCATAATGCAGTAACTATTTGTGAATTGTGGACATGGTTTCAAACATACACACCTGATCAAAATAGAGGCTTTATGTGGAGTAGACCGCCTGAATTAGCTAAACTAAGTGAACAAATGCATAAAGACCCATATAATGGAAATCATTCAGGTTCATCGTATGGTATTATTATGAGAGACATGGAATGTATAGCAAAAAAAGGGTATGACTCTTTTGCTAAGGATTTTAAATAATTTATTATATTTTTTTCAATTTAGGAAAGAATGAGTCAATTAAACCTGATTTTTTAATAGGCGGCGGCTGTTCGCTATACGTTCTCATTCTTGATACAGTTTTTTCTGACATATCATCTAACTTTTCCTCTTCCAGCCAATCTTCATCTAACTCCTTAATAAGCGTGTCAGTTGACTCTAATTCGTTTTCTATTTCAGAAATTTGCAATAAAGCAATATTAGATAATTTATCTGCTCGTTTATTTTGATCTCTAAGGACATGATTAAACTCAATATATTGAAAACGACCTTTTAATTCAATAGCTGTCCGATAAAGCTCTAACAAATGTTCAGTTTTAACTTTATAAACTCCATTAATCTGATTTATTACTAATAAGCTATCTCCTAAAATACTTATTTGATTAATATTTAGTCTCAATGCTTCTTCCAGACCGAAAATTACTGCAGCATATTCAGATTGGTTGTTCGTTTTTATGCCTATAAATTTACTGGCGCTATGTATTTCTTCGCCATTTTTATAGATTACAATTCCTATACCAGCGTATCCCGGGTTGCCCTTGCTGCATCCGTCAAAATTAAGTGTGTATTCACAAATAGGATATATTTTTGCGTCGTTGGATTTAGTTAGCAGTCTCTTTTTGAGTCCAATTGGAACTCTTAATTTTTTTAAGGGGGGTGATGGTTTAATGCTCATTATAATATTGTTTTGTTTAATTGGTAATATGATAATATAAAATAAATATTTCAATTTTTATTATATTTTGTATAATAAAAACTATGTATAATAAAAATAAAAACCTATGTTAAATATATTCGCACACAATTGCAGTAAATTCTTGTTTACTATTTACTACAATTTGAAACGGACCGCCGCAACCATATATCATGTTATTAATAATTAAATTATCACATTCTTCCTTTGATGTATGCGGATTAATTTGCTGGTTATTTGTCTTTAATGTTCCGTGTCTAAAAATACGACAATTTAGTTTTTCAATCAATACAGGTGCGTTGCAATGAGGGCATTCTACTACTATATCGGCTGCTAATTCTGTTGTCTCTGGTTTTTCTGACATACCTAATTATAATGTATATTATTTTTTATATTTGTAAACTCAGATAAATCCCGAATAAAAAATAATATATATTATAAAACAACTTAAAGACAAATCAACAAATTATATTTAATTACTTATAGTAGTTCATCCGGACTAATAAACGCATCTATTTGTCTAATCCACCCATTCAAAACATCCGTATTTTGAAATATATCTACATTACCATTTAACAACAGTTGGTTTGCCTTTATACCTACAGTTTTGTCTAAAAAGTTTTCATGATACATATGACATTCTTCTAAATATTGCAACGGAATCACCTCTTCGCCAACACGTGCTCTCTTATTAATTCTCTCGTGACACTTTTTTGGGGCGGTTTTAATATATATTACATTATCTACTGGATATTCGTTTACAAAAGTATCAAACCAATTCAAATATATCTGATGTTCAACATCTTCCATATTGTGTTTATCATACAACATCCTTGCAAATACATGCTTGTCTGTGTATAAACTTCTTTCTGTAATAATAATTATTTTTTTCCCCTTATTGGATTCTATTGTTTTTTTTAAAATGGCTAACCGTGAAATAAACGCCATCATTTGAAACGAAAATGAATACTTTTTTGGATCTCTGTAAAATAGCTGCAACATTGGTTCCCCCCTTTTATTCTTTATTTTTTCCCATTCGCTAACCGGCTCTTCTAAAAATACTATATTCGGGATACAACTATATACATTTTTTAATTCTTCAAATAAAGTTGATTTACCTGACCCTATGTTGCCTTCAATTGAAAATATTTCAAATTCAGTTTCAGTCGTCATTATTTTATTCTAAACTATTAACAGTATTTAGGTTTAAATTCTTTTTGATTATAAGTTTATTCCTTTTTATTTTCATTATTTATTTTTCAATTTTATTTAAAACTATTTAAAACTATTTAAAACTATTTAAAACTATTTAAAACTATTTAAAACTATTTAAAACTATTTAAAACTATTTAAAACTATTTAAAACTATTTAAAACTATTTAAAACTATTTAAAACTATTTAAA